GCCCCGCGCCAACAAAACTACCCCCCGGTGAATAAAAAAAGCATGCGAATTGCGATCGAAAGGATCCTTATGGACCCCTATGCGCGTAAAAAAGACCCGAATTGCGATCGAAAAATCCTTACATGACCTAACAAAAGCATTTTATTTTGCACCCTTTTTTGCATGGTCGACCACCATCCACCATGCGACAAAGAATAGGACGAGATGAAGATTGACATGAAACTTAAAATGAAAAAGCTGAGTGGTTCTTAGTAACTCCCGATTTCATATCGCACACCTTATTACTATTTGGGGTGGGCTATAGCGTTTGTGGACGCTGGTTGTTTAGCACAGGTTTTCTTGCGTGTTGAGTTTGTTCATCGTTCCAGTATTTCAGGACAGCGCGGTTTCTAATCGCCGATGGACGGAACCGTATAGATCCCCTTGAGTCCGCAAGACTCTCTGTGCAGACAGAGTATTGTGTTTGTTCGTCGTTCCAGTGTTTCAGGACAGCGCGTTTTATAACCGCCGGCGAACGGGACCGTAAAGATCCCCATGAGCCCTCTATCGACCTACCATCAGTAGTCTTGGACCTAACAAATCCGTTTTCGGGGGTGGCTTTACCATTTGATTAGGATGCTGTGCATAAGAACTCCTGTATTACCATCTCCAACTGCCTCAGGCGTAACATCAAAGTCGGGGAGTACCTTCTTCAGCATATCAACGACTTTCATCACAAACGATCCATCGGTACCGTACTTTGTATCGGTAATTTGGTAACGATATGAGTTATAGGAACCAAACTGTGCATAGTCTACAACGATACTGTAAATATTACAAGCTATATTCCGAGCAGCTCCTGTCATCTCGGCCAGCTTCTCAATCAACGCCACATTGTGGCTTGCCTGACGCATACTGATCATATTCTCGCGAGTGAACTTAGTCATGTTGTTCATATTGATACTTGGTTGAAAAAGACCGAGTTTGACTGACTGAATCCGTTTTTGGGCTACTCGTCCGTGTACGCGAAGATGGTTAGAGACACCATAGCCATACCAATAGCCACCCAGCGAATACCCTTGATGGACTCTCCAAAGATGAATAGACCCTGCATGGTTACGAGGATATCACTCATCAAGTTCCAGATCAAGTTGGTTACGGCCATACCCTCGTAGTTCATAGCCTTTAGGAAGATGAGAGGTTCAAGAGCGTATACTGCAAGTGCGAACGGGACACCAAACATTCCAGTCATAGTTCCGGTATGGACCATCTTGATTGAACCCATCATGATTAGATCAAGACTGGCCATGATAGTGCCGAGAAAGATAGGAAGTAAGGAGAACTTACCTACTTTCCAATTAACACTCTTAATCCAAACATCAATCATATCTCCGGAATGCTTCTTCGCCATTTACTATTGAAAATGGATTTGTTTGTACTGATTTTAAGAATTGTAAGGTTCAATAACAATAATATGTCGTGCACAGCGTACACTATCAAGGGACATCTCTGCGGCCTTTCGGTTGCGGGAGACTACTGTAAGAAACATACTAACTCTTTGAAGATGATTGGACCGATGAGGTTCTTCCAGAACCAGAAGATATATCCGCTGAAGACGGAGAGCAAGCGACTGCGAAACGAGTACATTGATTCGGGCGGAACGAAGAGCGAAGCATGGACTAACATGCTGGTCGTTGAAGCGCAGATAAAAGGACTGGAAAGCCAGTTCGTGGAAGAGCGCCGTATGGGACCGCACACTGAGGCAGATCATAAATCATACATCAACCATGTTCGTAAAGTAAATAACCGTAAGATTCTCCGTAAACACGAAAGGGAGCGCAACTACTACAAGCATTGGGTGCACAGTTCCCGCGGAGTGATTGAGGAGGTTTGGATTCGCAATATGCGTCTTCGTATGATTGAAGAAGTCGCTGAAAACCGTATTACGTACCGTGATGCATACAACCAGATGCAGGCCGCAATTGATATGTACCATCGCCGCGAGGACGAGATGGAGATTGAAGAGAATTTGGATGAAGCGCGCAGGAACCTGGACTTTGCGGACGCTGATGATTGGGAGCCGCCTGTTGAACAGCATGTTCAGCGCACACTGGCGCAGATTGCGGGAGATAACCAGAGTGTTCACACCACAGAAGTTGTGAATAAGACGATGGATATGATCGCACTCATTCGCAACATTGAGATTCCGGAGGAGTACGGATGGAATATGACAAGGGTGAGCAAGACAATGACTGAAATTATTTCAGAGTGTGAACTTTCTCCTGCCGCAGCATGGCAGTTCAGTTCCAAGTACTGTGCGGCGGACACGATCTACGAGATGGAGGAGGGGATATTCGGTAAGCTGACGGACGCGATGTGGCAGCATGTAAAGAAGTCGACAAACAGTTCTGATTTGAAGAAGATAGTCAAGTCAGAGTTGCAGGATAATATTGGGATGTGCGCACAAGGAAACCTTTCTCGCATCGCCAATATTCTGGTAGGGTACTTGGACGGTCTTTCGATGAACGAAGAGACGCGACTGGACAAGATCGCGGCGGCATTGCTGGAACTGCGCCCGAAACTGATGGGTATTGGGAGGGAAGTAGATGTTCGGTTGGAAGCTATTCGTGTCCTGTCTCCGATCGGAATGACGGCAGATGAAATGAAGCCGTGGATCGACGCGCTGGTAGATGAGATAGAGTGAATGTATGTGTGCATGTACTGTAACGAAACTTAAATAAATAAAATAACATTTTTAATTGAGGTTCTACCTCAAAAACGGATTCAGTCAGTCTATAACAGAAGATAGTGTAAATGGATGTTTGGTATGACTGATCACCATGCCTTATGTCTTGGTCACATCGTATGATGCGACCCATGTAGTAAGCGATAATCTGCATGTTAAATCGAAGAGTATTATTGCTGGAGGGGTGTGATGGCCACCACGATAATCAAAACCCATTCCCTATATATCCGGACCAGATAGGTGTCCGGCGCTTTCCAAAAAGAGGAGAGTAAACTAAACCCTGTTAGTCGAGCAAGGTGCTCGCCAGGAGACTACATAGTTCAAACTTCAACAGAGTTGGAAAGGAAGGTAGCCACTGTTCGAACGCGAGGAAGGGGCGTGCGATTACTTTTTCACTGCATAGACTGGTTAGAAACATAAACAGTCTATGAAGTTCTGAAATGGATTTATTATAGGTATTTTTTTGTCCGATCAAAGTACACAATGCCGTGTACATCTCTGAAAGCGGATACTGTAATTTGCAATAAGGCCACACCAGAGGGTCAAACTTTATGCGGAATACACGAAAAGGTTAGGCGTAACAAAGGACCTAATGCATTTGCGATGGATCAACTCAAACTCAAACAGAAGGCTGAGAAGAGAATAGAATACGAACGATTGGGAGTAATTATGGACCGTATACGGGACATGCCCGCAGATGATCCGGTACGCAATGAACTTCTTAACCAGTATGTTCGGGAATCCGGCGAGTTCAATCGCCGACAATCGCAAGAACGAGCTGCACTGGCACGACACCAGCGCGCAGAAATTGCCCGTAATGGAGGAGTAAATCCTGATCAGCCTCAAATCAATCGAAGGTTAGTTGATAGACAGATAAAGGAATGGCAGGGTATGCGACGAAGCATCATGCGATTCCCGCGACATGATTGGACTGCGCATGTAAATGATTATCGGATACGTATTCATGGATATATTGAGACGGGACATTTCGGAGATGAAGGTACAGCTCGACTTATCCAACATTTACAACTTGTTGAAACCGAGAGTCGGCAGCTACTCATAGCTAATCGGCCGGCACCTCTGTTGTTGCGTGTAGAGGAGGCGCGGCAGAGGGAGGCGGTGGCTCAGGAGCGTGCGGCAGCTGCGGCAGAGGTAGCGCGGAGGGCGGAGGCTGTGCGGGATGCATTGATGGGTCGTATGAACAGGGATGAGTTAGATTGGGGTGGGATAGGAAGAGCCTTTCAAGTTGTAAATGCAAATCCGAACGAGAATTTGGCGGCGTTCGTGCGGGATAAGCAGAATGTTCATACCCAAAGGACAGTAGAACAGACGAAACAAAACATCGAAATCATTCGGCAGATATTTGTTCCTGAAAAGTACCGGTGGAATCTTACGAAGACATCGCAAACATTCCGAGAGATCGTATACGAATGCGATCTAACGCCCAAAGCCAACTGGCAGTTTGCGGCAGCGTACTGTTCGGACGCAACAATCTACGAGATGGAAAAGGGTATTTACGGAATAGTTACAGACGGAGTATGGCAGTTCATCCGGGATTCTCCGGACAAGGCTTGTCTACTGAAAATCTTGAAGACAGAGATGGAAGATAATATTGGAATGTGCGCACAGGGAAACCTATCGCGCATATGTAATGTTCTATCGGGATACTTGGAAGGTATTGGGAACAAGGAATCACTGGCGGAAATCTTGGGACGAGAGTTTCCCAAGCTAATGGAGATTGACAATGAGAAAGACAGGGTACTGAACGGAACCGAGATTCTGCGCAACCACAATGTCCCCGAAGGCGAATGGGAAGCATGGCTCGAACCTCTTCGCGCTTAGCATCAACTGCGTTTCTGTGCCAGAATCCAGCACTGACATACGTTTCGCTCCTCGTTTGTAACAATATTATTACTGTTCAGTGAATTGTACCCTGGCCAGCTGTGCGTCTTCCAAAGTTCTTGGATATAATTACAATTCCCCCACTGTCCGATTTCAAGAATTTCAAAATCTGCGGACTTGAATAGCATGGCTAAACCCATAGGAGTAAACCCATTGAAATGAAAGGGAGTCATGTGAGGAATATTGAGCGTAGGTACAGAAGTGAACACGTACCCTCCTGGTTTCATAGCCGTATGTATCTGCTTTACGGCTTCAAAAGGGTTGTACAGATGTTCAAGAGTTTGATTAAATACAAAAAAGTCGAACTCGTTTTTGAATGAATCCGAAACGGTATGTAGATCGTAGGCAGGGTACTCGACCAGCGTTTTATTTGTGGAAGTAATGAATTCTAATTCAGGATCATCTTCGTACGTGTACCCAAGATGTTCGGGCTGTATGTTGTATTTCTTGGTCCATTCGATAAAATCTAAAATACACCAACTTCGGGGAAAATCGTAATTGGCCCAATCGTAATTGTACCGTTTTACTGGACACGGCGGAAGGTCGGCGTATTTTTCAAAGTATGATTCCGGCAACTTGACCTTCTGGTAATATAACTGATTGATATCGTCGGACGAAAACATGGTTATTGTATTGGCTAATATAATATTCAGGTGTACCATTCGCGACCATCGATCTTCTTACCCCAATAATTTCCATTGGTCTTAATTTCAGTTAGTGTATCACCATCGTAAGTATCTAAGCACAGTCTGGAAAAGTCCCAGGTAGTATTCAGCATTTCAGAGTACTTGTTGGAAAGATACTCGCTGGTAATTTCGGAATAATCGTCCGTATAAAGAATTGGACAGTTGCCATACTTCTCGACGATAAAGTCATTGCGTTCGATAATCGGAATGCTTCCAGCCATAAGAGTTTCGTAATGACGGTGACAGTCAATACCGTTTCCTTCAGGGGAAATCACAAACTTGTAATTAGGCAGAGCGCGAAGATAATCGGCACTGGACATCATCGTGTTTTGTATGCCGTTATTCCATAAATTGGTCAGAATAGATCCACGGTTCTTACCGGTAGGGCGCCGTCTACAATCTGTGCCACCACTAATTGAACACAGAACCAGGTTGGTATGTGATCCGAGCTGAATATCATCAAGTGAACCAGTGTACTGTACAAGCTGCCAGCTCATCCCAATCGGAAATGGAACAAACTCATCGTTCAGATGACTGAACTCTGAGCAGTTATAAAGTATTTGGTCACGTCGCTTTGGCATCTTTTGCCATTCGGATAGTGTCATCTGGTACATTTTAATTACATAACAATATACGCTTAAACGGATAACGAATGTATTATTCAAATGTCGGCAATTCATGAACTGGAAAAGGCGGTAGAGCACCATCTGCTCGCACGCGATGCTGCATGTGCGGCACTTGATCGTGCATGGATGCGTCTACGTGACGCCAAGCGCGAAGAGGAGGAGGAGGCAGAGTACCAGGCAAGTATTGATGCGGAAGCCGCGGAGAAGGCTTCGCAGATGTACGGCCGTGCATCTATCGTAGGACTTGTGGTAGTCATTGCAGGCATATTCATCACGTGGCGTTGAAAAGCTATTTTTAAATAACAAGAACATCGAACAGTAATGGAGGATCTAAGAAAGTTTGAACGAACAAATAAGTGTCCTAAGTGTGATAGTATTGACTTCACACTTAAAATACGGTGGTTCGATGAAATAATTAGAACTGAATATACATGTGGACCTTGTAATTGGATTGGTGTTATAGATATGGCTAACAGTACAGTGACTTCCACCAATCACTATCCCCCTTATTCAAGTCAGTCAGCAGCTTCTCGACGATAGGTTCAGTTAACGTAAATGGAGTCTTGTACTCCACGAAGAAAGAATACTCCTTTACAGACTCGTCCTGCATTACGCGCAACATATTCAGGCGCGTCATCATACCCTCAACAGTACGAATCAGAGTTCGCACACCTTTTTCTTCTCCGGAAAACTGGGTGATAATAAGTTTAATAGCAGCATCGGTCAGGATAATATCTTCTGACTTGAACTTCAGGCGTTCAAGTAACTGTGGCCAGATATACTCTTTCAGAATAGCTTTCTTGTCTCCTTCATTGTACCCTCCGCAATTAATGACGGTCATGCGATCGCGCAAAATAGGATGAACTTTTTCAATATCGTTGAACGAGAACACGAATAAACACTGGGACAAATCGAAATCCACGCCTGAGAAATATCGGTCGTGGAATTGGGAGTTCTGGGACCTATCAGTTAAATGGATCATCATATTGATAATCTCTTCGCCATGAGGAGTGGTGGAAACCTTATCAAGCTCATCGAAGTACATGACGGGATTCATGGCACCAGCGTGCATTACTGAATCTGCAATACGGCCCCACATAGAACCCTCGTAAGTGTAAGAATGACCTACGAATCCGGCAATATCGGAAGCACCGCCTAACGAAAAGAACTCGAACGGACGCTTCATGACTTCGGCAACCGCATTACGGGCCAAAGAGGTTTTGCCGACACCCATAGCTCCCTGTAAGGCAATCACATTGCCTACGGACTTCGGATTCACAATTAGTTGGGCAATAATCTGCATGATTTGGGTCTTGGCGGGAACCATACCGTAAATATGTTTGTCCATGATCTTGCGGGCGTTCGTCATGAACTTAGTGCATTCTACCTGACCATTGTCCAAAGAAACGGGGAGTGGAACAACCTTTCCGAAAGGAACACGTAAGAAAGCGTCGATCCAGGTGCGGAGTTTGTAAGCTTCTCCGGACTCAGGACCCATTTCTTCAACTGCCCCAATCTTCTTGATAACATTGGATTTCACATGGTCAGAAATAGGGAGTTGTAGTACCTTGAATTTATGTGGCACATCACCTTCGGTCAAACTGAGAGATGACATGCGCTTCATGAGAAGTAAAAGTTGTTGGCGCGCTTCCTCAGGTTGACTCTTATAGTAAGCTAATTCTTTCTTGGACAATTGGAGTGGAATCTTTTCCTCCTTCTCTTTCTTGGGCGCTGCGGCTTTCTTGGTTTGTGAGCGCGTACGAGGACCGGTTTCTTCGCCGACATACTTATCCATCAAATACTGAATGAACTCGTCTTCCTTACCCTCCTCTTCGTAATCCTCGTCCTCTTCCTCAGTCTCTTCGTCACTTCCCTTGGAAATATGAATATTCAACGAAATAATTGGGCGTTTCGTATCTTCTGGCACCGAATCTGAACTCATTTCGCCGGGAGAAAGCGTATCGTCGTTAATCCACATAGTCTTACTGTCATCATCCGCACCCCTCTTTCTCTTCTTTGGCGGAGGCTTAGTACCGTCATCCATATCTTCGGAACATTTTCTGTCTTTTGCATTCTCCCTTGACGACCTCTTCGTCATTTGCTTGAACGAAATGAATAAAATGTAATACATTTTCCACGAAAGTAATTAATGGAGGGCATCGAAGAAGCTGCCAAAATAGCACAAGCAGCAATTGATAAACAGGCCGCCAGTGACCCTTCAATCAAGAAGGTGCTTAAAATCGTAGAACGGTTCTTACAGACCCATCGCGTTATGTGTTATGGGGGTACAGCCATCAACTCTCTTCTTCCAAAAGAAGACCAGTTCTACAATTTCGAAGTAGATATTCCGGACTACGATTTCTTTTCGGAAACTCCACAGTTACATGCGGCCAAACTCGCAGACCGGATCACGAAGGCAGGGTACAAGAGTGTAGAAGTGCGTCCAGGAGTGCATATTGGAACATTCAAGGTATTTGCAGATTATGTGGGTGTTGCCGATATTTCCCATCTCGATAAACCTATTTTTTCCAAATTATGGAAAGAAAGTATCACAAAGGACGGTATTCATTTCGTGCCCCCGAATTATTTGCGGATGGCAGTATACTTGGAACTCTCGCGCCCCAAAGGCGATGTATCACGATGGAATAAGGTATATTCCCGCATCCAGCTCCTGAACAAACACTATCCTCTAACCTGCCCAAAGAAAGACGAAGGACTGGAAATGTTCCTGAAAGAGGATACTCGTAAAAGCATCGAGAAGCTGATCATTAAGGAAAAGGTGGTGTTATTGGGATTTAATGCATCTATGCTGCAAGAATCCAGCCACCACAACAAATGGATGTTGCCTCTGGATATTCTGGCTACGGCCGAACAGAAACCGCGGGTAATCAAGGACCTCCTAACTTTCTTCGAGAAGTACGACACAGTTTCTACGAAAGAGTATCCCGCCTACGGAGAACTCATGCCGCCACACACGGACATTGACGACCCAAAAACAAAACTAACCTTAGTTCGTGTTTACGAGACGGATGCGTGCCACAGTTATCACCTGGCACCAAACGGATTACATATTGCGAGTATTCCTACACTGTTACAGTTCTTTTTGGCGGTATTGTATGCGCCCGACCATTACCGTGAGAAGTTTCCAGAAGATCGGTTCCTATGTGTGGCCGAACACCTGATGAACTTGGCGAATAACAATGTTAATCGTCGGTACAAGCTTCTGACGCCAATAACGTGTTTGGGTAAACAGAAGACACTGATCGATATGCGCGTCGAGAAATCGAAACTGTACGACAAGCTGAAAGGCGATAAGAATTCTCGGGAGTTTTTAGAGTATTTCTTTCAGTACGCGCCTACTGAAAAGAACAAGACGGAGCGCCAAAGTATTCGTAAGATGTTGCGCAAGACGTTTAAGCGCTCGACCCGATAGGGCCAGTTTCTCCGCCGAATGCGGGTCCTGAACATCCAGGACAGGCAAATTTACCGAACTGGTAGGTCAGCAGAAACTGGTTGCCGCCAATAATCCAAGATGGACTGGGATTAACATTGCCGGTATTTATAGCCGGATTATAGGAAGTGTACTCCCGCTGTTCCTTTAATAGCTTCGTCCATTCCGAAGCGTCCTGAATGCGAGGACCGTATACGTATCCGGTAGGTCCAATGGAGGCTGGAATTCCTTGTGAACTCATTTGTATCTATGAAAGCAAAGATGTTGAAACGAAAAGAGTTTATGTACATCGGACTCTTTGCGGTTCTTGTTTTCGTGATTGCGTTCTTAATTTCGCATCGGGACTGGATGTTGACGGAGATGCTGACCAATCCTCCTCCAACTCTATTTTCATTAGAAAAGGAAGTGAAGGACACGACTGCTCGTGTCGAAAAGGTGGAGACAGAGTTCAATAAGTTCAAGAACCAGGCTTCTGCCCAATCTGCCCAAGCAGCAGCTGCACAAGCTTCATTGGCGGCTATTCATTAAGTAAATTACTTATGCCGCGTCCACCACGAAATATCAAAGTAAGGAGGCAGAGTTCCAACTCCGTTCTTCTGGGTCATGTCCGGAACAGGGGGCTGGGTAAACAGATTTGTAACATCGGAAGGAGTCAGGAAATAGTTGTAGTATTCCAAGGACGCAATACTTCCATCGAATCCACCATCCACGGAAGTATGAACCGTATCCGTGTTCTGTTTGGGGATATTTATGAGCGTATGGTGCTCGTACAGCTTTCCGTTAATGTAAATATCAATAGCGTCCTGGCTTACGGCCAAAGCGACGTGGATCCACTTCTTGGCAGGGATATTAGAAATAGGAATAGTCTCTACGCCTCCAAACGTATCAAGTTTCACAAGTAACGAATTAGTATTCGCGTCCACGAAAAGAGCAGGGCACATAGTGGCCAAATCTTCTGATCCTTTCGTGAACACAACCTTCTGCTTGCCGTAGCGGTAAGAAAAATCATCAATCTTCAACCAGCAAGCGTACGAGAAAGTCATACCCTGTTTCTGATTAACTGAATTTGGGATATCGATATTACTATTCACCTGCTTCTTTCCGTCGGAAATCGAGGACTGGATAGTGATATTGGGGGAGTTTGACTGGCTCTTAAAGTAGAAGAATGCGGCGACAATCACCACAACTGCTACGATAATTGAAACTATGAGATCCATTATTTATAGTTTCAGAATGTATATTCCTGTACTTCCTTGCCTACCGTATCATAAACTCCAAACTTCACAGAGTACCCAGTTGCCGCCGCGGCTGAGCTGGGAGTCGTTTGGCTGGCACTGGAACATGACGTTCCGGCCGTATAGAAGGCAATAGCATCATCGGGAGTCAGCATGCGGGGGTAGTGGTACAGGTCGCACATATAACCTGAAAAGCCGCCATCCTTCGTCAGCTGAATATCTCCTACGGCCGGCTTGGGTACTCCTGGGAGGAAGCAGGACTTGACCAGCTTGCCGTCAATGTACACGTCCAAATTACGCTCGAATACGGTCATGGAAACAGAGAACCAGGCTTGTAGAGGAATGTTGGGGACTTCGCAGACGTACACGTCATCCGTAGATCCCGAATGACCGGCAGGAGCAGGTTCGGACTTACCTGAACCACCCTCCGTTGCTGGGAAGATAGAAACAGCTACGCGCAGAGTGTTTTCCGTAGGGTGAAGCGTGACATTCGGGTTGGCTACTGACCCATTATTAGCGTCGGGACGGTACACTACCGACTTCTCTTTACCGTATCCGTAATTCCAGTCTTTTACGAACATCCACCACTGCACGCCGTAATTGCCCTGGTTCTCAGAGGACAGCGGCGCAGACGATGCGGGAACCGAAGAAGTGGTGGTGGCATCCAGAAGTTTGGACAGGAGATTCCCGGATCCTGAACCGGCAAAATAGTTCCATACATTACCCATCAGCGGGGGCTTGGCGGGAGCACTGGCTTTCTGGGGAGCGGGAGATGCAGCGGATGTCGGTAGAGTTGGGAATACGGAACCGTCCGTGGCAGAGGTTTGGTGAGGACTGATATCGTATCCGTACGTCCACGACACATTCAGGGTATTCTGGGAAGTAGACGGAGGCGTGGCTAACCCAAGAGCCGCATACCCTACCGTGAAACTGGGGAGACTGGACCCTCCGGCATTAATGACCTGTGTGCGAAGAAACCCGGAAACATCTACCGGAGCAGTTGTAGAACCGTAGGTAGCTGATTGAATAATCAGAGCGGTGGCTGGATCATTCTTTGTGGGAGGTGTTGAAGGAGCACCTGGAAGAATGAAAGTTTGGCCGCCCCACGTTCGCACAATGGCGTCGTGAATGCACAGAACAGCAATCACAAGTCCAACAACAAGTAGGATACCGCCAATACCGATAAACATTCTGGAATAGAAGTTCGATGCAGCAGCAGCTGCATCCGCGGCAGCTTTCTTAGCTGCGGCCGCTGTTTGTGCAGCAAAAGCCGACGACTGTCGCATAAGTTCTTCGCCGGTGAGGGTAGCTCTGGAAAAATCAGGCACAAAGGATGGCGCTGATACTTGTTTACTTGGTGTTCCACCCATTTGTTAGAAACAGGGAAGTTAAAAACGGAAGGTATTACAGTAGTATGAATATGCGAGAAATGTATTGTAATAACTGTGGAGAAAAGGGTCATGTCTTTCGGACATGCAAGGATCCAGTTATATCATGTGGTATTCTGCTTTTAAGAGGAATATACGAACCTCTGAAACTTCCGGTCGATCCAAAAACAGTGAGTGTACTGATGGTCAAGCGAAAAGACTCGATGTCCTACATGGAATTCATCCGGGGCAAGTACGAGCCGGAGAACACAGAGTACGTGGCAAGACTTCTCACGAATATGACGTGCGCAGAGCAAAAACTTATTGTCGAGGAAGAGTTCGATACACTTTGGACACGGTTATGGGGATCAGGGCGCGATTCACATTCGCAGGAGTACTCGATCTCGAAAGAGAAGTACACCAATCTGGACCGAAAGAAGTTGGTAGAAGAGAATCAGTCGCCGTACAAGGATACCGAATGGGGATTCCCAAAAGGACGGAGAATGCGGGGAGAATCGGATATCGAGTGTGGGATTCGAGAGTTCTTGGAGGAAACTAATATTTCAAGAGACGCTTACAACCTGAAAGAAGATATGAGTTTTACGGAGACGTTCAGCGGTACAAACAATATTCAGTACCGCCATATCTATTTCGTAGCTCTTCTTCGAGATTCGAAAGTAATTAACTTGAAGCAAAAACTGACACTAATGCAGAGTAAGGAAGTAGCGGCAGTAGACTGGAAGACTCTATCAGAGTGCAAGAGCATAATACGCCCACACTATGTCGAAAGGAAGGCTCTAATGGCCGAAGTTGAAAAGTTCGTATCAAATTATCAGTCTTAATGTAATGGATTATACTGCCACAGCATCCGTATACGGAATTCTACTTATTGTAGGAGTCGTGGTTTCACTGCTTTCTACCCAGCTACAATGCTCTAAAATAAGTTTTTCCGTAGCATTGAAAGAGGGTGCTCTTTTTGGATTAGCGCCAGTAATTGTATACGCCCTTGGTTCTTACTTTGAACCGGTACGCAAACCATTTATTGATGCATTTTTAGGATTCGGGATTGATCTGCCGAGCTCGACTGTACTTGGATTCGGGTACCTCATGATGCTGGCCGCCTGGCCATCCGCGGTCTGGAATGTCCACAACAGCGAGATCCAGACGTGTGTAGCATCTGCTTCGGAAATGACCGAGTTCAAGACGAAGTTAATGAAAGAGCTGGCGGAGAAGCAGGCGGCGGAGGATAAGAATGCTACTGCTAAACCCTCACAGTGAAAAATCTAAGGCGTACACTACCCCAAGATACGAAACAGCAGCAAATGTAAGCATCCAGAACCATACTGGAAAGACCGTCGAATCTTTCTTACCGACCCCAAAGGGACGAATGCGACCCTGTGCACCAAAAGCGATCGCAGGCTTCACATACAGGAACCCCGCGACCAAAAACAGGTAAATGGCAATCATCCAAAGCTTGGGTTGTTTGCGAAGTATTGCCTCCATTATCATTTCCTTTCCAAAAATAAGTGGACAATGTATACTTTGCCGAATCGTAAGGCATTTTCAGATTCGATAACTCGTATCTTCCTTAAATACCGTCAGAAGGATGTGGAAGGTACTGACAAGGCCCCTAAGGAGCTGTTCCCGTACCAAAAACTGGTTCGAGACTACCTTTTAATTGAAACCCCTTATCGAGGTCTACTTTTGTACCACGGTCTTGGATCAGGAAAGACATGTTCTTCAATTGCGGTTGCGGAGTCCCTGATGTCCAACAAGAAAGTATACATTCTTACTCCAGCATCATTAGAAGCCAATTACCTGGAAGAGATTCGTAGTTGCGGAGATCCAGTATACAAGAAGGAACAGCATTGGCAGCGAAAGAGTATTACGTCGCAGGAGGATCGGGATACGGCCAAAGCTCTTGGCATGTCCGATAAGTTTCTGGACGAGAACGGAGTATTCTTTATGACGGTTCCCGGCATGCCTCCTAATTTCAGCGTATTATCGAAACCGGATGCCAAGCTTATTGAAGCACAAATTGATGATGTGATACACCAGCGGTTTCATTTTATTCGGTATAACGGTATCAGTAAGGGGAATATCGATACCCTATTCCCGAACGAGCATATGTTCGATGATTCAGTGGTAATCATCGAGGAAGCACATAACTTAATTGGATCCGTAGTAAACGAAAGTGAATTAAAGGCCAGAGTGTACGATTACATTTACAAGGCCAAGAGCTGTAAGGTAGTATGTCTGTCGGGAACGCCGGCCATCAACAGTCCCCACGAAATCTCTTACTTAATGAATCTTCTGCGTGGACCTATTGAACGAGTGTCCGTGCCTACTAAATCAGCAATGCAATGGGACGAGGCACTTATGTCTGCCTTCTTCCGATCTCAAAAGGACGTGGATACCGTAGAGTACAATTCCGTAAAGCGCGTCCTAATGCTTACTCGCAACCCTCCCTATTTCGATAGTGTTTATAACGAGAAAGGTGATCGTATTGCTGTAAAGTACAATCGCGATTCAAAGCAGGATCCTGATATCAAGAAATGGGTGGGGACATGGAAGACTGAATTCGAGACTAAATTTACGGGAGTTGAAATAGCCGAAGAGGATAAATATATCGTGGAAAATCTGGAATGTCTGCCTACTGATTTCGAGGAGTTCATGAAGACGTTCGTGGACGGACTGAATATCAAGAATCCGCTGATGCTTGGACGGCGTATTCAGGGACTGGTTTCGTACTATAAAGGAGCCGACGAGAAACTGCTTCCTACGCGCTTAGACGAGGACAAGACGCTCCAGAAAATTGAGATGAGCGACGAGCAGTTCTTCCAGTACTTGAAGGACCGGTATGTAGAGTACAAGCAGGAAGTGAACCGTAAACGTAAGGTCGGATTGAATGATAGTTTAGGATCTTTCCGTCCACGTACTCGTCAAGTATGTAACTATGCCGTTCCTGCCGAATTACGAGTAAATTTGACCGAAGAAGGAATTGTGGACGAAGAACATGAACCTGACAACTCTGAAATTATCTTAAAGCTGCGCGCCGAACCGGAAAAGTACTTGATGGGTAATGGACTTGCGCGGTACTCTCCCAAGATGGCAAAAATGCTGACGGAACTGAAAGAGACGGTGGGAAAGATGGGATCGCTGAATAACCAATTTGTGTATTCGGAGTACGTTTCGTTAGGTGGACTGGGGACATTCATGGCAGTTCTGGATAACAATGGGTTCCAGCAGTACAGGGTAATCAAGGACGGTCCGACATGGAAAGAGGATCCTACTATGAAACCCGATCTTCCAGCGTACGCTTTGTATACTGGTGGCGCATCTGAAAAAGACAAGGAACTTCGCGAGATTTATCGCCAAATCTTTAACGGAAAGTACGGAGGCACCTTTCCCCAGTCTTTGAAAGACAGTATTGGTGACAATAAACGTCTGTGTATTCTCATGGCATCAAAGGCTGGTGCCGAAGGAATCACGCTTCTGAATACTCGTAACGTATACATACTGGAACCATACTGGAACCCTTCGCGAATCGAGCAGGTTATTGGGCGTGCCATCCGTATTAATTCGCACATCTCTCTGCCAGTAGAAGATCGCAATGTAGTTGTAAAATTATTCTTGTCCGTATTCACCCAGGAACAGTCTACTACTTCGGACGCAGACAAGGCCCCAAACATTGTAGCTATTCGTCGTAACGATATGGTTCTGAAACGGTATGAGGGAGACGAGCCACGCGAAACTTTTATGACTACGGACGAAGTTCTGTACGAAACCTCGTTTGAAAAGAGCCGGTTAATTAAGAGTATTTCCACCATCTTGAAACAGGCGGCAGTAGATTGCGAGATTCATCGTAAGTTACATTCGAAAGAGCAGCCGGTAATTCAGTGCATGCGTTTCGATACGCGTGTAACGTCAGAGGATTTAGCTTACAATCCGTCATACATTTCAGATGAAAAGGATACTCTTTACATGCGCAATATCGAAAGAAAGACTCGCAAGATCCAAATTATTCGAGTAAAGGGACTTACTATGATCCTGGATCCAGTAACGAACGAGATATTCGATTTCGGAGCGTTCCAGGACAATAAACGTCTATTCAAGATCGGTGAGCGATCAGGTCCTACAAAGATTACATTTTTTCCCTATGTAGTTCTATAAATGGCCACCGTATCAAGTGCTGGCGCAGGATCATCAATGTCTAATTCACAGGCCGGAACTCGCGGACTAAGTGCGGGAGACTGGACGCGTCTCCAACGCCTTCGTGGAGCCAAGACGTATACTGCAAGTCTCGCTACCAATGAAGATATTGCCCCTACGCAGGTAGCACAGTACCCCTACACTCCTTCCAGTTTAATCAAGCCAGTAGTGGGAACTGGGCGTACTCAGCGCACGGCATCAATGTGGACCGACTACATGGCCTCACAGACTGCCGATTTCGTAACTACCACGAACACTGGTCGTAACGGAAATACCTTATCTGTAACCAAACTGTGCAGCTGCACGACTACTTCATTGGCAGTAAAAACTACTGGATGCACTAAGTGTTCGGTTTTCGTACATAAATCTATTCAGTAAATAAGCAAGAGATGTCAGGTGGATTAATGCAATTAGTGGCCAAAGGTGCCCAAGATCAACTCGTAAATGGGAACCCTTCGTTTACTCATTTTCGGTCAGTCTACAAGAAACACACGGATTTTGCCATGGAGCATTTCCATTTAGTGTTTAAGACCAATAATTTACAGCTTCCGCCATCTGGGTCTCTTACTCTGAGAGCAAAGGTAGAGCGATATGCACAGCTATTGCATGATTGTTATTTAGTCGTGCAACTTCCGGCTATTTACTCGCCAGTATCCCCAGTTACCCAAACTCATCCTAACTTGAACTCAAATTCAAATGCAATCGGGTACCAGTTCAACTGGATTCGCAATATTGGCTACAACATGATTAACTACGTCGCTATTCTGGTCAACGGCCAGGAGATTGTGCGCCATACGGGCGAGTGGATGAAATTGTACGCGGACATCAAGTTTGATGCAAACAAGAAAGCTATCCTGAACAATATGGTAGGCAATGTCACCGAAATATACGATCCAGCGAACGCTTTCGATCGACTGAACCAGTACCCACACGCAATTTCTACTTCAACGTCGGAAGCAGAACCGTCTATTGAGGGCCGCACACTAACGATTCCTCTCCATTTCTGGTTCTGTGAGGAAGTAGGTAAGGCTCTGCCATTAATTGCCCTACAATACTCAGAGGTAGAAATCGTGGTAGAGTTGAAAAACATGTATCAGTTATTCACTGTCCTCGATGTTCGCGAGAATTCGTCGACGTTCGGTACTCGGATAGCGCCTGATTCAAGTGTTACTCCTTTTCAGATGGTGAACTTCCTGTCCCCTCCCACTTATTCTATGTCTCCTTCGCCGTCGAATCCAGTATTAACTACATGGAATCTGAACCCGTACATTGAAGCCAACTATATTTGGCTGAACGATCCTGAACTTATCCATATTGCCAAATCCGAACACTCGTTCATCATGACGCAGGTGGATATTGTTCAAACTTATGGACAGTACGGTGCAAGTAATGACCTCGAACTTACGATGCGAAATTTATGTACACAGGTAGTTTGGGTAGCCCAGCGATCTGACCGCGATAATCTGAACGATTACGATAATTACACGAACTGGGAGAATCCTTTCCAGCCACCACTAAGTTCGTCCGGATTATCGTTCTTTACGCCACAGTACTCTTCTGGCAACGCTTTGAATACGAACGTATCCCAGCGCGATATTCTAATTCAGTCATCAATTATCTTGAACGGAAAGGAGCGATTCGGGTACAAGAACGCCCAGTTCTTCTCGGACCTCCAAAATTTCAGGCACCATAAGGGAGTATCCACATCCGATATTCCCGGCATTTATACGTATTCATTCGCGCTTGAACATTACGATGGTCAGCCCTCTGGCGATTTGAACGGTTCTCAGTTTGATCGCACAACACTTCGGAATTCTTACATCCAGCCCCCATTCGCACTATCGCCGACGCAGGGTAATACGGTATGCATCCTGAAATCAACCGCAAATAATGCAAATCCAACCGTAGTAAATCCGAATGCACTTAATGCACAGGGACAGCCTTTATACAGTCCTAACGAGGTAGTAACGGTAGTTCGCAAAACCGATGCCCAAACCTTACAGTACTCTTACAATGTACGAGCCTTTGTTGAATCGTACAACTTCGTCCGAGTTATTGGCGGCGTGGCAAATGTCGTGTTTTCATCATAATAAGGATGAGTACCGGAATCTCAATAAAAAAGGCAACTTACGGCGTAGGTTCCACAACAGTAGATGCCACGGCCGGCGTTACGTCGCAAGATAAGGATGGCATCATAAACTTTTCAGTGTCAGCATCTTCACTTGGAGTCGAAGATCCAGCGCCAGGACAGGTAAAGACGCTGAATGTTACGTACACTATCAATGACGGTAAGATGAATACCGCATCTGTAAAGGACGGTAACGCTCTGTACATTGATGCCCCACCTGCACGAACTGCTAATGGTCTTCAAATCACGAAGGCGCAGTACGGGTACGCGGGCAACTATGCCGACGTCACGAACGCCGTACAGGACCAGGTATCGAATGGATCTATCGATATGACAGTAGGGTTTAAGGCCGTAGGTATCCCCGATCCTAACCCGAACAAGCCCAAGGATCTTCAAGTGGAGTATACTATAAATGGCGCTAAGGGTTCGCAAAATGTGGCTGACGGATCCAAGTTTTCATTGTCGGCTCCCCCCTTAGTTGGTTCAGGAAAGAAGCCAATGGACGAGGGAATGGAATTATTAGGAGGCTTAACGAATGCAGTATGGTTATTCGTAAAGCTTACGCTGTTCTTTGCCCTGATACTTCTGTCCTGGACATTCGGAAACAAAGTAATTAAGGAAGGTGCCGGTGGATTTGTGATGGCTATTCTGGCCTTCGTTTCTTTCGGAACCTTTCCCTTATTTGGACTTCCGTTCGTAGTGTTCTGGTGGCGTCTGTTTGTGAACCATGACATTTACGATCCGAGCATTTTCATACAGTCAGCAATGTAAATTTAATGGAGGCGACAATTCACCGAGAATTAAGTGAAGAATTCGAAAGGAAATATTACAGTTTCCGAACTATCCGAGACTGGCAGAATGTTTGGAAAGTGATTTGTGAAATGGGGTATAATCCGGATGCGGCTCAGTACGAAAGTATAACGGTGCACTCTGATGTTTCGGATAAGGAAGATGTTAAGGCGTATGGTTACTATACGGTACAGAACCAGCACCTTATCTGTTTGGATACGGTGTGGCGAGACTATGATCGTCTTGTTCCGTTCGTCAATAAGAACCTGAAATCAATTTATGTTCCTCGTGTTCTGTTCAGTTGTATGGGCGTCATAAATTGGTTCAACTATTCCTTCCCGAATTGCAAGGTTAAATTCTGGGACGAATAACAATGGATACGGGTACGTATGGCTTACTAAACGCCGAAGAAGCCATGTTATGGGGACCAGGATCTAAATCTCCACCGCCACTTGCTAAGAAGAAAGCAGGTAAGCGCAAGACCCGTCGTTCAACTCGTAAATCAAAAAAGACACGCAAGAATCGTAAGTAAAAATTTTTATGGGTTTTTAGGTTATATTATATTAATTTTTATGATTTGAGTTTTGGATACGATATTTACAGAGTCGGGTCCTCGACCTCCTTGAACTTACCGAAGCCGATGTAGCCGACGAACTCGTCAGCGGCATCGCCCTCACCGCAGCGATACAGACGCTTCGTCTTCTCGCCAACCACATGCTCGACCATCTCGAAACGGTGCTTCTCCGAACCAGCGCCCGCATTCGCGATCTGCGTCTTGATCTTCAACTCGACCATATCTTCCGTCGTGTCCTCTGCGGGACCCGTCACGAAGCGACCGTTGTCGCCGTCCCAGAACTGACCGATCGTCTCGGTCTGCGTCAGAGACTTGATCGCACGCATCTCCTTGATTGTCAGCACTGCCGGCTCAGTGTTGTCAGACTTGGTCTCGACGACTGGCTCCTGGTGGCCCGAAGGAGCGGCGAAATCGTCCATGTGCTTCTCCAAGGCCTTAGCCTTCTCGGCCTCCGGTGCCAGCGAATTGATATAGTTCTTGAACTCATCGGGGCGCTTGGAAGACTTCCACTCGTCATCGGTGAATGTCTGACCTGCATTCGCCAGTGCCTTGCGAAGTGCCGCCTTGAGCGTAGGGCTCATGCGAGAGATGCGCTTGGCGTCCGACTTGGTCTCGGGAACTGGCTCGACCTTGGCCACGGGCTTGACACCTTCAAGCTTAGCCAGCTTGGTCTTCTCCTTCTGCAACTTCTCAGTGTGCTTATTCTTGGCATCGTCGTCCTTGAACTTGTTGGCCGCCTGCTTCTTCTCCCAGAGCGCAATATTCTTGCGGCACTGATCGATTGGCGAGAGCTTGGTCTTGGTACCCGCACTGGACGCCACGCTCTCACGCTCCGCAACCTCCGCTGCGAAAGAACCCAGGAAATCCATCGCCTCCTTCTGGTCAAACTCGAACTTCTTCGACAGCTTGCTTACGATCTCGTTAATGTTGCTCATATTGATTAGTTGTTGATTACTTGTTGTTCTTGAAGTCCCTTTTCCTAACCCGAATAAATCCGTTTTCAACAATCCGTTTCCAGACCTTAATCAAAAATTGTATTTTGTTTTTAGATTTAGTTTAGGTTCAATTTACTTTACTATTATTTTAGAAGCTCTCGACGCCGGGCACGAAGCAGATATCCAGGATACCCTCCTCATCGCGGATCTCAAACTTGAAACCGCCGTCCTTCAAACTGCGGACCAGCAGCTTGCGATCGACCTTGGCCATCGCGCTAATATCAAACTGCTCACCGAGCGGCGACTCAGTAATACCAGTCTTACCGAACTTGGCCATGATATCGTCATAGTCGCGCAGCGGCACATTGCGCACGAATTCGACCAGCGTACTCTTGTCACGGTGATCGTACATGCACCCGCCATCGCACGGCTTCTCCATCGACTTCTGATGGCGGCAAGTTCCCGCCTGGAAATGCTTGCACGCCTCATGGCGAAACGGGCAGTTAATATAGATGCAGGCATTGCCTGACTCACACCAGCGGGGGGCACGGAAAGAGTTCATCCTGTCAACAGCCTATTATGCTTTCTTAGAGCAGCTGTGGATTCAGGGAAGTGAGATATACTATGGTAAGTATGTCTGTATGTTCGCGCACTATCCACTCTCTTGGACCAAATAAATCCGTTTTTGGACCAGGTCGCGTTACTCGAACTCAATTATCGTAGACATTCTTTACAAATGTCTGCTGAGTTTGCCAAGACCCATCTGCGCGAACACCTTTCAAGTCTTCTGGTTGGCCCTATTTCCGAAGGGTTCTGGAGCATCTACGATTCGGCCAAGGAGCTGTGCGAGCGTAACGGCCAGATGGACCAGATTCTGCGCACCTTCCAGAATATGCTGACGCGTATTCCCGAGTGGTCAGAGTCAACTCTAACTACGGAAGTAGATCGCATCGTAAAGCAGACGAAGTGTACGTACATGGACGATCTTCTGATGGGTGTGTTTATTTCGTACATGAAGGCGTTCGCGAATCTACACTACCGTGGTTCACAGACGGAACTCAAAATTGACTTTGATCGTCCCAGTGTTTCGAAGTTTGTCCATGAACTGTACAAGCATTCTGCCCGCAAGATTTGGCAGGTGGCGTATTTCTTCAAGACGGTAGGTGTTTCTTCCGAGCAGCAGGCGCGCAATCGCCAGGATATTGAGAAGCTGATTACGGAGTGTATGGAGCAGGTAATTCGCGATTTCCTTCCATGGGAAGCTATTGCCAAGAACTACTTCACGGAATCGGATGAGCCAGTACGGTCCGACACGAACATGAACAAGGGTGTAAGCTTTGGCGAGGATTCGGACGAAGATTCGGATGATGATAGTGAGGATGGGGAGGATGATAAGCCGGATATTCATTTAGGCGAGGAGGAGGGTACGATTGAGTTTGAGGATCTCGATAAGAAGGAGGAAGAGGTGGTTCCGGAGCCGGTTGCGGAGCCAGTAGAGGAGGATCCTTTAAAGGAGATTGAAGGAAAGGTAGGCGATGCGGGAGCAGACACCCTCGTTCTAAACTTATAAACATTCCCAAAAATCAATTATAAAATGATGATTGTTATTGCTTCTGTTGCGGTGGCCTTAGTTTGCTTTATTGTGTACGCTCTGGAACGTCGTTCAAAGAGCGAGCCAATTGCGTGGATTGATGCAGGTAAGATCACCATTTTTGGCGGAATCATAACTGCATGTGTAGTGTTTGCTACTACTTCGGACATAGTAGTAGATGCTGTAAAGAACATGGATATTCCTGATGTTCAGGATATGTTTGTTGGAAAGCCGAGCTTCTAATCAATAGACAGAACGCTCTCACCGGCAGGAACTGAATCAATACCGTAATTAGCCTTTAAAGACGCAATTTCCTTTCGCGGAATAGCAGTATCTTTACAGTAGCGAACAATCGCCTTGTAAAGATGAAATCCGTGATACCGATCGTGTTTATTATCAGTCTTTCCAAACATTATCGAAGTTCCGTCTTCCAACGTCAGCCATTTCATGAAGAACTTGAAAATCAAGCTGTCGCGGTACTCTAAGCATTCTGGTCCTTCGGGAAACAGATCCCAGAACAACGAAGTGGCTAAACGCACAAGATCGAATGAAGGATTAGGTTTGATTTCAGGGTACTTGGAAATATAGAAGGGGTCAAAATTGTACTGCCCGCCCGCCTCTTCATCCACATCAAAATGATCACTGACGAAAAGCTTGGGCTCTTTTAATCCAGTGAGTTTCAGCATACCAATACTGCGCTCGAAATCAATGATCTTAATGAGGTATCCGAATGTCGGGACACGGTACAGAACTCCGCCGCAAGTATAGTAGAAGTATTCGGTGGTAGTGGGAATATACATAACATTATTGGAATGAAGATCATTATGGGTGAACGAAAAATTACGCTGGGCATATGCGAGCGCAAACATAACCTGTGAAAGCCAGGCCAAATGCTTTTCCGGTTCCGGATTGGCTTTAATAAGTTCGTATAATGTACCGGTGCACTTTTCAATAACAGTTACTTGAACAGGTACATTCGTGAATGAAGCCCACGCAAAAGGTTCATCATCTTCGTCATCCTCCTCTTCATCCTCTTCCTCTTCGTCATCATCCGAATCACAGTCGCATGAGTTTACTCCGAAAATATAGGAAGTTGAAACAGAAGAACTATCTGATTCATCGTCTGAATCTTCCTCTTCATCTCGAAAAACTCGGTTCATTTCACCGGCTTCGGTAGGAGGAACTACGGGTGCATCAAGTTCCTCTACATCCTCCAACTTTATATCATCGCCCAACTGAATAGAAAGACGGGCAGTGCGAGTATGCTTGAAATCGGGAGATTCCTGCATATCGTCGGACAACTTTATTTCGAAAGTCTTGCCGATATTGGTAGAGAACCACGACCGCTCGCAAAGATCTCCATAATCATCGGAAATATCAATTACATGCTTTGCGGAAACTCCGGAAAACACTCCGAACACTTTCGGAAAATGCTGGCATCCAGACTGTGCAAGTGCTACTGAAAGAATAGCTCCTACATATGCGGCATTATTGGAGTTTTGGAGCTTCTTCTTAATTACTTCGGAAACTTCGTCGGAAGTAGGAAGGCCGAGTGAAGTACCATAGTCTCCCTGCATCCACTTATACGATGCCAAAATCATGGTGATCTTCTTATGCGCGGAAATCACAGATCCGTCCGAAGTGCGTACAGTATCTGCTGACTTAATATCGGAAATACCGTTCTCGAATCGTATTCCGTAATCTTTGGGGTTGTCCAGAAGATTTGTCTTGAACAGCTTTTCAATAGGAGGAAAAAATGGCTGAATATGATCGATTCCCCAGTACTGTTTTGATGAAGACCGTAATGAAGCCATATCAGAATATTTTTGAACAGACATTCCAACAGAATTAGTTCGAAGATCACTACTGGCTGACGGCTTACGTTTGACCATATTATAAAGTCCGGTTAAACATAAACTAAAAAGTTCACGCACTTAATACAAGATGAACTTTCAAATCAAAAAATTTCCAATTGATATGCTGCGTGACCGCTGCGAGATGGACTCGCGGAAATCGCCAATGATTGTTCTAATTGGAAAAAAGGATACTGGAAAGTCTTTCTTGGTGCGCGATATTCTCTACCATACTCAGCACGAGTTTCCGATCGGAACGGTTATCTCGGCGACTGAGGTTGCCAACGAATTCTTCCAGCATATGGTTCCTTCAAAACTTATTCACGATAAGTACCAGCCTTCGATTGTAATGAATGTTATTAAGCGTCAATTAGGTGTTAAGACGGCTCGAAATGAAGATAAGAAGCGTAATGGCGGCAATTCTGCGATTGACCCTCGCGCCTTTTTGATTCTGGATGACTGTTTGTTCGATGGATCGTGGATTAAGGAAGAATCGACTCGCTATATTTTCATGAACGGGCGCCACGTAGATGTTATGACTATGATCACTATGCAGTACCCTCTTGGAATTACTCCCAATCTCCGTACAAATGTAGACTTTATCTTCATTCTTCGTGAGAACAATACTGCGAATCGGCGCCGTATTTATGAGAACTATGCTGGTATGTTTCCTACGTTTGAAATGTTCTGTCAATTCATGGACCAGTGCACTGAAAATTTCGAGTGCTTGGTGATCTGCAACAGTGTCCAGTCGAACAAACTTGAAGATCAGGTTTTCTGGTATAAGGCTTCTGATCATCCGCCATTTCATTTATGCGGTGAATCGCTATGGACTGATAATAAACCATTTTCAAGTTCCATGCTGGCCCAAGATGAATACTCTGCCGATAATATGCGGAAGAAGTCTAATAGTCCTTGGGTACATGTCAAGCAGGAAGGTAAGGAAACTAAGCGTTAATGTTTCCGGACACGAGTCTTCCTGCGTTTCGTAGAACGACGGGTCTTGCGCTTACGACCACCCATCTTTCCGAACATTGAGGTTAGGTCGGCAATACTGCTATCGGCTTTACTATCTTTGGCCTCTGAGCGGGCCTTTTTTACACGAGCCTCTGCTTCTTTCAGAGCTTCCTCGGGATTTACTGGCGAATCCTCCTCCATTTTTGCGCGAGTGCGCTTGCGAGTTTCGGCTGGCATTTATTATAGGTCGCGAATCGCTCCCTCAGAAGGATGGACTGGCGCATCCAGAGCCTTTACAATATCCGCCGTATCAGCCACACCTGCATCCGCCTTCGCGTCTTCCAGAGCCTTCTTATTGCGAGCCAGATTATCCTCCTTCTGCTTACGAATCTTCTCTGACTTCTCCTCCTCGAAGAAGATCTCACGGTTAACCTCGTTCTCCTTGTACTTGCGCATCATCTCATTGAGCTCCTTCTCGGCATACTCGACCTCTGGCATCATGTGCTCAGAAGGATCCCAAGGTAGCCAGGCACCTACCTTACCAATGTAGATGTTGTCCTGCGGGTACCGGCGCTGTAGAACACGGGCAAACGTCTGCGTCTCCTCAAGGTTGGCAAACACGCGGCGAATCTTGACACCGCGGACATTGGTACGGAACTGTACAGCCTCGTTGAACTGGTTCTCAAGATCCTTCTCGCACTTCAGTAGGAAGATCTCGTACTGCTCATGAATATCCGTCTTCTTAATCTCGGCATTGTGGATCTTGCGGAACTCCTCCAGGTCCTTGAATAGATCCTCGATCTTGACAGAGTACTTCTTGGAAACGAAAGCCACGAAGTTCTCCATCCCCTTGACCTTCCAATCGTACTCCAGCCACTCCACGAACTTCTCGTTCATGAACTCTGCCTTCTGCTTGATAACCTTCTCGGGAGAGATGAAGGAAACAATGCCGTAGCGCTGGGTGGGGATCTCGGGGTCCTCTTCGAGGTAATCAATCGTTGTGCCATCGTCCTCCTTGATTGGTAGTGTCTCGCGGGGCATTTCTTATACTAAGCGTCCTTTGTGAAAGTTCTATATTTAACGAACTTTCGTGTTTGGAGAACATTGACCAATACCCTTCGTCTGTTGCATCATGATGGGTGCAGGACAATCAATGCATGGACACTCTACATGATCGAAGCCCAAAATGTGTCCAATTTCATGGGAAACCATATATTGGCGATAATTATCTAATGAAAGCTTGCTTTTGGACGCACCGTGAAACCATCGATCCGAGTTGAGGTACATGTTTCGTCCTCCAAGTTCGGCACACGAAAGATTGCCTTCCAATCCACACTTTTCACCCACAGTTTTGGGAGACGATAAGCGAATCCAAACGCTGGAACGATGCTTATCCACCGGTTCAAAAAAGTATCCCTTCTTCGACCATCCATCTGGATCGTTCAAGTACGCTACAACATAAAACTCTATTTGCGCAGGATTCGTAATTGAATATTTGTGAACAACATCGTCGTCAACGGATATATGAACCTTGACCAACTTCATTATATCTTATATAGGCTATTTATGCTATTACCATTAAACATACCGTTATTCGCGGCAAGTCCGGCAAAATGAATAAAGTAAACGTTCTTTGAAAATGCTTCCAGCGTAATAGCTTGGTACCTATACAGACACCATATGGCGTTGAACTGATTTGGCAGAATGGCATACATATCATTCGTTAGAAGCTCGTACCCGATACACGACTGTTCGAAATTAAAGTGACGATGGTGGTTAATAGATCTGATAATATACTTATCGTAAATATTCTTCAAGAATGAAGCATGTTTCTTTGGCTGCATGACGAGAACGCCTGTATTCAGCATTCTGTCGGTAAGAACATTGAAGCCAGACCGCCTATAATAAATAGTACAAGACTGCTCCCAATTCATTCTGCGCTGGAATTCATAACGCTTCACTAATGAAGGCTGAGTAAACTCGTCAACGATCCCCACATTGTCCCCGAAATCCATGCACGTATGTATAGCAGGAGAATCTGGATTAATCAGGATGTCAGCATCTACAAAAATCACAAAATCGTACTTCGAGGACCAGTCCTGTGAACAAACCAGGATCTTATTGAAAGAAATAGTTGTATGATGCCGAATATCATTATCCAAAAAATCTGTTATTACGCGGAAATCGTATCCGTGTTTATTTGCATAATTCTCCTGACTCGGACGAAAAAGACGGTTATATTCGTTTAAATATTTTTCGCCGATGGCAATAGTTACTAAACAAACAGACATTGTAAGTTCATATGGGTTTTTTCTCTAAACAACTCTATAAAATGCCTGAACAGAAGCCAGCCGCCGCGCCAGGAGTTGATGTTGGCGATTTAGTTGCCCGTGCCGTCAAGTACGCCTTAGAGGGATTAGCCGTAGCTATTGCGGCCTACCTCCTACCAGGCAAGAGCCTCAAGCTGTCCGAGATCGGCATGATCGCCGTAGTTGCACTGGCGACCTTCGCCATCCTGGATATCTATGCCCCATCCGTCGGCGCCTCTGCCCGCACGGGTGCCGGCTTCGGTATTGGCGCCAGTCTCGTAGGCTTCCCTTAGAAGCGAAACACGTCTTTAAATGAATCCATAATTATATCGCGCTGAGCATTCGTAAACCCAGTTTGCACCAGCACTCCCATCACAACCGATTGGAGGTTATCGTCAACATGAACCTCAACTTCAAGAGTATCATTCTGATCATTCTTGAAAGTGACATTGTGCCAATCGTTTACAACGCCAACATACTCGGCCTTGATTGGGAAGTGGTTACCTCCAACCAGAACCTCGACATCGGAAAGTGCGTTGTGGATATTGTGCAGCATCTTGTTCGTTGAAATATGTCTTTGTGGACCAAACTATTCCGTTTTCAACAGCTTATAAAATGGACTTACTGATTACATACACTACTTACACCAATGGAGGCAATCCGATACGAAGGAAAATGGTACACTATCACACCCAAACCGTACGAGCCCGAACGCCAAACTTACCAAATCGCCTGGATGCTGGTTAAGAATCCAGATATGACTTCGCAGGAAGCGTATCGCAAGTTTTATGAGCAGCAGCGTCACGAGGCGAAAGTTTTATATCCGTCGTTTCGTAAAGATGTCGGTACTAACTGATACGCTTCTATATGCAGGAATCGCACTTTTATTGGTTACCCTGTTCGTGGTAGGGTACTATATGGTAAACAATACATGGCCAGGATCGCGCTTAATCATTTCTAAACCTCCGGTCGAGCATTCGGGCATTGATGACGATTCGGCTAAGTTCATGTTTTTCTATACTACTTGGTGTCCTTACTGTAAACAAGCCCAAACTCCGTGGGCATCTTTTAAGGAACAGCAGAAGAACACCAAGTATACGTACGGTGGAAAGACGGTGGTATTCGAAGAGATAAATGCTGAATCGGATAAGGGTAAGGCGTCTCTCTACCAGATCAAAGGATATCCTACATTCAAGATAGAAACGAAGGATAAGGTCTTTGAAATGAAAGGCGCCCCGTCAGTGACATCATTCCGAGAGTTCTTGAAGAACGCCCTTGGCGCCGAGAAAACGGTTTAAATCCTGAGCCGCCTTTTTCATAACTTCATCAATATCGAAATCATCAATATCGGACATACTGTGTAATTTAGGAAAATGTAAACATAACGTCTTATCAGTCTTTATCTGGTTATGAAAATTCTGGGTAATCATCGTATAGATATCGTGAATATATGCCAAAGGGGACATATTCTCGATAGTTTCAGGTGTGAACTTTGTATCCGACATCCTCTTTTTCAACGAAAAACACAGAGCATGATCTAAATTCGGTATGAACCGATCTACCGAAGGAACAAAGAAATCGCCGTCAATATATATTTGGTTATACAGTATTTGTGGACGAAACACTCCGGGAATCGCACAGGAGCATTTCAGTGCATCGAGAACTGGAACATTATTCGAAAAGATGGTCGGAGTTCCTTTCGTTAAGTTGGAAGCTATTATATGCAGAGGCATCAGTGCATCGCCAATTACTTTCGTGCGAATATCCACGCCTTTCGACTTGAATAAATCAACAACGAACTTCTCGAATAAATCCATAGAGTAAACTCCCTTCAAGGAAAATGAACTTGCGATAGTTTTCAGATCGACATTATCTATAAAGTTCTGGATCTTCATATGTTTTTTTAAGTCTGGCAATGAAGATTCGTCTACTGGCAGTCCAAACGCAATATAAGTACCGATCACCGACCCTACTGAAATACCGTACACTCCATCCGGAAAAACCAGAGACTGCTTTTTTGAAAGTTCAAGAAGTGCGCCAATATGTAAAATACCTTTAACTCCTCCGCCGCCCAAACCAAGTGTGCGGAATGGGAGAGACATTCTTATACATAGAATAAGTAGAGATGTTGCGTGCTCGTGACGTATGGGAAGAACAAGAAGAACGCCGGGCAAACCGAATGGCCGCTATGGTTCCAATTATTTCACAAATCCAGGCCAAGATCCGGACTCAGGCCACACATAATTCGAACGCTCCGTACATTGTCTACGAAGTTCCAAGTTATGTTTTCGGGTACCCTTTATTTGCCCTGAAAGAAGCTGTTGATTTTCTGGTAGGAGAGTTCTCGAAAGCGGGGTATTGGGTATGGGTTGTGGAAAACAAGTATCTGATGTTATCGTGGCTCAAACCAATAAAGACTCGCGATATGGGCAAACCTATTCTTGCCACCAATTATCGCCCACAAATTTATGATCCAACCTCAATTCCCTTTCTTTCCAATAACTAATGGAGTGGCACGAAATTCTTGGGGGAACTATGAACATTGCCGTACTTGCAATATTCTATACGGCTTTCGGAGCTTTTATTTCCTATATTCTGTTTCACATATTTGATGATTACGGAAAGGAGTGGAAGGATCAGGGAATTATTTACCAGTCGGTGGATGTAGCTACTGAACTAAGTTTAGTAGGTATTATTGCCTTTTGGACAACCAACTTAATCAAGGACTACCCTCCAATGTTCGAAGTACATCGGGCACTGGATAAGAATGTGGACACTTACGTCTCCGGTCTATTCTTTGCATTTGCGATGTTCCTCTTCTTAGGCGATCTGACCGAGAAGATCAAGTATGTCTACGAGAAGTTCCTGAAATCACACTTTGTCCGATTATTTCCAGAGAATTGGTCCGTAATGAAATCAGTACTTGGTTCGCGTAAAACGGAAAGTAAAAATGTACAGTAAAAACACACCATGGACTGCAAACATTCAATCGTCGTAGACGAAGGGCAACAAGTGTGCGAGATGTGTGGCGTAATTATGAATAGTGTAATTGATGAAAGCGCAGAATGGCGCAATTACGAAAATAAAGGAGATGATCAGTGCCGAACGGGGTTTACAACTTCTGATCTTCTTCCAGAATCATCATACGGATCTATGATGTCGTTCAAGGGAATGCATCCCAATCTAAAATCTGTACAGAGACTCAGTTCTTGGTCTCTTTCTTCAAACTCTCAGAGATCATGGATGGGTATATTTGACGCTATCCAGTTATCATGTTCTCATGCCGGACTTCCCAAAGCTATTATTCATGATGCATGTGCGCTATACAAGGAACTGGACGATGCCCAAAAGGTCAGAGGGGAAACGCGTCGAGCGATGATGGGAGGAGCGGTATTTGTAGCGTGTCGTAATCACGATGTGCCCAGATCTCACGAAGAAATCTCGAAACTTTTCGTGGTGAATATTCGAGCCTTGTGTAAAGCTATAACCCATTTCTCAAATACCGAAAATACAGTTCTGCAAACTCAGAATGGTATTGCTGAGCGTTTATGTGCATCTCTTTCCTTGAACGACGCCCAGCGCCAAATAATCATGGATCTGCTATTGGAAATTTCCACAAAGTCGGAGGACGAGTTTGAGCACACACCAAAAACGATTGTTGCTGGTGTGGTTGCGCATGTTATGGGTCTGAAAACCAAGGCTCAGATGAAAACGGTATCAGAAGCTTCGGGTGTATCGTCATTAAGTATTCATAAAATTGTAGGTAAGCTCGTTCAATAGAATCCGACACCTACTACTATATTTGTTCCAGTAGTTAAGTTGGCTCCTGAAACTACAACTTGGACAATGAGATAATCTGTACCGTTTCGGAAAGTCCGTGAAAAATCAACAGGAATAGCCGTAGAAGCTGAAGAATTTATGACAGCAGATACTATTAGCGTTGCGCCAGAAATCGTGGTGGGAGTGGTGGTCGTATAGAAGTTTACCGTAACTACTTGTGCACCAGTGAGAGCTATACTCGACGAAACAATCGCGTCCATAAAAATGAGAGTTTGTGCGAACGGAATACCTACAACCGCCGCAGCAAAGTTTGGAAATACAGTACCTGGATATAGATAGTAAGTTCCAACAGGTGTTGCAGCAAGCATTCCACCGCCACCAGCTCCCGGAAAATTCACCTGTGATGAAAGAATGTAATTACTGCGCGAAGGTTCAGTGCTGGTATCGAATCCATTCAAGTGAGCAGTAGCATTCACAAGATCCGTTCCACCTAATTCAATTATTCCCGAAGTTCGAGAAATGTCATAATTTGCCCCTGAAATAGAACTTGTTTTTATTTGCATAATTGCCCCAGCATCGGTGGTTTCTGCGCCAACAATATTACCTCCTGAACCTACTGCCATAATATTCGTGTCGCGAATTCCAATAAAGTTTGCAGCAGATAACAGAATACCGCGAACAACACCAGTAGCGCCCGTTAAAGAATTTGCTGTCATGTTAATAGCAGTTGCGCGAGTGATAGTCTGATTATTATATCCGGTTGGACCAGTTACACCAATATTCAATCCGACCATTGTGCATTGAGCCGCAGCACCTGTATGCGTCATATTAATAGTCGCAGTTCGGATCTTTGATGATTGAGTAGTTCCATAAGGTAGATTTACTCCATAAAGTGTCAAGTTTGAAGTAGATGATGTGGTGAGAACTACGGCTACATTTTCAAGGCGAGTATTATTGCCCATAGTTACTACTGTCGTATTCGAAGTGACACCAGATTGTTGAATAATAACATTCTGTGCATCCGTTCCAATTAGAGTTACTCCCGACGGAATAGTGATTGATTCGTTGTATGTTCCTGGCAGAACATATACCGTTTGACCGGAAGAAGCAGCAGCTAATGCTGCGCCAATAGTTAAGAACGGTTTGGAAAATGGTGATAATGCTGCCGATGCATCATTTCCATAAACCGAATCTACTCGTAACAAATTTCCAAAAGGTCCCAGTGGTCCAGTAGGTCCAGTAGGTCCAGTAGGTCCCGTAGGTCCCGTAGGACCCGTGTATCCAGTATATCCAGTATATCCAGTATATCCGGTATATCCAGTATATCCGGTAGATCCGGTAGATCCAGTATATCCGGTAGATCCGGTAGATCCGGTAGATCCAGTAGGGCCCGTAGGACCCGTAGGACCCGTGTATCCAGTGTATCCAGTGTATCCAGTATATCCAGTATATCCAGTATATCCGGTAGATCCCGTAGGACCAGTGTATCCAGTATACCCGGTAGATCCAGTGCATCCGGTTTTTCCAGTAGCACCCGTAGGACCCGTTGGTCCGGTCAATCCAGGACCCGTAGGGCCAGTAGGGCCAGTAGGACCAGTAGAACCCGTAGCTCCCGTAGGGCCAGTAGCACCCGTGGGACCAGTTTTTCCCTGAACACCAGTAGCACCGATTGCACCGGTCGTATATGCCGCTACATTCTGGATCAAGTACGTATTTGCGTTTCCAGTATTACCCATTCCGTAATAAATACCATCGTTCGTGGTAATGTATGCCGATGAAATACCAATTGAAGTCTGTACGACTCCGTTGATAGAATAGTATACCCTCTCGCTGTCATAGTACTGTTCAAAGATATCGCCGGGATTGTAAACGTAGGGAGAACTTCCAGGCACCAGCAAAAAGGTACTGGGGCCTTGGGCATAGTAGAAAGAGATCGTATTATGTATTGGAGTGCTGGTACACTGTCCCCAGAAATAGTTGCCTCCAACATACAGAACATTACCCGCTGATAAGTTTGTTACTGCAGGTAACTGGCAAGTAAGAACAAGTCCTGCGTTCGAAATATTAAAATACTGAATCGATTGTGCGGCATCTCCCGTAGCTTCATGGATCAGAACTGAGTTCGGTGAAGTAAATACGGGAAGATTGAACCCTACTGGATTATTGTACCCCGTTAGTGTGAACCCGCTATTTACCCATTGGAGATATGCGGCCGCTTGCCAGTCGAATGTAGTTGGACCCGTCTGTCCAGTATAACCAGTATATCCAGTATACCCAGTGCTTCCCGTACTTCCAGTACTTCCCGTTGGACCAGTTAATCCGGGACCCGTAGGGCCAGTAGAACCAGTAGGGCCCGTAGCACCGGTTGTACCCGTTAAGCCAGGGCCAGTGGGACCAGTAGAACCGGTGGGACCCGTAGGGCCAGTAGAACCGGTATTTCCCGTGAATCCGCTATTAACTCCGGTAGGGCCAGTAAGACCTCCCTTGGTGAGAGAAAACGTAGGTCCCGTTAATCCGTACGGAAAAACACTTCCAACTTGCTGAGCGATTATATCGTAGTCTGCCTGTCCCGGCGTTCCCGTAATCCCAATTTGCCATCCGCCAGTTACGCCGGGAACTGCAGTAACAGAAGGACCGATATTGAAAAAGGGAGCCGCAAATCCTTTCGTAATGTATACCAGATCATTTACATCCAGTCCCATGTCGGAAACATTGCTATTGAACTGCCCAACCAGTTTAATAGTATCTGGACCTACTGCCAATGATTGCCAAGCCTGTGCCGGCGTGCCGAGCGCGTACGTATTAGTTAATGCCGGCAGGATGTCGCCCGCAATTGATAATCCAGTTCCACCAGGGGAGTATGTAAAAAAAGCATCACCTGTAATACCTCCGTCGCCGGTATAGAAGAGAATGGCTCCGGTAGGACCCGTGCCGCCAATACTTCCACCTCCCGAAATAGGACCACTGGGGCCGTAAATATTGCCGGTGACATAGATATTGTCTACATTGATCATATCAAGGCGAACATCGTATCCTGTATCTGTATCCCCCGTAACGCCAGCCACGATCTTGGGGCTGAATACATGTTGTAATAGATTGCGGGTATTGCTCCCAGAAAACGGATCATTTCCAGGAGTAGCCATATTATTAGTAAGATGGACAAACAGTTTAACTACTTTTCGCCCAATATTAGTATGGAGCCATTGTTCGACCCCTCCGCCAAGACACTGGGAGAACGCTATACTTTGTTCCCTATTTCGCCTAACGAGGAAGATCTGTACAAACTTTACAAAAAGGCAGTAGCATCGTTCTGGACGGCCGAAGAGGTAGATTTCAGTAGGGATAAGGAAGATTGGGAGAAGCTGACTGAATCTGAGCAGTTCTTCATTAAACAGATTCTGGCATTCTTTGCCGGGTCCGATGGAATCGTACAGGAAAATTTGGCTACGCGGTTCCAGAAAGATATTCAGTCTCCTGTTGCAAGACTGTTTTACGGGTTCCAAAATGCGGCGGAAGGTATTCACTCGGAGACGTACTCTTTGTTGATCGATCAGTATGTTAAGGATAAGGACGAACAGAAAAAGTACTTTCGGGCTATTGATACTATTCCTTGTATTGCCAAGAAGGCAGATTGGGCACGTAAGTGGATTGAGTCTACGGATTCATACGCTACTCGTCTCGTAGCATTCGCGTGTGTCGAAGGAATCTTCTTCAGCGGCTCGTTCTGTGCAATCTACTGGATCAAGAAGCGCGGACTTCTACCTGGTCTAACTTTCTCGAACGAACTTATTTCGCGAGATGAGGGACTGCATACCGAGTTTGCAGTAACTCTGTACCACAAACTACAAAACAAGCTAACGACAGACGAGCTTGTTCAAATTATTCGGGAAGCGGTAGGTATTGAAACTGAGTTTATTACGGAAGCTCTTCCTTGTTCGTTGATTGGTATGAATGCCCGCAATATGACGCAGTACATTGAGTTTGTAGCGGATCGTTTGGCACTACAACTGGGTATTCCCAAGATCTTCAAGTCCACGAATCCGTTTGATTTCATGGAGTTGATTTCGTTGGAGGGAAAGACTAATTTCTTCGAGAAGAAGGTTTCGGAGTATTCGAAGCCGGGTGTAGGAATGAAGGCGGAAGATATGGTTATTCGTATGGATGATGAGTTCTAAGTCTACCGAATGTACTTGGAGGTTAGAGCGCCGGTATTAACAAAGTTATTTGTGAGAGCTGATCCATGTCCTACTGAATAATTAATTCCTAAATAAGTTTCCGGAGAGGCGACTTTATTAGAAAACGAGGACAGAAAATCTACTGGACTCAGTGCGCTTGGCACGAAGGGGGATAGATGGGTAGTCTGTTTAATACCAACAGTATTCGTAATAGAATCAATCGCAGCATACTTTTTTAACGAAGTAAACTGTGAAGCGTCGGGGGTAGGCATCTTAATTATAACTGATAACTTATTCTACTATCGGTGGTAGTGATTCTTGGTTAGTTTCACAGCATGGTTGAGAGGTGCTGATTGGGTAGAAAGAAAAATATTAAAGTTCACAGGTGCGGCTATTGAGGGTACAATAGGAACCGCTAAATGAACATTTGGTTTAACCGAGTAAATAGAGCTGGCCACAGCAGTAGTTAGTTTCTTGTACTTTGTAAAGTCGGACGCAGACGTCTGTTGTGGCATTATTACGTTTAAAGAGAGAAGCTTTATTCGGCATAAAAGAAAATGGAGCTAACATATGTCGCCGTCGTGATTCTTGCATCTATGGTTTTTGTCCTGTCAGGTATGGTAGGATACCTGTACTGGCAGCAGACCCGCATGCTCCAGCATCTACAGTCGCTGGCCGTAGTTATTTCTACGCAGCTGGTACGTCCACCGGAGCCTGAGCCAGAGCAGGAGGCTGAGCCAGAGGTAGCAGCAGAGACGCCAGCACTGGATTCTACGCCAGAGACGGACGAGGAGGACGATGATCGCCTTACGGTAGACAAGGTCGATGGTCCCCCGGAGACTACTAAGTCACCTGCCCCAGCCAGCAGTGACGAATTAGAGAGCAAGACGGCGGCTCAGCTCCGCGATCTTCTAACGGAGAAGAACATCCCTTTCAACAAGCGCGATTCTAAGCCAACGCTTGTAAATCTACTGCGAGCCACTGCGTAATATGTTTTGGAAATACAAATGAGCCGAAGCAGGAGCAGTACTTCCGCGTCCCAGTTCTCGGAAGAGTTAAAGGGTGATACGACGGATCAGGATCGGGCACTGGAAGATGAAGTCATGGACAAGAAGGCGGATATTGCGGCGGCTGAGCGCCAGTTAAAGAAAGCTTCTTCCCATGATGCTCGCGATTCAATCCTTCGTGAACTTACCGATTTGAAGGCGGAGCTTGTGCCCTTACAGGCGAGTCTGGATAAGCTTCGTGGGATTGGAGGTAAGCGCCGTGCGCGCAAGACCCGCAAGGCCAAGAAGACGCACAAGAAGAAGCGCACGATGAAACATCGCCGGTAAGTATAATGAAGCTGTACAATCAGCACCTAAGTAAATTAGGAGACGGATATGACCAAATACTCGCATTCGATTGCGAGTTCTGGCGAGTGTATGGTAAAAGTACGGGGTACAGTTCCATCCCTAAGAAGAACGAGTTCTTTACGCCTCGTGAAATGGGAGGATTCTTTATTACCAAAAACAAGAAGGGCGAATGGTCTTACGATGGCCATTTCTTTGTGACATTCAGTCCTCCCAAAGGCGTAGATATTTCCTTCGTGTCTTCTGAATTTGCCGCTGTATCTCCTAAAACCGCAGAGGAAATGAACAAGTACCAGTCTATTTTCCAGTCTTCTTCTTCGTTATCCCAGGATCTGGTAAAGGAAAGCCTGAAAGTTTACCTCAACGACAAGAACATCAAGGATAACCACAAACCCAATTCGTGGATCAAATCGTTTCTGAAACAGTTTTTGAAATCTTTGGTTATTGTGAAAGGAACATACGATCTGGACGCACTGAAAAATATGTGTCATGCAAATGGGTACGAGTACACTCCTCCTGCCGGAATATTCGATATTGCTGACTGGAATTCGGAAAGCCACAAAAAATGTGGAACTGCAAAGTTAGAAGGAACGTACGATTGTATCTCAAAACTCGCAGACGAAGAGACTCGGCATTTGCGTGATATTCTGCCGTTAGGAAAAGCACATGATCCTACTTCTGATGCAGCTATGACCTTTTTAGTAGCGGTTTATATAGTAGCCGCCAATGAATAATAATGAAGCTGGTCTCTTTCGACGTGGGACTTCGTAATTTGGCATTTTGTGTAATGGAAGGAACTAACCGTTCAAATCTAAAGATTCTATCTTGGGATTTGATTGATGTGATGGCAGAAGGAGCAGGACATGATAGTCCCAAATGCTGGAAGTGTAAGAAACCGGCAAATTGGTTGAAGTTTGATAAGACGACATACGCATGTACTCTTCATAAACCAAAGACTGTAAAGGCAGTCACAAAGGTATCGCTAAACAAGAAAACTATCGAAGCATTGCAGTTCGAAGGAAGTGGATTTGGAATTACGGGAACTACGAAAAAGGTTCTTGTAGATGGTCTGTACAAGCACTACTCTTCGAATATTTGGAAACGGTGTATTAAATCCTCCAAGCAGTGTTCGGTAGTGGATCTTTCTGCACCTATTGCTGCATCGTTGGAATCGCGCAGGTCTTTATGGGAAGGTGCAGACCTTATTGCGTGCGAGCAGCAGCCAGATAAGCGGATGTTGTGTGTCCAGGCTATGATTCATATGTGGTTCGTGTGTCAGGGGTACAAGTGCATTGGAGTTTCGGCCACACATAAACTAACAAATATTATTACTATTAATGACCATACCAAGACGTACAAGGGTCGAAAGAGTACAGGCATTGTTCATGCAACAGAACTCGTCCCTACCGAAGCATGGAAATCGTACATGCTCAAACATCCTAAGAAAGACGATTTGGCCGACTGTTTTCTGCAAGGGTTATGGACAGTTGAAAACGCAAAGAAGTAAAGCGTGCGTTGTAGTTTTCATATCCAACTCCTTAGTTCAAGTAAATGGGGGATATATTTGGAGCTGATTTTCTAACTAACCCTAAGATGGCAGACGCGCCCGATATGACAATGGCGGATCTGGGTTCAATTGAACTCCCGACGTTCGGCACGGACGATGACGGTCCTCGTCTCATGCCCAAGCTGAGCGAGACGGGCCCAGTTCGTACTGGCGAGGGTCTTGATAATTTCAACGCCGAGCCCTTTTTCCAGCCTTCCAAGCCGGTAGCGCGCATGAACGATGAGCATATCCTGAAGGAGAAGTACGAGATTCTGCGCAAGTTCGAGCGTCTATCGAAGCTCGGTGTGCCTATGCGCAAGCGCTTCACTCTGGACTCACCCATTGACGAGATGAAGATGGAATTAGAGTTCATTCGTCGCGAGAAGCAGATGGACCAGACGATCAAGCAGTTCTGCGACTGGTACATTACCGGTATGTCAGCTCTCGAGTGGAGTTCTAAGAACGTAGCGGTCATGCAGGCATTCGGACTAAATTTGAGTGGTCTTTCGGAGTCTGCACAGATGAATGTGGCGGATATGGAGGAGGATTTCGAGGAGCTGTACGATCTCTATGGCGACAAGCTCAAGATGCACCCACTGGTCCGTATTCCTATTCGTACGTGCATGATGGTATACATGGTACACCTAACGAACCAGATGGCACAGAAGGCGCCTATTCCCAATATTGATCAGATCCTGAAGACGAACCCCGATATTGCGCGTCAGTTAGCTACGGCCGCCATGCAGCAGCAGTCCCAGTCGATGCGCGGTTCAGCCCAGCCACCGCCTTCTATGGCTCCTCCGCCACCATCCAATCCTCTCGCAGGCCTTTCTAACTTCATGAACTCCATGATGCCCCCGCCTCCTCCCCAGCAGACCAATGTCCGTCCACCAATAGCAGTAAAGCCGGCGATCAAGTACCCAAAGCCCCAGGCTCCGGCAATTAACCGCGTAGATGCGCGTCCAATTCCTGGCCCGGTAGTTACGGAGACGCGTGAAATGAAGATGCCCCAGGTCAATATTGACGACCTGCTTAAGTCGGTCAATGCTGGCGTAGAGACGAAGAAGATTAATACTACTCCCAAGAAGGGTGGTTCAACCGGTAAGAATTCTGTCAGTATTAAGTTATAGGACCGTAACTAATGTGTAATTTATTAATGTATTTTTATAACTTTGTGTACTCAACTGACCGGGAAATATGGGAAGAACATTTTGTGTGTTTTGAAGAAGAAGATTTGATTCAGATTCCAGAAAGTCCAATGCAATCATCAGGTTCTGATGATAATTTAGCAAGATACGATTAACCGAACATTGGTGCTTCTTTCGTATCGTAAGCCGGCTGGTCACATGGGCGTAATCCAGCCTTATCGCGTAAGGAATCGCCGCTCTGCATACCTTCGCGGGAAAACACCGACGCTCCGCGGAATAATCCTCCGGCTAAAATTACGAATCCGGCAGTGAGTAGAATAGATACTAATAGATTACGAGTACCTACAAAACATACTGCAAAAATAGCTAACCGACGAAGAAGTATATTCTGGCTGTACTCTTCATCGTTTGTGCTGAACTCGTGGACAATATAGCGACTGGCTACATTGGTCAGAAGAATCATAATTCCAACTGTGAATGGCGATGTTGCGATCGCATCTATATGCTCCATATTACTTAGAAGCTGCTAAACTTTTCGATAGTGTTAGTGGCAGAAGCAGGCTTGGGCTGAGCGGATGCCGGAGGAGGAGCAGTCACGGACTTACCCGCCTTTGCGTGATGCGCAGGCTTGTCGCCCTTCTTCATGATATCTTTTAGTAGATCGGCTACTACGGGTGCAGGAATGCCAGCAGCCTTTGGCTGGGGCTTAGCGGGTGCCTTGGGCGTCTGCTCCGTAGGATCCATGTACTCGGTTACCGCCGTAGCCGTCATGATGTAAGCAACTCCCATAAATACTGCTACAATCAAACTGTTGTAAGCAGCAACCCAGAGGAGGGCAAGGAGGAAGAGCGCGTGGCCTACCGGCGTCGCAAAGAACTCCTTAATAAACCGTGGTGGTGGATGGGTGAAGAAGGATACGTACGCGATTAGAAGTACTACACATACTAACTCTGTCTGAGATAGCTTCATTTGTTATTTCTATATCTTTTCTTTTGACTTAAAGATAAGTGGGATGGCCAGTCTTGAAGAAGTATGGGGATCAGCATTCCCAAAAAAGTACCACAATATGGCATCCAAGCATTACAAGAAGGAGGAACCGCGAGATGCCGAGAAGGAGGGACGGGTATTTCCTACGCCCCAGCACCGTACGGCCGCAGCGGTCCAGAAGCACCGGAAGACAATAGACGACTTGTCAGCAAGCCTACCTATTGTCCAGAATGATGAAGAGGCAGAGTCAAATTTTGCACCTGCCAAGGTCGAGCGCACCGAGCACTTCACTTCAACGAAGGCAGGATACACGAAACCCTTTGTAGATTACGATCCCGGTGTTAGCTTTGCTTATGCTCCCCAGAGCTTCCAGAACTCGGCTCATGAAATCAAGCTGGATCGTATCATGCGCATGATCGAGCAGAACCGTACGGGTTACGAGACGCCATCGTCGCAGGATATGATGCTGTATATTTTTACTGGCGTATTCTTCCTATTTACTCTGGACACATTTGTGAATTTAGGTCGTCGGATGGGTTAAGATTTACGCGCGATCCGAAATACGCGTCTCCATCGAAGAGAAATCATCAAACGCATTCTCTAACATTTCAATCTCTAAGGACAACGTAAAATTAACGGTGCGATTGTTATTCGCGACTGCACCGTCACTTGTCCAGTACATGAATCCGGCATTTCCCTCCTGGCCGTGCGTGCGCGTACGAATATGCAGACGATCCAGCGTTCCGAGCGCAGGCGTGAACCGGGTAATATTCTCCTGACCCGAATGGTCGTTGTACTCGATAAACGTACCGTTCACTAATGCAGGGATCTTGGCAAAAAAGCCATCGCGGTACCCTGAACGATTACCTGCAACTGCCAGTTCATCGGAATAGTTAAGTCCCTCGATATCAATGAAGAAATAGTAGGTAGATGCGGTAATAGCCGTATCGCTGCTGAATACTCCGGACGAATTGTTCTGTCCCGAGCCGTACGAGTGCGTAAGTGCACCTGGACCACCGCCAGACGGAATAACAATCGTAGGGAACTCTCCGCTCATTAGACGGATAGATACTACGTTCTGGTAGTGGCGAGGAAGGTATACTACGAAATCGCCGTTCGTGTAAAACTTGGCTGTATCGCGATCAGCAGAATCAATTGAAAGAACCTTCTTAACGGTCTTCAATGACTTAACAGGCTTGGATACGGAGACAATGTGTCCGTTATAATCGAATGCCTTGTTCATCTTTGCTATTTCACACGGAAGTTTTACAGGTCTTATTAAACCAGCGCCGAGCTTTCTGTGTCTTCTTAGCTTTTCGAACAAGATCTGAATCGGTGGTGTAATGTGTCTTGCCACACGTTAACATACTTGCAGCGCGAGCATATCCCCATTGCTGTTCCGTAGCTCCTGGACGATGACCCGTGCGCCATGCCGCCATGCCGCGATTATAGGAAGCTTTTACAAGTGGGAGGGGGACACCGGTAGCTTTGGAATAAGCATCTAATGAATGAGCCTTTGGAAACATCTTCTTCCATTTCAATACGTATTTCGATCGGCGAGTTTTCACACCCTTGTCAGTTAAAAATGGTTTATATGCGTTTGGATTTTTCCAGGACATCTTGCGGCGTCTGGTCGCCGTAGATTTCCGTTGACTGTTCTGTTTGGCCGTCAAGCCACTATGGTACCTTTTGGGCCAGTACATTATTATAACTCCATACTTGCGAAGATATCGGCCAGATCTTCCTCGGGCACGACCTTCCTGACGAAATATTCGAGCTTTATGCACATCAGACGATAGACTGTGACATCAAATGTTCCTCGCGCATTAATGCTCTGCTCCAAATTACTCATCAGGACTTCTGCCTGCCTTGCGTCTTCCAGCTCTGTGTCCGTCACGGCCTGGGACAGCCGCTGGAAATCATCGAAACATCCCCGAATCCGCACAATGAAATCCATATGTTCCTGCATCCACTCCTTCGTGATATTGGATTTATCTTCGGTATCACGAAGGGCTTTAAGAAGCATCTTATAATTCGAGTGCTTCTCCTCGGCGGAAAGCATCTCCTCGTCCTCGTCCATCTCAGTGATCATGAGATTATTGTAATCTTGTTGCATTGTTCCATTACTACTTCCTTTCCTGGCCCAAAAAAATCCATTTTTACAGGCCACGGAATGCACCGCCGGGAATTTCTCGCTCTCCACGATGCGCTCCACGTCCACCCCATCCACCAGAATCCCGAATAATCGAAGGAATGCGATCGTATACTCGGGGCATGATATCGTACCATACACTCGGTACTTGACGAGGACGTGTAATAACGTATAAAAGCACTGCACCTATAACTATACTTATAACTACCCAGGTTTCCATTGATTTAAGCATACTAATTTTTAGAGTACAATGAAGAAAATTGGATGTATTTCACAAACATATGGTGATGAACGAATACATGAAATGAAATGTATTTCCCACGATTACGTTGGAGGAGCGCTTCGCGATTCGCTCGATGAAATATCGTTCACATTTCATAATTGTAATTCTGAATTTATTGCGAAAAGCCATAACATTCTCAGTCCGCGGTTTCCAACATGCAAGTTTCGAAGTATCAACAATATAAATTACCGGGACAGCATTATTCAACAACTTCACGAGATGAAATATATGGGACTTACAGATTTTGTACTTTTACAGGACGATCATTACGGAATTAATATTCCCGAAAACGTGGAATATGTAAACAGAATCGTAAGCTTTTATCGGTCAAGACCCGACATCAAGTACCTTCATTTACAGGGGAAGGAAGGGTATCCTTCTGCGAACAGAATTCCAAAAGAAACCGTTGAGTATTCTGGAATTTTGTTTCATAAATACGATAGTCGTGATTTCCAAAAGGATAATTTTTATGGATATAATGACGGTGTGTCCATTGCATCCATTGATATGTTTATAGACATCCTCAAAACAAACGGAGTTCCAGAAGATGTATGGAATATGGAATGGTGGCTAAAATGGTTATTTGATACCTATGAATATGACCGATGGGGAGTAGAAATGAATCTGTTTGGTTCGGTATATATGCACGGCAGAAACACATGCGATAATTCAACAGATTCACTGACATCTATTTTCGTAACGAATCAAAATATTGAGGAAATACTTAAACCTTGATCATTGATCCAGCTACCCAAATAGTCAGTGCGGCCGCAATCTGGGCAATGACGTAGGACAGAGCCTTAGCCTTACTTAACTTTCCTGAAGCCAGAGCCCAAGCCGTAATTGCCGGATTGAAATGGCCACCTGAAATCTTACCTCCAAGTCCAATGGCAATGGCTAATGCTGCTACAACAAAAATAGGAGACGAAGTGAATGTGAATGAGGCAATAAGAAGGGACGTACCGAGATACTCGACAAAGGCAGGAGTATACATTTGTATTATGATTATAATAGAAATGAAATACTTGATCGTCAAAGGATGGTTGGGGTTTGGGGATAGAATTGAATCTTTAAAGATGTGTGTGGCATACGCCCAGCATTTCAATATCCCAATTTACGTTGACTGGACCGATTCAATTTGGTCGCATGGTTCTGAAACGTTCTATACGTACTTCAATATCGTAAATATGCCTGTGCTGAACTCCTTAGACGATATTCCGGAAGATGCTACTTATTATCCAGAATACTGGAAGGGAAATATCAAGACTCCAATATCCCATGAACTCATAGGTAAATCTAAGGAACTGAAACTTGATTTAGGAATGCTTTCAAAAACAGAGTTTGATGCGGATGTAGTTGTTGTATCAAGTATCGGGAAACGTGTTTTATTCAACGATTCGTCATTTTTCGGAAAGGTGTTTCGAGTAATTGATCCTCGCATTAGAAATGCAGTACTTGATCGCCGATCGAAATATCCATTACATAGATCTCTTGGCTTCCATATTCGCGGAACGGATCGTACGAAAAACCAAGCGCATCGTGAACGTTCTATCCAAATGATGGCAGTTAATGCCATGATGCACGGTGGATTTTCAGGTATGCCAATGATCACTGTTTCTGACGATAAGGAAAGTCTGGTAATATGGAAACGATTCTATCCGGATACGGTAGTATTCAGTAGTTTGTCGGTAGAAAATAGTTCGAATAAAGGAAACCATAATGCCCTAAAATCGGATCTAACCGTATCGAAAGATGATCTGAATGTAGATATGTTGGTAGATTTCTTTACACTATCAAGTTGTCAGCGCATTCTTACGACATTTCGCGACAGTCGATTTGCCAAAGAGGCACAAAGATTATCTCCGTACGCTAAGATGATTTTAGGAAACGAATAAAATAGTATCGAGAAGCAGAAGAGCAGGATGCTTACTTTGCAAGGATACAAACTTGACAAAAACAATGTACCTAACCTTATTCAACTTAAAACTGCTCTGACCGTAAAGCCATACGTTCCTTCTGTGTTTGTAAAGCCTCAATTTGTACCCAAGTACCCGGTATTCACAGAAACTAAGGACCATATCTTCATACCGAAACATTACGGAATCGCCGAGTTTGGTCTTCCTAAATCCAGTACTCGCGATGTTCCTAAAACTCCGGCAGAATTTTGGAAATTCGAGGGAAAGATTCGTGAAGGACAGGTAGAAGTTGTGAACTCGTACTTGACTCCTGAACCAAGAGACGGTATTATCTCGCTCCAAACGGGCGGAGGTAAAACTGTTTGTGGGCTGTACATTGCGTCCCAGATCCAAGTTCCAACGATTGTTCTGGTCCACAACACTTTCCTGCGCGATCAGTGGATTGAGCGTATTAAAGCTTTCCTTCCCAAAGCCAGAATTGGGTCGTTGCAGGCCGATGTTATTGATATTGACAACAAGGATATTACCGTAGCCATGCTTCAAAGTGTGGCGCTGAAAGAGTACCCCAAAGGAACTTTCGAACGGTTCGGGTTTGTGATTGTTGACGAGTGTCACCATATAGCATCCGAAGCCTTTTCGAGATCCGTGCCTAAACTCACATGCAAACACATGCTTGGTCTTTCTGCGACTCCTGAGAGAAAAGATAGGTTAATGTGTGTCATCAACTGGTTTCTTGGCCCAATGCTGTATAAATCCGACACTTCCGATAAAGTCGACGAAAACGTGAAGGTGGAAGTATACGAGTTCGAAGGTGGCGACGAAAAGTATAATGAAATCATCTACAATAATTCCGGCGTGATGTTCACGACCCTGATGATCAATAAAGTTGTAGAATACGAACCTCGTAATCGAATGGTCGCCGGAATTATTGAAGATCTGTCCCAAGAAGAAGGAAGACAGTTATTGGTTCTTACAGATAGAGTCGGTCACACGAAAACACTATTTGATCTTCTTCCTGACCAAATTAAAGATACTGCATGTATTCTCGGTCGCGATGTCCCTGCAAAAACTCGGACAGAATGGTGTGCTTCCAAGAAGATCCTGATTGCGACCTACCAAATGGTAAAGGAGGGCTTCGATGTAGCAACCCTAAATACTTTAATAATGGCAACTCCTCGGCCAGATGTTGACCAGATCGTTGGTCGAATTTTGAGAGTTGAAAAGAAAGGAAGAAAGACACATCCTCTCATTATAGATATTGTGGATCCGGCTCTTCGAAGACAGTTCCAAGCTCGCAACAGTCTTTATAAAGAACGGGGATACATAGTGACAAAAATGGAATTATTATAAGTTAGGTCATTACATTGCATACCAATGCCGCGTAGACCCACTATGAGCGACGAAGAATTACATAAGTGGTTCTTTTCACAAAAAAGAATTTGTGATAATGGGTGTTGGGAATGGACAGGAGTCATAAATTGCAATTACGGTCAATTGAGTGTTAAAGGTAGACGAATATTAACTCATCGTTATTCACTTCAATTACATCTTGGAAGAGAAATTCCTAAGGGTATAGAGGTTAGACATATGTGCCATAATACTATCTGTTTTAATCCCGAACATTTGAAAGAAGGTACACATTCAGAAAATATGAATGATATGGTATTAGCATCGCGTCAAGCAAAAGGAGATATGCTGTCTCACAAACTTAAAGGAGTTAAACATATCAACAGCAGGGGTGAAAAAAATGGTAGGTCGAAACTTACAGAACAACAAGTAATAGATATACGAAGTGATAAAATAAAATCAAGTAGAACTCTATCAAAAGAATATGGAGTAAGCGGTACTCAAATTTTAAGAATACGAAATGGCATAACATGGAAGTATATTCTATAATACAATGGCACAGACGCGCAGGAAGCGTGCAAATAAAACTCGTAAACGGAAAGGAGGTAGAATTCTGGGAGACGGAATGTACTCGTTCGTAGTAGATCCTGCTGTTCCATGCAAAGATGGTCGTGATATGTCCAAGTATGTGTCGCGCATTTCCAAACGCGAAAAGATGGGCGATATTGTGTCCAAAGACCATCCGCGTCTTATGGAAAAATTACGGGAAATAGATCCGGACCAGAAATATTTTTATTATCCAGAATACTGCGAACCTGGTCCGATGCTGAAAGAAAACAAGCTGGACGGTGTTACGTACACGAACAAAAAGTACTCTGAAATTGTCCTTCGTGGAAACGATGTTTGGAATCCGTTGTCTCGCAAACCTCGGTCATGGAAAGGATTTTTAAAGGGTAAGAAGCATGGTCGTAAAGAGTTTCCGATTCGTAGCCAAGAACAGGTCGAGCATCTGACTAAGGCTATTGAACTTCTTCACGATAATGGGATCGTACATCACGATCTGCACGGAAAGAATGTTATTATTGCGGACGACGGTATGCCGCGCATTATAGATTTTCAGTTCTCTACTCTGGATTCTCCTCCTTCCGCCATCGAATTAGAGAATTTGTATTTAGACTGGGCTCTACCGAGTTTAGATCAGAACTGGAACAAAAGCCGCTAAGCGAACCCCAAATAACTGAAAATAGTGTGAAGCATAGAAGGTTTGGGAGTCACAAAGGGAGTAGTAATATCCCACATTAGCGGATGTACGGATTTCTTTACACGACCCGCATCGTATACTCGCTGAACCCAGTACTTGGAACTTACACGATGAAGTACATGAACCTTTTCCGTCAGTGGATTGTAGTTAATAACACGACCACTCACCGAACCGATGTATACGGAATCATTTGCTGAAAACATTTACTTAAATACCATCGCCTTCGTCAAAATCAAATTGACCCCCAGTATTCGAGTAATCGTCCTGCGGTCTGTCGGCCTTATCGCCGTAATCACCATAATCTACTTCGACTGGCATACCGTTATCTCCCAACCCATCATCGTCTTCTCCGTCCCGACGCACAAATCCTCCTTCTGGAACTTCTTCGTCTGCGAATTCAGGTTCAGTATTGCCCTTTTCAATTGCCGGCTCTTCGTAGTTGTATTCCCTCGCAAATATCTCGCGATCTTCGTTGGTGATAATGAACGGAGCAATTCCAATATCCAATAACCGTTTCGTAATTTCACGCTGTTCGTCGTTCATAGAGCGCATACGCATCTTGAAAGTTTCACGCTCCTTCGTTCCGGTAATATTAACTTCGCGCTCTGCGTCTTCCTTTTTTACGAGAATGAGACGCATAGTTAGATCGCGATTCATAGCAGACCGTAATCCTTCTATGAGTTTATCTTCGCTCTTAATACTGTCAAATAGTTCATACAGCATACCGCGAACTGCATCACGGACTAATGAAGGAGATTCGCGAGTATTCAGAGAAGTAGCGAACTGACGGTACGGAATCACATACTTTACCGGGTATTTGAGCGCGGAAATAATATCGAGAATACGGTTCAGTAAGGAAAGCAGAGCGATTCCATCGGTGTCCGATTTAATGAAGTTTTCAATAGCGTCCAGCTTTACAGATTTGGGGAATCCAAGCTTGAACATCCGTGCAATCTCCGAAGATTCAGGAAACATATACGAATACTTGAACTTTTCTGCCACAACATACGTTGCGGATTTAGAAGGAACAAGATTCTTCCAAAGATCTAATTTATCCTGTACTACACTGGGCATCAGCTTACCCGTAATAATATTGAACGGTTTATTGGTCACACACTCTCCCATTTTTTCAGCACCGAAACGTTCATTGGGCGCAAACTCGTACTTGGACGGCACAACTAACGGTAGAAAAATATCGTTCTCCTCCACTTCCTTGTCGATTACCGCATACCTATCCTTAGCCGCCTCGAAATCAGGCTTGAACTTCGTGTATGCCTGAGAAATATACCTGACAGTTTCGTCACGAACTTTACGAGAATTAGTCTTTATGGCGCGAAGAACAGTGGCAACAGGTTCTTTGAACGTATTGGGAAAGGCTTCAAAAGTAGACTTGATGGAGAATAGAACTGCATCGAGAACTGGTGAATCTTTGGGATCCGTCGTATCGCGAGGAAACCCTGAAAGCTTCAAAATCTTGGATCCGAAAGAACGGCGAGGAATTAGGAAAGGGTTGTGTGTCTGTAACAGAACAACCGCCGCAGCAATACCCAAAATGCCTTCAACGCGGCGCTTATCTGGAATACTCAATTTAGCGCTACGACGTGCAGCGGTAGCTACTTCGCGCAGATTCTGAATTATCGGAAGAAGCTGGCTTTCGGTAGGTAGAACTTGGAGGATAGATAAAATCGTGTACAGAATAGCTTCACCCGCATTATTCGCATCAAAGTTCGTCTTTAACTCCATCAGCGAATTGGTGAACGATACCGGGTGCGATTCACCGTGATACACTGCCCTATCGTCCAATACATCGTGCGATACAATTGGATTACCGTTCTCATCGAAATCGTCTTGTGATACGAAGGTATCGGAATTAATCTGTTCGCTGCAAAACTTACATACACGGTACCCATCATCAATTGCCGCCCATTTCGTATAGAAAGCTAACCGATCATGTTCCAGATCTCCTCCTAACTGGGCCAGAGTGTGCATACAAACCACGTACATATTCGCCGCATCGAAGTATTTGTTATCTGTTACTGACAGATCGCGAACAAGTAGATTAATATTGTGCAGTTTATCGGAAGGTTCAAGATCCGGATCACTGAGAATAATACGAACATTGTTTCGCATCTCGGAAACTTCACGAACCTCGAACTTCTCGTATACTGTCTCAACTGCTTTCTCCGAAATAGGCTGGAACATTTTCAGAAGAAGTTGGTGTTCTTTCATGATGTCCGTAGGAGTAGTTTCAGACCAGGATTTCTTGCCTTTGGAAATGTTTTCCTGCTTTTCTTGGGCAATGTATGAAGTAGGTGCGCAAATACCTGGATTAATAGTGTACGGATCGTGTTTCTTGATATCCACGTTTTTCACACGGTATACTCCCGACGCTAAAAACTCTTCAAAGTTATCGGTCTTCAAACAGTCATCCGGCATAGACGAAGGTAGTTGTACTTCCGGTTTCTCACCAGGAGTTTCGGGAGGAACAAGTCCAGAATCGCCAGCTTTGGAAAGAAGCATCTTCACAATTAACTGACCTGAATCTTCCTGTGTCGCCAGCCAGAAGCGTGGAAATATACCCTTGGACCATGCAATAGCATACGATTTTTGTAGATCTTCACTGGGAGCCACGATATCTTCGGATACTGGGAACTTTACGGACATAACTGGCGGAGAAGCCATAATTGGGTCGACGGGCGGAAACCGTTCTTTCCACGATATCCAGGGAATATTCGTTAGTTTCACATCGTAAAGTTTCAAGTATTTCTGGCCTTCGACGTACGGATCGGTCGTTGTTGGAACGGCATGGGACATAATAGCTTCGGTCGATGGAAAAATAGTGTTCAGTGTTTCGGCGGTAATGTACTTGGAAGAGTTATTGGATGCCAGGAAGGGATGATCCATTAATGGGCGTGGAATTTCAAGGGATCGCTGATCAATAAAGTATCCGATATACTTGGCATCATCAGTTGAATTGGGCATCGGAACAGAAATGATATCGAATGTTCCGTCTTCGTGCAGGGCCCGTTTAGTGCGAGTATATGCTCCAAGTGCAACTATTGGCGCCTTACCTTCATCATTCGTCAAAACTTGGGTCCCGGAAATTGACACGCCATCGCTTCCTTCTGACCGATAGGGTCTTGGAAGTGCCGAAATCATAGGGCCGTAAAAGTTAGGAGTATCGCGACGAGTCTTATCGAATAAAGGGATCCATGAATCGCGGAACGAATACTTCTCGTACCGAAATGGAGCATAAATGGGATTAACCCATGAGACATTAACTACTTTGCGAGACTGGTCTACACGATAATCAGTCTGCGTAATAATAATATTTTCATCGTATACTTTCTGTAAGCGATCAAGTTCGGTCTCGATCTTTTTGTACTCGGATCGTGCGATATGTTTCTTCTTAGGAAGAACCTTATCGTAGTAATCATCGAGCTGTTCTTGTAATGTGAAAAATCGGAGTTCCTGGGGGCGTTGCAGCTCCTCTTCGAACTCCTGTGTTTCTATTATTTCAAATTCTGATGGTTCAAACACGAGATCCTTCTCCATCGTTATTCTCTACCAGCAAACAATATTCCTCGATAGTTTTCCGTGCCTTGATAAGAATACTCTCCGGCGTCTTCTTGGTATTGAACCGAATAACCATCATATTTTTAAGAGGGTGGGGGATATCGTAGGACACAAACTCTACATCCTGGTCCGCATAAATCACCTCTTGGAGTAGAACACCGAGTGTATGTCCTCCCTGTTCGATAGAGATGCTATACGTTCCAGTATCATTCTCGTGCTTGATATTCTTCAAAGCCTCTCCCATATACGTGTCCAGGCGCTTGCGGAGAATAGATACCGCCATACTCAGAAGTTCCTTCGATTTGAGAACGCCTACGCTCTCTACGGTAAGTTCAAACCAGTTAGGGCGATCACGCGCATCGCGAGAATACGAACGCTGGTACAGAAAGTTATCGAACAGTCGAGGATCACCGCCAGACTCTACATGTGCCTTACGGTCCGTCTTTACACGCTCAGGATCAGGATGCCACTTTACGGATGCAGTGCATACATGCGATGCATTCTCGGCATCAAGAGCCAAACGACCCGTAACATGCACGACCTCATTGGCTCGGAGTTTTAGGAACAAACTGGGAGTATCGAAATCGCGATCGCGCATCATGAGACCTTCGCGACCAGCCTCGACAGTAAAGTCATCCGTAGTTACCTTTCGGGCTTCCTTATTGGTGACAATACGCAACTCGATCTTAGCGTCCTTGATGGTTGCCGAATCGGAAGGCAGCACATTTACTGGAAGACGCTCCGTGCGATGGCGAAGCATTTCATGAGGAATTTGGGAAGTGTTCTGGATAATTTGGACATCCCGAACTACTACTCGTGGAATGCCGGTAATAAGAATACGGCGAAGAGCATTCACAAACCCAACCGGAAAGTTCTGAAGCTCACAGTAAAGCTCATACCCTCGGTTTGAAGTCTTGATATTTTGAACCTTTGCCATTTTAGCCTCTTCCATATCTCGTTATGTTTCATTCCGTTTTTTTCCTGAAAACTCATAACTAAATGTCCGAATCCCAGCCTTACTTGTTTTACAGTGACCGAGATGCGAATTCAAAGCAGATTATTGAGACCTTAAAGGCTCTTAATAAGGCGGGACTTTACAAGTTTATCGATGCACTAACTCTACAACCCAACCAGCGGCCACCATGGCTCACCAAGGTCCCCACTTTGTACCTCCCCGACAAGAAGGAGGTAATTGTAGGCAAGGACATTTATGGGTTTATTGCGAAGCCTACCAATTCGCGTAACGAACTGCCTACGAAGCCAGAGCCAGGCACGGCAAATCCACAAAATCAGATTGGAGAATTATCTCCGTGGGGATTCGAGGGTACGGGAACTATTGGTGAGTCATATTCGATGTGGGATAACCCGGGTCAGTTTGCGAATAACGAAGGAAGTAGTTTGTACACTTTCCTTGGCAATGCGGTTGCGTCTGCCGTCGGTCCCGCTGAACCTACTTCAAAGAACACGATCGATAAATCGAAGACGTCATCGAATGGGGATGTAGGGAAGCGTATGGAGGAAATGATGAATCAGCGCAAGGCTGAGTTTGGAACGGTCGAGCGTAAGTAATTAACGTCGGCGCCGGCCACCCGAAGATATATCTCCAATAACACCTACGCCAGCATAACCTGGTCGCCATACAGAAGTCATGGCAATACTGGTGGCAAAAATAAACATAGAACTGGCAACTACCATCCAGTGAATAGCCTTAACCTGATCTGCTGCCGGCACATACTTTGGGATCCACCAGTATACGCCGCTCGCCTGGAAGGCAATGATTCCAATAAATATGAAAATCAGAGAAAGATTGGCGGCATTGAATTCAGTATTGATGGCCGACACTAAAAACAGAAGAGCAGAATAGGCAACCATCGCCCAATGTGTAGCATCATCCTGCTGATTCTGGGGGACGTAGGTTGGAATCACAAAGAACACAACAATCATAAGAACCAAAAAGGTCGCAGCGGTGATTCCATACGCGATACGAACGTCCATTAAATTATTATGAGGTTTTAATAGATACAACGATATATCATACAATGGCGTCCAAGCAAGTCCTAACTGCAGCATTTTTCGATCAATTCACCTCATTTTTGGGCGAGTTGTCCGAAATGTATCCTAATGATTCAGACTTTCCGATGTTTCTAACTACTATCAAGCTCATGAAGATGACCAACCCGGCAATGGTCATCAAGTACGCGAAGGAGAACATCCTTCAGTTCGAAGATAAGATCATGAAGAAGGACGAGTCGTTCTTTTTGGATTACACTTTCGAGGAGTATAGTGGCGCAGTAGATATGGATGTTTTCCAGAAGCTTCGTAAGTATGTTTCCGGCATGACTCCTTCTTCTAAGGAGTGTGTGTGGTCATATATTCAGAACATTGTTCGCTTAGTTAAGGCCATCTAAGTCTGCCGGTGGCGCAACTGTATCGAATCCGTATAGATCGCGCGGATTCAAAGTTTGCAGTTCCTTAATTGCATCCTCTGGCTTATCAAAGTTTCTGAACATAATCTGATTGACTTCTGCTGGCGTCCATCGGTAATCCAGCTCTTCCGTTGTCCAATCATCAAACTCACGATCATAGAAACTATTAGCCATTTCACGAAGAATCTCACGATTACACTTCCTGAAATGGACTATCATATCTATACGACCTGGGCGAATAAGAGCCTTATCGATCCGCTCCGGATAATTCGAAGAAATCGCAATAATACGACCAGAACTTTCCAGCGTACCGTCCAGAAGATTCAGGAGGAACGAAAGATCGATCTGTTCAGGCTCATCTTCTTCCTTATGTGCTGCCGCCCAAGCATCTTCTGGACTTTTCTCCTTCTTTACCGGAACGGGGCTCTTGAAATTACGACTCAAAATAGCGTCTCCCATCGCATCAATATCTTCGATGACATAGAGCCGCTCGTGGATCGGAATAGTGTACTTCTCGGTCTTGGTTCCATCGTATACATGAATATCATCATTGTAAAAAAGATGAGTTAGCTGAGCCTTCGTCTTGATTTGTGATAGATGGATATTGATGATATGACGACGAGCAGTATTGGCAATAGCCTTTACAGAAGAAGTCTTGCCGCATCCCGGATCACCGTGAAACATAAAGCCCAGAGTATACGGAATTCCCTTCTTTTCGTACCAATCCTTGCGAGTTAGAAAAAACTTCACATGATTACAAACCTTTTGGCGCTGTTCGAAAAATACGTTCTCGAAAGTGCGGGTAGTATAGAACTTGTGCTTCGTATACATCAGATGTGTACTTGGCAGAGTATTCTGGGTAGACTTCTTGTTCTTTGTAGCCGTCATCATATCGAAATAGTAGAGTGAAGTCCCGAGCTTATTGGCCTGCTTCCGCTCGTAATCGGCATTACACCTCTCTACAAAATCACGCAGAAACTGGGATTCGTGATCGTAACAGAATACACGGAACCGAATAGATTCCAGTTCTCCTTCGGTGTGCTTCAAAGTAGTGAGCTGGAAATAGATATCGTTCTCTACCATGATAGGCTCAAACTCGTTAGGGAGGTAATCGTGGTGGCTGACAAATAACAGATTACGAATGGCTGGAATAGTGCTGACGTAATGCACTACTGAATCCATACGGCTCTGGCTCCCTGAAATAGTATTATTCTGCTGCTTTCCGGTAGTTTTCAAAACGCGCTCACACTCAATTGTTGCACGAATAGGTTTATTCGAAGGAGGTGCGGGCGTTGAAGGTTCCAGGCGCTTACGGCGACAGCAGAATTCTTGGACACGAGGAAACCATTGTGGGTAAGCTGAAACAATCTTGTCGTACAAACTCAGACCAATAAAGCTGTATAGTGGGTTCTTGTTCATGCCCATCGACATTCCCATCGTCATCATCATCTGGGTTCTCATCATGTCTGCCATTCCGGCTTGGTGTTGCATTTTCTATTCAAAGATGACAGTATGAAAACGGAATAATTTCGCCCAAACTTACAGATGTCAAGAATGGGTGAGACTTTGTCAATTCCGCTGATTACAGAGATTAAGCAGGTTATTAAGCGCGTTCGTCCTGCGAACTGGGTTGTTCCAATGCCGCCGCCGAAGCGATTCAAGTCGTTTCAGGACGATGGGGCAAAGGCGGTTAAGATTGATACACAATAAAAGCTGAACTCTAAATTAAATGTCAACTGCTACTGCACGCCCCCGTACGGATGTTAAGGAGATGGGAGAACATGTAGCGATTGAAATGGTACCTGAGTCAGCCGCGGGTCGCCGCAAGTCTCGCCGTCGTACTATGAAGCGCCGCGGCGGATTCCGTACGCAGGATGTAAATACTGCATCACCTGTACCTCCTACTGGTGTTCCCGGTCCTATCGGAGGCCGTCGCCGCAAGACCCGTAAAGGCAAGAAGCATTCCCGTCGCCATTAAGCTCGCTTGATACACATATCCAATGTTGGTACGTTCACATTCACTGGCTTCGACCTTTTTAGTCGTAGTTGCTCGGAAGCCTTTTCTACCACATCATTCGATAGAGACACATACTTTTTGATATCACGGAGCGGACCCTGAACGTTCATGGAAGGAAACAGTAGTCGAATAGGATGAATCTCAGAAAGTACGATATTGTTATCGCCGGTAATATAGTCCCGGTACTGCTGAATATCCAGTGGTCCACCAAAGAGTCGTAGTAGATTCCGTGGTGGGGCAGGAGATAGAGAACGACCCGTATACAGATCCGAATACAGATGCCCAATAAGAGCATGACGATTCCACTTGGACGAATCGGAAATCTTGTTGTCCGAATAGTTGTACGCGAGCGCACACTCGGGCGAACAGAAGTTACCCTCACACGAATAGATATTGTTGTACACATCGTAGGAAATGGGAAGTACTGAAGGAATCCAGTCGAACGTATGGCAGCACCAAAAGCAGGCGGTTTGAGGAGTGTACCGCTCTACAGAAACCTTCGCAAGGATAGATTTTAGTAGATCCGTATTGAAACGGTCCGTATTTCGCGAAAACTCTACGCTGTTCAGGATATCCGCATATGAAGTTGAATCTCCGGCCGGGATAATCTTGGCTTCCTGGTTCTCCGAGATCTTCAGGAAGAAAACAACCGGAGATTCGTCTACTGGTTGGGCCTTTACTACTGTCTTGGGTTTGCGTACAGTCATTTACAATTAATAATCTCCAACTGTCAAAACCAAAGATGAGAATCGTGGCCATGACAAATGAAGGCCAGCTTCCAATGATGAAAAATATGCTGAATTCTGCTATGAAGGTTGGATTTAATATGAAAGATTTCCATTGTTACATCATTTCGGCCAATAAAGATGCGGCTTCATACAATACATCTGAGTTCAAGAGTTTGACTACTCGCAAACTGGAAGTTATTCTGATAAATATGCGGTTATGGGACAATGTTTTGTGGGTAGATAATGATATCGTTTTCTTCCAGAACTGCGTAGACGATATATTTAGGTACCCTGGTGCATTTGTTATGCAGGATGATTTGTGGGGATACTGTACAGGATTTTTTCTCGTACGACCAACTGCTATTACGAATGCGTTCATGCAGAAATGTATTGATGACATGAATTCGTCAAAGTTTATTGCACGAAATGATCAGCACGTGTTCAATAGCTTGATAAAGACACCACCGTTCTTTTCTAAAACCATGTTGCCACAGGAAGAGTACCCGAACGGGTCTGTGTACTTCAAAAGTACGGACCACAGCAAGGCAAAGATGCTTCATAATAACTACCTGAACACTACGGCTGAAAAGGTCCAACGATTCAAGGATAATGGGATGTGGGACGAAAGTGACGATGCATTCAATTTAGTGAATAAATACTATATGTAAAACGAATTTACACGGACCAAAAAGTACAGGTTTTAAGAAGATGGATCTATCAAAGCAATATCGCAAGCATACGCATCGTGAGCATATTCTGTCGCTGCCCGATACCTATATCGGTAGCATTGAGAACACTTCTGAGGAACACTATATTCAAGATGGCGAGTCTTTCAAGAACGAGATAATTAATCCTTTCAATCCTGGTTTCTATAAGCTATTTGATGAGCTACTTGTGAATGCACACGATCACGTTGTGCGTCTACGCCAGCGTAATTCATCAAATCCCGTAAAGAACATCGCAATTACAGTGGAAGATAACACTATTACTATTCGTAATGACGGCGAGTCGATCGATGTCGAAAAGCATCCGGAGTACGGCTGCTATATCCCGCAAATGATCTTTGGCGAGCTTCTGACATCTACGAATTATGACAAGAATGAAAAGAAGTTGGTTGGCGGTAAGAACGGCTACGGAGTTAAGCTCGTGAATATCTTCGCTAAAAAGCTGGTTGTGACCGTAATTGACGGCACACGTAACTTGAAGTATGTACAGGTATTTGAGGACAATATGTCCAAGATTGGCGAGCCTTCAATCAAGGCCTCGAAAGTAAAGCCTTACGTAGAGATCTCCTGGACTCCGGACTTCTCACGATTTGGATGGACAACGCCGACAATCCCGGCAGGGTTGCTTAATGTCATTCAGCGTCGCGTGTTTGATCTCGCAATGACAGTTGGGAAGGAAGTTAAAGTTACATGGTGCGGCACACATATTAAATTCCGCGACTTCACAAGCTACGTCTCCTGGTATCTTCCAAAAGACGCAACCATCGTCACAGAGGTACCCCAGTTCGGGTGGCAGATTGCAGCCAGTGATTCGCCGACCGACAAGTTCTTTAATGTTAGCTTTGTGAACGGCATTTGGACCCGTTCGGGCAAGCACGTTGATGAGATTGCTAACCAGGTGGTTTCGTACTTTGTTAGCCATCTGGAATTGAAGAAGAAGTTGAAGGTAAAACCTTCGCTCGTGAAAGATTCGTTATCGATCTTCATCAACTGTCTTGTGGAAAATCCAAGTTTCAATAGCCAGACCAAGGAAGTTCTGACATCGAAGGTATCGTGCAAGCTATCGGAAGATTATCTCAAAAAGCTGGTAGCTAAGCTGGGAATTGTGGAGCGCGTAATGGCGCAACAGGCAGTAAAGGATACGAAGGAAGCATCGAAGACGGACGGCAAGAAGCAGTCTAAGATTACTGGAATCCCGAAGTTGGACGATGCAGTGTATGCGGGCACGGCTCGTAGCCACGAATGCGTACTGATTCTGACGGAGGGAGATTCGGCAAAGGCGATGGCTCTTTCGGGTCTGTCGCAGGAACAGCGTAAGTATTACGGCGTGTTCCCATTGAAGGGTAAGCTTCTAAACGTAAAAGATACGAGCGCAAAGAAGGTCGAGATGACGGAAGAAATCGCGAACTTGAAGAAGATCATTGCGCTGGAATCCAATAAGAAGTATACGGATATTAAGTCTCTGCGATACGGTCGCATCATGATCATGACGGATCAGGATTATGACGGGTCTCATATTCGCGGCCTGCTCATCAATATGTTCCATGAACTGTGGCACGAACTAATCAAGGTTCCGGGTTTCATTACCTACATGGCCACTCCGATCGTAAAGGCAACTAAGGGTAAGGATTCGAAGTCGTTCTATACGCAGTACGATTACGAAGAATGGCGAAAGACGGCTGCATCTCGTGGCTGGTCGGTAAAGTATTACAAGGGATTGGGTACTTCTACGAGCACCGAAGCCAAGGAGTATTTCAAGTCACTGAATGTGATTCCCTATTCGTTCGCGGAGAAGAGCGATGAGCGTATTGATCTGGCCTTCAATAAGGCGAAGGCGGATAATCGTAAGGATTGGCTGAAAACTTATCGTCGCGAGGATATTATCAATTCTGCGCCGGGCACTACTCTAAAATACGAGGATTTCGTAGACAAGGATCTGATTCACTTCTCGAACTACAATTTGGAGCGATCGATTCCAAATATCATGGACGGTCTAAAAACTTCGCAGCGCAAGATCCTGTTCTCGGCTTTCAAGCGTAACTTGAAGCACGAGATTCGTGTCGCGCAATTTGCCGGGTATGTTTCTGAGCATTCGGGGTACCATCACGGCGAGGCTTCCTTGAACGATACGATTGTAGGTATGGCCCAAGACTTTGTGGGTTCCAACAATCTTCCGTGGTTTGTGCCCCAGGGCCAGTTCGGAACTCGGTTGCAGGGAGGTAAGGATTCTGCATCGCCCCGTTATATCCATACTTATCTCCAACCGCACGTTCAGCACCTCGTACCTTCCGACGATTTCGAGTGTCTGAATTATCGTGATGACGATGGGTTGCCGGTAGAGCCGGACTGGTATGCTCCAATTCTACCGATGCTTCTCGTGAACGGTTCTCGCGGTATTGGTACTGGATATTCTACCTTCATTCCACAGTTCAATCCTCAGGAACTCAAAGATGCAATCGTAGAATGGTTGAAGAAGGGTACTGGTCTGAACCGCGAGTTTGCTCCGTACTATTCAAAGTTTAAGGGCAAGATCAGTAAGATTAGTAATACTGATTATGAGGTCAAGGCTAATTACACGGTGGCCGGTGAGACCACGACGATCACGGAACTCCCGGTTGAGACTTGGACGATGGACTTCCGTGAGAAGCTTGATAGCTTACTTGCGGCTGGGACCATTAAGGATTACTCGGACACATCTACGGACACTGAGGTATGCGTCACGGTGAAGGGCGGACTTACGGAAGTACAGAAACTGCTGATCGACAAGATCAAGCTCACAAACATGCACGCCTTCAATTCCAAGTGTGTGATTCAGAAATACGATTCGCCCAATGCGATCCTGTACGAGTATGTCGGTGTTCGTCTGGAAATGTACCAGAAGCGACTTGATCATATGCTCAGGACACTGCGCGATAAGCTGCCGTATCATGAGAATGTTGTTAGGTTTATTCGTCAGCAGTGCGAGGACAAGCCTCGTCCTGAACTGCGTCGGAAGACGGCAGAAGAGTGTGAGAAGCTTCTTGCAGCCGAGAAGTTTGTGAAGATTCGCGATGGATTCGATTATCTCCTGAATCTACCTATTGCCTCTCTAACTCTGAAGCATGCACAGAAGCACGAGAAGGATCTGTCGGATTTGAAGAATCAGATTGCGGATCTGGAAGGAAAGAATGCTAAGCTAATGTGGCTGGAAGATCTGGACAAGCTTAAATTAATGTAAAAGTAAACAGAATAGCGCCAGTACCACCATTACCGCCACTGCCAAGATTGCTTCCGTTTGTAGCACCTCCACCTCCACCTGCGTTGAAATAAGTGGCATTAGTTCCATTTAATACTCCCGAAGTTGAACCTCCAGTACCACCGCCATATCCACCTCCGCCGCCACCACCAACAGTTCCTCCACCTTGGCCGCCCAGACCACCGCCCGCACCACCACTTGACGATCTGTTTGCATTTTGTCCGGGAGAAATAGTACCTGTTCCACCATTACTGCCCGCCGCACTTCCACTACCACCGCCACCGCCATATGTTCCACCACCTCCATTACCACCTATTCCATCTGTACCAACAATAGACGCAGAAACACCAGCACCTCCACCAAGTGCTTCTATACTTGCACCCCCAATCGATAATGCAGACCCTCCTCCATCCGATGGAGGTGCAATATTAGGTATTCCGCCGCCGCCTCCGGCACCTACCACATAAGGTATAGAAACGCCTGCGGGTAAAAGAATTTGAAACTCTGTAAAAAATCCAGCTGCACCTCCTCCCCCACCACCAGCACCTATAATTGCAGTAGATCCTCCACCACCACCACCTCCACCACCCCAGATTTTTGCATCAACCAGTACATTTCCGGACGGAGAAGTAGGAGTAACAATACTACTGATACCCACAGTGGTAATAAGTACAGATTTTACTCCACTTCCGGTTGGTCCTACGGGTCCGGTAGGTCCAGTATTACCCGTTAGTCCTGGTCCAGTGGCACCAGTAGATCCCGTAGTACCGGTTGTACCCGTAACTCCCTGTGGGCCTGCTGGACCCTGTGGGCCCTGAGCTCCGCCTGGTCCAAATGGTCCCTGTGGACCTGTGGCACCAGTAGAACCAGGAGCTCCCGTTGCACCTGTATTTCCGTGATTTGGTGAAAAGGTAGTAGTTACCTGACTTACCGAATCTCCATCCGTCCAGAACTCAATCTGCTGATTTCCGCTGAATCCTCCAATTGGATCGGTAGGTAGGGCCCAAAACTTCACATAAAGGTAATCTGAGCCGGGAATATAGATAGTTTGAGAAAGAGGAATTTGTAGATTGAATGTGTATGGCGTATTATCCAGCGTCGATGCATTGTTGATCGGAATAATTGTGTTTGCATTCGTTGCAATCAGGATTTCGGGACCCGTACTTCCCGTATTCGTGTGTTCCCAAAGTTCAACGTACAAATTGTACGGAACAGTTGGTCCAGTAGACCCTTCTGCGCCAGTAGAATCGTAAGAGTAGGTGTTTACTGCAAATGACCAGGATCCAGAAGGAATCAGGGATACACCTGGATCTCCGGCCGTAGTATAGAATCCTCCTATTAGCTGAGCAGCCGTAGCGCCTGCATTGGGAATGATGGTGGAAAAGAACCCGTTGTAATTGGATCCGGGGTAAACTGGATTCTGGCCGCCAGTAGGACCCTGGCCAATTACAGTTGACATCGTGTATGGACCCGTGTAATTAGGGTCTGGCTGCGGAGGAAACGTGCCTGCTCCGGGTTCCTGTGCGTGGAAATAGTAAATTAGTCCACTACTTAGTCCAGGAGTTCCCGGAGTACCAGAAGGACCCGTAGCGCCGGTTGCACCTGGTGAACCAGAAGCACCCGTTGTGCCGCACGCAATTATAGCTTTTTGGGCAGTGTACTGACTCGCCGACAAAAACGGCATTATGTTTAATCTTAGATTTTCATAATTTCATCCTAACACAAGTAATGGAGCAGACGCCAACTTATCAGGAATTATTGGCCGAAGTGTTTGAAGAAAACGCCAAGAATACTCTTGTATACCAACAGGAATTTGAAGATGATGAGGCACATCCGTACCAAGATGAAGATTACTCGGAGGAAGAACTGGAAGATAAAGACGAGTTCAATAAGTTTCATGGAAATCGCGGTAAGCCTGAGCATGTAATAAAGCCTAAACCAAAAGCAGATATTGCCGGCAAGACGAGTTACAATATCGACAAGCATATTCGAACGTACGCTATAAATATTGATGGACGGTTTCGGTCGGGAATTACACTGGTAGGTAATGTGAACGCTTGTGGTTCTGCACCGTCCGATATCCCTGGAACTGATTCGGCGTATTTTGTATTCCCACCGTCACGAATTTATAAGAACAGTTTTTCAATACGCTTAACATCATTCGAGTTTTTCAACAGTTTCTATACATATTCTGCTCTGAATCCATCTACTGGTCTTGGACGTGGAAATACGACATTTATTATTACTGATTTTGGTACGCCAGCAAGTCCACTGCCAACACCTGTATCGTACACTATCCAAGTTCCTGATGGAAACTATACCATTGTAGATCCCGTACAGTATCCGAACGTTATCAATAATCTTTTGACGATTATTCAGACGTATGTTCGTCTTGCTGCTCCAAGTGTGTTTGGGCCATCAGCAGGTAACTTTTCAGCGGGTATTAATCCAGTTTCTGGACTGGTGTATTTCGAATGTTCAAGTGCACCGAGCCGTGTTTTTTCACTGACATTTCCAACGACAACAGATAGTCCTAATGGGAATGGAATAGGTTACAATTTGGGTTTCTATGGAACATCGTATACTGCCACAAATCCTCCCACGAGTCCTTCGTTTTATCCGGTAGGACTGGGAGACAAACAGATTACCGCCGATACATTTTTAGATACTGTCCAGGATACGTATGTATACTTGCGTATTAACGATTACAGTATTATCAAGCATCAGAACTTTGATCAGACTGAGTTTGGAGCATTTATAAAGATTCCTTTAACTGTACCTAAGGGCGGTATTCAGTACATGAGTTCAACGACGAACACGACTGCTCGCGAATACTACTTTCCTCAGCCGACCAATATCACAAACTTAGTATTTCAAATGGTCGATGCTTTTGGAAAAACTCTCCAAATGAACGGTTCGACGTTTTCAGTTACTCTGGAAATACAGGAAGTATTGCAGACAGATATTTACGAAAAAATGTTAGAACTCTAAGTATAATATGGAAAAGTCGGTCCTTGAAAAGATCCAGGATCCTCATGTCGAGAACCGTTACAATCTAACTTCCACTTCGGCGCAGTACCCTGCTCCCAAGCACGGTGGACGTGTGCCGAACATCAATGATCCTAATACGCAGGGATTTCCGGCTCAGCAGTACTCTATGTACACTGGCGGAGCTCCCATGCCAGGATACACTGCCCGCAGTGATCTAATTGGACATATCCACAAATCCACTCCCCTGAACGAGGTGTTTTTTAGCCCAGCGAATATCGAGAAACTCCAAAAGGATATTCAGCATCAGGTGTACCTCATGAGTGGACCCAAGAAGTTTATGATTGATCGCCAGAACGATGACGATCTAAAGATCATTATGCGCAGCTACTACCTTTCTTTCGCCAAGAATAACCCTGCCACGATCGCAGAGGAACTGGCCGATCTGAATGGTCGTGTAGTTGGATTTGCCGCAGGCCGGATTTACTCGGAGGTGGATTTCCACATGTTCTATCGCAAGGATTTAGAAGAGTTTGCCCCGCCAATTGCGAACCCAATGAACACTGCCTCCTACGGAACTCGTACGGGCGAACTCAAGTCGTTCTTTTAAGAAGTAAAATCATTTTAGGTGTAATCAATGGAGATAATACAATTTAACGGAAAGACATACGGTAAGGAAAACACCCAACTGTATGTGTTTGAAGATACTTGGGATACATTCCGTCCAATCACGAAAGCTGGTTGGGACGGTAAGAAAATTGCTATAGACGATTTCAAGTACAAGAATAATCTATTCGATCCTTTCTATGGGTTTGGAAGTGCAGAAATGAAGAGTTATTGCAAGAATTTGACGGAAATAACGGAACTGGAAAATGCCAACAAAATCGAGTCATCTACTGATTTCTGGAAATGGTGTGGAACGCCGACTGAATGGTTTCGCGATCGTCAGTGTGTTATTCTGAACCAGTGTGCAGTTCAAGAATGGAAGAAGTACGTTTCGTACACGAATTCCAAACCACGTACTTTACGACATGCCCCATCTAAGCGCGTTACAAGGCGTTTACTCCGTAAGTGAATTAACATACAAATGAGGATCAATATTATTTCGAATTATCGTCCCAAGACTGGCCTCATGCAGGACGTAGGTATTCTGCGAGGGATTCTGGCAGCGGCGTATGGAGAAGACGCAAAGATGTACCGTGTACATCACATGATGCCTGAATGCCCAGAAGCCGAGGTCAATATCTTTCTGGAAGTAGTGAATCCTGCTCTGTTCCCTTACGCTGCTCGTAATATTTGGATTCCAAATGCAGAGTGGACGTACCGTAACTGGTCGGATTATATTCCGATGTTCGATGAGATCTGGTGTAAGACGCACGAGTGTCTGGATATTTTCAAGGAGTATACTGAAAAGGTCCGGTACATTGGTTGGACTTCTATCGATAAGATTTGGGATCCTATCACGCACAAGAAGAATTATTACAAGGCTATTGTTCCAGTAGGTAAGAATATCTTCCGTAACCCGAAGCCTATTCTCCAAGCGTATTACCGTCTGCACAAGACGAATGCATCCTTCTACAACAAGCTTCCAACTTTGAATATCGTGTACGATCCGTCTGTAATTCAGTTCCATATTCCGGAAGAAATTAAGTCCAAGGTTCATCTTCACGATAAGGTACTGACCGACACCGAGTACGATGATCTTCTTCGCGAGTGTGGTCTTTGCGTGTGTCTTTCGGCCTGCGAGGGTTTTGGACACGCCGTAAATGAGGCTATGTCTGCCGGGTGTAATCTACTTCTTTCCCCGATTCGGCCATTCAAGGAGGATATCGTTGGAGATCTGCAGGTAGGAACGTTTTACGGCGATGTTATGGAAAAAATTGATCAGGTCGAGTGTATGGGTGTAATGGTGGACACCGATGTCCAGTCTATCATGGATTCTCTGGAAGCGTATATCGACACCGAACTGAAAATTAAGCGCATTGGATCCACTACTTCCCGCGAACTGTATGAGGCCCGGCATAAGAAGTGGGTGGAATCCATGAAGGAGTTTCTTTCGTCAGTAACCGTAGAGCCTTATTCTCTTAACGGTACGTTTCCTAAGGAGAATGAACTTCCCGATGTGTCTATCGTTACCATCACGAAGGATCGTCGTAAGTTCATGCCATTGGCCAAGTACTCGTACATGATTCAGTCATACCCCGAAGAGAAGCTGGAATGGGTAATCGTAGATGATGGTGATGATCCAATTGAGGATACGCTCATTGGAGTACCGAATGTAAAGTATATTAAGTGCGACAAGATGTCTATTTCCGACAAGCGCAATCTCGGTGTACAAAATGCGATGTACGATATTGTCTGCATGATGGACGATGACGATGTCTACCCCAACAATTCTATTCTACAACGTGCGGCTATGCTACTAAAAGAGCCGGCACGTGGATGTGTGTTCTGTACCACGATTCCATCCTACGATATCTGTAAGTATTCTTCGTTCATGAATGTACCACCAATTACGCTTCCTATGTCTCAGCGTGTATCTGAGGCCACGCTTGGATTTACGAAGAAGTTCTGGGAAGAGCGGAAGTTCCAGGAGGGAACTCAGATAGCGGAGGCTGACGCATTTATTCGCGGTCGCGAGCAGATGTGCCGGGAGATTTCCCCGCAGGAAGTTATTGTTAGTTTGGTGCACCCACTGAACACTTCATCTCGACGGATGCCTGAGATAAAGGAGCCGAATGGATGCCATTACGGATTTAATGAAAAATTGTACGCGCTGGTCTCAGAAATCGGTGAAGATTTAAAGGCCAAAGAGCTTGCGTAGCCCAGACTTGCGGTGGCTCTTGCGGTGGCTCTTGCGGTGGCGGCGGCCACCCATCGCGGCAGCGGCGGGCGCGGCAGCCTCAGCAGCGGCAGGGACATCACCGCCCTTTAGGACGACGCGGCCCTTGGGCTTCAGGCCAAGGTGGCGGAGCGTCTTCTTGATCGTCTTCGCGCTGACCTTGCGGACAGACTTGCGGTGGCGACGGCCGCCGACAGGGGCAGAGTTACCGGCAGAACCATTTAGGACGGTGGGGTTGGCGTATCCTTCCATTTGTTTTATACTAACTCTTAGAGAAATTCTTCAAGCCGAGCAGGATTGGCAGGGCTCGACAGTGAATTTTTGCGCAGAGGCCGCTGCCTTTGTACGCAAATAATAACAACCAGTTTTCAGTCCCTGCTTCCAAGCGTAGATATGCATAGATGAGATCTTAGCATAAGTGGGCTCGGTCAGGAACAGATTCAGTGACTGCGACTGGCAAATAAACGGAGCGCGATCGCGAGCCATATTAATGATAGTCTTCTGTGGAATCTCCCACGCAGTCTTGTACAACTCTTTCAGATCATTGGGAATCTCCTCAATGTTCTGAATAGACCCATTATGAGCCATAATCTGTTCGCGGATCCAAGAGTTCCACTGCCGAATCTTAACCAGATCAGCCACGAGGTACTTGTTCACCACCATGAAATCTCCGGCAAGAACGCGACGAGAGTACAAATTCGAGGTGAATGGCTCGAAGCACTCGTTATTACCCATAATTTGGGAAGTTGAGGCGGTAGGCATCGGGGCAAGAAGTAGCGAGTTTCGGATTCCGTACTGCGTCATCTTAGTACGCAGTCCATCCCAATCCAGGTCTGCACTTGGAGTTACGCCCCAAAGATCGAACTGAAACTTGCCCTGCGAAGTAGGTGAGCCGGGATACGAAGGATAGTGACCGGGCGTCTTGTCTACATTCACTCCGCGCCACATCTCGTCCTTCGTATGTTCGGCGGCAACACCAATACTGGCCTCGCACGCGGCGTAATAAATATGCTCGAAGATCTTCTTGTTCAGATCCTGCGCTTCCTGCGAAGACCAAGGTAGGCGCATCAGGGCAAACACATCGGCCAGACCTTGTACGCCTACACCAACTGGACGGTGCTTGGTATTTGAGTTGCGAGTTTCGGGGGTAGGATAGAAGTTCTTGTCAATAATGATATCCAGATTACGAGTAAGGATGGTGGTGTACTCGCGGAGCTTATCGAAATTGAAGACACCATCTTCTACGAACTTGGGAAGCGATAGAGAGCCCAAATTACATACTGCCGTCTCATCCGGCGAAGTGAACTCCATAATTTCGGTACACAGATTGGAAGACTTAATTGTACCCAAATTCTTCTGATTCGATTTGGAGTTGGCTGCGTCCTTGTAGCAGAGGTACGGATTACCCGTCTGAATCTGGCAGTCCAGAATCATCTGCCAGATCTTCTGAGCGGGCATTGACTTACGGCCACGACCCTCGCTTTCGTACTTGCGATAAAGATCATCAAATCCCTGACCATAAACATCAGCGAGACCTGGGCACTCATTGGGACACATCAGCGTCCAGTCGGCATTCGATTCTACTCGGCGCATGAACTCGTCAGGAATCCAAAGACCATAGAACAGATCACGCGCCCGATCTTCTTCCGCACCCTGATTGAGTTTGAGACGAAGAAAGTCCTCGATATCTGCGTGCCAGGGTTCCAGATAAATGGCGAACGAACCGTTACGCTTACCTCCCTGATTCACATACTTGGCAGTATCATTAAAGACCTTTAGCATGGGGACAATACCGGTAGACTCGCCATTCGTTCCGCGGATCTTGGAGTTGCGTGCGCGGATATTATGGATAGACAGACCAATACCACCAGCCCACTTTGAAATTTGGGCACAGTCGGCCAGAGTCTTGTAAATTCCCTTGATAGAATCGTCGGACATCTGCAGAAGAAAGCAGGACGATAGCTGGGGAGTTATGGTGCCGGCATTGTAAAGAGTAGGCGTGGCATGAATGAAATAGCCCAGTGAAAGAGCATCATAAGTTTCACGAACCTTGGCGAAATTAGTGGTATGGAGCTGGATAGCTACGCGCATCCACATATGCTGGGGGCGCTCCACAATGTGATTATCTACACGCAGAAGGTATCCGCGCTCCAACGTCTTGAACCCGAAATAATCAAAGTTAAAGTCGCGAGAATAATTGATCATTTCTTCGTACTCGTTCCGGTGCTTGCATACCATATCATGGTACTCGTCCGTAATAAGTTGGGTCTTTCCATGGTACAGCTTCTCTACACAGTCCAGTAGAGTGTGTGGCGTGATCTTTTGGTGGTTATCAATTACGATGCGAGAAGCCAAAGTACCGTAATTGGGATGGTACCGGACCTGCATCATCGCACACGTCTCGCCGGCAAACTCGTCCAGCTTTGAGGTCTCCATACCATCTACAAGTTGACTGCATACCTTCTGAGTTACCAGATCGGGGTTGACATGTGCGAGATCGCCGGCCAGGGTCCGAATACGCTGCTGGACCTCGTCGAAAGAAACCGGTACGCGATTACCATTACGCTTGATTACGAACATCTTACTCATTTAAAAACAGGAGCCAATTAAATCCGTTCTTAAACAACAATGGGGTCTACTGTTTCTACCCAATCTTCTCCGACTTCTACGCCAATTCCCCCTAAGAAGCAGCCAATTAAACGAGAAGAGTCTTCGTTCGGATTTGATGCCGTGCGTGAGAAGATGAACGATGTTTCTCCTTTTGGTAAGGTTTTCCCATCTGGCAGCTCACGGCGCCGCAAGCTTCACCGAAATGTGCATCGACTCAAGCTCGCGAATAATAAGACCAAGCGCGTACGGGGTGGAAAGCACCGTACCTTCAAGCTCCGCCGTTGAATCTAAGTACCCTGTCTCAGGCTGAAACAGAACCTCGGACTTATCAGATCGCTCCATCAAACTTTCATTCAAGAATCGGGAAACTCCGTGAGAAACCAGTCCATCGCGCTCCATTTCTCCGATACGCAGACCTCCATCGTTCGCGCGACCTTCTACTGGCTGATGCGTTAGTAGTTTCTTAGGTCCAGTAGCACGGTAATTGATCTTATCCTCTACCATCTGCTTGATACGGAGGTAGTAAGTAGGACCCATAAATATTTCGGACTCCATCATTTCACCAGTCTGACCGTTATATAGGATTTCGTGTCCATACGGATGCAATCCTATCTTATCGAGCATGTCGCGTACTTCGAATACTCGGTTCTTAGTTGAAAAAGCCGTAGAATCCACTAAGCATCCAGTATGTAATCCTAATTTCGTAGTCATAGTTTCCAAAAACTGTCCTACCGTCATGCGCGAAGGGAATGCATGGGGATTCACAATTAAATCTGGACGTAATCCGGAAGCAGTAAATGGCATATCTTCTTCTGCGACACGAAGACCGCAAGTTCCCTTCTGTCCATGACGCGCCGCAAATTTATCACCAAGCACAGGTACTCGCTTTTCGGCAATACGAATCTTTACGGCCCGAATACCTTCGCGAGTAACGTACCGGTACACTGCATCAATAATACCATGCTGACCACGCTTTGGAGTATACGATTTATCGCGGTATCCGGTTACCTGCCCAGACGCGTTAGTTACTGGTACAACGATACCTACCAGAACAGTTTTATCATCAATCTCCTTACCTTGAATAATAATACCATCTCCGTCCAATAAATCGTAATTGTACCCTTCTTTACGCACCACGGTTTCACGATAACGAGGATCAGCGCCTACATTCGCCATTTCCGTATGAATCTTGGCAGCAGGATTGATCATTTCCTCTTCGATATCGTATGAATGATAGTACGTCGTTTGGAACATACCCCGGGTCAGTGATCCCTCGTTAATTAGAATAGAATCCTCCTGATTATATCCCGAATACACGGAAAGAGCCACAATTACATTTTCGCCATACCCAATGCATCCATTCTTACCAAGAACCGCCGAAGTAGTCCATGTTTGGGATAGTGGGCGCTGGGCATAATTCAACCAAGTAGCGATCGTATCGAAACGTTTATTGAAGGCCGTATTGAACCATGAACAGGCCTGTTTTGCCTGCTGACAACTGAAAGCGTTGCGTGTAGCAGGATTATGGTCGCTGTGTGGAAGTACACTTCCAGTAGCAGAAAACATGATGGTGCAGTGAATTTCGGATGGGCGAGTAGGAGAAAATGGTTCCATGTTAATGCGCAGACTCTCGGATTCCTGTGCATCAATGTAATCTACGAGTTTTGTGTCCATATCCAGCCACTTTGAAATGCGAACAACCGCATCTGCTTTCACGCCTTCGCGATATACTGGCCGAGACATCCGACCTGCGTCCGTAAAGATAATGTACTCGTTATCGAACCGGTTCCAGCACAAACTTACAAACTTTACCATTTTACGTGATCGGCGAAGTTCAAGAAGATCCGAATGGTAAGTTTCTGCGCTTCCGGAAAACACACCTACTAAATCCGAGTTAATAAAAACTTTTGTCCACGTTGGATTCCAAGTTGATGGATGAATGGTGGTAATAGGAATGAAATTGGGAAACTTTGAAACAATATTCAGTACATCGGAAGAAGGAGAAGCCGTAGAAATAGTTGACAGAAGAGTCATTGATTTGGTCATACCAATACCGCCTCCATCGGGATTATCTACTGGACACAGCATGCCCCAAGAACTTCCGTGAATACGACGAGGCTCTACAACTTTCAAACCCTTATCCATCTGTAAATTGACGCGGCGCAAATGGGCTACGGTGCCAATATATCCAAGACGACTCAGTTCCTGAGAAACGCCGTCCATATTTCCCCACTTCCCCTTGAATGAACGTTCAAGAGCATTAATGAAAGCGTAATGCTGCCAGTAGAATGCATCCACGTTTTCTACACTCACAAGTTCGCGAATCTTAATTCCCGCATACTCTTTCTGCTGGAAATGAATACGTACATCCAGCTCTTTCATCATACGCTTGGATACTTCCTTGTAGATGCGACGAAACTCGTAAAAGATTAAGTCGCCAGATGCATCGTGACGCTTATACCGGTAATGATCGCGATCACTCTTTGGTTTAATTCCCAGGGCTACATCCATAGCCATACGGGTCATAATTCCAAGAAGGTATGCTTTGCGACGGTATAGTGCGGGAGGAGTCTCGCCTTCTCGGCGCTCACAGTGTGGGAACATATCAGAATAAATATTCATGTAAACTCCGGCATTCGTACGAGTGCGGTGCTGACGACGTAGAACCAGCATATTCGCATCCTGATTCTGATCTGATTCTTTACGCATTTCCGAAGACAGGTATGCATCATGTGACAGAATTAATTCCATGAATATTTCATCGTATACTGACCGATCGGATTCAGGAATGCCTGCGAGAATCGTATCGTAAATATCCTGGTCATTCGTAAGTCCAAGAGCATAAAATACGCTAATTAGTGGAACTGATTGAGTGAATTTAGGGAGAGTAATGAGTGCCAGCCGTTTCTTGGAAAACGAGGAAAGATCTGCTGTTTTAGAAATTATGTCGGGATCACTTGGCTTATCGTTCTTCGGGGGAATGATAATGAAGTGAGAGTAAGGGCCCTTCGTTCCGTCTTCGGATACCGATCGCATCGCACCAATGTACTCAAACTTCTCACCCTTCGTTGCATCTTCAATCTTAATTGCCACCTCCTTTTCTACCAGTCCCCTCGACCCCTCGTCGGCCGCCTTTGAAACACGCTTCGAAGCGTAGAACATATTATCGCCAAGGCGTTCCTGGGTAAGAAGTACCTTTTCGGCACCGCCAATAACGAAATATCCACCAAGCTCGAACTTGCACTCCCCTGAATCGTATAATTCAGGAGCAGTCATCGTAGAAAGGTAACATAAAGAGCTCTTCAACATCAAAGGAAGATTGGCTATCTTTACGTTCTCGAAAGTACGGATCTCGACTTCCTTTCCAGAAGTGTACTCGATCTCGACCGTGCCTTGGATATCCATAGAATAAGTGGTATTATCGAGACGGCAAGAGTGGGGAAGAATAGCCTTGTTGTCTTCATCTACGGGCGGAAGATACTTGATCTTGTCGCCGGCGCGACCACCTATAAATACCTTAATAGTCCGGTCGTCGGCCAGGGTGAGCTGTAAAGGATTTGAGCCCTTAATAAAGTTTGGGATCTTGGTGTTCAGCATATCTGCATACGAGTCAAGATGGTGTCGAACAAGTGGGTTCGGCGTATCTTCAAAATATGTCTCAAACACATGCCTTGCGATCTCCATTACTTTCCTTGTAGAAAAACAAGAATGCCCTATTACGACTTACTCATGGCAATTGTTGCCACAGCCATTTTCACGGTAGCCTTTTTGGCACTGTACAAGTATGTAATAAATCCCCAGATGGTTATGGATGTTGTTAAGGGTAAGTGCCCTTCACGCTGGACCTACAACCCATCTTCCAAGCTGTGCGAGCCCGCATATGCTACCAAATGTTCCCCGTTCAACCCCGATGCTTCCACATTAAACTCAGCAGTTGCAAAGTGTAATGTAGCACATGAATGTGGTGCTGATTGGCCTGGATACTGCCCTTAGATGCGCATACCGAGAATCGAACTCGGGTACAGGCCTTATAAGAGCCTGGGACTAACCGCTGTCTTATATGCGCAATCTTAGTACGTGTAATGCGTTTAGATTGTTTCAACTTAGAATGGTAATGTATGCGGAAGTATTTCGGCCCAATACTCTCAAAGATGTAATAGGGTACACGGAAGAAAAACGTAAGCTCCGCGAATATCTAACATCGACGGTCTATAATCGATCCGTCATTCTTTCAGGTCCACCTGGAATTGGAAAGACGACGTTGGCATTATGTGCTGCTCGTACGTTCGGAATGGATCCTCTGGAAATTAATGCATCCAGGTCTATTCGTAGCTTTGAAGATGTGGAGAAAATTAAGGACGCATGTAGGTCTGCTGTGAATATTCATTCATTCATTCGAGGAGAAACACAGAAGCGAACGTGTGTAATTTTGGACGAAGTAGACGGGTCTGACCCCCACGCCCAAAACAAGATCATTGACTGGATTAAAGATCCAACCAGACGAGTTCATATTATTTGCACTGGTAATGAGTTACCAACCATTTTCAAACGTAATTCAGAATATATAGATAATATTCGGTGTTTCCCACCAAGAGCCGCAGACCTTCAATCTTTTTTTCCAGATCAGGATATTCCTTTATTACTGAAAGAAAGTCAACACGATGTTCGACGTATGCTGCACAGAATACAGTACGGTGCTTCGGATATAATACCCAAGTATATATCACCGCCTACTGGTCTTCCGGTGGAATCGACGTTTGTGATGAAGCAGCAGATGTTTGGGCTGTTGGACCCGCTTCGCGAATATCGTGCCGACAGACTGGACATCGTACACTCATCGAAAACCAGTTTGAAATGCAAGCCCGATGGTAAACATGCCGACACTGCCGAATTCGGGCGCCACCAGAAGTAATAGTTTCCTGGCAAATAGCACATTGAGAATCAGAAGTCTCGTGAGTTTCCAGTGCCGCATTAATCTGTACCTGGGTCGGAGCAATAACTACTGGATCCAAGAACCGGTTCGGAACGGACAAAGTAAGAATAGCATTTGCAGTAGATGAGTAGAGGTGGTTGGTATAAACACGATTCAGCATTTCAATAATAAGCTGTTCATTGTTCATGAACCGAGTCATAAGACCTGAGCGAGATGAATAATTTATCATCCTCAGAGTTTGGTAATCAAAAAAGTGGTTTCGTCCTCTTGCGAGACTGAATAGCGTATCTATAACTGCGCCTTCCATTGAAGTATTAACATCATTTCTTTGAAAATCACTTAGCGTCTGAAGAAGGCATCAATAGGTCCAACCTTATGCTTGCGCAAATACTGAGCGCCCATGAATAGAAGCGGTTCCAAATCCTTTTCCTTATTTTTCAGTACTTTTAGTGTCGCTTCTTCTTCGTCCAGTCCATCTTCGCGAAACTCGGAGAACATCGTACCGTAATCTCGCTTTCTATATCCTTCCAGCTGATCAATTGCCAGTGCAAACAATTGAGCCACCGGATTCTGGATTTGGTTCGTTATGTAAAACTCCGTATCTGGTTTCAGCTTTTTCTCGCGAACATAATCGACATGTTCAATCTTGTCTCCCTGCTTCTTCTCGTCTTTACGGTTCGCGACATAAATATACGAAAGACGATCGCCTACTTGTGGCTTATTACCTGCATCCCTCTCCTCCATTCGATCGGCAAGAACTCTGTGAGCAATCTGACCGGGATTCTTGTAATCGTCTCGAAGCTGCTTCGAGAGAATATACTTTTCCAGAGGATACTCGTTCTTCATAACCTTGACCAGCATTTCCTTAACCAGCTTTTCGGCCACCTTGATATTACGATGTTCCATGAGCGAGTCCAGAGCTCCGCCGAAGATATCTTTTACGATAGGAGCATTATCTCGGCGTTTCAGTGCAACGCCCATCGTCTTGCGCTTACACTTGGTTACATCGTCCTCGTACATCATACCTACATACCGCTTACGACAGAACAGAATGAACGGATAGAATGTTTTTTCATACTCGATGCGGTAAGGTTTACGACAGAACGCCGTAATACGATCTGCTGCCTTCTTGCCCAGTTCAATACTTTCTGCCAGATCTTGTGTTTGGAACTTGATGAAGATTGAATCCGTATCGCCATAAATAACTTCACCGCCAAACTCTTCTTCTACGATCTTCTTGGCATCGCGAATACGATCGCGACCCGCAGAAGTTGTGCACGCCGCAACCTCCAACTTTCGGATCGGAGACGTCCGAGAACCACACTGACCATAAACTGAATTAGCTACAACCTTGTAAGCCAATTGAAGACCGTTCAGTACCGACTTTTGAGCATCGTCGTCAATAGTCTCCATCAACTTTCGCGTCTCCTTTCGCTTGCGAAGAAGAATATCCAAGGTCAGTGGAAGAACGCCCACAGTTCGTGGATCCGAGTTCGGCTGAATGAATCCACACGTAATACGGCCATTAGAAGTCTTGTCTTCTCCGAACGTATCGTACGAAATTTCGTCTACCTTGTACCCCTCTGTATTCGGCAGAATTTCTGGTTCTTGTCTGATCTTCTTTCCGGAAGAACTGAAAGTCTTGACGTACACGAGCGTATCCGGCGACAGATTGAATGCGATCATATTCGAAGGATAAAGTGAATTGAAATCAAGAACAGGGATGGGTTGGTCCAGATACATCCCGATTTTGGGCGGAAGTACAATAGCACCTTCATAAGACGAATCACCTTCCAGTCCGTCCTGCGTCATGATGATCTGATTACGCTTAGAAGCCTGATAAACGACTGCCGAGAAGATCTTGATTCCTTGTCCTCGCAGAAAGATGTACTGGATCGGAACTCGGCACACATCTGCCATACCACGAGCATTCACAATAGTATCCAGTTTGGCCATAAGCGTAAGAACCAGATCACAGTCCTGAATACAGTACTTGGCAATCACTGCACGATCGTCCGCCGAACCACGATGAGACGCAAACATTTCTTGGGCTGTAGTGTCGTCCTTACCGAAACACCATTCCAATTTCGTCATTTCGTCGGCAGTAAGATCCGCGTCGAACAAGTACGTATTTGCCGGAAGTTCTACAATAAAGCTCTTTGGCTTAACTTCGGAAACATAGAACTTCTCGCCGTCGCGATAAGGATTCGTGGTATTCGTCATAACATCGAACCGAACCAAATTTCCCTTGAATAGTCCACGCGTAGTCTTGGTGAAGATCTCGTACTTCTGGGTCTTCTCTCCGGCTATAATCACTACTTTCGTGACCTTATCTCGCAGAAACACTGCGGCTACATTATCCAGCTTGTACGAATCCAAATTCTGTTCGCGTCGGACTGAAAGAAGCAGATCAATAGCCAGACGACCCGGTACCTTCAAATACCGAACGGCGAATGTCCCACTGGCCAATTCAAACTTCTTGGCTTCGGTATGTGCGTATGTAACTCCACCCTTATTCTTCCAATCGTCGATTTCAACGCGTCCAATATTGAAGATAAGGCGATTATAAGTACACCGATCGGCAATGTACGAATCGTCAAAGCCAAATGTATTATAACCAGCAATAATATCGGGATTCTCGAATCGTACGCATTTCATGAACTCTTCCAACAGATGCTTCTCGTTGCGACAGCTGACGAAAGTTACTGAATCGTCGGTGGACGGAGAGCAAGTTCCGGATACAAATACGAAACGCTTGTAAGAAGTCAGCATATCGTCCGTATACCGAAAGCTTATGCCGATTTGAATAATTTCGTCCGAAGGATTCGATGCGACTGGAAAGTTTCCTGATTCCGAATAAGTCTCGATATCGTAGCCGGCTACATACAGAGGAACTTTGGCATTTGGTTCAGGAGATACTTCCGTATAATCCAGAGTGAAACATACATCTACATTCTCATCATCTCCCGGTTCCTCTTCGTCCGCTTCGAACGAGATTGGAGACGCAGGAGAAATATCCAGTTCATGGAATAGACGGATAAATGGGGGCAGATTTGCTTCGTAAATATCTTCCAGTACAATATCGCGCTTTCCGAACTTGATTCCGCTTTTTAGAGTTTTAAGTACCATTTTCATCATAATAATTCCGTTGAACGACAACTTCCAAACCTTGATTGGTTTCAGTCCCGTAAATCCACGCATCGCATCCAACTTTGCTTCCTGAGTAATTTTCAGACCACCAAGAAACTTACCTTCCTTCGACATTGCGGACCCAATAAAGGAATACACGCTGGTATTCGATTCTCCCTCTTCGGCGCGAAGATAGAAATAAGGTTTGAATCCGTTAAGTCTTACTTTTGCGACCTGATCATCATCAAGTCGGCCAAATACATCCACCGTATACTTACGATCAATATCCTGTTCCAGCCAGTCGGCTGGTTGTAGAATCGGCATCTCTACTGGATGTTAGAGACGACTACTTAAATTCGTTTTGTAAGATAATAGAATGGCAACAAACTTAGGACTTCCATTTATGTATGCCAATTCCCGTCAGGGCGTTGCTGCTCGCGATGTAGCACGCCAGTCATCGGAGACCGCAGACATGAAGGCAGCACAGCCTTCTGGATGTGGCAATAACTGGGCAGTAGCCGCATCTATACCTGGACTTATCCCAATGGGCAACTTCGGTAATTCCCCCGAAGGTGGCTGTGGAATTGATCTACAGAGCCAGTTACTTTTTGGTGATCCAGCCACCGCTCGTTTCAAGGGTCCTAAGCAGCTATTCGAGCGTCCCTTTGCGACGACTCCTAATTTGGCATTAGGTAATATTGAGGGAATTGATGATCAGAGTCGTGTAATGTTTGGTCATTCTACGGCGAATAGAAAGAGCATTCAGACAGTGACTGACAAGCAGTTTCCTGTTTTTGAGCCTCTGCTGCCAGAGCGGGAATCTGACATTCCTGATAACAACTACTTTGTTGAGCCGTTTCTTCGTGGGGGGTACAATGCCCGACTTGTTCCTCGTGTTCGGGTTGATTTGACGAAATAGATCGCTTCGCGTGCTCTTCGTCCATAGCCTTTAAGGATCCCCGTAGTTCCTTAATAGCATTCTCCTCCTCCGTATACACTCGTACTGGCTTAGCCTTCTTAATATACTTCGAACTTGGAAACTCGTACTTTGGCATCAGCCGATCTACTGCGTCCGTAACATCATTCGTTTCAGCATACACTCGTTGCGCGTCATCTTCCGAACAACCAGTGAGTTCCATAATAGTTTCCACAGCTCGGTTCATATTTTATTGATTAAGTGTAATAATACGAAAATGCGTTTCATCGATGCCCTCTGCCCTCCCTCGCTTCTGTACTTACTGTACATCACGATCCATGTAGGATTAGATCTCTCACTGGGCCTATTTCTTACGGCGGCTATGAAGGTAGTAATGGGAGTTGCCGGTGTCATTATTCTGGATGCGCTGTGCTCAGTAGATCTCGGCGTAGTATCCTGGGCCATTGTCGCCACGCCATTCATCATGGTGGCACTCGCGTCCTCGATTTCTCTCGGATTAGGCATGGACCGTATGGCGGCCAAGTACATGAAGGAGAACTTTACGCCTCTAACTGGCGACAATCTCCACAATCGCGACCGGATTGTAAGTCCTTTAAAGGAGGGCGACGCACTCCCACTTTCAAGCAGCTCGATGTATTAGGAATAAATAAATGCTACTAATCGCTTGGGCATACCGTCAACTTTTCGCGTGCTGTTTCCGAATCAAGAATATCCTATTTCGTCCCGACGATCCTCATCCTGAAATCGTACATGCGTCACTTCTTCCGTGGCTTTGGATTGGCGGGGTTACGGGTGAGAACACTGTAGATTACACTGCTGAAATCAATAGTACGATCGTGTACGGGATGGTAGTTACGACCGATTGGCTGGATGCAGTCACGAACGCAACTCCCGAAACTTGGAAGTATCTGGATCCCAAGACGTTAGAAGAGAAGGATTTTCCTCCGAGTGGGTTTGTAATAGAGGATGATACCGTCTCAGCAGAACCTGAGGACGAGAGTGACAGCACCAATGCTAACGCAGATCATACTGAATAGATCTGATTACTTCGAAATCGCCGAAGACTATTCTCAATTACGTAAAAAGTTCAATCCAGACGGATACCTAAGTACCATCTCTCTTTGGGTTGAAATGATTATTAGTCCCATAATAACTTTCATTATGGCTATTTATAACCGGGAACCTCCCGGTATTTTTAATATGCTTTCGATCCATAAAACTATAACTTTATGGCAAGATTGGTTCGAGTACCAAACTCTAACCAAGCACGTACACAGATGGATGAATATTGTTCGTCCCATCGGTGGACCATTTATTGCTACGAACGATCCGGATTACCATGTTTATGTTTATGCTGACGCTATGCAGCGTATTTATTACTCGTTCTTTCCGAAGAACTGACTGAACGTTTTCAGTAGTTCAGCACCCTGCTCGATCGCAGGCTTCATTTCGGATAAAGAACCCATTAGTTCCTTTTGAAGGCCCATTAGTTCCTTCGTGTCGCGGCGCATACCCCCAATCTGTTCAGGAGTCAGGTTACGATATGCATGTAGGATAGTCGTCCCGATATCTACATGTGGATCATCTGTCTTCGGTGGAGCAGGCTCTGGGTCCTCCTTTTTAGCCTTAGGATGCTTCTTCTCTTTCTTGGCTGCAAAGTCTTCCTCCTCTCCATCTTCGAATCCCTCGTAGGTATTCTTGGTGATCATGCAGATAATGTAGATCGCCACGAGTCCAGCAATAACTGAAACCGTATGGGATAGCTTACCAAGATAGTGAGCCAGGATATAAGCTAAAATTACCCATACTACCATATACCCCAGATTCCGCTGAACCAGGTAGATGGCTACGGCTAAGAAAAGTAATCCTGCGAGGATAGTGTCCATTATCCTATTGAATGAAATTAATGGGCGCGTACAAAGCTACCGAAACCTGAACCGGGATTGGCGCCCTTGTTGTTGAAGTCGCCTAATGATGGTGCACCAGTACCGTTCTTGGTATTTACGCCAACATAGTCGGCAATTCCACGCTGGCCAGTGCCCTCGTATGAGGCGGATACGGCGCCGTACGCGCCACCACCACGACGAACCTTGCGGCTCTTCTTAGCGCTCTTCTTAGCACTGCGGCGGTGCTTGCGGCGCGCACCGAGCTGGAAAGAGTTTGAACCACGATCGCTCAGATCGACAGCGAACGGTCCGGCCTCTGAACCGCGGCCCCACTCCATAGCGCCAGGAGCAATGGCACCCGCTGCACCATAAAATCCTCCGCGGTGCTTACGGTGGCGACGAGTCGCATGTTTCTTGGTAGTACGGCTCTTACGAGGCATTTACTTCTACTCGGGGAATAAAAACGGATTTGTTCGGGTCAGATGAATCAATTTCAATACCACAATGAATACTATCTTTCCTACTTGGGATTCTTATACGGACGCACTCGCTGAGTACATGTCTACCGGGTTCTTCTCTGAGTCGTTTCCGCAATATGCAAAGCTTCTTGAAGAGTACAAGCGAGCAGATTTGAAGATTGTGCAGGAGCTGCTGGATGCAGGGTACGATGCGCAGGACGGGTGTAATAAGTTCATCGCTGCTTGTTTCAAGGGATCGAGGTATATCCACGACTTTGTATTCGATTACCTGGCCAGTATCGTAGAAATGTTTATCAAACGCGGAGCTGTGGTGACTACCCAAATGGTCGACGAGTGTTTTACTATACATTATACCGGCGCATCCAAGTTCGATTTTGAAGATGAGTGCAATATTATTGCCCCACGCAGTATTGTCTTGGACTTGATTGGCGAGTATATTACTACTCCCTTGCCCGGACAACATGACTGGAAAAACATTAAGGCAATGAATTGGGAAGAAATTCCCGCCGATATAGAGTATTCTATGAAGTGCGCAATGTACCGCAAGTGGCGCAGCAATTATTTGCGGTCTATTTAGGCTGGAATATTTTCCAGAACAGTCCAGGATCCGTCATCATTCTTCATGCATTTACATTTGAATTTTTGACCTCTTGAACGAAGGAATTCAGAAGTTTTTAGGTTTGGGACGCGGAGGTATCCGCCCGATTCGACCTCGTAGCAATCGGGAAGAGGAAGTTTGGTGATATTCATCATATTTTGGTCTTCGAGTTCCATATAATAACCCGGCTTTCCAATTTCGTCTACATGCGCCTCATACCCTTTCAGTTTTTGTTTGGGATTCAGATCGGATTTATGGATGAGTTTAGCCGTTCCGGGAACATGGTACATGAATGTACTCATCAGATCTTTCAGCCAGTTATATCTCTGTTCGAAGGTGGAGCAAGCATACACACAATTTGAATTGTAAATGAAGATGTCGGCAATCACGTACTCGAAGGGAGTTAGACGTTCGGCTCGAAGAAAGGTGTCTCCACATAGACGTTCGTCTACTATACACTGAATTTTACGGCATTCCTGTGTGGTCATCCAAAGACACACGGGAATAGCGTTTTCGTAAGTAAATATTATCCATCCGGAAGTACCGGTAGTTTGGGGGACCTTAAATAGTTTATGGCAGGTCTCGGGGATTGACCGCTTGAAGACCTGGCGGGAGCTTGGTGTCCACTCGTGCCGACTCTGAATCTGATTTGCGAGGATCATACTCTGGCAATTTAACTTCCTGCGGTTGCTGGGTTAAAGCCGGTTCGTTTTTACCGAATAATGGTTCCGCGGGAGGCGCGTGACTTAAAAACGATAAGTCCTGAACCGGTGCCTGCTGAACAGGCATCTGCTGGACCGGTGCTTGCTGAACAGGAACATCGCGGTAAATGATCTTGGGCTCGGGAGGATACATGACCCGCGTAGCTACAAAGGTAAGAACTTGGAGAATAACCATAACAAAAATCGTAGCAAGAGCTACATATAATACATCTAAGGCTATCATTATTGTTGAATTAGGTTTCAAATTATGCATTCTCTACGAACAGTTCCGCATAGTCTCCGTTCGACTCCTTCCATATCTTGGGGGTCTGCGAATACAGAGTCCATCGCACATGCTCTTCGTGCTGAACTCTTCCTGCAATAGCTCCGTTCCAGGCCATTTCCTGGTACGTTTCCGTGTCGGGAATATACTTGAACCTCACGTATCGAGATGGAATATAGCTCCACCCATCATCACACCACAAGATAGTCAGGTCTTTGCTGTCCAGTGGACGTGGGAGAGGCCGATTGTACGCCTGCGGCGACATTCGCTTGATCTTCATTTATCTGCTTCATACAGCTTTCAAGTAAACTAATTCGTATTTCAGGAGCCGATGAAATTGCGTCGCACAGAAAGAGAGTATCATACAGCGAATTGTGGAGTTGAGATATGGTTGGAATCCGGCCAGTTGCCCAGAAGTACAGCTCGCTCAGCTTTGGAGACTTGTTTTTAGGAAGCTTGCACAATTTTCGTCCTATCTGCATAGTACATAATTTCGGTCTCCTGAACCCCACAAAGTCCCGTTTCAGGTCATGAATCATGGCATTATAGATAACATTCTTATCGAAGTGTACATTGTGAGCCACTACTGCATCAAAATCCTCCGCGAAGAACTTGTCCATCACTTCCCCGAGATCGTGACCATTTTGTGCATCTTCTCGTGTAATTCCGTGGATAACCGTAGACTCGAAAGGAATCTCCCAGCCGTTTGGCTTGACGATGTAACTTTGGCTGCTCAGAACTTTATTGAACTTATCGTCCATGATAGCCCAAGAAATGGACACGATGTGTGGCCAGTTGTCGGGTCCTTTAAATGCGGATGCCGAGAAATCTTTCGGTAACCCCGTAGTCTCGGTGTCGAAAATTATGAACTTCATTATGTGCTTACCATGAACTTGTTTTCACTTAACAAATCCATTTTACGCGGAGTGTAGTAGGTATAGCGCAACTACGCCGAAGATTACGGCGTGGAGGGCGAGGCCGTAGGTGGTGGGGCAGCCGGCCTGCGCGACCTTGAACCAGTGGGCAAGCTGGGGTACGAGCGCCGTGGCGACGCCGCCGACAAGGTTATCTACCAGGCGGTAGGTCATTGGGGAGCTAATGACAAAAAAGAGGAGGGCTAAGGCCGCGGCGTGCTGGAACTTCTTGCTGAACATGGTTTGATCTATTACGAGGAAAAAGTCTTTTGGGTCTGAATAATTGATTGGATCCACTGAGGAATGTTTTCAATAAGACCCTTGACTTGCATGATATTTTGTGGAACCGGGTAATGTATATCCAACGTATTGCTGTCACAAATAAATACTATGGCTGTCGTCACGAAACACATTCTGCTTTTAAGAGCAGTAGGCGTCCATCGTAAACAGTGAAGCTTGTAGAGCGAATCGATGTAGGGCATAAGTACTCCTGCCTGAGGAGATGTTCGTACCGAATCTATGATTACATTCCAAAGTAACCAAACTACATGACGGCAATGTGCGCCTTCAATGAAAGAGTTTGTTCGGAATGAGCATTCGAGATTCTGTTTATTGGTTTTTTTGTACACGGACGCAAACTTCATTATCCACGATATCCAGTACAGTGCCCGTGTCATATCGCGAGTTTCAGGGCGAAGACAGTAAGTCAGTTCATTAATGGGGACGTACAGATCTAATGGATCGTCTTCCTTCACTAAATGACGAGCATAATTAGAAGATGGAGCCTTCAAATTTTCGTTGATGGTAATTGTATTAAAATCATGCTCAGGTTTGATGGTAGGTAAGGGTGGCAGCTTGTTTTTACGAAGCATGGCAACAGAAGCCGCAACTTCACAAACTAAGTTCCGAATTTCCATATTGTTGCGCATATCCGTCATGGCCATAATAGAGTATTGGCCTTCATACGGGGCAAACTTTTCGTACATCCGAACCAGGTACAAGAATACATTAGGTGCTGCGCGGTTAATATGATGAGCTGCTGATTCAAATAATGTTTGCCACAGTGAATGGACAAGTCCGGAACACAGAAGTTCCAGAGTCCAGTAGCAAGCATAATCTGCGTGTCCTAACTTAATGTTTTCATCGAGAACCTTGTAGACGTGCGTCCTCAAATGACCAGAAAATGTGAATTTTTGAAAGTCTACTACTGTCCTTGAATCAAGGACATTCATTATTTTTGGAAATAGACCAAATATTGGTACTCTTTTCCGCATCGCACCAGATCTACTGATTCTTTATGACGGAACCCACTCGTCTGGAAAATATTAATTAGACGTTCTTTGGAAGGCATCGTTAGTTGCAGCTTGTTTTCGCGGTACTTTACGCCATCGTTGGACGCTTTATCATAATAAGTAAATGTCTCGTCAAAAGAAGCATTATCTTCATCCTTCTTCTTATTGAAACGACCCAAGTACTTGAACTTATCGAAATATACATTCGAGTCTACTACGCGATCCAGGGAATATTTCTGTAACGAGAATGCTGCAAAAGGAGACGCAACTTCGTGAAGAGGATCGAACTTGTCTGGGTCCACCATATGCACCACAAACCATCCGCCAGGTTGTAGCCATTGATAGGCATTATCCGACAGAATCTTGGGATTCTCAAACATGTACGTGGAAAACCCAAGTAAGAATGCGTGGCTCATGGATTTTTGGGGAAATAAATGGGAATTGGTTACATCTCCTTTCTGAAACTTGGCAGCAGGGCACCCATCACGCGCCTTCTTGATCATGGCATCGGAAATATCTACACCCACATATTCTACACCCAAGTTCTTGAACCAGCAAGCGTGTGGAGCTGTGCCGGAACACATATCCAAAATACGTACGGCAGAAATTGGCCAATCAGCAAGCGCAATATCCTGAATAGATACTTCTTCATACTTCATTTTCTCGTTGGAGTTCCAGAGTACATCGTAAATTGAAGCGTACGTATCATCATAAATTTCCGCAGCGTCTTCATACGTTACACTCTTTCCGTCTTCGAATCCTTCAATGGAAGAATACCATGTGGTTAGTGCGTACATTAGCAATACGAGAAGCGCCAGAAATATATAAGCTGCTTCCATTCTGTTAGTTATTTACCAAGACTTATTTCGTCCACCCACAACCTGTTCAACCTGTTCCATTACAGTGGGGACATACGTGAACCGGCGATAGAGCATAAAAACTATTACGATGCCAAGAATAGCAATAAGTCCATCAAGTATCCAAGGAAGGTAGGTGCTAAACCCCGAAGTTGGTTGATTCAGTTCTACCGTTCGCTTCATTACATCCGCTTTATCGTGAACTTTCTGAACCTGTTTCGTCAGAAGACTATTGTCCTCTTCGTGTGACTTTACTGCTGCCGCTAAGTTTTTGAAGTTGTGCTGCGCCTTCTCTTTATCTGTCAGTTCATGATACGCCTGAACATACTTTCCAAGAACAGGCTCGATATCTTTCTTGGCAATTTCCTGCTTTTCTGCCACCAGCCATCCCTGCCCTTTCAGGAGAGTATAGTAGTTGGTGCGTGCCTCATTATAAGCCACGGTATTGCCGCTTTTCTCAGCAGTATCCATGGCTAATTTCAGAGCATCAAGTTTACGCTGCCTTAAACAGTCCGGCCCACAGGGGGGAGCTACTACTGAATCCATTGTGTATAGTCAAGTAGATTCCTGCTGCCAGAACTATTAGTGCCACCCAGTGTATTAAAGACCCCAAAAACGACCCGATAAAATAGATTATGACGACGGCAATGAGAGTGTATACGAATCCAGAAATAATAGGCTGAACTGCTCCAATCTGGTCCAATGTAGCCTGTTGGGAACTAATTAGTTCCTCTAAATGTCCCGCCGCATTCTTCGAATCGGTGGAAGATTTATGCTGATCGCCAAACATCTTTTTCAGGAACGAAGAAATATCAGAAACCTGTTTATTCACAGTCATAACTCCGGTCTGCTGGTTATATGCCGTCGTGACATTCTGCACTATCGCATCGCGCTGCTTATCGAGCGGAGTAACCGTATTCATAATCGTAGAATAATCAGGCTTGTCAACTCGGTTAAAAATATTGCCTACGTTCCCCTTCGTACTGGCTGTCATCCAAAGCTGTTTGGAGGTAGGATCCGCAGTAATATTTAAAGGAGCAAATCCTTGGGTATCGACGGGACTCACATCCTTTACCGAACAATCGCCTTCGCATTTCAGGACTTTGGAAGTAGGATCGACGGCATAAATGGACGACTGATCGATCTGTCCAATCACTGAATTCACTTTCAGGCCAAGCAGACCGACAATAGGCAGCCATCCAGATTGCAGAGTCTCGTCAGTCTTCATTCCGTCGCCCGATGAATCTTTACCGTACAATGAAGTCGATGAAGCAGACGTGATTGTCACCTTATTTTCGGGCTCAGAAATCCAGTTCGTAGTAGTGCACGGCTTTGGGCATTTCTGTTTATTGTTCTGGGAATCCTGGGCCCAAATGTAACTGTGGGTTGAAAATATCTGGGAAGCCGCAAAAGGTACTGGAACCATATTCCACGTTCCCTTGTTATCGGCCGTAGATACCAGCAGATTATTCTTTCCATCTGATGTAGTTACGAGGATATAGACGTTTGTATCGTCCGTAGCGATATCCTGTACGCTATTTATGGCGTACTTTGATAAATCTACTGGCTGCCAATTTCCGGAACATGGAAGTCCGCAAATATACACTGACGCTCCGCTGAACCCCCAAGCAAAGCCATAAGCGGATGATGAAACCTTAGTAAGCTCTCCTGGAATATTTGCCCATGTCAGCACAGCCGATAACTGTGTCGACAGAGTGTTATTTATATTTTGTGTAGTTTGATCGTAAGCAGCCTGAAAATCTGCCATGTTATTATAGAGTCTTTAAAAAGTTATCAAATAATCCTCGACCTACAACTACCGAAGTGTATGTTGACTCAGTAAACCCGCGCGTCTTTGGCTGATCAGTAATTACCTTCTTGCCATTTGCACCAGTGGTAAACCCATTCGTGGCGGCGTACTGGAAGTTTACGTTAACAGCTGCCCTGCGCATAGCTGTAATCATAGATGCATCGGAACCGGTGCCTTTTCCACCTGGTCCAGTGTTCATGGATATACGACTTGACATTTATTTAGTATGTAACAAAAGTAATGGATATAAAGGAGTTTACTGATTCACGAAACTCCGAGCTTGCTGATTTTCAAAAGCAGTATACGTACTTAAAATCGGAATATTCAACTGCTGCATTATCCGCAATCCAAGAAAGTGATCCTGAAAAGCAGCAAACGCTTATTCAACGAGTACTGGCTATTAACCAGGAACTTTCGTCCCAGTTAAAAGACATTTTAGCTATTTTGAACAAGGGGTCTGATTCATTCGATTCAAAGACATTATCCGATCTGACGTCTGATCTAATCGCATACCAAAAAGAGTTTCAGGAAATGCAGGCTTCGAATGATAAAGTAAGTACTTTGAAGCGCATTCATGCTACCAATAGCGATAAACTGGGAAGCGCACAAACCATGTACTATGTTTATCTGGGCGCACTCATCTTTCTGTGCCTGGTTGTGGTGTACTCTGTAATTAATGCTTCGTGGACACAGAGTATTGTTGGTGGCGCTATACTAAACTTAAACCGACGATCGTGGCTACCATTATTCCAATAGCCACATACTGAAAAACTGGTGATACTACTGGGGCAGACACCGCAGTATTACGCATTTCAGCGGCAACTTCGGCATCATGCTCATCGACAAGTCCCTGGCCCAGATGAACCGCCTGAGACTTAACATCCTTCATCTTATTTTCCGCATCGGATCCCAGTGTATTCTTAATATTTTGAGAATCAGTCTCGTTTGCGTGATTCTTGGCAACAATGATTGCGTCTAATCCCGACTGAGCCGCCTCGTAAGCAACCTTGTATTTTTGGTTTCCAGTAAGTTTGTACTGCACATAGTTATCGTGGTAACTACGGGTCAGAGTATTAAACTGGCTATCCATTTATACCTTCTGCCACACAATAACGATACCGCAAATTCTCCGCCGAAGTCTCGCACATCCCAATAACTTCTACTACATCTCCCGGTCGCGCGCCAATAAACTTCGCCATCGCATCCTGGCTGAGAATCTTCGGAATCTGATCAATAGACTTCAAGTTGTAAGACTTGATGATTGCTGGCTTCTCGTTCTCCTTAATGATACGATGCTGGGGTACCTTACGGTGCTTACTAATATTGAATCCCAAACTGCGAATATCGAAGATTTGGACATATACATTATCGCGCTCGTTATTGTGGTTAATCAGGACCTTCATTACCGACTCGGAAGGGCGAGACGGACTGACCACAATAATGCCGGTAGAGAAGTTGTTCTCTCCCGCGAATCCCAGAAAGTTATTGAGTTCCTTTTCAGACACGCGGGTCTTGGTACTGAAAATGATAAGAATTCCTGCGAATGAGTACATCTTCGTGCCGTCCAACGTACTTGGTACAAGTTCAAACTTATCGGCCACGAGTCCGCGAGACGTAAGCATTTCTTGAAGAGTTGAAAGGGCGATCTCCTCCGCTGACAGCGGGCGGGTCTTTTTGAGCTGTTGTAGCGCGCTAATTGATAGTTCCTCCATTCCTTTAATACTTATGAAGTATGAAAACATCATTCCATTTTTTACATGCTTAAATCAAATGAAGAACTGGGCTTTTGTTGCTATTTTAGTCGCCCTTGCCGTTGTATGGTATGTCATTAAGACCCGAGAGGGCTTTGTAGCCGAGTTTACGGATCGTTCGAACGAAGAGAAGACCGACCAGACGCGCGTATCTTCGTATGCCCAGGAAACCAATCACTTCAAGATGGCCAAGCAGGACCTACCCCCAATCGATGGTGTAGAGACTCCTTACCGCGTTAACGCCTTCAACTCCTTTGTACCTGTATAAACGCACCAAGAATAGTATATCAAATGCATTTGGGCAAGACAGTATGTCTAAATATGATCGTAAAGAACGAGTCACACGTTATCGAAAAAACGTTTGATAACCTATCCAAATATATTACCTTCGATTACTGGGTAATTAGTGATACTGGCTCGACTGACGGAACTCAGGAAATTATAAAGAACTATTTCGCTAAAAAGGGTATTCCCGGCGAATTAGTTCATCATGAGTGGCAGGATTTTGGTTACAATCGTACGATGTCTCTTCGGGCAGGATATAACAAAACCGACTATATCTTTATTTTCGATGCCGATGATTCTATACATGGCGATTTCAAGCTTCCACAAAAGTGGGATGTAGATTCGTACCTGTTGAAGTTCGGAGATACGATGACGTACTATCGCCCCCAATTAGTTAATAATCGCAAGAAATGGAAGTACGAAGGCGTTCTTCATGAATATATTGTGTGCGAAGAAACTGCGATTGGACAGACTTACCATGATGGAAATTACTATGTCGATTCCGGAAAGACCGGTGATCGTAGCAGGGATCCGCAAAAGTACCATAAGGATGCCCAAATCTTGAAGGCTGCGTACTATGCCGACAAGGAGAAAAACGGCGGTCTATCGAATAGGTACGCATTTTACTGCGCCCAAAGCTTCAAGGATTCTAATCAGATCGACGATGCAATTGAATGGTATACGCTGGTTGCCGATACGCTTCCAAACTGGGTTCAGGAACGGTATTATTCGTGTGTTATGCTGGGACAGCTGTATGAACGTAAAGGAAACTTTGAGAAGTCTATTTATTACCATCTGCGCGCTTCTACTTTCGATTCTGAGCGTATTGAAGGTGTTGTGTTTGCCTGTGATTATCTGCGCAGAGTAGGTATGCACGAACTCGTTATGCTTCTGTACAACAAGTACAAGAACTATAACCCGGATCCCAAGAACAAGCTTTTCCTATTTCGTGAACCGTACGATGGTTCGCTGGAATGCAATGCAAGTATGAGCGCATGTTTCATGAACCAGAAAGATATTGGATACGAATGTATTCGTAAACTTATTTCCAGCCCAACAACTCCCCAAAACATTCGGAACATTATTTTCGATAATCTTCGGTTCTACGTTCATGAACTCGATAAGGATTCGGAAAGTATCGATATTTTCTATGCGCTTACGAACTTCATTACTACTACGAACAACCAGGCGCTTGTCGTAGTTTGGAACCTCCTTTTCAAGAAACATAGGGCTGAACTTATTAAGCCTTCTCGCCCCATCAAGATTAAATCGAAGACCGTAGAAGTATTCTTATCGTTTACGTCATGCAAGCGGTTCGATCTTTTTGAACAGACTGTCAATTCCATCATGAACCATTTTACGGACAAGGAAAAGATCGATTACTGGTTCTGTGTCGATGATAATTCGAGCCATGAAGATCGTACGAAGATGAAGAAGAAGTATCCTTGGATCGTGTTTTACAACAAGACCGAAAAGGAGAAGGGGCATCGTCCAAGTATGAATATTATTTGGAATAAGCTGAACGAAATGAAACCGAAATACTGGATACATATTGAAGATGATTTCCTATTCCACTCCAAGAAGAACTATATTACCGACGCAATCAAGTTCCTGGAAACTTCGGGAAATATCAAGCAAGTTCTATTTAACCGCAATTATGCCGAAACTATTGATGATATCAAACTTGCCGGACATTCTAAGTTATCGCCAGGATTTGTGGTTCACGATCACAAGATGGATACAGTATCGTACCCTAACTGCCATTATTGGCCGCATTACAGTTTCCGTCCCGGCGTTGTAGTAGTTGAGGCTGTACTGGGTCTTGGTAATTTTGATAGCCCCAATACTTTCTTCGAAATGGACTATGCGAACCGGTGGGTACATGCAGGATACAAGACTGCATTCTTTGATGGGATTAATTGCAGACATATTGGTCGTCTTACGTCAGAGCGTCATAATACCGATGCTAAGAACGCATATAGTTTAAATAATGAGGACCAGTTTAGTAACAAGCCGGCTTCAATGAAGATTGTTAACCTAAAACGCCGCCCGGATCGTATGGAAGCCACCAAGAAGATTATGGATGGAGCTGGAATCACGGATTATGAGTTCGTGGATGCGATTGACGGTAAGGAACTGCGACCTTCTCTCGAACTTAAAAAGTTGTTTGCCGGAAACGATTTTGGAAGTCGTATTGGAGTTCTGGGATGTGCTCTGACGCACTACAAGCTATGGCGGACTTTGTGTGTGGATACAACTCACGAATACTACACTATTTTCGAGGACGATATTACTCTTGTACCCGGTTTCAAGCAGAAGTACGATAGTATTAAGTCAGAACTTCATAAGTTTGATTGCGTGATGCTGGGGTACCATATGTTTTCTGCTAAACGTGAAGAGACCAAGAACATGTATGTCAATCAGACCGATAAGCTGAGTATTTCTCCCAACAAGAAGCAGCTGAATATTGGCGGAACGTTTGGGTACTCTATCAATAAAAAGGGCGCAAAGGCGCTAATAAATTATATTGAGAAGAATGGAATTCGGCATGGGATTGATTATGTAATGAAGATTTGCCCTGATCTGAATACGTGGGAAGTGCGGCCACAGATCGTGTTCTCGGAATGGTACGAAACTCCTGGCCAGAACGTTGATTCGGATATCCAGACGAATTACGAGACTCTGAACTTCGATATGGTGCCAGATCCTTCGACAGAGTTCAATTTTTTACCTGGCCTTGATCAGATCAGTAATGATTGCTATTACCATCAGGGAAAGAGTCTGGCTGAAATGATGGAAATCGCACTTGCCGATCCAAAGTGCGCCGGATTCAATACTCTTGGATTTTTCAAGACATCAATTTCTACTCTGAACCGATCGCCGTATTTCGGTCCGATGGACGGACTGTACGTAAAGAAGGTTGCTCCCCAAAATGACAAGCCCAAGAATGCAGGAACTACTCGCGTAAAGATGCTGTGTGACTGGCAGTCTTCGGAAAAACTTGTGGAAGAATGGTCTATTATGCCGGTTCCTTCTTCGGTTGAACTTACGGCCGAAGATAAGGATGTTGATGTATACGTTATTATCAATAAGCCAGCGAACGGATACTTCGAATCTGAAAAGAGTGTACTGTACCAGATGGAACCAACCGTTTACGATCTGTCCAAGAACTGGGGCGCAAAGCTCTGGCCGAAACAGGACAAGGAAAAGTACATGCGAGTACAGAACCATACTTACCTGAACGGCGTTCAGTGGAACTTCAAGGTACTAAATATTCCCGAGAAGAAGAACGATGTAGTAAGCATTCTCAGTGGAAATAATTGGGATACGGGCCATATTCTGCGCACGTCATTCGTAAAGAATAATACGGACCTCATCAAGGTTTACGGTAAGGTGAACTTCCATTCATTGCCTTCGTACATGGGTCCTGTTCCCGACGAGAATCGGTTCAATGTATATTCAGGAGTCAAGTACTGTATCGCCTGCGAGAACAACGCCGAAGTGAATTATGCTACCGAAAAGATCTGGGAGCCAATTATCTCGGAAGTACTGGCATTTTACTGGGGATGCCCGAATTTGGATGATTACATTGATTCCCGAGCGTTTGTGCGTCTACCTATTGAAGATCCTATTAAGGCACGCGCACTAATTGATCAGGCTATTGCAGAAGATTGGTGGTCTCAGCGTATCGACGTTATTCGCGAAGAGAAGAGGAAGGTTCTGAATATTTATGGGTTTATGCCTAACTTACAGCGAGTTATTACACGCACCAAAGCAGTAATCATTACACTGAAAGAGGCTACTGACCGATACGATATGATCGAGAAGATCAAGAAGAATCTTGCCAAACTTGGGATCGATACTGAGGTATTTTACGGCGTTAATGGAAAGAATATAGTAAACAACGATAACAAACTATCGTACAACGGTGAAACTTATACGTATGATCCAAGTGTTCGTCTGAATGGGCAGCCAATGACTGTTGGAGAGTTGGGGTGTGCGTGGAGCCACATGTCAGTTTACAAGAAACTTCGCGATGATCCGAAGTACAATAGTTATCTCGTACTTGAAGATGATGCCGAAATGTGCGGAGATCTGTTTGCTCTAAACGATGCAATCATGAATCTTCCTAAGGTATACGATGTGTGTCATATTGGCGAGACGATATGGCATCCCTTCGTGCACACCGATCCGGTGAACTCTACGTACTTCAATATACATAAGCAGTTCTTTAATGGCACAATGTCGTGCTTTATTTCAAAGTCCGGTGCCAATAAACTCATTAGCGATTCACTGAATCTTCCTGCTGACGATCTACTTTCAAACTCTTTCTTGAGCGGAAAGATCAGCGTGTATGCGCCAAAGAATAAGATTTATCGGCAGACAAAAAATGTAGTATCAACCATTAAGACGGTAGATGCAGAATGAAACAATGTTTGTGTCTTCACGAGGGATTATGGACTCGTGTGATATAAAATCCAGAACGCCAGTTTCAAGTATAGGCAGCTTAATTAACTACGACTTTTCTGGTCTAAAAAATGGATCGGTAGTATACGTGTGCGGAACGGCTCTCGGAGATTTCGTTAAACGTAAATTCCCAACAATGAACTGTAAAATAGTTCTGGTTACAGGAGATTGTGATTGGGAAATTCCCAATGATGTTTTCCCATTACAAGATTTTTTGAACTTCATTCAGTCTGAAAAGATCATTCACTGGTTCTCTCAGAATGGTACTATTACCCATCCAAAGTTCACGCGCATGCCAATTGGGTTAGATTATCATACTCTAACTATTCGAGACCATGAATGGGGTCCAAAAATGTCTCCGATGCAACAAGAATCACAAATTAATAGTTTGAATACGGTACCGTACTTTCATCGCGGAATCTTGTGCTACGCTAATTTTCACTTTTCTATGAAGACGCGGTACGCGCTGGACAGACAAGATGCAGTAGCCAATATTCCGAGAATGCTGGTGTATTACGAACCTCATAAAATACCGAGATACGAAACATGGACGAAACAGTCTAAGTATGCCTTCGTTATTTCTCCACACGGCAATGGTCTTGATTGTCATCGGACATGGGAAGCTCTTTGTTTAGGGTGTATTCCAATTGTAAAGTCATCAAACCTTGATTCATTGTTTGATGACCTTCCAGTTCTTATCGTGAAAAAATGGTCAGATATCGATATAAAGTTACTATTAGAAACAATTAAACAGTTCAGGGTTAAGCATTTCAATTACAATAAGGTTTCGCTATTTTACTGGATGGATCTAATTAGAGCACAAGTACCGCCTTCTCCTTAGGGTGATCAGGAAGAGTTCCGTTGGTACGATGTTCCTGAATAGTATTCCAAATATCCGTAAAACTTTGAATATTAGTCTTAATCCATTCGGGATCGTGTGGAACTAACGATGTGCGGATCTTATCGAAGTACCAGTAAGTAGTAGACCATTCACGTTCATCCCGAGGCATCATTTCGCGACGCCAGGTAGGTACATCCCTCTTATCTTCGATATCGCGATAGATAACTTCTCCATCATCTGCCACAATAAAGAATGACTTATATTTAGCGGGACAATCTACCCATTCAGTATAATTCACCTCTCGGAACTTCATTTCAATGTATTCACATTCGCGCATACCTGTACATTCCAGCTGCAACTGCATTTGGTGATAGTACGTATCTGGAATTGGAGTAGTATCCGAAAAGTCCCGGGAAATAGGACACTTGAACTCTACAAGTTTACCGTACCTGTAATCATCCTTATCTTTCGTAATAATGATTCCATCGGGAGATGCACCAAGAAATGTATGGATAGGATGAGGAATACAAGTAGTATCCACAATATCAATACCACCTTCGTAATACGTAGTGTAAATCAGCTTGGCTATGGGTTCGAATCGCGTTCCCCATAAGAGGGCTTTCGGTCCGACCCCAGCAGGCGTTCGTTCTCGCGGTACGAGTTTGGACATGATGATTTCGTGTCTGGATGCGGGGGAGGCATCTTTACATGCTTTGTAGATCTCCGAAGCGGTGAGCATTTCTCCTCGCTTAGAGTGCCAGGCATCTGTGCGCTGATCATTTTGGCCATATTCTTGAATAAGTCTTTCCACATGGTTCATTGCTGTCTCTTACTTGGTTACGATAAAACCGTTTTACATGTAGGGAGTCCATATTTAACAAATGCTCCAAGACATTCAAACTCAGGAGCAGTGGGTACTTCATCGACTTGACCGTTTTTACGGAGTTCCAGAAAATCTTACTCGTGTCAAGAATATTCTCAGCGGAACTTCCGATCTGTCTCTTCGTCTTATTGACTGGTTTGTTACCAACTATTCAAAGAAGTTCAATGTATCTTACTTGACGAAGGCGAACAAGCATATCATAGTGTACTTGAATTACAAGTCACATCTCAAAGCGTACAGTAAGCGCATGTTCGATCCTTTCTGCCGATGGAAGCGTATTAAGTTCAGGGACATTGAGACTACTGTGGGACAGCTGAACTTTTTCGAGTGGGCAATCACGGACGGTGTTCTGGATTATCTGGAAACGAACCATGAGAAGGTTCATACGGATATGGAGACCCGACTCCACGAATCCAAGGAATCCAAGGACGGAGAAAAGCGGAAGCGCCATGAACTTTCTCATTCAGCTACCAAGTCTATTTCTCGACACGATGTGCGTCTAACCGTAAAGTTTGATTAACCTTTATCATAACAATGTTCTCGGCACTGAAACCCGACTATATCTACCGCGACTTTTCCGACGATATTGCGGACCATGATATAGATTATGATGCAGAAGAGTGGAACTATAATGGCCGAGATGTCCTTCGCGGTTGTGTAGACCCCAAGTATACTGATTGGAACGTGTATTGGTTGTATGACAAAAATCTGGCGCGTGTAGGTCTCGCTGAACACGATTCAGATAATCCCGAAGTATTCCATTCACTTTGGTTTTACGATAATCCATTCGGGACTTTATTTCAGGAATCAAACTGGAAAAAGCGCAATATAACTTTATGGTCTCTTCTGTCTCCCGAAGCGTATCAGGATTGTTTGGAAGATGATTTCAAGACAATATTCGATCGGGCTCTTTCTGGAACTATTCGTCTCATGACTCCTGAAATGATTACTGATCGTCCAAAAGTATACAGCTGTTCGAAGTGCAATAAAAAATCGTTGTTACCTCTGAAATGTTCAGGTGTAACTGTTTCTGATTATTTATTTTCCGAGTTTTCTATTTTGTTTTTAGATGATTCGTTTATAATTTATGAAGCTCCGTCTAATTCTCGTGTTTGGTCTCTACTCAACTTGATGCCGCCACCCGGCGCTTGCGAACCGGTGCAGGAGCAGATGCCGCAGGAATCTGAGTCTCTGACTGAGCTGCCTGACCGCCACCATACTCCTCCTCATCCTGAGCAGGAGCCTGAGCCTCAGAGTCAGCAGGAGCCGCATCCGTCTGAGTAGGCGCATCGTCCTCCTCGTCTGCGAAGATATCCGCAGCCGTCATGCGCTGCTGAGGGAAGACCTGAGCATCTGTCAGGCGCCAAGTGACACCGAATCCCTGACCAGCAATGACATAGATGCTGCCGCTAACTACAAGCTTAGCCTCTACGCCCTTAGGGAATGGCGTGTCCTTCGTCTCCAGCGTCTCTGGTGTGACGTACACCGGATTGCGCGACGAATCTACGACCTCGGATGAGACCTTGTTGTCGTAGACTGGAACCTTGACACGGAAGCTTGGCGGGTACTTGCCGTTGGGTACATACTCGCCACCAACCTTGTCGGTCGAGAAGCTGAGAATGCGCTTGAAGCTGTCGCGGATAGCCTCCTCTGAACGCTTCTTGCCGAACCACGCTACCGAGTTCTCGACAGCAGCCTTGATGATCTTCTCCTCCAGATCAGTGAGCAGGTTGTACAGCTTACCGACCTCGTCGGCACCACCATAGCGCTCCTTGCCGTAAGGATCGCAACCCTTGAGAGACCCAATCAGCGTATAGGTCTTGATACCCGTCTCACCCTCGCGTACCAGGCAGCCGCCAGGGTAACCAATACGAGGCAGGCGAATCTGTAGATTACTGCCGTTGTACTTCATGTTGATAGGAGGATTACGGCCTGCACGCTTCTGGCCGAGGACGAAAGAGATAGCATTGACATCGATTGCGTTGGAATGAATAGGGCCGTTCATATTGATTGTGATTGTACTATCCTAAATATTAGGTGGCCAGAATCCGTTTTCAACGAAAGCTTTCAATTTAATAGAATAATGGTGCTGTGTGCATCTTGTAAGAACAAAACCAGTTTGGACCAATGCACATCGCACGCATTGAAAGGTCTTCTTTTTTGCGGAAAGCATATTAAGACCAAGAACAAACGGTTATGGTCCGAATTGAATGATAATAATTCTAACGTAGTTCTTATCCAAAAAATATGGAGAGGATACTTTCTCAGACACAAACTTGCGTTAGCTGGACCGGGTGTTCTGAATCGTAAAGATTGTCATAATTCCGAGGAACTTGTTACGTTGGATGATAAGAATGATGTATCGCCATTACATTACTTTTCATTTATGGAGGCAGACAAGCTTTACTGGTTCGATATACGCAGTTTGTATCAGTACGCACGAGCATCTCCAAAGCCGGTGAATCCGTATACAAGACAAGAACTAACTATTGAAACAAGACAGAGATTACGGAAACTATGTCAGATCAGAGTTCGTAGTTGTATTCCGAATATTCGTGAACTTAATCAGGAAAGCAAATTTACAGAAATAGTAGAACAGAAATGGCTGGAATTGTGTCAGATAATTGAAGAGAACGGGTTTTTCGATACGAACCATCTTCTGTTCATGTCTCTGAACAAGACCCAGCTTTATATTCTGATGAACCTTATTCATGCTGATCTGATTGCCCATGCTTCGGAGCATACCAAGCCAGGTTCCAGAAGAAAGAAGTACATCGATTGGTCCAAGACAACTATCGCAGGGTTCACAAAACACAAATCCACCCCCATTCATTCATCATACTTCGTGGCTAAAACACTTTTGTCAATTTTGAATGATTCAAAAGAACAATATACTATATGTTTTATAATTATCAGCGCCATCGTAAGATTATGATTTAAACACGTAAGGAGTACTAATATCATAACCCGCGTTAGAAATGGATTCTACCAAGTCAATCTCTAAGACAAACAAGATGCCAGCCAAGAAGGAGACCAAGACCGTCGTAGCCGCCCCCGCAGTTGTAGATGCCGCCGCACCCAAGGCTGCCCCCAAGGCCCGCAAGCCTGCCGCCGCGAAGGCGGACGTAGTTGTACCCGTAGTTGAGGCCGTAGCCGCCCCAGCTGCCGGTGTAGTTGCTGCCCCCGTGGCCGAGCGCACTGCCGCCACGATCCTATCTGCCCTACAGGACAGCCTAAAGGCACTCGGCGCTGAGACGACGACGCGTGTTCGTGCCCTGGTCGCTGAGGCCGGTGAGGCCGTAAAGGCCCTAAAGCGCGATGTACGCAACTCCAAGCGCCGCCACCGCAAGGACCCAGCGGACATGACGCCCGAGGAGCGCTCTGCGTGGGAGGCCCGCCGCGCGAACAACGCGTTCCTCAAGCTCCGCCCCATTACGGACGAGCTCGCGAGCTTCATGAAGCTCTCACCCAGCAGCCAGCGCAGCCAGACGGATGTAACGAAGTTCATCGCCGGCTACGTCAAGGAGCACAAGTGCTTCGACCCTAACTTCAAGCGCCGCATTCTACCCGACGCTAAGCTCGGCAAGCTGCTACGCGTCAAGGATGGCCAGGAGGTCACCTACCTAAACCTACAGAGCTTCCTCAAGATTCACTTCGTGAAGCCCGATGTAGCCGCTACGGCGTAAAGGTCTTGTTTCCTCTTAAACAAGTGGTGGACCGATCCCTGATATACTAAACTTCTAAAAGCAAATAGAAAAGTGTAAAAATCCAAAAAACCTATTACCTGGTGTCATACGGCATCAAATAATAGTTTTTTACTTATAAATGATAGGTTGGCTTCTTATTGCACTTGGAGCTGCTCTTGTTGCCTGGACCATCTATACGATGTTTATTAAGCGCACTACCAGCTGGATGTGGGGTGTAGTATGGGTAGCTGCCGGAGCTGCTCTTGTATACTATGGTTACCAGCAGGAGTACCCTCCTGTTCCGTCACTATTTACTGGTGGCCGGTCCAAATGGATCTAACTAAAACGGATTAGACCAGGTTAGATTTAGAAGTAGTAAGCCATAAGATTAAGCAAGTTATAAGATGCCCGCACATAATCGCAAGACGTCTGTTAACAAGAGCGATCCCGTTGTTCGCAACTACCTCGAAGATCTACGGAAGGAAGATACAGAACATGTACATCTGGCCCGTTGTATCCGCCGTCTCGGAGATGGACGCATCGAAGTCATCTTCTGCCAAGGCGAAAAGGCGACCATTTCGCAGGTGATTATTCCAGGTCGCTTTCGTGGTCGGGCCAAGCACTCATCGTTCGTGGATATTGGTTCATTCCTGCTGGTGGCCGAGACAGGTGTTACAGGTCCTGCGGCACTTGAAATGATCGCTCTGATTTCACAGGTTCAGTTGGATATGATTAAGTTGGTAGTAGATGTAGATAAGCGCGTGCTTGCTACGGAGATAGATAAGGATGTACTTGCATCCGGAAAGCAGGTTAATGAGGACGGATTCGAGTTCGATACTGCTGCTCCTGAGGTTCAGAAGGAGGTTAATATCGACGATATTTGAGTATCTGTGATAATTAGTTCATGTGGCAAAGCAATATACAAAATCGTACTGAAAAACGGCGTCGTTCGACCATCTAAGACCATAGAACGTATTTTTGAATTATTGAACATCGTTGTAAAAAGACGGTTAAATAGCTTATCCCGATTTACAGATTTTTTGATATTTATCTTACATAGTTTTTCCTTCGCGTCCCAGGCACACAGATTGCCCTTATTACATAAGTCAGGCGTCTTCTTGAACTGTCCACATGGTGTTCGGATTTTCGAGATAAACTCGTGTGGCTTATCTATATTCACAAACTCAACAAACTTCTCGTACCATCGTTTCAGTCGTGGCTCTACTGCTTTACGTCTTAGTGGGTTCTCATTCAGGGAATCACGAAGACCGTCAAAATTAGTCACTTGCAGATCTTTCGTGAGCTGAAACAGTAGAAACTCGTACACTTCGGATTCGTAGGAAATCTCGTTATGTAAGTTCTGTAACTCAGAAGACGGTTCTCCGAACACTAATGTTTCTTCTCCAAGTTCCCGAATACTCTGTAATACTTGCATTGCATCGCCATTCTTTCCATCTACAGGTTTCACAGGTACACGCAGTCCACTCTGTGTGAGAATTTCGACTATCTGTCCATTGCTATTGAAAAGATCTTCCTGAAACTCGTACCCTTTCGAAGAAGCAGTCGCAGACTTTAAGTTGTCTTTCATGGTTTCCAACGTAGGTAAACGATCTACATTACGGTACCCTGAGATACGAGGATACTCAGAATCAGGCATTGCCGTATTCTTGAAAGGCAGAACGAGTTTATCGGGGATATAGAATGCCTGGCCACGTCCGAATGGATCCAGAATGATAGAAATCAGGTCGGAATGGTAAAGTTTCTTGACGACTCCCAGTGCAATATCGTACGACGGAATATCGGAAGTGCATGCTGATCCACGCAGAGTTTCCAGTGTTACTACGGTATCTTTCTTGAACGGGTCCTCGTAAATATTGGAAGTGTAGCCGAATCCACTGTGTGCTCGCTTTACGTAGCTGAGAATATCAATGTCTCCGTTACTTTGAAGAATCGTGATAGCTCGTGATTTTTGGCGAACGAGAGACGTATAGAAGAGGCATCCTACTTTCATCGTATCAATAGAAACTCGGAATACATCGCACTGTAACGAAATAGCGGTATATTCGAGTGCCTGGATAGGAGACAACTCTTTCTTCGAAAAGGCGTCTTCGATTCCCGAAATCATGTGTGCCAAATTGAAGCGAGTAGTTGAATCAGGTTCAATATCTTTTAGCTTATCGTCGATCTCGTTGGCGTGTGTGCTGGAAGTATTGGACCACGTATGGAAGAACGAACACTTCATAATAGTTTGAACTGCATCTTTTGGCGACGGAATAGAAACGTTCTTCATCCCCAAAAAGTTAGGAAGAGTTTCTGAAGGGTTACCGAGTCCTACCCGAAAGAATCCACTTGCTGATTCAGGGATGCGCTGGTTATCGAGTAAGGTATACTTTTCACCAAGATACAGAGAGTTAATCAGCTGCTGATCGAGTTTAGCTAACCGTCCTGATTTCAGACCACGATGGTTCGATTTAAAAACGTAGTACTTGTCCTTAACTTCTACATCCTTGTCCGATTTCTTCGAATGGGCGGTCTTGTAACAGCAAGGCATCAGTGCTCCGTTCTTTGGAGACGCATAGGTAGTATATCCAGGAAAATTGAAACCTGTATCGCGCTTGATTAGAGGATACTGGCGCACATCGACTTTCGTGCTGGTTTGGAGTTTGCCCATACATACTGGACAATGCGCACCTTCTTCGTCGAACACCAAATCTTCTTCGCGCAGAGGAATCTCGTTCTTCATGCACCAGTACTCGGGGCAAATTAGAGTACCATCGGGATTTTCCAGATCCAGTATTTTATCATCAGAAACTGGTTCCTTTAAAGGATTGTACTTTCCTTCGCCCTTGTTCTTATTTTCGGGATCGGATAGATCCTTCTTATCTTTTTCGGTAAGAACTACCGGCTGACGCTTTAAGTTACATTTCTTAGGATAATTAGATTTTTCAGGAAATGTTTCTGGATCAAATTCTTGTAGTTTGTTATGGAAATATCCGTAGTTCGTGGACTGTTTAGCAATCGTTGCCAGTGTTTCAGATGCTGCCGTAGTTTCAGCAACGCTTTCCTCTTCATCTTCCATCTTTTCGTCTGGATTGAAACTGTCGTCAAAAAGATCATCGTACTCGTTCAGTGCCGCTACATCCAATGATTCATCGTTCGTCTTGATTATAGCGCTTTCTACATCTACTTTTTGGAGACGAGGAGGACAGATCTTATCCAGTTCGGAAGATTCGGTGTCGGCAGTAAGAATGTACCGCAATAAATCCACATACTTTGAGGATCGGTCTTGTTCGGTTACAGTAGAAACTACTGCATGATCTGGACCAAAGGTTACGCTGGGGTACCCTCGAAAAAGACGAGCACCAAGTCGAGAATTCTCTTCGAGTTTATCGGCAACTCCAGCAATGAGTTTCTTGGCGTTATCGCGAGTTACAGATAGTTCTTCGGCAACAGCATCTGGATCGATAGGTCCTTCGCGCATCATCTGTATAATTTTGATTTCTACGGTGCTGATACCGTGGTTCTCGTGATCGTTGCGTAACAGAGTAAACATAGACTTGGACTTATCGGCAATTCCATAGACGGAGGAAATACAGTTGAAACGAAGTAGATTCAGATCTGTAAATGAGTTCGAGTATTTCATGATGTACGACATATCCTGCAACTCCCATCGACTGGGTTTAATATCGTTTTCGTCGACGTAGGGAAGTACAGAATCCAGTTCGCCAATCCACTTCTCACATGTCTTACGAAGTTGGTCCAAAGTATCCTTGCACGTTTCTGGACGATAGGTTGAAACGATCATAAAATCCGAAGTGATGGCAATCCGATCAAAATGATGTTTTGACTGACCACGGTACAGCAATAGGGTTGGACGGTTACTTTGAGGTTTGCTTATGTTTTTCCAGCTCGACCACCATGACGTATTTAGGTAAGGCTCTTTATTGTTCACATTTTCAACAAAAAATTTATGACGATTAATTTCGTCATTCGAAGTGAATAGGCATACGTATGGGACCTCCTTTGAGACCGTAAGACCGTAAAAGATTTGTTCGAAGCGAGTACGCACCGCAGATCCAAAATCTGTCTCTATCCAGGGAATATAGAACTTGGTTTTAATGATACTTGGTACACCTTTCTGATCTACTTCGAGATCCAACAAATCTTTAAGAAGTTTTGCGTTCTTATCCAGCAGGCGAATAGATTCAAGGGACAGAACTTTTGGAGTTTCGGAAGTTAGAAGGGGGTAGTGATATACCGTCTCCTTTTCCTCTGTATGGAAATCGTAGACGAACCTTTCAATGTTCTTGGGATCGTACAATGAACTTACCAGTACATTATTTTGGGGAATGGGGATGTTTGCAGACGCAATGCGATTAACCAAAGTAAAATCGGCATCCAAAGGAAGAATGAACGATTTCTTCTCTTCGACTCCCAGAATACGGTACTCTATGAATTCGGCAGTAGGCGAATGAATAGATTCAAGTTCGGTAGGATACTCCATCCATTCTGCGCGATCGTACGATTTGAATGGCGCAGACGTATTTGGAAACCGGTAATTTAACTGGTAATCTTCGAGAGGTTTCTTCTCAATAGGTTTACCGTTGTACGATAATCTGGCAAACAGAGCTTCCCAATTTTGGGGATTGGTCTTGTAATGATCAGCGGGCAGCTTTACAGCTACCAGAATAAACATACTGTCCGGATGACTGTCGGCAGATTTAGCGATCTGTTCTCTTAGTACTTGAATGCTATCGTCTTCAAAAAAGGAAACAGTATGTTTCTCTTTTGAATTTATTTGTTCAAGTTCTCGCCTCAACATCTTATTCATTAATGAAATTATATTTTAAGCATTTGTTTCTGGTTAGACCACTGGTACTTACCACGAAAAAATGGATTACAGTATACCTAAGCAGTCGCAAGTAATGGCGTCTTCCATGCGTATACAAAGGTTGAAGGAACATCTTAAACGTTTAACTATCAAACATGATCAGGAAATTCTGAAAGAAATAAATTTGAAAAATGCACATATATATTGCATTCTGAATGGTGTATCTGCACAGCAATACGGTCCTCTTCTTGAAATGTATATTCGTACTAAGAATAATTTCGTAAAGAATACGGCATCGGAATGTAATGGTGATTGTTCCAAAGACGGTAAGAACGCTGAAGTAAAGGCATCACTTGGTGGTTCTCAGCACAATAAATTCAACTGGGTTCAGTTACGTGTTTCTCACAATATCCAGTATTATATTCTTACCGCTTATCACCTCACGGATAAAAATGTCGAAACCGAAGGGGAGTTATATGTATTCAGTGTGCCAAAAGAGGATATGTTTCCTCTTATAGCAAACCATGGTGGATACGCACACGGTACAATAAAGGAGTATGGTCCAATCACAATTACCGGTTTGAAGGAAGAAAAAAACAAGAAGGAGTATGCGTTACGACCGTTGTACGGAGACAAGTGTTGGCTGGATATTATGAAGTTCCGGGTAAGCGAAGACGCTCTTTAATTATATCGGACTATCCGTAATGGTCATTCCACAGTACGAAACGGGAGAGTGGGCATAATTAGTTGCTTGGTATATTCCACACCCTACTGCATCATGAAGAATACGTTTGAAATTGGTCCAGAACTCGGGAGTGTGTCCGACAGTAGTGGTCATTAAATGAGCCATTTCGTGCAGGACTACGAACATTACCGTATTAGTATCTACCAGTGCATAGGGAGCTTTCTTGTCTCGCAAACATACTACGATTTTTTCACCCTTGTTTTCGGAATAAGATGTAGAATCTGCATCCAAATCGTTCTCACACATATTATCCGGATTAAATCGTTCTAATAGAACCTTTACTCGAGGATCGGCGGCAGTAGCTGGGTCGTCGCGGTACTTGCTGATCAACGTATTCAAGTTCTGGTTTATTTCGGCCATACGATCACACGCCTGCTGTTTATCTGGTAGATCCTGAACACGGTACACTTTTCCGTCCACTGTGCTCTTGACTTGGGTTAGGTTCTTTACGCCCCGAGTTGAAGCATATGCCAGTGCGAGTCCGGCGCCTACAATTGCAGCAGGCCACATTATTACTTACTGTGCTTAATTTAGGCATCGAGGCCGCGCTTGAAAGGATTGGACTCGATCGTCGTGTTGAGGAAAGGACCGACCTTCGTCTGGGGGTTGGGCTGCTCGGAGCGTACGTCCCAAGAGGCATTCCGGTTCGTCTGCGTGACACCCGCGACAGCCGTGTTCGTGTGGTAACCGGCATTGAGGAAGTTCTGGCCCTTTAAGTCACCCATGGAGGCAGGGTTGACGGCAGCCCATGAAGCACCGAGCTCACCCTTAGGTAGTAGCTCAGACGCGCTTAGCGACGTGTCTGAGTACGTTGACTGGGAGGAAGGGTGGCGGCCCTGTAACTCCTCCGTAGGCTGCGCGTTACCACCCTTGTCGTGGATAGGCTGGCCATGGGGACCAGAGTCGGACAGAGGACCCTGGACACCGAGTGAGCCGGCTAACTGCTCCATTCCCTCGCCGAGAGAAGCCTTTGCTGAGGAATAGTTGCTAATTAGCCAGGCAACAGCCACGAAGCCACCGAGTGCTAAAAGTAGGCGGGTCGTCTGTGACTTCATGTTTCTTTGATATGAAGATACTAAAAAATAAATCATAAACGCTCCCTCGATCGTTTGTTAAAAATCAAGTCGGCTTTCTGTGGACGAATAGTAAGTGAAATGAAAAAGCACCCCTTGTCCGATCCTCTATCCTTTCTATCTTCTCCCGAATTTCAAGCTTATTTTGAAAAAAACATTCTTCAACCTATATTGTCGAAGGTTTTCCAGTACTTGTATCCATATATTTTGGCTCTTACGCTGATTTGGGTTATAATGTTTCTTTCAATACTCATCATTCTCATCATCCTCCTGCGTGCCCGTTTCTGATCCATCGCCCGAGAACTCGATATAGAACTCTTCACTGTAATGTGAGAACTCGATATTCGGAATACGCCGAACCTTTTCTGGCTGAAAGAAATCTATCAGGAATCCAGAACCGACATTAGATTCGACTTGGCAGTTGTAGTGTGGGTGATATCCATATCCAATATGATTATGAATATGCTGGCAGACCAGAAGATACAGGTACTCGCCCATATCCATATCAACTTCCAGTGGATAAACGAATCGGGCATATGCATCAGGAGGCTGAGTCCAGAAATCTTCTTCTGACATCTCCATACCATCTGATTTGCGGTAAATACATCCATAAATCAGACCGGAATATCCAGCTGGAATAATCTGGTCTGGAATGATATTCCCGTTCTTACCGATGTATGCTGAAACATGCCGTTCGTTACACTTGGTTCCGTACATTCTTCTTCTTACCAAGATCAAGATTCGGATCTACCAAATCCATTTTGGAAGGGTACAACAATTCCATAAGTTCAGCACGCTTCAAGTTCCAAATATTAGGCAGACTTTTCATTTGGGCTTCCTTTCGTAGCACATGAATAGTCTTCTTTTCAATCACATACTGTTCAGGCAGTTCTTGCATACTCAGGATTTCAATTAGAACAGCGCGGGGCATAATGTAATATTTCTTGATCTTAGGCGATCTATCACGAGCAATAATCTTCAGTTCAGCAAGAGACATACTATGAAAGTCCATTCTTACATCCGACAAATATGGCTTAGTTAAATCCGTTTTGGTATAATAATGGAGACAGCGGTTATTGCTGTGGCGACAGTAGTGTCTGTATGCGCGAGCTTCTATTTGTTCGCACTCACCCAAATCAAGTTTCTGAAAGCTAATTGGCCCAAGTATCGCTGTAACCCTATTTACATGCCTATGGCCGGTTTGGTAGGGCAAGATGTTACGGCCAATTTTACGAAATGCACGATGAAAGGGTTTCAGGATTACGCTGGATTCGTGATGGATCCCATAATGTCCCAGTTCTCCCTCTTCAACTCCGTGATTGGAGATATTTCAAGTTCGATGAATGATATGCGCGGAATGATGTCTGATGTTCGTGGAGGATTCTTGGGCATTGTAGGCACTGTTTTCGGAAAGATAGAAAATTTGATGTCGCAGTTCCAGTACATCATTATTCGCATGCGCACTTTGTTGGCCAGAACCGTAGGTATTATGATGTCGTTCATGTACATCTTTTACGGAGGCATGCAGACCGGCGAGTCTGTAACGAATGGACCTATTGGAAAAACTATTTCAGTTCTGTGCTTCGATGGGTCTACCATGATAGATATGAACGATGGTTCATCTTTACCGATAAGTAGTCTGCAAATTGGCAGTGTATTGAAGGGGAATAATACAGTTATGTCGACGTACGTCATTAATGGCGCGAATATCCCAATGTACACTCTTGGACCCGCCAAGGTTTCTGGAAGTCACAGTGTGATTGTTGGTAATAAGTACGTCCCCGTATCCACCCACACAGACGCTGTACCCACTACTCCCAGCACTGTTCTGTACTGCATCAACACTTCCAAGAATTCGATCGCGATAGGCAATTACCAGTTACTGGATTTTACGGAGAATATAAGTGATCATTTTATGAACTATAAGCGCCAAACCGTAGAAACACTTTACAATGGAAGTACGAATCCGGCAAATGCGGTAAACGCACGGGGAGACTTATACCCCCGCGGAGTTTCGGCCATGACGTTAGTTTCGTTACAGTCCGGTCCCACCGTTATTTCCGAAGTCAAGGTTGGCGATGTTCTGGATAATGGCGATACAGTTATTGGACTTGTCACGCATAATGTACAGAACGTTTCTGTGTGTGCATTGGATACTGGTATTCTCATTCATCCTTACGTATGGGTATATGCAAACGGTAATGTTCAGGCAGCAACCGGAACTACGAACTATAATCCTTCCTACATGCTGTTCTACCACCTTATTACCGGCAATTCGATGTACCCTATTTTGAGTTCTACTGGAAACCGTTACATGATTCTCGATGAGATAGAAAGTCCCAAATTAAAAAGCCTATTATAAAACAGTAGGATGCTTCTTGTTTTAGCAGCAACAGCAGTATCTATTCTCGTTATGGGAATAGTACATGCGTCAAGTTCAATAGAAAAGATACGGCTTCATTGGAATGAGTACCGATGTAATCCACTCTACATGCCGTTCGCTGGAATGATACGGCCGGATATAGATACTGCCGAGAACTTTTCGTACTGCACAAATGCTATGGCCGGTCATATTTTTGGATTTCTAATTGATGGAATTAATCAGTTGTTTTCAACTACGGCCGGATCATTAGGAGAACTCGCTGCTCCACTAACTTCATTTCGAGCGATGTTCACGAAGCTACGCATGTTCATGCTCAGCTTTGCATCAACTACATTCTCGAAGGCAGCCAGTTCTACAAGTGTGTTTGTACATTACCTAATTAAGATCAGAGATGTCCTCCAACGGTTTGTAGGAGAAGGGTATATTGGCGCTTTTTTGGTGAACGCAATCGTAGATTTTATATGGTCATTCGTTACACTGTGCATAAGTGTAATTAAAACATTTGTGTTTGCCCTCTTAGCTATTTCAATTATTCTCGCTTTGTTTCAACCCGAACTTCTGGTAGTAGCGATTGTTTTGGCATCAATGATTGCGTCCTCAGGTTTTTAACTCCTGTATTCATAATAAATGATTAGTAAGACGAACCTTGTTCTTGCGTTCTTAGTTGCCGCCGTCCTTGCCGGCCTCTTTGTACGCTTTAATTTACTCGGCGGTATGGTTCAGGAGAACTTCATGCAGCAGCCCGTTGGCATGCCACTAAATAATAGCGGCATGGGTCCCTATGACCAGGTCAGCATTGGCGGAGGTGTTTCAGGTTGGGCGGCCAACGAGCCCGGCCCTGATCTGGCCGGTGCTGCCCCTCTACCTTCCGGAGCCGCAAAGGATAACGAGCTCATGTACCTCGTAGGCAATAAGGTGGACGCCGACTGCTGCCCTTCTGCCTTCACGACGGATACGGGCTGTGTGTGCCTGTCCGAGGAGAACAAGAACTTCATGGCATCCCGTGGCGGCAATCGCGCGTAAACACTTAAACATTTAGAAACCGGTAATTGTAAATGGAAGTATTTGAAGCTTTTAAAAAAGATATAGCAGAAACATTCACCGATGTTTCTCCTGTTATCAATATCGACGAGGACGTAAAGGTTATTGAGAATACGTATTACCCCGAAGTCATCAAGATTCTCCAACGCGATGAGTCTTTTTTTGGAGTAGACCGTCCTCTTATGGGCGTAAACCTTTCTGATCTTTGGAAGACGGAGAAGATGCCTAAGGATGCCTTTTGGAAGCATATGCAGATGGTATGCATCGGTTCATTCATGTGCGGGGATATCAAGGAGAAGATCACCCCTATTATCGGCGCAATTAAGTCTTACTTTGGTGCACCTGGAAATGAGAACGCAGAGATTTCGAAGATTCTGGAAGACGATAAGTCCGAAGGGCATTTCAAGGAGGTTCTGGCGTATATTATGGAGACTCGTCTCGCCAAGATGTTCATGTCTATTGTAGAACAGATTGATGTTACGGAACTTGATCTGAACTTTGATAACCCGGCGGAACTTGTAGAAATCTTGAAGAACCCTGAACATCCGAAGATTAAGAAGATCGTTACCAAGATCCAGAAACTCATTAAGACCAAGATGGAACGTGGCGAGATCACTCAGGCCCAGATTGTAAATGAGATCGAAAGTGTGAAGGCCAAGATTACTTCTATTTTCGGTAACATGTTTAACGAGGCGCTTGGGGGGCGTGGAGGTAACGTATCAAGCGAAGTTCTGACTGGAAACTCACCAGAGGCGCGCCGTCAACGAATGTTGGCGCGATTACAGAAGAAACAGCGGGAGAAAAACTCACAGTAAAAATAAGATGTCAGAACAAATTTGGTTCAAGGACCCCGCTGTCCTTTTTTCACCAAGCACTTGGAATCAGTTTGTTCCCACTAAGAGTATGTCTACCGCTCAGGCACTGAACTCGGTAGTACGTTTTTCAACCTACTTCTCCGTCATCCTGTTCTTGGCGACCGGTGTTTCTGGGTACTTACTGGCAATTCCAGTAGCTATGGCCGCTTCTGTTGGTCTGTATACTCTCTTCCCCAACGGAAAGGTGTTAGAAAGTTTCGTATCGAAGGTCGCGAAGGCCGTTGATACTAAGTCCAAGCCCGAGACCATGCCATCAGCAGAAAATCCGTTCATGAATCCTCTGCTGACTGAGATTGGCGATAACCCGAATCGCCCGGATGCCGCGCCTAATTCGCGATCCGATGTAAAGAAGGAAATATACAAGGCGTTCCAGAGCACGACGGATCTGTATATGGACACGACCGATCTATTTGACCAGGCCCAGGCAATGAAGGCCTTCCATACTCTACAGGGTGCCACCATCCCTAATGACCAGGAGGGATTCCTGAATTGGTTAGCCAAGGGTCTCGATGATCCAGATTACTCATCAGCTCCGTTAGCGCGTCATGCGAAGCTACTGAATGAGGGGTACGTTGAGGCCAAGGGTTCAATGTCTAACTTAAAGAACTCGACGGACGTTCCTACGGGTACGGAGCCGTCGGCTTTTACGCCCAGTCCTCCGGCGACGAAGGCCACCAAGCGCGCCGCCAAATAACTTCTTCTTTAAATCATCCTTCGGCATCTGACCATCCGCCTTCTTCGTAATTCCACCTTTAACAGCTTCAAAATGGGGGTATCCACTTATACCCATTTCGGGGGGGACGTCCGCGCTCTCAATCTTAACGAACTTTGTGTCTGGCTTCTCGGATGCCAGATCATCCCATGGCTTGTGCATGGGAATACAGTGTGGGCAGGTCTCCATGTAATAAAATACGGCTACTGGGGTCTGTGATTTAAGAACCTTTTTAAGCTCTTCCGCGTTAACAGTCTTCATTATCTAAAACGGATTTATTTTGTTAGGGGGAACGGACAGTACAATGCCTAAGTTTGTTAAGACTGTCGATCCAGACACTATCCAAAATGAAGCCGAACTTCAACGCGTATCCGCAATGTACGACTATTCGCCCAAGGTACACGAAGTAACAACCACCGAGATTTATATGGAAGATCTGTTGGCACCGTGTTTGGCCGATCAATATGGCGATGAACCGGGAGATATTCCAGACTGGATTTGGGATTCAATTCGAACGATGCTTACTGCGCTGTACAACTTTGAAGATATCGAGTATATTGATATTACGCCGTACAACTTCATCGAAAAGGAAGACAAGATTTACGTGATTGATTTTGGACATGCGCGGTACAGATCAGCTAAACGCCCAATGAACTGGTTTCTCCAAGAATTTCTCGATGGTGAAAATTCGTGGAATCCGGACTTTAAGTAATCGCTTAATGATAATAAAATGCAAAAGCATTGGGAAGGATATGTGAATGCTCTGAGTGCCACACCTATTCCCGCCACTTCTACGCCTGCTCTATACCAAACATCCAGTTCTGATCTTGGAGTGTCTGGTTTTTTAGATATGGTTCCCAAAAATGCGGAAATGCAGGCACGGTACGATGCTATGTCCGGATCATGGGCGGGCGTAGATGCTTCAAACAAGGCTTTATCCAAAGGAATGTTTTCAACGGACGCTATGCCTGTTCAGCAAAAACATCCTTTTAATACTACAAATGTCCGGGGAGATCGTGAACCTAATGCTAACCCTCCGAAATCAGGTTAAGATCTACCACTGGGAAACGAAACTGTATTCTCGCCATAAGGCTACCGATCAACTGGTCGACAAACTTGATGCCAGTATAGACAAGTTTGTTGAAGTGTATATTGGAAAGTACGGCCGCCCGAACTTGAATTCGCGCACGGGCCGGATTATGATTCGTAATTTTAATGATCAGGAGGCTCCTGTACTACTTAAACAGGCGGTTGCTTGGATGACTACGAAGTTACCTACTTTACTGAACAATACGGATACAGATCTCCTCAATATTCGCGACGAGATCTTGGCTGATCTGAACCAGACTCTTTACCTTTTTACCCTGGCCTAAACGCCATACCATGAATTCGCCGTGTTCTCAGGCGAACCAACAAAACGACCGAACGAAGTGTCGGGCATAATTATGCTCTGTGAATCCGCACCGCCCTTCTTAGCCGTCTTGCGGCTCTTACGACGACGAAGGGTCTTGCGACGAGTTGAACGTTTCTTAGTAACTACGCGGCGTGATTTCTTTCCAGCCATTTCTTTGTTATGAACAAAGAGAAGAATGATTCTTTGGATTCTGTTAGGTCTTGCTGTTTTACTTGTTCTGATTAACCGTCGCGAGCACATGACGAACGAGGATCTGCTTTCTACCCTAAAAACGTTTGGAGACAAGGCACCTTCTACGAAAAAGAAGACGAATCCGGAAGATACGGACAAGGTTGCTATTTACGGACCGCGGGCGCCACAGGTAGCTGCTTCCTCTTCCGGAAAAACGAAGCTGGCTCCAACTGCTGCCGGAGTGTACCCTGACATTTACGGACCCGAGATCCAGGCTGTTCCCGGCACCAAACCTGGTACCAAGCCGTCTGCCAAGCCATCATCCGATAATCCCGACGATAAGACCTACGAGTTCAACCCGGATTTAAAGAAAGCGTTTCCTACGGACGGACCAGCGCAACCCTTTTTAACCGATTTCTCTAAGATACAACATTAAGAGAGATGTTTGGACTTCATAACTTTCGAGGAAGTTGTTGGGTCAACACTTGCATTCAAGCCATCATGAAGATACCCGAAGTACAGGAACGGTACACGAAGAAAGAGTACGACGAAAATAATGTTCTCGACGAATCACTGTACAAGATCTGGGTTAGTAAGGGAAATGTTGGCTTAAAAGATTTTTTCGATTCGGTGAAATTAGATACTCTGCCAGCGGGTCGCGATATTGGAGACACACATGAACTTCTGATGTACCTGTGCGACAAACTACCTTTTTTGGACTCGTTATGTCGATTCAAGATTGCCGATCGTATTTCGTGCATCAATTGTCCAGAAAAGGAACTAAGGGAAGATTCGGTCACCGAGTACTCGCTTTCGTCCGAAAAATCCATGACTCCAATTTCCGAATGTATTTTGAAGTCTGTGTCCCCATACACTATCGATGATTGGAAGTGTGAAAAGTGTAAAGGGAAAGGGTGCACGAAACAGCAGCTGATTGGGACGTTTCCGCGCGTGATGATATTCCACAAGACGGATACAGATCATTCAATTAATTATTCAAGTATACTTGGACTGAATGGAAAACAATATGCTCTTATTTCGGTATCGTGCTATAATGGGTCTCATTGGTGGGGATACGGTCGCAATATGCCACCAGGATCCGCATGGTATACCTTAGACGATAGTAACGTAGTTGAGCATAGTCCCAAACAATTTCCAGTCTCCGGCAATATGCGACTACTGATTTATTATCGCTTAGAAAATTAATGGATAGCTCAACTGTCTTAATGGTGTCCGGTGTCGGACTATCACTACTCACGGTAATTGTTCTGGTAACTACCGGAAGTTTTCTTTCCCTAATTGTTGTCCTTATCTTGGTCGGGATGATCGCCTATGTTCTCTCCAAACTCGGAGTATTCAGCTTCGATGTCACGAAGGGAACTGTGGATATTGGGTTTCACGAGAAGGCGCCCGCTCCAAGTGCCTCTAAGAAAACAGTAGTTCCCGCCGGTCTGCCCATCGAGAAGAAGGAGGTGTTCTATATTTCTGGAAACGATTACACGTACGAGGAGGCTCCCGCTGTATGTGCTGCTTACGATTCTGAACTTGCATCATACGATGAAGTTAATACGGCGTATACTGGCGGCGCAGAGTGGTGCGGATACGGCTGGACGCTGGGAGGAATGGCACTATTCCCTACTCAGCAGGCCACTTGGCAGGCATTACAGATGGATCCTGTAAACAAGACCAACTGTGGTCGTCCAGGAATTAACGGAGGCTACTTTGATCCACAGACCAAGTTTGGAGTGAACTGCTACGGAGTAAAGCCCCAAAATACTGGCACGAAGCTTCCTCTACCATTACCTGGCGCTGATCCGGCCGGATTCAATAAGATGGTAGATAAGTTCAAGTCTATGATCAAGAAGATGGTAGTATCTCCTTTCAATCGCGATGGATGGTCTGAGTGGAATGTATCTGCACATACATAAATGAGCAATTATTACATGGATAGCCCGATAAACCGTAAAGTATATGTTCCAGGCGAGGATGAAATTCCGTTTGCTCCTGTCACAGCCCCCAAGAATGCGGCAGAGACCGATCAGACTTTTCGGAATATGAATTGGTTAATGCACAAACCTCAGGATCATGCTATTTTCCCCGTACAACCTACCGCAGTTAAAATAGAAAAGAAGAAGTAAATACAAAGATGATTGAACTTGCATTATTACTCGGCCTTGGTGCCGTGGGATATATGTTGGCCGTTCAGGACCCTCCAACTACCGAGAATTTTGCCGGCGTACGCCATTCACCGCGCCCAACAGAAGAGATTCGCGACGATGTAGTGCATTCACAGGCACCTAAGGGTCATAATAATGAAGTTCCATTCTTCGGTGCTAATGTTACGCAGAGCATGTACTCCGGTGCCACGAACGGTATTCTGGACTCCCATGCCGGTGCGGGCAAGGAGTATTTCCAGAAGCGTGAGGTTAAATCTTTCTTCGATGCCAAGCCAGGTACGGGCAACCCATTTGGTAACCAGGACGAGTCCGAGTTCATGCAGTCTCGTATGGTTTCTGGTCAGAACATGAACAACGTCTTCCCCATCGATCAGGTGCAGGTAGGCCCCGGTGCCAACGATGGGTACACGAACATTCCTAAGGGCGGTTTCCAGCAGGATCAGCTGCGCGAGTACACCCTACCACGCACGACCGACGAGCAGCGCGTAGTTTCTAAGCCCAAGTTATCGTACGAGCCTCCCGTAATTCCCGGCCAGAACGTCGTAACCATGCCGGGTATTCAGGCCGATGTTAACAAGAACAAGCCCGATCGTTTTGCAGTTTATGGTATGGACCGTGTGAATACGGCGGTAGGCGCCCAGACTGCACCTCGTCTGTACGCCGAGCAGCCCATGAAGACCCAGGCGCGTGAGACTACCGAGAAGCAGTACTACGGTTCTGCCGGTGGTGCCAATGGTGTTGCGGAGTCTTACATTCGTGCCTTCACGGAGCCATTCATGGAGTTCATGAAGCTGACCGCAGAGGGCCGCCCAGGACCTGCTGGTGCCCAGGGTACTGGTGTCGCGATCGGTGGAGATATGTACTCTGCTCAGACCAAGAAGGATGAGACGGTCTTATCTGATGCTGCTCGCGTCAATACGGGCTTAGTAAGCATTAACGCGAACGCCGAGCATCTTGGATCGTACACGTACAACGCTCCTCTGCAGCAGGATGTATACGTCCAGCGCAATGAGCCCCATATTCTCGATGCGTTCAATAATAACCCGTATTCACAGAAGCTAAACGCTTTCTAATAATGGATCTGATCAGAGAGCATTTAATTTATAAAGATGTACCAGTCCAAATATGTATGGGCAAACTAAAATCACAGGAGCATTATGAGATCATAAGACTCCTGTTGGCGACTCGTAAGAATAATGTAACCGTATGCCTACATGGATTACAAAATATTCAAATTCTTTCATTATTATCCGATATTCAGATCCCCACTATTCCTGACTGTTCAGTATTGTCAAGGCCTCGTCCGTCAAGTTTCCAGTAGATTCTCCTTCTACTATTCCATCCTTTGTGAACTTATCGATACTGCGGGCCTTATTGAAGATTATGCCACACAGCTCGCCAAGTTTACCGGGACACTGGCCTTTATCCGGATGCGTGGCAAGGTAAACTTTCTTCAAACTTGCCGATATCTTTGTCCGATCTTCTGCCTTGAAATCAGTCACGGGTTTCTCAATGAATTCCACCATTAGTTCGGCTACATCCGACTTAATTTGCGGATTCGTGAACTTTTCCATAATTAGATCTTTTAGTGAACTTTCCGGTTCCGGCTTCGATTCCGGCTCTGCTGGTAAGGGTTCAGACACGGTAGAAAGGGGAGAAATACGGCTCGCGATATATGACGCACCCATAGCTCCGACAGATGCCAGAACAGTACTGACAATATATGTGGTCGTTAGAGATGCCATACAATCTTCTTGTGTTTCAGTAGAGATGTTTCATTTAGTGGAGGATAACGTATCCAAGATTGAAAATAATTTGATATGGGTTCGAAACGTCAGAGATTCCATGTTATCTTGGTGGTTTAACGCTATTCTTTTCGTCGGTGTTATCGGTTGTTTCGGGTACTTTTTGTGGGCTGGGTACGGTAAAGTGCCTCCGCCTGAATTACAGAAAATAGACTTCAAACCGAATCCGTGGCAAAATGCCGTAAGAAATGTTCCCATAACAGATTATGGACAGACTCCTGCAACTGAAATTGGAGATGGTATACCGGGGTATGCCGATAGAACAAGTGCGACAGCGTTTTGATGATTTGAAGAAAGAACCGCCTCCTATTACTGTAACCAAAGCTCCGGTACCTGTAAAACGAAAGTTGCGTATAGTTAATAAATGAGCGCGGGAGCGTACATAAATAGGATACGAATACAGAGTCAGGCCAGAAATGTCAAGGTTCAGTATTCCGGAGGACGGGCCACTAACTTTAATCCAATTTACGCTACATGTGCAAACAGTCCCAATTTTTCTACCCTAAATTACCAGGAAATTAATCTGTGTTGTAAACTTTCTAAACAGTCTACTTCTGTACCAATACTAACGGCATGTGGTCAACCATTAACGAATGCTATTTTGAATGGAGGCCATAGCACCCCTAATACGAACTGTATTCTTGATGGTGGGTCAAGTATCAGTAATTACTCGCCAATAATAGATGGCGGAAATTCATTATAATAAGATAATATGACAACCCCAGTCAAATTTGAACTCCGTAGGGATACTATAACTAACTGGAATAACAATAATCCAGTTCTATTATTTGGTGAACCCGGGTTCGATTCGACGAATAATCAGATCAGAATAGGTGATGGTGTATCGACATGGCAAAACCTAAACCAGTTAGATGTAAAAACAAATAGCTCGATAGCGATCGGTACATCCGCTGGACAAATTAATCAGGCTGGCGATGCAATAGCTATTGGAGATCAGGCGGGACAGTATAACCAATTATACGGAACTATTGCAATCGGTGCAGAGGCAGGTTTTACTGGACAACAGGATGAGTGTATAGCAATTGGGTCGGCGGCCGGAGCATTTACACAGTCTTCCGGAGCAGTAGCAGTAGGTTCCGGAGCTGGAACGACTACGCAAGGAACTAATTCAGTAGCTATTGGATCTTCAGCAGGAACAACTAATCAGGGAATTTCAAGCGTAGCTATTGGAGATTCTGCCGGAATAGCTAACCAGAAGAATGGAGCCGTAGCTATTGGTCAGGGAGCCGGCGGTAATTTACAAGGCACTAATTCTATTGCAATTGGTGCATTTTCGGGCGCAGGATCATTAACGCCTCAGGCAAATAATACTATTATTTTGAATGCTACTGGCTTTGAACTTGATGGTGTATACAGTCAGAAACAGTCATTATACATTGCTCCAATTCGTAATGACAATACCCAAACACTGGGCTTAGCGTATAATACCAGTACACATGAAGTAGTTACCAGTAATATTATTTCAAAAGGTCCAACTGGTCCTACTGGAATCCAGGGTCCTACTGGACAAGTAGTGTTCGGTGGTCCTACTGGCCCTACTGGAATTCAGGGTCCTACGGGACAAGTAGTATTTGGTGGTCCTACTGGCGCTACGGGTTCTACTGGTCCAACTGGTTCTACTGGTCCTACTGGTTATACTGGCCCTACGGGTTCTACGGGTCCAACTGGATCTACCGGCGCTACCGGAGTTACTGGTTCTACTGGCGCTACTGGTTCTACCGGTTCTACTGGCCCAACTGGCGCTACTGGCGCTACCGGAGTTACTGGATCTACTGGTCCTACTGGATCTACGGGACCAACGGGACAGGGAAATACAGGCGCTACCGGAGTTACTGGTTCTACCGGTTCCACTGGTCCAACTGGGGCTACGGGTCCCACCGGTGCTACGGGCGCTACTGGAGTGACGGGTTCTACGGGCGCTACTGGAGCTACTGGTTCAACAGGTTCTACGGGTCCAACTGGATCTACCGGTCCAACTGGTCCGGGAATAACTGGCCCTACTGGAATGCAGGGTCCTACTGGACAAGTAGTGTTTGGCGGACCCACTGGTCCCACCGGAAGCCAGGGTCCTACTGGACAAGTATTGTATGTCGGCTCAATGGGCCCTACTGGAAATACCGGTGCTACTGGCGTGACCGGATCTACCGGCGCTACCGGTTCTACTGGCCCAACTGGTTCTACTGGTGCAACGGGTGTTACTGGTGCTACGGGAGCAACGGGAGCTACTGGAAAAACTGGCCCAACTGGTTCTACTGGCGCCACCGGTGTTACGGGAGCTACGGGTTCGACTGGTTCTACGGGTTATACTGGATATACTGGTCCCACAGGTCCTACGGGCGCCACTGGTGTTACGGGAGCCACAGGATCAACCGGTGCTACTGGTGCCACTGGATCAACAGGTTCTACGGGAGCTACGGGAGCAACGGGTCCAACAGGTATACAAGGAGTGACGGGAGCTACCGGTTCTTTTACTCCGAATGGAACGTTTTTCGGTGATTACGTGTACTGGAATTCAAGTCTAAGTGAATGGGTGGTAGGATCCTCGCAAGTTAATATTGGAAGTTTGTCCGGTTCAAGTGCCAGTATATATTCTGTAAATATCGGATACGGCGCAGGAGTGAATGCAAACACGAATACGGTTTCAATCGGTAACGAGACTGCCACAAATAGTGGTAGTAATGCCGGATCTGTATCCGTAGGTTATCGTGCAGGTACATCCAATCAGCTTGCAAATGCAGTAGCCATTGGAAACATGGCAGGTGCTTCATTCCAGGGCGCGGCCGCAATTTCAATTGGAAACAATAGCGGATCAGATACTCAGGGCAGTTCTTCGGTTGCTATTGGTGACTCCGCTGGATCCAGTTCTCAGTCAAAGAATGCAGTTGCTATTGGACCACAGGCTGGAGAAGATGGTCAGGGACCATCAGCTATTGCTATTGGATTAAATTCTGGAAACGTGACTCAATCTGATTCGGCGATTGCTATTGGAAACAACGCTGGTAATACTGGACAGGGTCAATTCGGAATTTCTATTGGAACGAATTCAGGCATGGTAGGTCAGGGTGCTATTGCCGTAGCAATTGGAAATAACGCTGGATCTAATAGTCAGTCCAATTCGGCAATATCGATTGGTGGTAATGCTGGACAGAATGGGCAGTTTACACAGGCTATTGCCATTGGAAGCTCTGCTGGCCAAGATGCTCAGCGAGAGTCTGCTATTGCCATTGGTACATTAGCCGGTCAATCCAGTCAGCAGACATACGCAATTGCTATTGGAGATCAAGCAGGATTCAATTACCAGCAGCAATCCGCAATTGCTATTGGTTACCAAGCAGGGTTGACTGGTCAGAGTAATAATGCTATTGCTATCGGTCAATGGTCTGGATTTACGGGCCAGGGCAGTGATAGTGTAGCTATTGGAACCCAAGCAGGCGCATTAGATCAGCAAAGTGGAGCAATTGCAATTGGTCAGTACGCCGGACTGTCGGGACAGGGTACTAACTCAATCGCAATAGGAAACGCTGCAGCCCAGGGTATAACGAACGCTCAGGCGGATAATAGTATTATTCTGAATGCTACCGGAATTGAACTTGATGGTGTGGCAGGACAAAGCAATTCGTTCTATGTAGCTCCTATTCGTTCTGACCCAAGACAGACATTGGCTTTGGCATACAATCCTTCCACATTCGAAGTTGTGACTAATGGTTCGACTGTACCTACCGGAACAAACATCGGAGATTACTTGTACTGGGACGGAAGTGAGTGGGGTGTTGGAGATACTATTGTAACTATTGGATCCGGCGCTGGTTCAGGTGTTATTGGCGGAGGGAATACTGTCGCAATTGGAGTTAATACGGGTCAGTACAATCAGAGTGCGAATGCTATTGCAATAGGATTGAACGCAGGACAGACTGGTCAGGGAATGAATTCGATAGCTATTGGCAACGGTGCTGGTCAGGGCATAACAAACCCCCAGGCAGATAATACTATTATCCTGAATGCTACGGGTACTGAACTTGATGGTGTGGCCAGTCGAACTGGGTCATTCTATGTAGCACCGATTAATGCAGACAGATCTCAGACGGCGGCTCTGGCATACAATCCCACGACATTTGAAATAGTCACGAATGGTTCGACTGTACCTTACGGAACTAATGCTGGCGATTACTTGTACTGGGATGGAGCTAACTGGGTTGTTGGAGATGCGAATGTAACTATTGGAGCTGGTGCTGGATCGGTCCTTGTTGGCGGAACGAATACTGTTGCAATTGGAGTTAATGCTGGTCAGTCCATGCAGGCTTCGAATGCTATTGCTATTGGACTTAATGCCGGACAAACTGGACAGGGAGTTAACTCTATTGCTATTGGAAACGGCGCTGGTCAAGGCGTAATAAATCCTCAGGCGGATTACAGTATAATCCTGAATGCTACGGGTACTGAACTTGACGGCGTGACCGGACAGACCGGATCGTTTTACGTAGCACCTATTCGCTCAGATAATACCCAAACGTTGGCACTTGCGTACAATTCCAGTACGAACGAAGTCATCACGAGTACAGCAATTGCATCTCTACCTCCCGGAACAAATTATGGAGATTATCTGTACTGGGATACTGTTGCATGGCAAGCTGGAGATACTATCGTAAATATTGGACAGAATGCTTACCAGTATAGCGATCAGCGAAATAAAAACATTATCGCAATTGGAACGAATGCAGGCCAGAATCGTCAAACATCCAATTCAATTGCTATTGGTCATAATGCTGCATACTGGGACCAGAGTTCTCCGTGCATTGCAATTGGAGATAATGCAGGAGCATATGGTCAGAGTAGTGACAGTATTGCAATTGGACCTTTTGCCGGGTATACTGGACAGGGCGTTGGTTGTATTGCCATAGGATTGTATGCTGGTTGTACTGGCCAAGGTGACAATTCAATTGCTATTGGATATTACGCAGGTGGTTCGGCATCAGGGAATACTCAGGCCACAAATACTATTATCTTGAATGCCAGCGGTGCTTACTTAGATGGTGTGACTGGACAGACTGGATCGTTTTACGTATCGCCTGTTCGCACAGATAATACCCAAACACTTGCGCTTGCTTATAATCCATCGACGTACGAGATAGTTACGTCCAGTGGAGTAGGTTCAGGTTCTTCCTTAACTGGAAACACACTGGTATCTTCGCTTGCTTGGGTACAGGTAGGAGGTAGTACCGTCTGGACCGCAAATTTAACTGGAGTTTCTGCTTCACTCACCAGTAGTTCAAGAGTGCAGGTAACGTCACAAATTGTGGCGGGATATAGTCCCAGCGATTTAACTACGATAGCAGCAGCATACTTTGTAGGAGTAACACCTGACACTGCCAGTGGAGGAACTTTATCATTTTTCCTCGCAGCTGATCCTTCTACTTCTTACATGTCACTGTCTTGGGAAATTACACAGTTTTAGTAAGTATTATAATAAGGAATGAATCTGTCGGTCATAGCGGCAGGAATAACACTAACACTAATACTCATCTTTGGATTTTTATCTTACAAAGCTGAGCCCGTATATATTATTCCCGACATATCGAGATTTCCGTTCAATCAAGCAACTGGAAAAGAACGGAGTTTCGTGAACAAGAATGGGGATACGTCCTTATGGACAGAATCCAGACGAAGAATTGCAATTGCTTCTAATTACCGGTGCGGCAGTAATATCATTCGAGAATCCCGAACTGCCAGTGGGTCAAGTACAGGTGCCGTAGAAGCATACATACTTTCGAACTTCGGTAGGTTATGTCCTGGCGCATGCACTTGCTGTAACCAAGTATGCGATCTCAGTGCAATGCCAGGATGCCCTGATACGATTCTCGATGGCAATGACGATGGCTGCATTCTCGATGGCAATGATGATGGCTTAGATATTTTGGATGGAAACTAATAATGTCGTGCACGAAATCAGTTCGATTCGAACTTAGACGAAATACATCTACCGCATGGACAGCTTCAACTATGATTTTATTGGCTGGTGAACCGGGAGTTGAGACGGATACTGGTCAAATGAAAATAGGAAATGGTACAGATTTATGGTCTGCACTTCCTTACGTAGGTACAGTTAATACTCCCAGTAATAATACCAGTATTAGCGGAGACCCTTTCGATTACGCGCTTGTGCGAAATATCGGGATGCATGCGTACATCAATAACGCCGACGTATCATACGATTACAATATCATTACGAATGCGCTAACTTATACCATAGTACTTTACGGAAACGCAATTTATTGTGATGTATTGTTCACGTATACTCCGTCTCTTTCAATGAGTTCGTACACGTATTCATCCGCGGATACGTTGAACTACAATAATTCAGCAACATCCGGTCAATCTCGTCATACTATTACTGCTCCATTCACCGTAACGAATCCAGTATCTGGAAATTACGTCGTTACAATCGATATTAATACCGCGAACACAGGTGGAATAGGCAATGGAAGTTATATTACAAAAACATTACCGTTTACTATTACGGCTACTGATGCTATGGGGTACCCAGATATCGTATCCTATCCTCTACTAAATATTGTTGCGGAGAACGATATTACGGTGAGCGGTATCACGTATTACGGACCTGGATCATACATCCCTGTTTCTGCCAAAAATATACAGTTTAGGAATATTTACAATATTTACGATAACAGATACTTCAATGCTGCTGTTTTTTCGACCAATTCTCAATCCTATAATTACGCGGTTCTTTCAGCAGCAAGTTTGTTGTATTTGAATGGAGGCGTGTATACTTCATTTCCAGCAGCATCCGCAGTGAACGCAAACTACTTCAATGGATCAGATTTCAATATGGTTATTGCCAGCACGAACGGTATTGCCTGTTTACTCACGAACGCAATTAACAAACAAACTTTCAAGGGACAGTTTTTTCCGTCAGTACAGACTGGTCAGGGATCTCAGACCGGAATAGGGTACTTATCTTCAAATCCGAACGAAACAAACATACCTCTCAATCAGGGCGGAAGCACGATTTCCGGAGTTTCAAGTATGACTCGGCGTTCGATCGCTAATTCTGTAAGTAATGCTGATCAGCCTGATGCAGGAAGTATTCAAGTAGCAAGCGATACTGCACTTACGAACTGGGATCCGGTATACTATCCTTATGACGGGTACTATCATGCCACGAACTCGTTTGTGAGTGGACTGAATTCTACGTATATGCTGCCGTCTACCGCGGTATTCAGCAATCCCGGAACTAAATACCTCCTGATTAAAATTGTTAATACTGCTCCTCTGAAATTATTCACGTTACGTCTCGGCTCATCTGTATCTGGAGTCACGAATGTATGGGTATACTGGTCAGGCACGACAGGAAATTACGGATGGTACGATGCTTCGGCAGATTGGACAACGAGTACTGGATGCCAAAATGGTTATTCGGGAACACAGAGCACCTGGCAAATTAAGATAAATCAAACTGTCTTTAATAGTTACGATGGTGGCGGGTATATCTACCTGAATATCAAGTTTACCGGACAAATTCGACTTTCGGATATTCTTTTACAATAAAAGGTTACTTTGAAGAATAATAAAGGATGTCCGGGCTGCAGCTCGCGGAGATAGACTTTCTTTACAAGAAAGACGTAGCCAATAAGGTAAAAACTGATTTGGCTATACAGCCAATTTCGGCTGATAACGAGAATTACGGTTCTACGTTCCCCATCATTCATTCGGAAAATGTATGGTACCAGTCGAGTCAGCTTACACCAGGTCCGGCGAGCGCTATTTCCAACAATATCGCGATGCAACAGACGTTCGTTAAAATGTACTCGGTTCACGGAATAGGAGCCAGTCAGGACTTCACTTTACTGACTGGCGCCTCGTGGTCTGCGGGTGTTGGTAACTGGATAGATCCGAGTTTCAATATTGGATATTCTCCTTCATTCGTGATTGGTCCTAAGGACGGAAATCCGGCAACGGGTGCAGGCGGTCCGTTTTATCCGATTGCCAGCAGTTTAGATTACCCGTTTATTTTTGACTATTACAGTGGAAAGCTTACCTTCTTAACCGGAGTTCCTGCGCTTCCGTACAATCTGGCCAGTATTACTACCGGTGGAAACCCTGCTTTCCAAACAACGTACAATATTTGGATTAGCGGGTACACGTACACTGGCGCAACGCTGAGCAGTATTTCTGGAATAACGGGTGCAACTGGTCCTACGGGTGCTACTGGTGCCACCGGCCCTACAGGTGCCAAGGGAGAACAGGGTTATCCTTACAATGTATCCGCGTTCGGTCCAGGACCTGTAACGCCAGACGGGTACACTGGTCCACCGTACTATTTGGATTATTACAACTTTGAACCGGCAGGATGGTCGTATCTCGACACGTCGCTCGGAAATTTATGGATCAAAACGATTGACGACACTGGGTTCTACTGGTCTGGTCCAATTCCTTTCGGTAAAGGAGATACGGGTAATACCGGAACCGACGGCCCTACGGGATCCACAGGTTCTACCGGACCAACTGGTCCTACGGGCGCCACGGGAGCAACAGGTTCTACAGGTTCTACGGGTCCTACTGGCGCTACGGGAGATACGGGAGCCACTGGTTCCACTGGTTCTACGGGCTCCACGGGCGCTACGGGAGCCACAGGTTCCACTGGTTCTACGGGCTCCACGGGCGCTACGGGCGCTACGGGTTCTACTGGTTCCACTGGATCAACCGGTGCTACGGGTTCTACTGGATCTACAGGAACTACTGGCTCCACGGGTTCTACTGGATCTACGGGTCCAACTGGATCTACAGGTCCTACTGGTCCTGGCTTAACTGGCCCCACGGGTCCAACAGGTCCTACAGGTAAAACTGGTTCCACAGGCCAAACGGGTTCAACGGGACAGACCGGTTCGACAGGTCCAACTGGTCCTACTGGTCCTACTGGGGATATTGGTCCTACCGGAATACAGGGAGATACTGGTCCGACGGGAGCAGACGGACAAATTGGTCCAACGGGTGAAAAGGGTGATCAAGGATATCCTTACAACGTAAACAGTTACGGACCTGGTGTGACAACGCCAGACGGGTATGTTGGCCCTCCGTACTATTTGGATCACTACAACGGGTATCCTGCTGGATGGGCATATCTCGACACTACTCTTGGAAACTTATGGATTAAGAACCTTGACAGTTTAGATTCGGTTTGGTCCGGTCCAATTCCTTTCGGTAAAGGAGATACTGGTGCTCAGGGACAACAAGGATATTTGGGTCCAACTGGTGCTACTGGTTACAGCGGTTCCGATGGCGCCACCGGTCCTACGGGATATAGCGGTTCCGACGGTTCAACTGGAACTACAGGATCCACGGGTTCTACAGGATCTACTGGTCCGACTGGTTCTACTGGTGCCACCGGTGTTACCGGTTCTACGGGATCCACAGGTCATGCTGGTTCTACGGGATCCACAGGCGCCACTGGAGCCACGGGTTCTACGGGTTCTACGGGTTCTACGGGATCTACTGGTTCTACTGGCGCTACTGGTTCTACTGGTTCTACTGGTTCTACTGGTTCTACTGGTTCTACTGGTTCTACTGGTTCTACGGGTTCTACTGGTTCTACTGGTTCTACTGGTTCTACTGGTTCTACTGGTTCTACTGGTTCTACTGGTTCTACTGGTTCTACTGGTTCTACTGGTTCTACTGGTTCTACGGGTTCTACTGGTTCTACTGGTTCTACTGGTTCTACGGGTTCTACGGGTTCTACGGGTTCTACTGGTTCTACGGGTCCTACGGGTTCTACGGGTTCTACTGGTTCTACTGGTTCTACGGGTCCTACAGGTCCCACGGGTGCTACTGGTTCTACTGGTTCTACTGGTTCTACTGGTTCTACTGGTTCTACGGGTTCTACTGGTTCTACTGGTTCTACTGGTTCTACGGGTTCTACGGGTTCTACTGGTTCTACTGGTTCTACTGGTTCTACGGGTCCTACAGGTCCCACGGGTGCTACTGGTTCTACGGGAGCCACGGGTCCGACGGGTGCTACGGGTGCTACCGGTTCTACGGGTGCTACCGGTTCTACGGGAGCCACGGGTCCGACGGGTGCTACGGGTGCTACCGGTTCTACGGGTGCTACCGGTTCTACGGGAGCCACGGGTCCGACGGGTGCTACGGGTGCTACTGGTGCTACCGGTTCTACGGGAGCCACGGGTCCGACGGGTGCTACGGGTGCTACGGGATCTACGGGTCCGACGGGTGCTACGGGTGCTACGGGTGCTACGGGTGCTACGGGTCCGACGGGAGCTACGGGTCCGACGGGAGCCACAGGTCCAACGGGAGCCACGGGACCAGGTATTTCGTACGTGGGGACTACGGGTGCTCTGATGTATTATGGCGGTGTAGGCGTAGGAATTACCGGAAACTCAAATCTGATGTATAGTACTACCGCAAATAATATAGCGTTCAGTGCACCCGTTAATGTTGCTGACGTAGTAACCGTTACGAGCGGTACTATTGCATTCACTGGAACTACTGGATCGTATATGTACATAGGATTTACCGGAAATGCATCATTCATAACAGCAGCAACAGTAGGTGCATTTTATTTTGCAGTAGGTGGAGGTGGTGGCGGCGGAGATAATTCAGGTGGTGGAGGTGCTGGTGGACTACAAACAAATGACCCAACTCAGTCAGGTATTCCGTTTGCTTCAAAACAGTATAATGCAGGACCATTGACTTTGACTTCTGGGAATACATACTCGATTTCTATTGGATCTGGTGGAACAGGTGCTGCATCATCTGGATCAGTACGTTCTGCCAATGGAGGTAATACAACATTAGTAACTGGGTCTACAACGCTTGTAAGTGCAGTGGGTGGTGGCCACGGTGGTGATGCTAATTCGAGCCCGCAATATGGTTCTGGGTCCGGAGGTTGTGGCGGTGGTGGAACAGAAGGATTCACTGCCGGGACTGGTTCTCAAGGTGGAGATGGTGGAAATGGCGGGTCTCAAGTTAATCCTTATCCTGGTGGTGGAGGAGGCGGTATTGGATCAGTTGGCGCTGTTGGTGTTGCGGGAGTTGGTGGTGGAAACGGTGGTTCAGGGTTGTCGTATCTCGGACTAACATTCGGCGGCGGTGGTGGAGGTGCTTCAATTGGAGCAGGTGGTTCGGGCGGAAGCGGAGTTGGTGGTAATGGAACTGGATCCGGGATAAATGGCACACCATTTACTGGATCGGGAGGAGGAGCTTATGAAATTGGTAGTATTGCTGGTAATGGAAGTTCGGGAGTATTTATTTTACTATTCATACCTCAGGCAACGATCTCGACACAGTTTGGATCAATAGGGTTGACAGGAACTTCAAACTCTTTTCAGATTTCTACTGTAAATGGTCTTAATATTACCGGTATTTCAGGTCCTACTGGGTCCAACGTACTAACATACAATCCTGTAAGTGGACTCGTATCTTATAACACCCTTGCTGGTTCTGGTGCTACGGGTCCTACTGGAACTGGCATAACCGGCGCTACGGGTTCTACGGGTTCTACAGGTGCTACTGGTTCTACGGGAGCCACTGGGTCTACTGGTGCTACTGGTGCTACGGGTTCTACGGGAGCCACTGGTGCTACTGGTGCAACTGGTTCTACGGGTTCTACTGGTGCTACTGGTGCTACTGGTGCTACTGGTTCCACTGGTCCTACGGGTCCGACGGGTCCTACGGGTTCTACGGGTGCTACGGGTGCTACGGGTGCTACTGGTTCTACGGGTGCTACGGGCGCTACTGGTGCTACGGGTGCTACGGGTGCTACGGGTCCTGGATTAACTGGTGCTACTGGACCGGGTATTTCGTATGCTGGAACTACTGGGGCTCTGATGTATTATGGTGGATCAGGAGTAGGTATTACTGGTAATTCAAACTTGACGTACAGTACAGCTACAAACCATATAGGATTCAATGCGTCAGTTATTTCCGGAGGAATTACACTTACATCTGGTTCATGTTCTACAACTACTATCGGCGGCAGAATATATTACGGTTTTACGGGAAATGCTACATTTACAATTTCTTCAACTATTACGTCAGTAGCGTATTTTGCCATAGGTGGTGGTGGAGGAGGTGGTGGTGGAACAATTGTAGAAAATGGAGGTGGTGGAGCAGGTGGTATACAGACTAACGATCCTACACTTTCCAGTATTACGTATGGTTACAACAGTGGGTATATTTCTTTGGGAGCTGGAACATATTCGATTGCAATTGGAGCAGGAGGAACAGGAGGAACGTATAATGTTGGTGGATTTACTGGCGGAAATACGGTGTTTTCAGGTGGAACTTTGGGTACTCCAATTACTGCTTTAGGAGGAGGGTACGGTGGAGGACAATTCCCGGTATCGTATACAAGTCCAGCAGGAAATGGCGGATGTGGTGGTGGCGGTGGTGCATATGCCGGAGACGTTGGAGGAAACGGTTTGCAAGGATTTAATGGCGGAAGTGGATTGTATTACAATGATTATGCTGGTGGAGGTGGTGGAGGTATTGGGTCAGCAGGAGCTTCTGCTACTGCAAATGGTGGAGCGGGTAACGGCGGAGCGGGATTAGTATATGCGCCATCTGGAACTACATTAGGAACATATGGAGGAGGAGGTGGTGGAGGATGTTTAGCGGGAACAGCAGGAGTTGGTGGTTCGGGAGTTGGTGGAAACGGTATGTTAGGTACAGGAATTGGAGCAAATGCTGTAAGTTATACGGGATCGGGTGGAGGTGGCGGTTACGAAACTTCCGGTACTCAGGAGAGTGGAAGTGGAAGTTCGGGTGTTTTCTTTCTTTCAATCCCAAGTGCTGGCACGACCATATCTGTTGATTTTGCAGAAATCGGACTGGATAGTTATAATAACCTCCTGATCTCTGCTTCCAACGGTCTAAATATTACGGGCATTGCAGGTCCTACTGGGTCCAACGTACTAACATACAATCCTGTAAGTGGACTCGTATCTTATAACACCCTTGCTGGTTCTGGTGCTACGGGTCCTACTGGAACTGGCATAACTGGTTCTACGGGTTCTACTGGTTCTACTGGTTCTACTGGTTCTACTGGTTCTACTGGTTCTACTGGTTCTACTGGTTCTACTGGTTCTACTGGTTCTACTGGTTCTACTGGTTCTACTGGTGCTACGGGTGCTACGGGTCCTGGAATTACGGGAGCTACTGGACCCGGTATTTCGTACACGGGAACTACTGGTGCTGTAATGTTTTACGGTGGATCCGCCAGTGGAATTACAGGCAATTCAAATATAACGTATAATCCGACATCGTCATTATTGGGATTCAATACAATTATTGGTTCTGGGTACGGGAATTTTCTGACCACATCATCAATAAATTCTATTAGTTCACTTTCATCGTCGATTATTGGATGGGTTGACTGTAATAACGGAACTGTATCTACAACCTCATTCACGGATCGGGTTGGCGTGACGTGGACAAATACCGGAAGTCCTACACTTGGAACGTATACCCTAAATGGCATACCTGTACTTGGAACAACAAATTCCAGTTATTTTACAGGAACACTAAATCAAGCGTCACATCCACTTGCAGTTTTTGGCGTATTCTTATTCCCCAATGGTCTCGGTTCAAGTGGAGCTAACGTACAAGTAACCGTACTGACATCAGTAATTAATGATAACATGCATAATTACCTGAGTTGGTATTTTTACAATTGCACGTATAATGCAGCTTGGTATGCTAATAACAGAATCAGCACTTCATCAAATTTAACTACATCGCCATTCAACATAACTGCTTCAAGTACTGCGGGTCATGTAGTAACCGGTGTGAATTCTGCCGTAAGTACTTCTAATAATTATGTCGGCGTAGACGGAAATGTATCTGCTCTTTCACCGAATAATACTAATTCAGGAGATGGAGTTGGTTCTATTAATTTCCGATTAGGAACTGGAACCGGTACTTCTGGATACCCATTAGTGATTGCAGAAATGATTGTTTACGATTGTGAGTTCACAACTGCACAGATCAATACGATTGAAGGATACTTATCGTGGAAATGGGGACTCCAAGCAAATCTACCAACTAATCACCCATACTATTCATCAAGTCCATATGTGTTACCTACACTAACCAACTTCGCTACGGTTGGTCTTACTGGCTCAAATAATAATCTACAAATTTCTACCACTAACGGGCTTTCTATTTCCGGATTAACTGGTCCTACGGGAACTTATGCTCTCACTTATAATTCATCGACTGGTCTTGTGTCGTATAATTCGATGAGCGTCGGACTGACTGGACCTACGGGACCTGCTATTTATGGAGGTCCTACGGGTCCTACCGGAATGCAGGGTCCTACTGGATTATTCATATTCGGAGGTCCTACGGGATATACTGGTCCTACTGGCCCAGGTTTAACCGGTGCTACCGGAGTTATTGGACCCACCGGTGTAACTGGTCCCGCGGGTATGGGGATAACTGGATCTACGGGCCAAACTGGTCATACAGGATCTAATGGTGCCACTGGAGTTACAGGTCCTACGGGTATGGGAATAACGGGATCTACGGGACCCACTGGAGCTAACGGAACCAACGGTGCTACGGGAGTCATAGGTCCTACGGGAGCTAATGGAACTAACGGAACCAATGGTGCTACGGGTCCCACGGGAGCCAACGGAACTAACGGAACTAACGGAACCAATGGTGCTACTGGAGCTACAGGAGCTAACGGAACTAATGGTGCTACCGGAGTTACGGGTCCCACAGGAGCTAATGGAACTAACGGAACCAATGGTGCTACTGGAGCTACAGGAGCTAACGGAACCAACGGAACCAATGGTGCCACTGGAGCTACAGGAGCTAACGGAACTAACGGAACCAATGGAGCCACTGGAGCTACGGGAGCTAACGGAACCAACGGAACCAATGGTGCTACGGGAGTTACGGGTCCTACTGGTATGGGAATAACTGGATCTACGGGTCCCACAGGAGCTAACGGAACCAATGGTGCTACGGGAGTCACAGGTCCCACAGGAGCTAACGGAACCAATGGTGCTACGGGAGTCACAGGTCCCACAGGAGCTAACGGAACCAACGGTGCTACTGGAGCTACGGGTCCTACAGGAGCCAGTGGAAGCAATGGTGCTACGGGAGTTACGGGTCCCACAGGAGCCAACGGAACTAATGGTGCTACGGGAGCTACGGGTTCTACGGGTCCTACGGGAGCTAATGGAACTAATGGAACTAACGGTGCCACAGGAGTTACAGGTCCAACAGGAGCTAATGGAACTAATGGAACCAACGGTGCTACGGGAGTTACAGGTCCTACGGGAGCTAATGGAACGAACGGAACTAATGGTGCTACGGGTTCTACTGGTCCAACAGGAGCTAATGGAACGAACGGAACTAATGGTGCTACGGGAGTTACGGGTGCTACGGGAGTTACAGGTGCTACGGGAGTTACAGGTGCTACGGGAGTTACAGGTGCTACGGGAGTTACAGGTGCTACGGGAGTTACAGGTGCTACGGGAGTTACAGGTGCTACGGGAGTTACAGGTGCCACGGGAGTTACAGGAGCTAACGGAACTAATGGTGCCACGGGAGTTACGGGTCCTACGGGATCTAACGGAACTAATGGCGCCACGGGAGTTACGGGTCCTACAGGAGCGAATGGTGCCACGGGAGTTACGGGTCCTACGGGATTTACTGGACCTAATGGAATAGCTGGTCAGAATTCATGGACCCCTGTTCTCTATAACGTAACTCAATCACAGAGTACTGCTGGAACATTCTCCGGAGTACCTACCGCTGGATGGGGTACTTCACTACTTTCGTCAGCACAAGGATTTCAGGGCGGATGTTATATTAGCTTTACTGTACCGCTGCCATCGAACAATTATATCTTTGGAGGGTTATCAACATCCAATAGTAATCTCGGTTATACTGGAGTAAATTTTGGTATTTATGCATCGAGTAGTACTTACTACATATACGAAAGTGGTGTTCAAAGAGGTATTTATGGAAATGCCATTGTGAGCACGGATATTTTAACTCTCACATACGATGGATCTAATATGCGATACTACCAGAATTCGACTTTACTGCGAACAGTTGCGTATACGCTTGGAAGTGCAACGTTGTTTTTAACATTCCCGTTCTATAACTTTTCAACCGTTACTAATTTAGTATTTGGTTCAATTGGATCAATTGGCGCTACAGGTTATACGGGTCCTACGGGAGCTAATGGAACCAATGGAAGTCAGGGAGCTACGGGAGCTACTGGTCCAACAGGACCTACTGGATCCAGCGGTGCTACAGGAGCTACAGGAAAGACGGGTCCAACAGGATCGAACGGTGCTACAGGTCCCACAGGAGCAAATGGAACTAACGGAACCAATGGCACTAATGGAGCTACGGGAGCTACGGGATCTACGGGAGCTACGGGACCAAGTTCTCCACTAATTTCGGAAAACTTCACGGTCGCAATACCGTATGGATCGGCGGCGGCATTGTACAGCTACGACGGTAAGAAGTTCTATACTGGTAATGGAGCGTCATTTGGAAGTGGCATTAATGTGTCAAGTATTGTTTGGAATGGTACTTACTGGATAGCAGGTCCCAACCAAGCAACTGTAAACACAATAGCTTACAGCTCTGATGGAATTAACTGGAAAGGGTATACTGGTCCTACAAATATTAATTATCTGTGCTGGGGTAACTCTTTGTGGGTGGCCAACGGATACTATCCTGGGTATTTTCAGTACAGTCGCGACGGAATAAATTGGACTGCATCTACATTTTCCTCCGGATATCTTGGAGGAGGTATTGCGTACAATGGCTCAATGTTTGTAGGAACATGTGGTAGTTTTTACGGAACTATTAATACATTGGCATACAGCTATGACGGCATTTCATGGAACGGATTAGGTAGTTCTATTTTTCCAAATTACGGATACGATGTAGCATCAAATGGAGTAATTTGGGTAGCGGTTGGTAACACCACATATTACAATGGGAGCGCATACGTTTCGTATCCAGGTACAGGTTCTGGATCAACGACTATCGCGTACAGTACGAATGGCATTACATGGACACCTGTAAGTAGCTCTACTTCGATATTTTACGCCTACGGACTCAGTGTCCGATGGAACGGAACCTATTTCGTAGCAATTGGGTCTGGAACTAATACGATAGCGTATAGTCGCGATGGAATCAATTGGACAGCTGTATCTGGATCATCAAGTTTGATAACATCTCCACAGACACTAACTTGGAACGGAACATACTGGTTAGTATACGGATACGGAACAAATATTTGTGTGTATGCATCTGATCCGAGTGGAACGTGGACAGCAAACACAGATCCAGTAATAACCAGTGCTTCTGGCCAATGTATTGCCAGCCGCAGAATACTGAACATAACGAATGGATCGATAGGTCCTACTGGTGCTACCGGTCCAACGGGAGTACAGGGAGCTACGGGACCTACGGGACCTACGGGACCTACGGGTTCTACTGGACCAACGGGAGTACAGGGTGCTACGGGTGCTACGGGTGCAACAGGTGCTACGGGTGCAACAGGTGCTACTGGGCCTACTGGACCTACTGGACCTACTGGACCAACGGGTCCAGTAGGTCAACTAACGTGGACACCGGTTCTGTACAATGCCACCAGTTCTACTACGACTCCTGGAACATTCACCGGAACACCGAATGGATGGGGTACTTCACAAGTATCGTCAGCACAAGCGTTTGTGAACGGGTGTTACATGTCATTCCGTGTACCCAGTGCTTCGTCGGCGGTAGTTTATATGGCAGGATTAGCTACGTCTACTACCTCGAATAGTTACACTACACTGAACTATGCATTTTTCGTGAATGGAACCCAATTACGAATCCAAGAATCGGGATACACGGGGGGAAATGTAGGCACGTTTGGAAATGCAATCGCATCAACCGATGTGTATACGATCACGTACGATGGAGTGAATGTGCGATACTACCAGAATGCTACTTTATTGCGCACCGTATCTTCTTCTCTCGGAAGTACTCCGATGTACTTAGCTGTACCTTTCGCCAGTACACAAAATATCGGCAATTTGGTGTTTTCTCCGATGGGAGGAATGGGTCCTACGGGTCCTTCATCAGGTAGTGGTGGAGTGAGTGGTATAACAACAGGAAGTGGAGGTACTGGAACTACGGGTATGCCGGTCGCATACTTCACATCAACAGGTATTACCGGCGACTGGAATTTCACATACAACCCTCCAAATCAGTCGGTAGAACTGAATGGACCTATTAACATGAATGTGACCGTAGCACAACAACAGGCTGCGTATTTAGAAGCAGTAGCTGCTGGATCGCCATTTACGGTTGCTGGAACACTTGGTTCAACGTATAAAGTTGTAACGTATTCAGGAAGAGTATACTATATCATCTACCAAAGCACGACAGTAACTTTCAATGAAACTGATACTAATCTAATATACTTTGCAGTTGGTGGAGGTGGTGGAGGTGGATGTTATGCTGGTGGAGGAGCAGGAGGTTTGCAGACGAACGATACAACAATTGCAACTTCCGGAGATGCAGAAGGTAGATATTGTGCTATTCTTCCACCATTAGTAAATCAAACTTATAATGTAACAATCGGGTCAGGCGGTATAGGTAATACTGTAAATATATATTCAACTGGTGCTAATGGAACAAACACAAGTTTCGTGGGTCAGGGTGTAAATGTAGTAGCATATGGCGGCGGCGGCGCAGCGGGGTTCAATAACATAGCCACCACTACCCCTATGCCAGGTAATACAGGTGGTTGTGGAGGTGGATCATTTAATGGTTCACAAGCTGGTGGAGCTGGATACCAGGGATTTGCAGGTGGTGCGGGTGCGGTACCATCAACTTCTGGTGGAGGAGGTGGAGGAGGTATTGGTGCAGCTGGACAAACTACATCGACATACAGTGGTGGTGCTGGATTGATGTACGGTGGAACAGGATACGGTGGTGGCGGTGGTGGTGTTGGGTTTTCACCAGGCAATTCATTGATATACTCTTCCGGTGGACTTGGAGGTGGAGGAAATTGTACATCTACCACCGGAGGACCCGGAGTGAATGGAACAGGTGGAGGTGGAGCCGGTGGTAATGGTAATTATGGCGGTGCAGGTGGATCCGGAGTATTTATCTTAGTATACAGCGCTCCCTTCTTGTATGTCGATCCTTATTTAAGTCCTCTGGCGACAATTGGACTAACCGGAATGACAAATTTGGAAATATACGCACAGAACCAAATTCAGTTGAATACCGGATTAGGAATAGTAGCTACTGGACTTACGAATTTGGGTGTAGGTCTTCCGTCCGGTTTTCTCAATTTGGCTTATAATCCCACAACGGGGGTTATCGGATACCATACGTAAAATTAAAATTATGTAACTTTTTTAGACCAAAATTATAAGACATGTCATACATCTCGGCGGGAGGTGTTCCTCAATTACAGCTTTCTGCAACCGCATCAGGCTATAATGGAAGTGGTGGTGTTCTACAAGCAAGCGCAATTTCTGGATCATTTTCTGCTTATACTACTGTTGTAACGAACGTATCGGGAACATGGGCTGGAAACACGAACAGCTCAGGAATAACATTTTCTGCCGGATCATGGTCTAATATTAGTGGTACTGGTGGTGGAAGTATTACCATGACATCGGGTGGAGATACAGTTACCGCGCATCTTATTGACAATACTAATTCGCGTATTTACCGTATAACCGCAATATATTGCTCTGGAACTACTTCTGGGTACGTGGCAATTGAACGGATGTGTTAAAAATAGTAGAGTAGAACAATGATATCGCTTATGTGGGCATTTGCTGGTGTTGTCATGGGACTTCTTATGGCAGTAGTATTTATTCCGCCAGTACGCGAAGTTCCAGGCGTACCCACTCCCGATAAATCTACGGCCTTCTTCACGAAAACAGGATGCGTAAAGTTCAAGCCCCAAGAAGTTCCGTGCTCTGGCGAAATGAAATCGCTTAATTTCATAGCTTCATCACAATAGGAATGATCATCGAAAAACTTATTGGAATTTTTCGTAATGATAAAGCCGTACCCTTCCTTTCGTTCCTAATTGGGTTTGGTATTGCCATCATGCTTTTCCACCGCCCTATTCCTACCAAGAACACCTTGTCGGCGTCCGTAGCTGACATTGAGGGTAAGACTGTACCTTTCAATAAAAAGTGCTATACCTACCATGCGGAAGATGCTCAGTGTGATTTACCCTCTTCTAAATAAAGATGGCTGACGGTGCAACTGATTTAAGCGATCTAATGGGCGCGGGACCCGTCCAGAATCCGAGCCTGCCTCAGTCGACGACGTTTTCCCCTATTGTCACGGGAGGTACTGACCCATTCATTACCAATGGAATGAGTACATCCCAGCCCCAGAACAAGCCGGCTATGAATCTTTACAGCCAGGCTCACACGTTCAGCACGGTTCGGTACGCGGTAAAAAACATTATGACCTATCTTGGATTTTTCTTAGCTGCTATGATTATTTCGTTATCTACGCCTCGCTCACTGATTTTACAGTACATTCCCAATACGTACACGGCCGGAGGCGTGCCATCATATATGGGAGCAGCGATACTTGCTGGCGTTGCCGTTGCTATCGGCTACGTCGTGGGCACACTCGGGAGCTCCATTATCTAAGGGGCACGAGTACAGCACCTTCAAAAGCCCATACTTCTTAATGCATTTTTCCAGAAACTTGATACAGCTGTCACAAGGCTTAGAGTTTCGGATTTCACCGTGTTTATTAATTCGAACGACCGTCAGAATACAACCACGAAGTTGTGAAACGTCACCTAAACTTTTCACAACTGCGCGTTCTGCGTGTATTGTTTGGTCAGACCATCCGCATCCACGAGAGCGGGAGCCAACCCTATTGCGAGAACTCGCTATCTCCTTACCATGCTTCTCTATCGTTGCGTAGTGCAGATGCGTATTTGTGAAAACCCCGGAGTACTGCATTTTACTCGAATGGAATCTAATTAAAATAGATTCGTTTTCATTTAGTAATGGAGTGGGGCTCCTTTCGAAGAAACTCAAAGGGCTGGCAACGAGACCCGCCAGCAAAAATACATACCAAGATTATGTTTGGACCGGGAATGTACCTCAGTCCCGGATTCGTGAAACTACACAATATCACGCACGTTATCAATTGCGCTTTCGATAAGGACAGCCCAACTTGGTTTCGCCAGAAGTATCCTTCCAACTATGCATGTTTGGAAGCACTCGATAGCGAGAAAGAGGATATCAGGAAATGGTATCCGCTATTCGAGACAAAATTGAACGAGTTCTTGCGGGATCCGGAATCGAAGAACATATACATTCACTGTCAGTGTGGAATCAATCGCTCAGGATTTTTGGCTCTCCTGTTCGTGTGCAAAAAGTTCAACTATTCATTTAAATTAGCCTCTGAATCTATCCTAAAACAAAGACCATGTGCACTCACTAATTCGTCGTATAAACATCAAGTTATTGAGTACATTAAAAATCACTTCACAGAACAATGGGGGATCTAAATAAAAATCCACTTTGGACCGATATCAAAAACGGCGGAGCCAATGTCCAAAACGACATTTTGGGACCAGCATACAGCTATTCCGACAATATTCCCGGACCATCATCTTTGGGTATTGGAACCGATGGTTCTTTCAGTCAATTAGGTACGAATATGACTGGTATTGGAACCTATGTATCCACCATGATCGATGGAGATCCGCCATTAGGAAACCAGTACTTTGTGAATACTGGCGGCACTTGTACGGCTCCCGATGGATCGTTACAGCCCCGGTACAATTATATTAACAATAAGCCGAATGGAGGTAACCTGATTCCGTCGGGAATGTCCGAATTAGGCGCAGGAGTGAATGGACTCATTCCAGGAGTCATTGGGGATATTGAAGGACTAAATCCTCTTTATTTGATGAATTCGCTTATGGCCGAATCGTCTCCTGCGTGCGCATGTTATAAATGTCCAGTCACCGACGGAGCTGGTGCTCGCTTTTTAACTACTTCATTATCGCCCGATTATGATCCGAATGTATGTTCCCAAGTCGATATTTCCCAGTGCTTGGCTTCATCTGAATCGTTCGAGAACATGAACATGAACGAGTATACTGTCGCCGCATTTATTCCAATGGCAGTTGCTGGAATGGCATTGGCCATCCTGTTATGGAAGTAGTATTTTAAGGGAAGAAATTTGAAGTCTATAAATGGACAATGTGTTCCGTATAAAGAAGTCCAGAGATACAGTTCGGACAAAGAAGGCTGATACTGTTTCCGGGACACTTGATTCTATTCACCAGTCTGTGGTTTCCAATATCAAGGAAGAAACCACAAACACAGAAGAAATGCAGAAGCGATTAGAAGATAATCATAAAGAACTCGAAACATTGGAAACATACAAGGATTTAGGTAATATCTTAAAGGCTTCAAAGTTGAGAGACGAGACCAATTTACTTACGGAGCGATTAAGTAGTGAAACTCACTTAGAGGATTATTACTTGAAGAATGCCGATATTATCTTGAAGTATTATGGGTCGGGAGAGAAGACACAGAATGTTACGTGTATGCCCGCTGATGCCAATACTTTCATCAAGTATTTGGCCCCATCTACGGAAACCACGGCTCCTTCCAAGAAGAAGCTGTACGATGAGTACGTTTCTCGCATGAAACTGAACACTGGTGATGGCGTAGAAGTAAAGCAGGCAATTACCGAACACTGTGAGCGGTGTAATATTTCTCGTGAAGAAGTTTCCGATGAGGGTATTCTGGTATGTCCTACGTGCGGATCCGAAGAGTACATGCTGGTTGTTTCCGACTTTCCTTCGTTCCGCGATCCTCCGAAAGAGCGTAATAATTATGCTTACAAGAAGATCAATCATCTGAACGAAATACTGAATCAGTTCCAGGCCAAGGAGTCTACCATTATTCCGAACGAAGTAATGAATGAAGTCATTTGTGAAATCAAGAAGCGACGAATCCAGAACGTGGCGGAACTTACGGAGAAAGATATGCGCGAAATTTTAAAGAAGTTGAATCGGTCAAAGTATTATGAGCACGCAACGCATATTATTTCACGGCTTAATGGCAACCCTCCTCCTACAATTACTCCCGAAATCGAAGAGAAAATAAGGGCAATGTTCCAGGAAATCCAGGCTCCTTTTTTGATTTACTGTCCTGATGATCGTACCAACTTTTTATCCTATTCGTATATTCTCTATAAGTTCTTTGAACTCTTAGAGCTTGACGAGTACAAGGTTTACTTTCCGTTGCTAAAAAGCCGAGACCGACTGATTGCGCACGATACGATCTGGCAGAAGATTTGTGATTACTTGAAGTGGGAATTTATTCGGAGTGTCTAAAATGGATTTGTGGATATGATATAGTGTAACAGAAATAACAATGGAGCTTTTCAGTATTATTAAAGAGATGGTGCGACTAACAGCAACACACAGTGTTCGTTCAAATAAACGAATGCTGTATTTTCATGAAGCAATAGGAAAGTTGATTATTCAGTGGAATCCCCTGCTTTCGTATAAGATCGAGTACAATATTGATACGGCACTTGGAACGTATCGCGTAGATATTGCCATATTTGTAATGAACACAAATAAAGTTATCGCATTTATTCCGGTAAAGTGTGATATGTGTAACATCAATCAGAATTTCACCAATAACCAGAATAGTAAGATGGGGGAAATTCGAAAAATGAATGCGGCATTTCCTGACGCAAGAATATTCACTCTTAATATTTATCCTAAGGAAGCGCCTTATTATACGAAGACTAATACGATAAAGCATATCGAAAAATATAACTCAGAAGAAATAATTCGCAAGGCCAGGGAAACTGTAAAAATGGCAAGAGATGGAAAGAATGATGATGCATTCGTATTCTTCGTGAATAATATATATAAATCAAAAAATGATATTGAGTGTACATCCATTGCTGACTTTTCGGATTTAGATCGATTTAAGAAAACTATTGAGGAATTGGTACTTGTTTAAGAACGCCTACCGAAATATTCAACCACCCACCAGATCTCTTGGATGAAATCTTTTGTACAAATTCGCTACTATCTTTAATTATACGTTTAATATCATTTAGATCTCTATTTTTTGACGTAATTCTCAGTCCAGAATAGAATATACTTGTGGGGTGCACGTCCATAGGAAGGGACGGTTTGCATAGAGTTGATATATATATACTCATTGGTTCTTTCGGAATATTAATGCCTTGTTTACGTCCAAACGCATACCATGCATCATACTTTTTCTTGCCACCGTCGCGATTTGCGAGAAGAGCTTTATTAGAAACAAGATATGCATACGTCAGTGGATTCTCTTCTTTAAGAAGATCTTCTTCATAAATAGTTCCGTTCGAATCGTATGGAAATATTATAAACTTTACTATATTTTTACTCACCTTTCTAATTGGTTTCCAACATGGTTCATCATACAACTTTACATCATGGATAAACACCTTATCGCATAACGTTGCAACACCATTTTGGATTTCTGCGATTGAATCGAGGCATAGGTTTGATATAGATGTTTCAAAGGTGTATTTATACGATTCTTTCGGTAGTTTATTAATTACGAGGATACAACAGTATACATCCGCATTAGGAAACACCTTTTCAGATCCGTAATCGTGTATATCAAATATAAGCTGATTCTTAGTCAGATATTCTCTGAATTCGTAACACGATTTATTATACATCCACGTTGAAGGAACTATTGCTACCATAGTTCCTGTATCTGAAAGATGCTGAATGCACTTATAAAGAAAGGCTACATACAAATCAAAATTACCTTTTGCCAAAATTGGAGACATTGAGCGAATAATAGCACGCGTTGATTCGTCAAGATCTTGTAGTCTGGCGTAGGGTGGATTAAGAATAATCCCGTCATATTTACGGGTAATTTTGGCTGTAAGGAAATTCTCGTTTATTGCATTAATAGACTTAGATACTGGTATTTTTGAGAGATACACTGGATTAATGTCATAAACATCGGCCTTGGCGAATCGACCTTTAATTGCCGAAATCAGGTTACCTGTTCCAACGGCCGGTTCAAGAAGGTGTTTTATGTTTTTTGGGAAATAAGATATCATTTTTGTAGATACCGATTCGGGAGTGAAAATATCACAGTTCATTACTCGTTGTAATGAGCTTATAACAAAATCCATTTTTACTTGCCGGAGACAAAGTGCCAAACAGCCTTGTGGGACAGCATCCATACAACGCCGAACACCGCGGCGTGTACAAGGTTGACCGTTGAGCGGGAGGCACCCATAGGGAAGGTGAACAGATTACCGGGAAGTAGAGCCCAGAAAAGCACGGCAGCGAAAATAGCCATCCACCACATTTTTATTATAACCCAACAAAAAAGGCTTTCACATTATTTTCTTCTTGAATATCATATCAATGACTGTCAGCCGCTGGGGATACCATCTAATTATAGATGCCGCCCGATGCCTGCCAAAAACTATTCGCTGCCCCCATAATATTGAAAAGTTCAGTAGTACGTTAGTTAAGAGAATTGATATGGTACCGTATGGTACGCCCCAGATCGTCATGTTTGGGTCAGGAAATAAGAAAGGATACACACTTGTACAATTAATTGAAACTTCAAATATTACTGGACATTTCGTAGAAGAGACCAACGATCTTTACCTGGATGTATTCTCATGCAAAAAGTTTGACATTAACACCGTTGAAGCAATTGTGAAGATGCATTTTGCACCTGAGCATATGAAGAAGACTTACTTAGAGCGACACGCCGAGGCGCCAGACCGTCCCGGCTGGTGATTCTCCCAAAGAACACATGCGGTCTCGGGCTTATTGGCCAGCTTCCGGAAGATCTCCTTCTCTACATCCGACACATGTTGAATCTTAATTCCCTTAATCTTAGGATCCGTAAAGCTATCGATAATCTTGTAAGAGTCGAGGAAGGCTTGCATTGTAGATGGTTAATCAACTCCAATGTTAGACTTTATGAATTCGTTTTTGGTAGGGGTGCTATTTCAAGTTCAGTAAGCGTCATCAGCTTTCTCTGGGCAACCTCCGTGCTTATCCGTTGAAAGCACACAATCTCCACTTGGGCACTGGCGGTAACCTGGTGGGCAATTTGGGTTTACTTTCGTACTGGGGTTCTCGAATCGCTCGAATACACCTAAGTAGTAACTGAGTGCAGCGATTGCGGCAATAATAAGCAGAGTTTTCGTCCACATTTATTTACTACTCGGTTTTAGATTTTAGGAAAGCAGAAGCAGGGTACGTCGCGTGTCCGGCAGGTACGCACTCAGCCTTATTGATGCCCGAAGCCTCAGTACCCATTACATACCCGTTGGGGCAAGTCTCGCCGAAGTTTGACATCGTCTCTACATATCCCTTAATGTTGTGCCAGTAGAAGCGCATTACGAGCGTCGACACGGCGGCAAACACGAGAGCGTGTACGAGCAGAATCGTGTTACGAGAAGCGCCCTTAGAAGGTAGAGTTACCAGAACCCCTGGGATAAAGGCTACAAACAGAAGCGCTGACAGAATAGAGGAAATCCAATCCATTTATATCTACATAAAGGATTTCTTCACCCAGTTACGGTCGGACTTGAACGTCTTTGAACGACCCTTGGAAGTACGCTTCGTGTACGTGGCCGCAGCATTTAGCTTACGGAAGGTCGATAGAGCTCCGTACCGGCGTACAGCCTTCTTTAATGCACCGTGGCGGGCAGTAGCCTTCTTCGTGGCAGTGTACCCCAGCCGCGCCAGCTTGCCCTCTTTTAGAGGACCAATGCCGGGACCATGCTTGGCCGACCACTTACCAGGTGCACCCATATCGCGAACGCGGGACGAGCGTACATGTACGCCGCGCTTGGTGGTGTAAGCCTTGCGGCGAATCGTACGACCGCCTACTGAATTGGCAGCCAGTTGCATTGCGCCATCACCACCGTATAAAGACATTTATACCTTCTTTGCGAAAAAACCTAAGCAGCAAGACTTAATATCCGCAACCATAACAGCCTCTACCTTTTTTAGATCGGCCTTGACAATAGCCACCGCCTGAATTACATGTGGTAGCGCATCGTCACACCAGCCAAGAGCCGTAACCTTCTCGGACTCAGTGAGTGAAGACGAATTAATAGACGCCTTGACTGCGTTAATAATCATAGCGGCCTTGTCCGCATCAGAAAGATCGGATAGAACCTCTACCTGTCCAATGACCTTCATCGCATACATTAGGAGCTGCTCTGGGTTACGAAAGTCCACACTGTTCGTAGATACAGCTGCCTCTACGGTAGCCACAGTAACAGATGGCGTTGGCTCGGGAATAGGGGCAGTAACGGTTGTTGAGTCTGACATTTTGTTACTAATTGGCTATTATTATCTAAATGCCTAACCCCATTTCAAAAACCCGTGTAAATACAAATGCGTTGGAGCATATTCAATTTATTTGTAGGATTAATATCTGCGTCCTGCGTGGACTCAAATCCGCCTGCATCGGCTATGGGCGTTCTACCACCTTGTTATCTTGCTTCGGTACAGTACCCAACTGCTGGAACCGTAGTCCAAGAATCTTACTCTTTTAACGCCACATCCACCGGATCTTGGCTGGTAGGATTCGCGTTCCGACAAGATCCTGGATTTTGGACGTTCACAAATCCAAGCGTAGTATCATCTACCCTTCCTACCGTACAGATTCTACAAAACGCAAATCTGGAAACGGGTGGAAACATAATAGCCAATGGAAACTCAGTGAGCGCCCCCACAGATTTCCAAGTATGGTACCAGGCCGGCCAACAACCTCCCGCTGCTGGAACATGGTCGACTGGCCAATGGTACGATGGTGCAGTAGGTACGTTCGACGGAATTTATCAAGGTATCAACGTTACTGCCAACACATTATACGTAATAACATTTACCGTTATGTCCACACAGGCATCCGATGGTAGCGGTATTCAGTTAGGAGTTTATGCGCTTCCTTGCAACGACATTACTGCTCTGGCAATTAACTGTATTCCTCCTGCTTCAATTGGGTTTGATGTATCCACCATTCCTGCATCTATTTCCTCCACTCCATCCGCAGTACAATCCGTATCCCCAAGCAGAACTGTCTCCATCAGTACTTCTCTTACACGTTCTGTAACTGGATCTACTTCAAAAAAATCCACCGCTTCCCGTACTCTCTCCACTTCACCCAGTCAGTCCGTAAGTTTTTCCAGCACCGAAACAGTATCCAGTACCGAGTCAATTACTACAACTTCAACTGGAACTGGGACTGGGACTCTGTCAGGAACTCCGACTGCAAACGCTACTGTGACTGTGACTGGAACTCCGACTGGGACTGAGACTGGGACTGGAACTGCAAACGCTACTGTGACTGGAACTGGGACTCTGACTGAGACTGGGACTGCAACTCTGACTGGAACTCCGACTGTGACTGGAACTGCAAATGCGACTGAGACTCCGACCGGAACTGGAACTCTGTCAGGAACTCCGACTGGGACTGGGACTCTGACTGCGACTGAAACTGGAACTCTGACAAAAACTGGAACAAGAACGAGTAACTCTACTGCTGCTTCGACCGTAAAACCAAGTCGCACCGAAACGCCTACCGAATCTTCGTCCAGTACATTAACAAATACCCAAACTTCATCAAGTACAGGAACTACAACTTTGTCGGGAACCGGAACCCTAACCGGAACTGTGACTGCAACTGCAAATGCAACTGGAACTGGAACAGGAACCTTATCAGGGACTGGAACTCTAACGGGAACTGGCACTGCCACTTGTACTGCAAATGCAACAGGAACTGGAACTGCGACTGGAACGGGTACCATAACAGAAACTGGAAGCGAAACTGGAACGCGGACACTAACTATGTTTCCAATGATTTCAACCAGTATTTCGTATTCTGGCAGCATGAGTTTCACTATGTCCGGAACTGAAACTTTAACTGGTACCAAGACAGGATCGCCAATTTTATTCATGGATTCATTCTCAGCAACTCCAACACAGTTTTCGGTGAGTTCGTCTCCTTCTCTTATCGATTTATCCCCAACACCATCTACTTCATTAAACGCAAGTGCAGCTGCCGCCGCTGCTGCTGCTTCTGCCGGAATAAATACGGGGACAGTTATGGGTGGAGTAGCTGTAGGAATGGTGGGTGTTCTTGCAGGAATTATAGCTTTAATGAATGCACCAACAAGTGCTATTAATAACACTCTGCGAAGCGTCATCAATCGTATACCTCTTCCAGATTTCATTAAGAATAAACTCATGCAAGATCCATTAGGAAGTATCCGTTCACTTGGTAAAGGATTAAGCAATCCCAAGGCATTTATAGATGATCTTTCACTTCCTGACAGTATAAAGGAAGTAGCAGACCAAGTTCTACCTTCTAAATCAATAGTTTCTGATGGTTCAATTGTTATCCCAGTTGCCGCTACTGCTGCATCTGTCGGTGTAATTTCTACTGTCATTTCTTCAGCCCAAAAATCTGCACCAAAACCCGCACCTGCTCCTGCGCCTGCTCCCTCTCCCGCTCCTGCACCGGCTCCAGCTCCAAAGCCTGCACCGGCTCCAGCTCCAAAGCCTGCTCCAGCACCTGCTCCAAAACCTCCCCAGAATCCTCCTCCGCCAAAGAAAGCTAAGATTGAACTGAATAATGCTGATTTAGCGGCAGTACAGGCATTCTTAAAGCAGAAAGGAAAGGACCATAAAGTTATTGGTTAGCTTCCTGTGCAGCCTGTTTGGGGCAAGAAGAACATCCAGGTTTACCCGCTACTTTGATCGATGAACTAATGGAATACGCATATATTCCCGCGGCAAGAACGCCAAGAAGTATTAGCCACCAAGCCATTTACTATTTACACCATGGGTTTTCTATTAGAATAAAGACGAATGGGTATCGGTATTCTGGATAACTTCTACATTGTTGCAATTATGACGAACCCGGAGCGGTACAAGAAGCGCCCCCAGCTTTTCAAGGAGTTTCAGGCGCGGATGGATAAGTATGGCGCAAAGCTGTATGTAGTAGAGGGAGCGTACGGTGATCGTGATTTCGAGGTTACGGATTCTCGCAATCCTCGTCATATTCAGATCCGTACGGATTCTGAGCTTTGGCATAAGGAGAATCTAATCAATATTGGTATTTCTCGTCTACCCGCAGATTGGCAGTATGTAGCCTGGCTCGATGGCGATATTGATTTCGTCCGTCCCGATTGGATGGAGGAGACTGTTCATGAGCTACAACATCACCCGGTAGTCCAGATGTTCGAGGACGCAATTGATCTCGGCCCTAACCATGAAATCTTGACTACTGCCAAGAGCTTTGCATTCTGTTACAAGAATGGCAATCCTTACGGTCAGATGGTTTCTAAGGCAGTAGGTTCTGATTCATGCGACGCTCCCGACGAGTACGTAACGTATTCCAAGGGTATTTACTGGCATCCTGGTTACTGCTGGGCCGCTACGCGCGAGGCTATTAATACCATGGGTGGTCTATTCGATTACGGTATTCTCGGTGCCGGCGACCATCATATGGCCTGTTCTCTAATTGGCGAGGGCGAGCGTTCTATTCCTAATGGCATTCATCCCACGTACCGTAATCTGGTTCTTGCCTGGCAGGAGCGTGCGCTCCGTCTACATAAGAATATCGGATACGTAAAGGGTACCATCTATCACTACTGGCACGGTAAGAAGCGCGATCGCAAGTACCGCGATCGTTGGGCGATTATGCTGGACAACCATGTAGATCCCACTACGCATATCCACAAGGACTGGCAGGGCGTGTGGTCTCTATATCCCGGCCACCAGCAGTTCCGCGACGATCTACGTAACTATTTCCAGTCGCGAAATGAGGACAGTGTTGATAAGGTTTAAATACTAAATATTCGAAATAGTAATGGAATATGAAAGCGACCGTGCTATGATTGAATCTAAGATGGAAGATGCTAAGATTGATGCACTTGGTGATTTCGAAAAGTACTTTGATCTTAAAGGAGAAGTGCAGGACCCTAATTGGGCCCAGCCGGCTCCTTTACATGAACTTACGGGCGTGGGCGTAGATCAGGCACAGGGATTATGGATTAATGATGGAAAGAAGGGCGGACTAAAAGATGAAGTTTCAGGTACTACCATTGACTTCTCACATGATCTTCCAGGTCTTCCGGCTAAGGCAGAAGATATTGAATTCGTAAAACCTGATCCCGAAAGTTTGAAGCCACTAACTCCGGAAAAGATGAATGAACTAATAAAGTCACATCTTTGGGAAGATTTAGAGGGAACATCGTTCTCCAGCTTACGCGTTAGCACCGAGTAATAAGTAGATGGGTATCCCCTTTTATTTTGCAAGTCTAATTAAGTCACATCGTGGAATCACAGATGCGGTCAAGCGAGGAACACCTAAGGAAGTAGATGTTCTCGGTGTAGATTTCAACTGTCTTATCCACAGATACCTGAAAGAAGATAACCCTATTCAATCTGTGATCGATGCATTCGATTACATACTGATTAATGTATGTCGTGCTAAAATTGTGATTATTGCGATGGACGGGCTTGTACCGTACGCCAAGATCGTTCAGCAGCGGTACCGCCGTATGCGTATCAAGGAAGATGTGGGTATGGGATCTTTTGATCGCAACCAAATTTCTCCGGGTACCCCGTACATGATTGAACTTGAAAACGCTATTGCCGCCAAATTTCCACATGCTATTCTGTCACGGACCGCCGAGCCGGGAGAAGGCGAACATAAGTTGATGCTGGAACTCGATAAGATTCCCGAATCACTTCGTCAGACTATTTGTATTTATGGGCTGGACGCTGACCTTATTCTGATTTGTCTCCAAAATCGCGAGCTTTCAAAGAATGGAGGAATGACGCTTCTTCGTGAAAGCGCAGAATTTGATGACCCAAAACTAAAATCAGCAGAATTTGCTACTCTGGATATTTGGGGACTGTCTCTTGAAATCCCAATTCAAATTCATCAGTATATTGCTCTTTCTATGCTATGCTTTGGTAACGATTTCATGCCGAATCTTGGAATGTTTTCATTGCGTGAAGATGGGTATAATCGCGCTCTGCACATGTACGCCGAAGCTAAGAACCCAGATCTACTTACGCCAAAAGGTCGATCTAAGTTTCTGAAACTTGCCGCATCCCGTGAAATGGGCGTGTTGAAGGAGCGTATTAATTTGAGAAAGCGACCAGAAGAAAGGGGTATTCTGGGTAAGGAACAGTCTAATTTTTCACGGAAGTATGGTCTACATGTTTTGGATGGTGTTTTCGATATGAAGCCGGTAGTAGAAGCTTATTGGAAAACCTTTCATTGGACGCTGGATTACTTTATTGAAAGTTCTCCCATTAATTGGGATTGGGTATATCCTTACGCTGACGCCCCGCTAATTTCTGATATTGTAAAATACGCAGAAACTACGAGTATTGAAGAGAATGAACTTACGTTTGGAATTGTGGATCAGTTACAGTTTATCATGCCAAAAAGTTCACTGCGGAAATCCAAGAAGTTTGTGAAGTATCCTGACGAACTTCATTCGGAAACTCGCAATCCATGGATGAAGAGACACGATTGGGAAATGAAACCTCGTATTTCGTTGCCATGGCATCCTAACGCTTCCCAAACGAGAATCTCCCTCCTGACAACTTGAACCCGAAACTTGGACCGGGAGCAGATGGTGGGCTGTCTCCGTACACTGGCGTCTGAGTAAAAGGCGTAAAGAACTTCTGAACAGGTACAATGGGTTCCAGAACGTCGGCTTCGGGAAATACAAGTGTATTAAAATTGGTCTCGCGGAGATTCCAGTACTGTTCATTTATCTTTCTCATTTCACGAGCATGTCCCATCTGAATAAATCCTTCTCCACCACCTTCTCTCGCCCAATTTGACATCAGATAATTGATGTAACTTATTCTGAACTGCTGGGTCGATCTATTTTGCGTGAGCATCTGTAAAGTTTGAATACAATCAGCAACCGTCGCTGGTCTTGGTTTATCAAGGCGCTTATTTACCGTATTATGTGCTCTAACTATGAATAGAAACAAATTGTATCTACTGTCGGCCCAATTTGGATTTCGCATAGTGTATGCCCGGTACATATTCTGGAAATGTCCTTTACAGCTCGGACACGAAATCGTTTCCGCAAACAACTCTAAAAACTTTTTAACGAGAAGTTTATCAGAAGCAGTTGGTATTTCCGGATAGTTCACAGATATTGAATGCAAAGTCATCCACCCTAATGGACCCCATACCTTTGTCATTTCAGTTATTTAATCGCTTGAAATGAATCCTGCTAACATAGCGCCCTTCAGCATCTCCCGTTTTAGTTTAGCTGGTGTTTTGGGATTCTTTAGTAGATTGTGTTTTGTGACCATTTCTTCTACCTGTTTATCAGACATCTTGGACACTTTACGCTTAATTGTTTTCCGGTGGCGGTTTTCGCCCTTATCGGTAAGTAATCGTATAGTGTGTCGCTTCATAGACTTCTTTAAAGGCGGCGCCTTCGCTGGATCCGCTACCGGCTTAACCTTCAAAGTCTTGTGTTTCAGAACTCCTCGTGGGAAAGTCTTCATGGTCTTAGGCTTCTTTGCTGACCCAATAATTGGTTTAGGTGTAGGAACGGAAGGAACTGAATCCTGTCCAACCTTAGTAATTACAACCTTATCGCTCATTCGGTCCTCTTATTACAAAACGAATAAATAGATTTACGGAGAACGGGAATCAAAGAATTACCATGGAGTGGGAAGCAATTTCGACTTACTTTAAGAACGATGGCGTCCATAAGCTGGTAGAGCACCAGATCGAGTCTTTCGAGGACTTTATCCGGAACAAGCTCCCTCTCATTGTATGTTCTACCGCCCCCATTGTAGTGTGGCACGAACAGGACGAGGCAACAAAGAAGTACAAGTACGAGTTTCGTTTGTCGTTTGAGAATATTACTTATATCAAGCCCCGTATTCAGGAGGCTACTGGTCGTATTAAGCCTATGTTCCCCCAGGATGCGCGTACTCGTAACTTCACTTACTCGGCTCAGATGTTCTGTGATATTCGGTTTACGGCTCGTTCGTATAAGAGCCCTACGTACGTAGGTTTCGATGAAGAAGTTAAGGTGTTTGAGGGTGTATCGCTTGGCAAGATTCCGGTCATGCTTGGGTCTTCGCTGTGTATTATGAAGGACTATCCTCTATCAAAGGAGGAGATCGGAGAGTGTACGCACGATCCGTTCGGGTACTTTCTGATTCACGGTTCGGAGCGGACCATTCTGAGTCAGGAGAAGGTGGCGGATAATCAGATCATGATCTTCTTCAATAAGAAGACATCCTCAAAGTTCACTTACTCTGCCGAAATGAAGTCTCTGCACGAATCGTTCACCACTCCTCCTAAGAAGCTGGAAATCCGCATTAGTTCTAAGTTTAATGGGTTCGGTTACCCTCTTACCGCATGTGTTCCCCGTTTCCGCGAAGATATTCCTCTGATGGTTCTGTTTCGAGCCTTCGGACTGGAATCGGACCAGGAAATCGCTGAGCTGATTTGGGGCGATAATCCGGACGAAAAGGATCTGGATAAACTTGCAGCTTCGTTCAAGGAATGTTCGGATATCAAGATTTATACTCGCGAAGATGCTGTTGAGTACCTGACTCACCATCTACAATACGGCACGACGTCGGAGGATAAGAAGGGGTATGTCCGCTCGCTTCTGGAAACTGAGTACCTTCCCCACGTAAAGTTTGGCGGCGAGAAGCTGTATCCAGGTACGGCCCAGAAGACTCTGGAAGCACGTAAGATGATTCTAACTGGCTGGATTATTCGTAAGCTTATTATGACCGAACAGGGCGTGATGAAGATCGATGATCGCGACGCGTACCCTAATAAGCGCGTAGTAACTACTGGCGCACTTCTAACCCATCTGTTCCGACAGCTGTTCCAAAAGGTATGCAAGGATATTCGTTCGAAGTTCGTACACGAAGTCAATAATGATACGTGGAAGAAGCGCGATATTCCTCGTCCTCTGGAAGTTCTGAATATTAACAATCTTTACAAGATCCTGAAAGTTTCAACTATTGAAGGCAAGCTAAAACAGGCGCTGGCTACCGGCAACTTTACGGTCCAGGGTCTGGGTACTACTTCGACTGCTTCTAATGCCACGAAGGTAGGCGTTTCCCAAGTCCTGAATCGTCTTTCGTATTCTGCTACTCTAAGTCATCTGCGCCGCATCCAGACACCGGTAGAGAAGTCTGGTAAGCTACTGGCTCCTCGTAAGCTGCACGGTACTTCTTGGGGCTATGTATGTCCAGTAGAGACTCCTGAGGGCCATTCAGTAGGTATTGTGAAGGGAATGTCCATGCTAACCTCTATTACCCAGCACACTTCGTCACTCGTAGTTCTTTCGGTACTTCACGATCTTCCTTACGATATGGAGTGGATCACTGACCTACAAAATATGACTCGATACAAGGGTACCAATATTATCGTGAATGGAGTTATTGTAGGGTATACTTCCTCGCCCAGCGAAGTGTACAATTATCTGAAAAAGGCGAAGCTTACTTTCCGTCTACATCCGCACACGGGTATTTCGTGGAAGATCCACCAGAATATCATCAATGTCGAAACAGATGGAGGTCGGTTCGTGCGCCCGCTGTTCCGTATTCATAACGGTACCATGCTAAGTCCTCCTTCGGATCCTATTGAGTGGAATGACTGGATTAAGTCGTGTATTGAGTACATTGATCCAGCAGAGACGGAAACAATTAGGGTAGCGATGTTTCCAAACGAGATCACGAAGATACATACGCACTGCGAGATTCATCCTACGCTGATTCTCGGACATATGGCATCATCTATCCCATTCTCTGACCATAACCAGTCTCCTCGTAATACTTACCAATCGGCTATGGGCAAGCAGGCTATGGGTATCTTTGCTCGCAACTACGCTAAGCGACTGGATAAGAACGGGTACATTCTCTGCTCGCCAATGCGCCCTTTCGTCGAGACGCGTATCATGAATATTCTGGATACACACGAGATGCCGAGCGGAGATAATGTGATGGTAGCTATCGGTATTTACGGAGGATATAATCAGGAAGATTCGGTAATTCTGAATAAGGCATCCGTAAACCGCGGTCTGTTCCGAACGCTGTACTACACGATTTACAAGGACGAAGAGCATCGTAATGTATCGTCGGGCAAGGAAGAGAAGTTCGTAAAGCCTCGTCGCGAGAACACGCGCGGATTCAAGACGAGCGCATACCATGCGATCCAGGATAATGGCGTTCCGGCAATGAACTCGTATATCAAGGAGAACGATGTCATTATCGGTAAGGTCACAAGCTTGAAGAACGATCCAAATGGGTATGCTTTCCGCGACTCGTCAACTATGCATCGTAACTCTGAAACTTGCCGCGTAGACGGTGTTTGGAACGATAAGAATTCTGACGGGTACCCTTTCGTAAAGGTCCGCGTAGTTTCCGAGCGCGTTCCGGAAATTGGAGATAAGGTGAGTTCTCGACATGGACAGAAGGGTACTTGCGGTATCATTCTAAACGAAGAGGATATGCCGTATACCGCTTCCGGTCTGCGCCCTGACATTATCATGAACCCACACGCAGTACCTTCTCGAATGACCATTGCCCAGCTCATGGAGACCATGTATGGTAAGGTATGTACGGAGAAGGGCACGCTTGGTGACGGAACGCCTTACTCTCATCTAAAGATTGCAACGCTGAAAGAACATCTGCTGGATCTGGGGATGCATCCTTACGGCAATGAAGTAATGTACAATGGCCAGACCGGTGAAATGATGGAGGCAGAGATCTTTATGGGTCCCGCATTCTATCAGCGTTTGAAGCACATGGTTATCGACAAGAAGCATTCACGTGCACGTGGCCCTATTGTTTCTCTGACTCGTCAGCCTTGTGAGGGCCGGTCTCGCGATGGCGGTCTTCGTGTCGGCGAAATGGAGCGCGACTGTATGATCTCGCACGGTGCGGCAGTATTCACCAAGGAACGACTGATGGATGTTTCTGATCCGTTCACTACCGGATTCTGCAAGACGTGTGGAACTTTGGCGGTCGTAAATCCGGTAGAAAACGTATACCGATGTGGAAGCTGTGGAGTCAATACAAACTTCGAGATGAAGACGATTCCTTATGCGGTCAAGCTTTGGTCTCAGGAACTGGAAGCTATGCATATCGTTCCTCGCATGGTCTTCGAATAGTCTTAACGCAAAATACATAGAAATATAATGAATACAAATAAGTTCGTAAGTGTACATCTACAAGGCGGACTGGGAAATCAACTTTTTCAGTTAAGTTTCTTGGACTATTTTTCTAAAAAGACTGGACGTATGCCTTCACTTACTACTCTGTATAGTCCTCGAACAGTACATTCATCCACTAACTATTTTGAAACTATTTTTAAGAATTGGGCTAAGATGTTTATTACGGGAGTAGGGTATTACAGAATAAGCGAAGAAGGTACCGATCTACGGAACCCTTCTTCGATAGATAACCGTTTTGAAAACGTAGATGTTATATTTGACGGGTACTTCCAGGATTACAGAGTTATGGGAAACATTGAAGATAAGTTAATTTTCAATACAGATATACTATCAGAGTATCCGGATATACAGGATAAGTTTTTTATACATGTACGTGGCGGCGATTACCTTGAACCTACCAAAGAACTTCATAATGTAGATCTAAGTCGGTATTATCAGAAATGTTTGGAAATATGTAAGGGAGAACAGTTCGTTGTCTTTACGAACGATACGGCGTATGCGCATAAACTACTCGGTTCTAACTTTCCAATTATAAACGAATCAGAAGTCGATACTTTATACTTGATGAGCAAGTGCAAGGGATGTATTTGTGCCAACTCTTCGTTTTCGTGGTGGGGAGCGTACTTGAATCCTAATAGACCTATTTATATGCCTTCAAAATGGTACAATCATGATCCCAATATATTCGTAAATTACTATTTTAAAGGTACGAATGTCATTGAAGTAAATGCTTGATGTTATTGAAAAGGTCCTGTATATTAATTTGGACGAGCGGGAAGACAGACGCGCATCAATTGAAAATGAGCTGTCAATTTTTTCCAAAGATAGAGTTGTACGAATCAGTGCGATAAAGCACCGGAATGGTCTAATTGGATGTGCAATGAGCCATATTTTAGCACTTGAAATGGCTATTGAAAATAACTGGAAGAATGTACTTATCGTAGAAGACGATATGAAATGGCATCGGTTTGATGAGGGAATTAAGATTTTCGATAAGCTTGTTGCGAACCCTTACGATGTAATATGTCTTGGAGGAGCATGTGTTCAGTACGAACCAGAAACGTACCGTGCTAAATATGTTTCCACTACTACATCGTACCTTGTGAACAATCACTACTTTGCTACGCTTCTTGCCAATTTGAAGGAAGGAGTCATAAAGCTGACTGAAGATGAAGAGAAACATAGTTCGTACGCCTTAGATCGTAATTGGCTGTCTCTACTACACACTCATAAGTGGTTTGTTATTCAGCCCACAATGTGTGTTCAGGCGCCAGGATACAGCAATATTGTGAATAATTTTGTGAATTACTATCCCCAATTCGGAGTCTACTGATATTTAGAATCTGGGTCTTAAAGTAATGTACAAGTATTTCATTGAACTTCTGGGAACTGTTACGGTTCTTTACGCTAAACTTTTAACCGAAGCGAATCCTACTGTGATGGCAGTAGTGTATTTTTCCGTATTTACGATAGCCAGAAATATAACTACGGGGTACTTCAATCCTCTTGCGGCGTTTGCCGGATACGCTTTGGGACGAGTACCGTTTGAAGAAATGGTTTACAATATTATTACACAGTTTGGGGCGATGTGTTTAGTTATCATAACTTTTATGCCGATAACCGCTTTCATGAAACAGGTGTAATATACCCAAATGAGTCTGTATCTCTATGTTATTGACCCCAATCACCGCGAACTTGTACGTGATCACGTTCGCAATCGTCGTGTAACTGATTCTGGGGTAGATCTTGTAAGTCGCCAAATGTGTTTGGATATTCCCCCACCTACTCTGAATATTAACAGTTACACGCTTCCCACCAATTTGGGCATCGAGATCAAGACTGGCGTAGTAGCTGCTGCTCTGGATGTACAGGGTAAGCCAGCTCCATACCTTCTTCTTGCCCGGTCTTCAACGAGTCTAACTCCTCTCCGCATGTCCAACCAGATTGGACTGGCAGATGCAGGTTACCGCGGCGAGCTTATTGCCCGCGTAGACTGTTTGGATATCGGTCTTCGCGAGTACCAGATTTCTGCAGGTCGGCGTTTGTTCCAGATCGTTCAGCATAATTGGCTGCCTTTTGAAAATGTTTATGTAGTGGATTGTGTACAAGATCTTCCTGCGCCTCCCGATAATCGCGGTGGTGGTGGATTTGGGTCTACCGGTAATTAAAGTACAGAGCGATTTTCATGATACTCATGTAGTTACTCAATGCCGATTCCCAATATCATCCATTTCATCTACTTGAATCGAGAAATAACCAAACCATTCTTATTTGTCCATTATCTATCCATTCTGTCCGCAAAATTAGTCAATAATCCAGATAAGATTTATTTTTACTACCATGCAGAGCTGTACGGTGAATGGTGGGACCGTATTAAACCTATGCTAACTCTTGAAAAAATAGATCTTCCGACATCTATTGGCAATAATGCCATTACAAGGTATGAACATATGGCAGACGTTACTAAGCTGTCTATGTTGACTAAACGTGGTGGAATATATATGGATATTGACACGATTTCCTACCGTCCATACGCAGAACTTCTTACTAATAATGAATGTGTTCTGTGTTGGGAACGCTACCCGGATATGATTTGTAATGCAATTATTTTTGCAATTCCAAATTCTACGTTTATTAAGATGTGGGTAGCAAACTATCCTAACCATTTTGTTACGGAAGGATGGGGAGAAGCGTCTATTCGACTTCCGCCAGTAATATACGATTGGTGTTCTAAGAACGGTTATTCAGATGCTGTAAAGGTACTTGATAGCGATTACTTCTTTCAGCCTACGCATTACGAGTTCAGGAAGATTTTTGTGGATACGAATGTAGATATTCCACAACGACTAATAACGTTGCATCTTTGGGAACAGATGTGTATGAACATTGTAGAAATCATTGATATTCAATGGCTTCATACGAACAAGGATACCCTGTATTCGAAACTCGTACTGGGCAATCCTGCTATTTCGCAAGTACTACACCAAATCGCGAATGAGCCAAAGTGATACGGCATCATGAATAATTGCGCCCCAGTAGGCGGTGTATAAACTGTAACCAAGCCCAAATATCATCAATAAAATGAGCACAATTGACCGCAGAAAAGTATTGATGATGGGGTTCGCGGTCGGCAAGAGTAGGGCGTTCATTTATCTGTACGATTTTTTTTGTTGCAGTAGAGCATAAACTCAAAATGGGCGGTGGTTTAATGCAGCTTGTCAGCTATGGTGCGCAGGACATTTACATCTCCGGCAACCCCCAGATTACGTTCTGGAAGATTCTCTACAAGCGCCACACGAACTTCGCCGTGGAGTCCATTGAGGTAACCTTCAACGGACAGGCCGACTTCAACAAGCGCGTAACGGCCGTCATCAACCGTAACGCTGACCTAATGTACAAGACGTACGTACAGGTCGTACTACCTGCCATTGACCTAACGAGCACGGGTACCTTCGGCAGCCACGCCAGCCAGGGCTTCCGCTGGCTCAACTACATCGGCCACCGCCTCATCAAGCAGGTTGAGGTCGAGATTGGCGGCCAGCGCATTGATCGCCAGTACGGCGACTGGATGCAGATCTGGACGCAGCTCGCGACGGATGCCGGTAACATCCGCGTACTTGACTCCATGCTCGGCAACACGCACGACCTGGTACTAATGAAGCGCTCAACTGCCCTGGCCCTCGACACGACCTGCTCTTCGTCCGAGACGACGATCAGCTGCTTACCCCGTGCCGGCACGCCCGCCAAGACGCTCTACATTCCCCTCCAGTTCTGGTTCTGCCGCAACCCTGGTGTAGCGATTCCCCTAATCGCCCTCCAGTACCACGAGGTCCGCATCAACGTAGACTTCGAGACGTGGCAGAACTGCCAGTACTACGAGTCTGCCATCGGCTCACCTGCCGCGGCGACCGCGCAGTCCCTCGCTGCCGCCTCCCTCTACGTCGACTACGTCTACCTCGACACGGAGGAGCGCCGCCGCTTCGCCCAGCAGTCCCACGAGTACCTCATCGAGCAGGTACAGTACACGGGTGCTGAGTCCATCACGAGCTCATCCAACAAGGTACAGCTCAACTTTAACCACCCCGTCAAGGAGCTACAGTGGGTAGTACAGCGCGACTCCTTCGTCGACTGCTCCAGCTCCACCTGGTTAGCGTCTACGGGAGGTGCCCAGCCCTTCAACTACTCCGATGACTTCTCAACGGATGGCATGATTGTGTCTCTACTCTCCCAGGCTGGTGGCGCTGCCCCTGCCGGCGGTGTCCCCTCCAACGCCACGATGAACCTCGGCAACGGCGCCTTAGAGCAGTCGAGCTACATTGGCGCGAACACGGCCGATATCTCTGGCTCCAACGAGTTCGAGACGGGCGTCAACTACCTCCTCGCCAAGGTCATCCTCGACTCCGGCGTACGCTGCGAGGGCAAGAACCCAGTAGAGGTTGCCAAGCTACAGCTCAACGGCCAGGACCGCTTCACGGAGCGCGAGGGCAACTACTTCGACAAGGTGCAGCCTTACCAGCACCACAGCCGCTCCCCATCAACGGGCATTAACGTGTACTCCTTCGCGCTACGCCCCGAGGAGCACCAGCCCAGCGGCAGCTGCAACTTCTCCCGTATTGACAAGGCCACGCTACAGCTCACGGTCTCGCTCAACACGGTCACCGGCGTCCGTACGGCGCAGGTACGCGTGTACGCGCTCAACTACAACGTCCTCCGCGTCATGTCCGGCATGGGCGGCCTCGCGTACTCCAACTAAGCATCTGCATAAGCAACTGCTTAGCATTCTTAAACCAAAACTTAAACAAAAACATAATTGAGTTTCAAAACTGAACTTCAATTATGGTTAGAAGAATGAACTGAACTAAATACTGAGTATATTAAGATTTTTGAACTGATATTCTTGGACGATTGAATGAAAAATTCATGCCCTTCTTTTTATGCAGAATAACACACGACTGGAACTTTGTATAGTATACTGACGGTTCTACATTTCTATCTTCATTAAGTGAAGCATTAATTATGAGAGTATTTTTAAAGATGTGGCGGTAAATATATCTCCATAATACCGAATTCTTATTGTCTGACGAAAGTTTGTTGAACAACAATGAAGTTATAGCTACATCGTGCGAAACTATTCCATCATTTGGAACGTTTTCCAGAATATACGAATTCAGATGAGCAATTAGATTTGAAAATATAGGATCTCCTGTTTTATAAAACGCTACTCCGTTAATGTGGTAAAACATATTTTTGTTATCGAACGGAATGGGTATGTTACCATCGTACGTTGCTCCTGAAATTAGGAAGATGGAAGTATACTTTACGTAATTCGTGCACGCCACAATCCAGTCGTTGCGGAATATACAGTCGGTTTCAAGTAATATAATAGTGTTGTACTTTTTCGCATAATCAACAGCAGTTAAGAACATAAGATTCGGACCAGACGCAGATCCGTATTTAGGTATATTTTTAATGGAATTCAATCGATTGTAAATATCGTCGATCGGATGGATATTGGCATTCACTATTTGGACATTTTGAAATTTCGCGGATGCAGATTCTATAAACGACTCGATCTCTTCTTTTACAGAGTTATTATACGTATTGAGAACCAGAACACAGTCCAGCTCTTCTTGTTTACTGTTTATTGAACTCAGCATGTTTTTTACGAATATGTTAAAGTTTGGATCTTTGATCTCGGAAAGAGTTGCGCAGATAAATACAGCTTCCAATTTCTGAGGTGTTAAGAATTGGATATTGGTATTGGGTTTGTTAATTGACAGCGTATGAATATAGTATGTATCGTCTACCTCGATATCTTGGTACTGATTACGATTATAAATTGAAAAGTTTGTCTTCGTTATTTGCTGGGCTGTTTTTTGTATAAAGCTCATAGACGATATCATATCGCCTAACTTATTTCATGAACTTAAAATTTAACAAATAAAATCACGATACAAGATAATGTCGAATAATAAAACCCAGCGCAAGGTAGGAAGCCGTCGTAAGGTATGGAACGGTACGGCTGAGAAGACTGTCGGCGGTCTAACTCGCAAGGATTTAAAGCAGAATAAGTATGGACGCATTGTCAGTGTAAAGCGAAGTGTCCGTGGTGGCGCGATGTGCGGAAATGGAACCGAAGATGCTAAGACAGAGTAATAATAAAGATGGACAACAAAAAAGGAGATTTTAACGGTCTCGGATTCAGTGCGTCTGGGATTGCGGTTATGGAAGCCGCATACACCAGTATATCCCTAACACCCGGTGCGTGGGATATTCTTAAACGGCGCGATGTTCCCGGAGATGCGGGGTTTGTGGATCCAAAACATGGAGACGAAGAGGTTATGGAATTCATCCTTACGCTGAAAGAAAAGCTAAATACTCCTTTATTCGGAACCATTATGCGCATGATGGAGCGCATTTCTAAGTTTGGTTGGTACTCGTTTCTGAATGAACATATTCATGGTGGATCAAAAGCATTTTAAACGAACGAAGCATAAAACAGAAAATGCCGGACTTTATTGTTGAGGCCAAGACGGTCCAAACTGGCGCTGTTCGTACTCTTACGGAGGCTCTTAAATGCATTCTCGTAGAGATGAGTCTGATCTTCGATACGGACGGTATTCGGATGGTGGCTATGGACAATACTCGCACGGTTCTCGTCCATCTCCGCCTGCACGCCGACAAGTTCGAGAAGTTCGCATACAATCATCCTTCGGGCAAGTTTGTCATCGGTATTAATACGGACCACCTCCATCGTATTCTGCGTACGGCCACGAACGACGATACGGTCACTTTTTACGTAGATCAGGCAGACCCAAATACTCTGGGTATTCTTCTGGAAGACGGCGAGAAGAAGCAGGTAACGCGGTACAAGCTCAATCTACTTGATCGCGACGAGCCAGATATTACGCTACCGGAGACCGAGTTCTCTACGCACATTACGATGCCTTCTCTGGATTTCCAAAAGATCTGCCGCGATATGACTCTACTGGGTGCTAAGACGGTTGAGATCAAGAATGTATCTTCTTCGCTGACTTTCGGATGCAAGGGCCACTTTGCGTCTCGCACTACGATTATGGGAGATTCCGAGAATGAGTTTTCTATTCAGAAGAAGGAGACGAGCGAGATAGTGACGGGTAATTTTTCCCTCCCTCATCTGGTTCTGTTTACCAAGTGCACCAATCTGTGCAATAATCTCGAAATCCATATGAAGAACGACTGGTTCCTCATGATCCAGTATGTCGTAGCAAATCTTGGTTCAGTCAAGCTTTGTTTAATGCCCCAGTCTGTTTAAAATACAGACCTACGATGAACCCTATCATTCCTTCATAGATATCAATAAGCATATTATGTTCAAGAGGGTCTATCATCTGGTAGACTATAAATACTGAAAGAACTGGATGATAAAAGGCACCCAAGAACCCAAAGATGAAATGCCAAGTGGAATTCCATCCATCGGTAAACAGGTCCCTCATTATAAGTGAATCCCATAAAACTCGTGCGCGAAGACCGAGATCCGTGCTAATATTTCCAGTCCAAAACATCCTACGGCCATTGTTTCGGCAATAACGAAATAGGTAGTAAAGTCATCTGGATTAATACCCAAAACATCGCGAATGATCTTGTAGAAAGGGGGTTCGTGGTTCGTTAGTTTCTGTTCGGCTACGATGGCAATACATACTTTCAGGAGGACGTGCTGCAACCAAATAACAAAAAGACATATGAACACACCTAACTGAAACCAGAATGAAGGGTACAGTGTATGCGAAACAACTACCATAGCAATAATCGTCATACTGATGACAAAATGTACGACGCCAAGAATGTACCCAAGTACAACTCCATCTGTCGTAAGCCAGCCGTATAAGAATCGTATTATGTTTCTGGTATATCTTTCTAACTTCTCGATCATTATTATTTACTTGGGTCTTGCTTTATGGGGAGTGTACGTGACATCCTCCGCTACCTTAAAATACTTCATCCCGGAATTCAAGTAAGAATTATCGGAAACTGTGGTGGTACTGTTCCATACCTTTATAATAGAGAACGGACCCTTGGGAGAAATCGTGACGCCTACCAGGGTTTCCTTACGATGAATCATAAGTTCGTTGGTAGAACAGTTAATCATCATATCGATGAAAGTATTGTAAGCAGATTCGGCATCGATCTTCTTGGACCAAGCACCTCCGGCTTCATTTTCGGGGACATCCCATACTGGCTTGAATCCTCGGCGCATAAAGAAGAACATTCCCGACTCCCACGCTTCCTTTGAAATTGAATCCACCACGGTCCAGAACTGCTGGGGCGTAGAAATATCTACAAACTTCACATACCCGTCCATCGAGTAATCCTTGTTGTTTGGATCATGATACCACAAAATCCAAGTATATTGAAACTTTGTGGTAGCTAATTCAGATCCCATTTGTCTTACTAAACAAATATACTTAAAATGGATTCGTTTTTCATACAAAGTAATTATGAGTAGCAATGACAATGAGCCTGACTGCCGAATTGGTATACAGTGTTCGTTTCGGCCCCAAGTTGCCGCTTCCTAAGGTTGTTCAAGATAATATTGCGGGTCTGCGTATCACGCCAGTACCATTCAAGCCTCCGTACCGTGCTCCCCAGAAGTTCTATCCTAAGAAGCCAGTACAGCCAGATAACTGGCGAGAGAATGCTTTGGCAGATAGTGTACGGCGAGTAAAGGAGCGTGACGATCCCGAATATTCGGATGTGTTCGGCGCACTGAATAAAGTATCAACACGCACACTGGAAAAACTTTCAGATCAAGTTATTACGAATATTGAAAAGCGCGACGAACTCTTTCGTCTTCGGGTTACAACTCTTCTATTTGATCTGGCAATTACCCAGTCAGGATACGCGAACCTTATGGCTGATTGTGCCAAGAAACTTGTACATAAAATTCCAGAAATTAAGGAGGATTTGGTAGTTCAGACACATATGTTCCCAAAGTTGTACAGCATGACGGATACGGTAGTATACCCTTCAATCAGCGATGCTGGATTCGCGGACAAGGTGATTGAGTGGATGAAGATGAAGGATAAGCGTCGTGGGTACGCGAAGTTCATTACTCAGCTGTTCATTCGCGATCTGGTAGATGAGACCATTGTTTCCGACTGCTTAACGAATGTTATCTCGGATCTGGCTACCACGACAAAGCAGGAAAAGACGGAGCAATCGGAAGAGAACACGACGCAGTACGTGGATTTCATGTTTGAAACTGCCAAGGTTCTTCCTTCTTCTGCTGCCAGTCTTCGTACACTACTAAAAACTTCTATCAAGGCTCTGCTCGATATTCCGCGACCCGATCTTCCAAGTCTTTCAATGCGATCTCGTTTCAAGCTGGAAGATACACTGAAATGCGTTCAGTGAATTAAACACCAAAGACATTGATATTACAAATGTCGGTTCCACCTGCCAGCGTCCTTCTTCGTGCCGCCCAGGTATCGATTGCCGAGGATAAGCCAATTTACTTAGATTACTTTCAGGACAGCGTAGATAAGAAGTGCTGTATCGGCGTCCAGGATTCCACCAAGTACCTCGTAAAGTCGGATAGCGAGTACACTTCAACTATCCAATCAGTTTTTAAGTGCGAGACCTGCTATATCGTGGCCACGGAGAACAGTCTCTATATTGTCTCAACGGACATTCCCATCAAGAAGATCCTGGCCAGTAAAAGCGAGTAATATAAACAGGAGTTACGAACCTTAGTAATGGAGTTACTGTTTCCGCCGCCCCATTACTTTTTATTTGAACCTCTGAATGATCATGAAACGATAAAGATCTGGAAAGAGTACCAGAAAAAGCATTCGGTTCAGTGTGAGTTTTCGGAAGTGGATGCGGCCGAACTAAACTCAGTGGATAACTTTGCACCGTGGTTCGATAACTGGATCTCACAAGTTCCGGCAAGACAGTCAACTCGGTTTCGTATTCTTATCATTTACCACGCAGAGTTCCTAACTTATTCATGCCAGCAAATGCTGAGGCGGTCTTTGGAACAGCGGTCATTTAAGTGCCGAGTTTGGTTTCATGTAGAAGACCCGACGAATATCCAAGCGGCTATTATGAGCCGGTGCATTACAAAACGAATTCCTACTTACATCCATACTCCTTTAATCAAGTAATGGTAGTAGTCAATGTATTTACTGACGGTGCATGTTCAAGCAACGGTCAGAAGAAAGCCCGTGGTTCGTGGGCTGCCTTCTTCCCTGAACACGAAAAACTAAGCGAGGCAGGTCCGCTAATGGATACCGAGCCACACACGAATCAGCGCGGTGAACTGCGGGCAATTCTGCGGGCCGTAGACATTATCGAGAAGAATTTCGGATTTGAAGTAGATGTCCATATATTTACGGATTCAATGTACTCGAAAGACTGTTTGACTTCGTGGCTTCCTGCATGGTTAGCTAATAATTGGAAGACGAAACAGAACAAGCCAGTATGTCATCGCGATTTGATTGAATATATTTCCACTAAACTTTCGAAGTTCAATTCTTTCATTATCTCGCACGTTGAAGCACATACGGGTGGTGACGATTACAAGAGTATCAATAACGATAAGGTAGATCGTATGGCTGTCCGTGTTCTGGATCCTACCATCGGTGAAGAAGTCAGAGTTATTGCGAGTAATAAGGAAGCAGCTATTGAAGGCTTGCCTATTTCTCTGATGGGTCCTCCGGTATCAGAAGGAACACTCGTGACATGGTGTAAGGCGAATATGGATAAGTTGGACAGTACCGCTCTGAATACAGCTCTTATTCAGGCGCTTACGAAAACAGTAAAGAAGACTGGATTTGAACTTGCGAAGCAAAAGCTTCATCGCACTACAAATTATAGGCTCGTTTCCGCAAACCATTTAATTACGGAAGGAACTACAATAGTAAAAGAAGAATGAGTGTAACTGCATATCATTTCTGGTCACCTACTTGCAGGCCATGCACACACATTAAGCCTGCAATAGAGCAGCTAAAACAGGATATCGCAGAAGTTAAGTGGGTTCATATAAATATTCGTGACGATCCTACAGGTCTTACAATTGTTCATAATGTCAAGGTTGTACCTACCATCGTAGTAGTCGTGAAGGACAATAACGGTAAGACACTTGGGTCAAATAAGGCGTCAGGTACTGATATGATGGGGTATCATCGTATGCTTCGAGGCGCAGTGAAGGCAGTTTCAAATCTACCCTGAAACAGTAGTAGTTACTAATTCACCATTTTTGTATAAATCACAAACAAACTGATCATCGTCGTTAGCTTGGGCACACTTGCTACCGTCGGCTGGTTTTGCTGCATCTATTGGTGGAGCTTCTACATCTCCTAATCCTCCTGCCGTTTTAGTCGTCTGGTTCGCTATGAACGGAGTAGCGCTTCCATTCAGAGCCTTTACAATGTGGTATCCGCTAATTCCGAAGACAGATCCACCTACAATAGCACCGACAGGCGACCACCAAGGATTCAGGCATCCGGAAGCGTACATGGTTCCAATCTGGGCAAGTACAGTTAGTAAAAGAGTAACGCCAGGTGCAACTGTGCGAGATGCATTACCCGACTCCCATTCTCCGATCATGTAATAGAACATAATAGTAGTCACTACCAGAATATTCTGGGGAGCGTACTTGTTATCAAAATTTTCAAGTCCTGGAAAAGAACAGAACTCGTTTGCGCCTCCCGTGAAAGGAGATGTCCTGACGGGATTGGTAGAAGAAGGTATGCTCTGTCCAATCGCTTCCCATGCTGCCTCTGCTGCATTTTCAGTAGCCTTAGCAGCACGAGACGCCGCCTCTCCAACATCATTGGGGTTTACTGCACTGGTAACTGCCGCGGCTACTGCTGCCGGAGCCGCAGCTACCGTTGCCGCTACTGCGGACACTGGGGATTCAGCCGAAACACTACGAGTCAGAACAATTCCAATAAGTCCATTGAGAGCCATAGCCACAGCTCCTACCAAACTTCCAAGCGAGAACTTGAAACTTTGGGAAATAATGTCGGCAATTACTCCGAACGAAAGAAGAGCTACGGGGATATAGAAAATAAGCTTCATTCCCATCTGAGGAACTCCAAAACCTGAAAGAGTATTATAAGCTTTCAGTCCCAAAAATCTGGTAGCTCCAAGACCTACGAGAGTAGCAACAATAAGACCTACTATGATCCATGCATTCAGAGCAGGGTTATCAGTTAGGATCGCCATTGATAATTATCAAGATACAAAATCATGCCCAATCTACAAATGAGTCTGTATAGCTCGTCCACCTCATGGGGTGGTAACTGCTCCGGTGCGAATCAGAGCCCTATTAATCTATCACAGTCCGGCGCCAAACCGTGCGATCTTCTTTGTGAGCTGGTTTTTGATGACGTGTATGTTCCCCAAGCAACTGTCGCTATTTCCAACGAGGGAATGGTATTACAGAACACGGCTGGTCTTGGATCGTGTAAGTTTAATGGAGAAGGATATACGTGCCAGGCAGTTCTGGTTAACCATCCGAGCCACCACACGATCGAGAACATCCAGGCGGACGCCGAAGTAATTGCTATTTTTACGAATCCCAGTGGCAAGAATTTATGCGTAAGCACCCTGGTTCGTGTCAATCCCAGTCAGACTTCTGCTACCGCTTTTTTCAATTCATTTATTCCTTATGGAAACCCTTCGGTAGCATCTACGCCTGTAAATTTAGGCGATAACTGGGGACTATTCCAAATGGTTCCTCCGAATGGATCTTACTATATCTACGATGGGTCCTTAGTTACACCTGGATGCGACCCAGTAAAGTGGGTAGTATTCAAGTCCATGATCAATATTGATTCGAATGATTTCGCTCTTCTCGTAAAAAATGTCGCGCCAGGATCACGCCCTATTCAGGGTCTTGGTGATCGTGATGTTTTCTTTAATGATATCGAGCAGTTACCTGGCGGACCCATGCCCCATGATAACAAGACGTACATGAAATGCCGTCGCGCAGGTCAGAAGACTACTCCTCCGAAACCCGTGGTACAGGCTCCTCTTGCCGCTGAAGCTTCTAAGGCCACAACCACTACTCTCGGTTCCGTACAAAAATGGGCTTCAAATCAGGTAGCCACTAACGGTGTTATTTCAATTGTGGACTTAATTCTTTCCATCTTGGCATTCGCTATGGCCGTATACGTTTCGTGGCTTTATGCCCCAGATATGTCCTTTCTACTGGGATTGAGTGTAGTTGCACAGTGGTTCGCTCGAACACTTCGCAAACTGGTAGGATTTCATGATCTTTAAGGCTTGCGATCCCAATATGTTTCGTACTCTTCCGGCTGATCGTTCCATACACTGTCTTCGGCATCTTCATCGGATAAAGCTGCATCGCCATTATCCAGAGCGTCCTGGACCTTGTCGCGCTTTTGCTTGACCTTCTTCTCTACAACCGTCCATCCATCATCCTCCTTCTTCTCTTCAGTCACCTCTTCGTGTTCACTATCATACTCTTCTTCATATGCTTCATACAGAAGCTGCTGAGGGCGATGAACCTTCTTATGAATAATTGGTTGCTGAGAAATCTTGACTTCTTCTGCACGTGGTGATTCAGAAGCTACATTCTTCCAATTTGGTAGAACTGCTGTACGAGGAGAAGGCTGAGATACCAGTGGAACAAAATCCTTATCGTCGAGATTTGGAGCGCCAAGTGTCATTAGACGATCTACTGGTGCGGATGGTGGTTTGTGTGTATTGTTGCGGCGCATATGTGGAGGAACATACTTTGAAGACATCTCTGAGATACTATTATTGTCTTAGCACAAATATCCATTTTCGAAAACGAACTTACATGCTTTATTTGAATAATCATCAAGGATGGTATACGGCGTTTCAATTCTGACAACTGGTGCTCTTTCCGATATCACTATCCCAGCCAAGACCGCAGATGTTCTTGATTGGATCCGTAAGAAGTACAAGAATACAGATATTCAGTTTCAAGGCAAGATCCAAGATCCTTTGAAGGATGATAGGTGGCTATCGGTGTTCGCCTATTCTTCCGACGAGGACGAGAACTCGCACATGCTTCCCGCTCCGTTCGATGAAGAGTCGTATTCAGGTAATATTGTGATTTTGGCGTCTCTGAATGAAGATGGGGATACGTATGATCCCCACATTAATGCGTATACGAACCTAAAAGCTTCCGAATACGAAACTCTTTACCAGGAATGGACATTCGCGGATGCCGAAGAGGAAGATGATGAAGCGGGAGAAATAGATGAGGATGCTGGCGAAGATGATTACGAAGAGGAAGAAGACGATGTACCACACGATGCACCTACGATCACGAAACCTATTCACTCTCGATCTAAGAATGTGTTTGTAGAATGTGCTCTTCGCGACAAGGTTATTGAAAACTTCACTGAAGTAATTGGCGATGCTGAAATTGCTAAGCAGGTCGAAGAGAGTATGCTGCATGTCGTAAGCGACCAGGCCATCAAGGAAAACATGGAAGTCGATTGGAGTAATCGGATCTTCTGGAACATGTACCGCAGCCGCGCGATTTCGCTGTACGAGAATCTTCGTGGCGAGAACGGGTATGTTCAAAATAAGGAAGATTGGGCTACACGCTTGAAGGACGGAGATATTTCGCCCAGAAACTTTGCGGAAATGCCGGCACTTGATATGTGTCCTGCTCGATGGAAGGAGTCAATTGAAAAGATTATCGAGTCCGAAAAGAAACTCTATTCTAAGAACGATAGCGCGTCTATATTTCTGTGGTGTTCTGTGTGTAAGAAGAAGTCGAAGTGTGACTACTATCAGATGCAGACTCGATCTGCGGATGAACCGATGACGACATTTGTAAATTGTCTGGAATGTGATCGTCGTTGGAAGTTCTAACGAATGTAGCGGTTCTAATTGGAGGTACTGGAATATTTATTACTGGTTTTGGAGTTCTGTACATTGGATCCAACAGATCTTCGGCACGACTTGATCTTCCGTTAATCATAGGAGAATCTACATCGGAAGGATATACATAAATAGGATCTAACCCATTCGTAATTTCGGGCTTCGTTACTTCCGGAGTTGTATTTGCAAACTTTAACTTGAACTCGTTAATGATTTGATCGGGTATTTGCGGAGAAATCTCGGCCATACGCTGAGCTTCGTCGCGTACAACTTTCAGCATATCTTTAGCAGCCATTCGTTCAGATCTGGCCAGTGCAAGTTCTATCAGTATAAAACGGTACAACTTTTTGTACGAGATTGTAGCTATACGATGTGATTCGGATCTTTTTGCCCAGGCAAAGTAACTTGAAACAGTAGTTAGAATAGCTACGGATAATGTAGTGATTCCTATTAAAGTATTTGCAATCACCGGATTATTAAATAGAGCTCCGGTACCAATCGATGCAGATCCAGAAAGTGTGGCCATCACAATAGAGGGAAGTGTGATACAGGTATTAAGTGAAGAGTACCGTTTTTCCGATCTGTCGTGCAACCACGAAAAACATAAACATCGTTCACCTTCATCGGATATTACTTTTTCAAGTTGGGAGTTCCATGATACAGACACAGATGTCGTGCCATCCATTGTAATTTGTGGGCACTAAATAATGGTGTGGATCTATGAAGATTCGCAGTTCAGTCCAAATGAACGAAAACTCTACCTCTTTTTGAAAAAGAAACGCAGCGATAAACTTGCCGAAAAAACCGTAAAGATCCTGAAACTCTTGAAGTACCTCAAAAAGCAGGAGTTCAAAGATTGGAAGGAAGTACGGGATTCGGCGTTTTACGATAAGGAAAAGACTAAGCCGATATTTTCAGATAAGGTTGCGAAACTAACCTTTCGTAAACTTCATCAACGTGGAGGAGATTCTTCGAATCCTGTGATTGATGGATATGTTCGGTCGGCGATCGGAGAAGTCCAGTCATTTGATCCTACTCCTGTTTCAGAGACGGTGAATAGCGTTTATGACGGCCTTACCGGAATTGTAGATGGTGCTAAACAGAATGTTCCACTTTTCGAGTACATTCTGCACAGTGTCCAAAAACTCATTCATATTGGCAATATATTTACGTTGACGGCAGCTGCGGATATAGCTGGACCTGTGGGTATTGGAATCGCCGAAATTCCGATAGCTTTTTCGGGACTGGCCGGAATTGTATCTGCGCTGGCTGAGAACGATATGGGTAAGGCAGTTGAACTTGGTCTTTCGGCTACTCCATTTGGCGGGCCTTCTACGGCTGCTATTCGAGTTATCGAGGAAAAAGGAGGCAAGCGGTTTTCAACGAAGAGGAATAAACATACCAAATGGCCCAAGAGGACAATGCGCAAGAGACTGACCAAGTAAAGCAGACTCTAAAGCAGTGGATTGCACTGGATGATCAGGAACGTGAACTTCGCAAGCAGATTAAAAACATTAAGGACCAGAAGAATCGTAATTCCGAAGATATTTTACGGTTCATGCGAGATAATCAGGTAGATAACTTTGCGATTGAGGGTAAGGGTGGTCTTGCTCGGTCTGTTCGTACTTCTCGTCCAGCTCTGCGCCGCGAGACTATTCGAACCCAGCTTCTTCTACAATTTGCCGATCAGCCACAGCGTGTAGCCGAAGTTCTTCGGTCAATCGAAGGTGAGCCAAGTGCAGCAGGTACTGGTCGTGAACTTCTGGTTCGGCATATTCCTCGCGAGAAGAAGATCAGTCTGGCTTAGTTTAGGCGTTCAATCGCCTGTTTGGCTGCCAGCTGTTCTGCTTGTTTCTTTGTTGGGGCAGTACCAATGCCCAGATGAATACCCTTTTCGTCAACTGCGGCCATAGTATACGAGTTAATAGCTGATGAAATGGCGGTATACGTAGGAGTGAAATGAAACTTAGCCTGGTACAGCTTTTGGAGCTGTTCCTTAAAATTACGATTATTCATCAAAATACGAGGTATATCAATATACCGTTCGACCAGACAAATTACGAAACCATACACAGTCTTGAAATCATTATCTGAATCTGTCCATAGTGCTCCAAGAAACGCTTCGAGGATATCTCCCAGTTTCTTGAAGTTCGTTCGACCGGCACATACATCTTCGTTATGTCTCGAAATAATATAGAACTTATCAAGACCAATTTTTTGACTGAGCTGACCAAGCATTTCGTTGCACACAATCTCCTTTTTCAAATCAGTCATGAATCCTTCGTTTTCTTCAGGGTACCGTTTCATCAAGTATGTGGAAACACACGCTCCAAGAATAGAATCGCCCAAATGTTCCAGTCGTTCGTACGATTCATCAAACAGACCAAGACAGTGTTTTGGACATTCGGCAAGTTGAGCTGTTTCGCCCGTAGGACTCGTGTATTCTCCTCTCTTGACATACGATGAATGGATCATAGCTTTCTGGAATAGATCATTCTGCTTAACTCGAAAATCCGAATCATGTTTCAAAAGAATCGCTTGAATATCCGTATTAGTAAACAAGCGATTTTTAGTATTGAATGGGTTATAGAGTGTTGTCATTTTACTTACTTACGATATTTGCGCCGGCGAGTTCGTTTTTTACCGGCAGATTTAGGAACCAGAACCTTTTCTACGACCGCATTAAGTTTCCGCCAGTTGTCCAGAAATAACTTGGAATTTGCTGGATCTGACTCTTTCAGCGTAGTTAATGCCGTAATTAAATTAGATTCAATTGTAGGTTCATATTTCTCAATAAGTCCCGGAAGTTGAGAGGATACGAATGCAAGTGCCATTACTTCTTCGTACGAATATTTCGGCGTGTCTTGCCTCCTTTCTTCTCGCCCAAACTTGAAAACAGGAAATCCCACTTATCTGCTGGCGGATCTTCGGCGACTGGCGTGGATTTCAGGAACCACAGTGCGCTCGCAATACTACTACTTGGCTCTTCTCCCAGATCCTCGTCTAATCGCGTCAGTTGAACTAACCCTTTAATTACATCTTTTTCCGTATCTTCAAAATCGTCTTCGTACGGAGCCTTGGTATCCAGTGCAGGTATAATTATAGCTTCGGAAATAGGTCCAATCTCTTCGCGGAAACTGTTCATTATATCGATCATCGTAGACCGAACATTGCGAGGATTCATACAATTAGCTGTTCCGGCAAGTACAATTAATCGACCCAGACCTTTCTCGCCTTTATTAATATGGTCTACGATGGGCTGCATACGCTTTCCCATCTCGGTCTTGCGAGTCTGTATCCACCATTTCTTCGCTGAATTACTCGATCCAATTTTTTCCAGTAATATATTTTTGCCCTGTTCGTAATTTGAATAGAACGAAGGATTACGAAGACCAGTATAGATCTTATCCAGATCGTCCTGTATCACATCCTCGTCGACTCCCCATACTGGATCCTGATCAGTTCCAACGTTTTTAATGTACTGATTACTTCCCTTGATTTCGTTGCAGTACCGATGTGCCCAGGCATATTCGAGTTTACGAACTTCTTTTAGTTGCGGCGATGGAACAGTAGAAGGATTGTACAGATCCAGAAAAAAACGGGCTTGGGCAATAGGTAGAATATGTTCGCACGAAGGTTCTAACCCCGTAGCTTCTTCGCCAGGTTCGCGCTTGCGTTTATCCCCCGCACCTCCAATTGATTCGCGTTTCTGGCGCTTTGATGATGCGTGAGTTACATATCCGCAAATCCAACAATCCGTACCCATCTTCCACTCCCCAATAACATTATTGCACTGGACTGTTTCGTCAGTCAGTTCCCAAACGTCGCGGATCTTTCGGGGACGAATTACCCATTCACCCTTATCGTTCTTTATGCCTTCCATAAATGCTTTTACAGCTGCATTGCCAAAAATGTACTTAGCCATTACGGTAAGTTTTTGGTCGTAGCATGGTAAAGATCTATCGGGTTCTTCGAATGGTTCTTCTAATTTCCTCAAAGTTCTCAGTACTTTTTCGGAAACTTCTTTCTTTTCTTTTGGTGTTCGCAGAGCTTTAAGTTCAGATTGAGTAACAATAGCTTCTAACAATTTAGCAGAAGGTTCGCGCTTTCTCGGCGTCTTGTCCATTACATTATTAATAGCTAATCTTCTTCGGGTACAATACGACTGAAACTGTAATCGCTGGCAACAAGCTTACGCTTCTGCGCTTCAACGATGAACTCGAAGCATCGCTCCGATGATTGAACAGGTGCAGTCGTAGCAAAGTACTGGTCAAGAAGATCTTTCAGATCCTTCTTTGAAAGCATCCATGGCTTCGACCATTCCTGAGGCCTCTGAACGGTGATCGTAGACCCATCCTCTTCGATCTTCAACTTCTTGAAATCGCGGAACCCGTCGATCTTCATTAGATCGGCGATCTCCATTTCTACGATCTTACGAGACTCGCGCTTCTCAAACACCGCCTTATTTAGCTTACGCAGATCATCGTCAACCGTACGGTACTGCTTGACACAACGCTTCAAATCACGAATTGCCTCTTCCATTCTTACGATACCAAAAACTCTATAAAACTAATCCATTTTCAAGATAAGGATGTTCTTCGAGGACAAAGAAGTTGAGAATCTGCGTAAAGTTTACAATAAGGAACATTCTAAGGAAGCTCCGATTCCAAGGGGCAATGCACAGGCTGTATGGAAGAATATCCAGAAACGCTTGCACGCCCAGTGTGATTCGGGAGCCGCAGAGTGTATTATCAATTCTCTGCTGGTAAAGCCCACTGCACCTTCTTCGTGGAAAACCAATCCCGAAGAATGGTTATCGTCCGACGATATTGATGCGGTAGAACGCCAGTTTGCCACTCTGTTTTCCGACTATTATTATGTGGGCACGGTGCCAATAGATTTTGATAAGCATTCAGAAACTGGAACATGTTTAGTGAATTCGTTGTGTTCGCTGGATATTGCCGGATTGTATTCCAAAGGCTACCGTCGTATCGGCATCGTGTTCAATACGGATGTAAGTACGGGTCCTGGCCAGCACTGGATATCGTTGTACTGCGATATTCGTCCAGAACTGGTATTTCCCCGCGTCACTTACTTCGATTCCTACGCCCAGAAACCTGAGAAGGAAGTTATTAATTTGATGAAAAGGTGGAAGACTACTTGGGACGCTACTGGTGTTCATTCTAAACCGATGGCAACTACGTACAATAAAACTCGGCACCAATACGAGAACTCAGAGTGCGGAATGTATTGTTTATACTTTCATTTCTGTTGCTTGCTGGGAATCCCCATGGAGAAGCGGGTACCTGATGAAGTTGTTCGCGGGTTTCGCGGATCTTTATTCCGTGTTTAAAAAGATTTCCAAATTCCCCGAATAGCCCATACGAAAATGAGTCCGCAAAAAATGAGAGTAAATATAGCTGCAATCATATTAATGGGAGTTAGGGAGTATCTTATTATGGGTGGAGCAGCACTTTTTATAAGCGCAATCGTGTATGCTTTCTTTGCGGCTATTAATTCGTGGAGTAAATAACAATGGACTGGTACTCTCTGTCAGCACCACTAATAGGATTATTAATAGTCATTATAGGCTATTACTTGTACCTATCTTTAACACCTTCGGAATCCAAAGCTCTGGCTGCAGCCAAACCTAATTTTGCAGCTTACGAGAAGGTGACTAAATTGGCGCCATTAGGTTGCCCGCAAACACCGGCTTACCGTCTGTGCGATTTCTATTTGGCCAGCTCTTCCTATTCAATTTTCCCAGGCGCCAAGATTTATGACTATGTTTCCGATTCCATTATTCCGCTGGTCGTGAAGTCCGGAGCGCGTCTAATAGAACTTGATATTTACGCCGACGAATCAGACAAGCCAGTAGTTGGATTAAAGAACCAGAAACTCGGAACCGATTACGCTTACAATACCGTCCCTTTCGAAGCGTGCTGTGTTTCTTTAGCCAATACGGCCTTTAACTCTGTGACTTCGCCCGTATCATCAGATCCGTTTATTTTGAGTTTGGTGTTCCATACTACCAAGACGAACGTCCTGAACGCGTGTGCAGAAATATTGAAATCTACCTGCCGAGCTTATCTACTGGATTCAGAGTACAGCTACCAGCGCCGCAATCTTGTTGTTGAACCTGTATGCAATCTCCAACGTAAACTTGTCCTGGTTTCAGGAGGCGAAACGAAGGGGTCTTTAATGGAGGAACTGATCAATATTTCGTGGGCTACTTCCCATCTCCGCCGCTTGACGTATACTCAGGCTTCCCAGCCCCATGATTCAGATGAACTAATTAACCATAATCGTAACCATATTACGATGGTGGTTCCCGATATTGGTGATGATTTAATAAATTTTAATCCCCAAATTCTGTTCACGTACGGGTGCCAGTGGATCATGATGAATTACGGATCTGTGGATACGGCGATGGAGAACTATATCGGCGAGTTCCAGGAGAACAGTATTGTTCTAAAACCGGCTCCTCTTCGTCCACTCCGTCCCAAGAAATTCAAGAAACCGGCACTACCAGACCCCTCCGTTTCTTTCCAGCCGATGCAGAAAACCAGTCCAATCTACGATGTGACTGTATAAAAATCTGTGCGTTAAAACAAAATGGCGAACAAGTGGCTAACTCACGTTAAGAGCACGATGAAGCAGATGAAGAAGCGCGGCACCTACAAGAAGGGTGACGGCTTAAAGAAGGTCATTATGGAGGCCAAGAAGTCTTACAAGAAGCACAAGGGTGGCGAGGAGTCCCCCGCGTCTTCCCCTTCCAGCTCACCTGTAAGCCCAGCGGTAGCTGGTCGCCGCCGCAAGGGTGGCAAGACTCGCCGCCACCGCAAGTAGGTACTTTCACAGAAAAAATGATTATAAGTAACATATAAAGACAAAATGGGCGGAGGATTACTACAACTCGTCGCCTATGGTGCCCAAGACGCATACATTTCCGGGAATCCTCAGATTACCTTCTGGAAAGGTCTGTTCAAGCGCCACACGAACTTTGCGATGGAGCCTTTCCGTGTGAATCTATCGGGTGAGGCTGCTTGGGGTGTCAAGCACTCAGCCATTCTGGGTCGCCATGCTGATCTACTGTACTCCACCTACCTCGAAGTGGTCCTACCCGGTATTGATTCGGCTGGAAATGTTGTCACCTGGAACAACGACCAGGGTCGCCTTGGATACAACATGTTGAAGTACGTTGAGCTCGATATTGGTGGGCAGGTCATCGATCGCCAGTATGGCGAGTTTCTCTACCTCTGGGACTCGCTCACTTCCAGCCAGGCCACTTCAACGAAGCTCTGGAACATGGTAGGCGGTGGCGCACCTGCTTCCGGCCTAAACGGCTCAGTTTCCGGAGACTCAAATGCCTCCGTAAGCAACGGTACGGCGTACGCCAAACAGGTTCTATGCAACGCTGGTTCAGGCCGCCCATCACTGCCATCTATCATCTACATTCCCCTCTACTTCTTCTACACTCGCAATCCAGGTGCGGCGCTACCTCTAATTGCCTTACAGTACCACGAGGTTAAGATCAATGTTCTCTGGAATAATGCCCAGTATGTAGCCGGAGATTTCACGAAGGCCACGTCACTACCCCAGCCCACGCAAGCATCGGTCTATGTTGACTACATCTACCTCGATACCGAGGAGCGCCGTCGTATGGCTCAGCAGAGCCACGAGTACCTCATCGAGCAGACCCAGTACAACGAGGACAAGGGTATTTCATCCTTCTCCAATCGTATTGATCTAACCTTCAACCACCCTGTAAAGGAGCTCATCTGGGTCGTACAGCCTTCTTACTACAACAACTGCCACCTCGCCCAGAGCCGCACGACGCCAATCACCCGTCTACAGCCTTTCACGTACAATAACTCGAACGTATCGCCCGGCCTAATATCCGCTGGCCCAGTATACGAGCAGTGGATCCAGATCAACGGCCAGGATCGCCTCGATAAGCGTTATGGCGACTACTTCAACAAGGTCCAGCTATACCAGCACCACAGCGGTGTTGGCGGTACCATGTACGGCGCCACGACCTCAATCAATACGCCTGCCGCCCAGGATTCCGGTTACTATGTCTCCGGCACCAGCTCATCTGTCCAGCCCGCCCAGACCCAGCCCGGCATCTACTGCTACTCCTTTGCCCTCCGCCCCGAGGAGCACCAGCCATCAGGCACTTGCAATTTCTCCCGCATTGATACGGCCACCATCGTAATGACGATCGATGGCGCCGAGGATCTGAGCTCACATGCAGATGCCAACGGTAATGACAATAACTGGGATGTCCGCGTATACGCCATCAACTACAACATTCTCCGTGTCATGTCCGGTATGGGTGGCCTCGCGTACTCCAACTAAATAACCTGATCTAACATTTTGATGTCTAATAAATAGATAATGGAAGTAGATAAACTACTTATAGTCGCCCATCCAGATGATGAAGTTCTCTGGGGCGGCCTAAACTTAATGTCACAATCAGGATGGTTTGTGGTTTGCTCGACCAACATAAACAATCCTGTTCGATCACGCGAGTTTTTCAAGACTATGTCATATGCTGCTGTGACTAAGTTCATGATGTTCGATGTAGAAGATACGTACGTCGAAGACGATGAAGAGGCAGACGAATTATATGATGGTTCTGTATTCGATAAAGCGTTACAGCAACTTTCGAAAAAGGACTGGAAGGTAGTTCTGACGCATAACGAGATTGGAGAGTACGGACACGCCCATCATCGTAAAGTCCACCGAATGGTCAAGGCTCTTTTTCCCCAAGCTAAGTTTTTTGCGGGTGGACATTCGCCTACAGCCGGAGAACTGAACGAAAAGAAAGAACTCTTACAGTTTTACCAGAAAACTCAGGATATCTGCCGCAAAATCTATAACAGTCAAGGATCCAAGCTTCGTAAATTAGAGCGCGAACACTACTTCCATGAGAAACCGTACGTCAAGTACTCTAAATCCATCCCTTTCCTGGTTCACCAAATATGGTTCGGAAATCCTCTGGCTAAAACTACTATTCGGTACAATCTCATGAACGGAGTCAAGAAAATGGCAGAGAACAATGGGTTTCAGTACAAGTTATGGACCAACGACGATTTGACGAAAGAGAACTTTCCGTTAGTTTGGGATTATATGCAGACTGCTATTGAAACCGGTGCAGATCTGGGCCAGTCTCGGTTCGCACAAGTCGCCGATCTTGCTCGCTACGAGATTCTACACCGGTTCGGAGGAGTGTATATGGATTCTCTCTTTGAAATTGGAGCCGAGTTCTGTCAATACATCAAGAAGAACGACAACTTCGAAATGATTGTGGCGAATGAAGATCCGTGTGGCCTGAAATGCGAATCTGAACAGGGTAAGTACATTTCCAACGGGTTCTTCGCGTGCATTCCCGGATGTATAGTGCTTACTCGCTTACTACACACTTCCACTCTGGAAAGTATAGATTTCGATAGCGTATACATTAATCGTACTACCGGTCCATACTTCTTTCGGCGCGGAATGAAACCTCGTGATAAGATTCTGGTTATTGATACTTCTAAGATATATCCCTTTATGGTCAATGATTCAGAGTACCGTAAAGGCACACCGAATCAGTGCATAACTGGGGATGAAAAACTATTACATAATTGTTTGAAAGATAAGTATCCTGGTTCTTTGGCCGTTTACCATTCAGGTTTCGGTGGGTCGTGGAGCTGGTAGAGATTTGAGCTTTTCAAGGTACAGAATCGCATCCATCAGCTCTTCCTGTGCATGCTGAACCCAATCTAAAAACCCCAGATCCGTACGATCCAGAGTTGTTCCGTATTTTTGCTTTCCAAAATCAGCTCTCTTCTTAAATGCAGATATGACGCTCGTAACTACCGAGTCATATTTGGGTTCCATTGGAGTTTATGCACATGTTTCATCTAAATCTTCTTTCGGAACTATACTGAACTTTTCTCTGAATCGTCTGATCTTACAAATAGCCTTTACCGAAGTAATAGGATACCCTTCGTGACATCGTTTCCTGCCGCAGCTACAGAAATTGGTCTTCACATATATTCGGGGAGTACGCTGACAAACTTTATGATACGAACCGTCTGGTCGAGCAAGTATACGCTTATCCCCCATCCTACTCTTTCTTTATTTTCAATTGTTATTTCCGTTTTTATTCCATCATAATATCGGCCATATTGATTACATCGTCCTTGGCCTGTTCCTGCTCTACCAGCATATTCACGGCATTACGCTCGGCTTCGAATACTGTATGATCCTCTTCGGATCCATCCGGAAGCTTGGTCTCGTCTACCAGGATATCCACGAATCCAGTACCGCAAGGAGGCTTCTGTCCGAACATGATATTTGCCGAAACACCCTTCATATTATCGAACTCTCCGGCAATTGCCGCATTAAACAGGATCTTAGAAGTCTCCTCGAACGATGACTTGGCAAGCACACCGTTCTCTACGTTCTTGTTCATTCCGAAACGATCAACTTGCAGAATGAATCCAGGGTACGTCATCGCATCAATCAGCATCATCATGTGGTGGTAATCTACTCCGTCCGACTCACCGAATACATTCACGAACTCTTCGTACAGAGCTGCACGCACCGTCTCAATTCCAAACACATCCAGTACTTCGTGAATACTGTCTGAGAAAGTACGGAAGGGATCGACGTTCTGCAATACTGACAGATCAAGAAGGTTACTGCCTTCTACGTCCAGAACGTACTGCTTCGAAGCCACATACCCACCAACCTTTTCGTCCCACAGAAGCTGGTTCGAAACTTCGCGGGGGTATACTCGCCCCAGCCCATCAACACCGGTCAGAACAGTATCAAGAAGCTTGTCCTCGATAAAGCGGAGAGATAGAGCGTTCTTTACTGTATCGGATCCGAACACAATGCGCATCACAAGCTTATCCGGTGCATTCGTGTCCGAGTGAATGCAGTCAAATACTTTCAGGATCTTGTTATTCTCGATCTTGGTGCGGATCAGAGGAAGATCAATTACCTGACGAGCAGCCATTTCCTGGCGATCAAGTTCTAAGCGCATAATCCAAGGCGCTGCACACGTCTGTCCCTGCGTGACCGAGAACTTCTCGTACGATTGGAGAATATCGCGATCTTCCTGGATCAGAGAATTGGAAGAGAGGGGATTGGGATCGTAGTAAATGCGCACTGATTTGGTGATATCGCGAAGAGTAGTCTTCTGGATCTCCTTGGCCTTGTAAATAGCCGAATCCTGTGATCCAGCAATCGAAGGGTCAAGGTATACCGTATTTGAAGGCGTCTTTGGGTTGTGCGATACCGACAGAAGCTCGATAATACGAGGTACACCGGCAGTAGCGTTCGCCTTTGCGGTACCTGCCGAGTGGAAAGTGTTCAGGGTTAGCTGAGTGGTTGGCTCACCAATCGACTGTGCGCCGAGAGTACCCACCATCTCTCCCGCATGAACCGTAGACTTCACGTACTTGAATACAATCTCCTTGATCATTTCGTCGAATAGGTCGCGGGATAGACGTAGATTCAGAATGACCTTCTTGGGCGACAGGAAGAAACGTAGAAGGATATGGAAGAGTTTGTTGTGGCGAATCATCTTGCTCTCGCACAGCTTCACGATCTCGTCGACGACATACCGAGGAGTCAGATCGGTCTTTACTGAGAAGTTGTTGCGGTACTTCTGAGTCAGACGAGTAAAGTTCACTGGGGTAGAAACCTTATCCTTCTTCGCGAACCGCAGAACATGGCGCACAAACACATCACGATCTTTCAGGATCTGGTCAACATTATCCGGAATATCGGTGCCTACTGGCTCCTTCATTACTGGATTAATTTCGTCTGCAGTGAGTGCGAAATCACGGTAAATCTGTTCCATCGTCATGATTCCAAGCAGACACTCCTGGCGCTCTACGCACACTGAATCTACGCCATCGCCACCGTAATGGAACTGAATAATACCGCCGTTCACATTACGAACTGTGCCGTCGTATTCTACGTGCAGATCCTCCATAGTCTTTACCAGCTTGCGCTGGATGTATCCTGAATCCGAAGTCTTAACTGCCGTATCAATAAGACCCTCGCGACCACCCATAGCGTGGAAGAAGAACTCGGCGGGACGAATGCCGTTAATGAAACTGTTCTCTACGAATCCACGCGACTCCATACTGTCATCGAAGCGGGTGAAATGGGGTAGCGTACGGTCTTGTAGAGTGTACTGAATACGCTTACCTGCTACGAACTGCTGACCAAGTAGAGCCATCATCTGAGTAATATTCAGATCACCACCCTTAGCACCAGACTTAACCATCTGAACCATACGATTATCCTTGGAAAGACTGTTATTCACCGTCTCGCTGATCTGGTTGTTGATCTCTTTTAGCGCCGACATGATCTTGTTCTCCAACTCTTCGCCATCCATACGGCCCGAAATGTTCGTGAATGTTCCGGCGTGGACAGAAGACATAATATCCGCAATCTTCTTCTTACCGTCCGCGATCGTCTTCTTAATAAACTCATCGGTCTCAATATTTGAAATGAGATCCGATGCGCCTACTGAGAATCCGGAGAACAGATTATACTTCGTTACAATATTCTGGACATCGTTAATGAATTGGGCGGCACGCTTAGGACCGAAATCGTTGTAGATTACATGGATAGCACCTTCTGATGCAGCACCGAATGCTCCCTTGCGAAGAACGCCGGATTTCAGAACGCCATTCTCTACCTTGATCGAACTATTGATGTTCATCAGAGGGAAGGTAGTAGAGATAATCTCCTTACCTGTCAGCATTCGGTTCTGGCGAGTGTACCCTGAAATTGGCTTCTTCATTCGAGACATAATATTCATCGCAATATGTTCAGGGACACGAACGGTGTCCTGAGAAATACGGAACGAACCCGTCATCGTATCCTGAAAGATCTGGATAATAGGTGAGGCCAAACGGGGCGAGATGATTTGACGAAGTACCGATGCCAAATACTTCAACTCAGTGGCTGCCGCAATACTTTGAGGAACATGCATGTTCATTTCGTCTCCATCAAAGTCTGCGTTGTAAGGGCGCGTGGCACTAACATTCAGGCGGAAAGTAGAGTAAGGCAGAACGCGAATACGATGGCATTCCATAGAAGCCTTGTGCAGAGACGGCTGGCGATTAAATAGCACTACATCTCCGTCAATCAGATGCCGGTGCACGATATCGCCTTCCTTAATATCGATAGTTTCGGGATTAATAAACTTCAAGCTGAACGGCTTGTTCTCCTCTTTTAGAAAGACCGATTTGGCACCAGGATACTTGCCAGGTCCATTGCGGACATACGTCATCAGGCGATCGCGATTGTATCCCGTAACAACTTCTGGGAAAGTTAGATTACGTGCGATTTCTTCTGGCACACCGAGCTCGTCCAGTTCGATATTGGCATCCGGGGTAATTACGGATCGGGCAGAGAAGTCTACACGCTTACCCATCAAATTACCACGCACACGACCCGTCTTCGCACCCAAACGGGACTTCAACGTTTTCAGTGGGCGACCAGAACGCTGCTGTGCCGGAGTGATGCCCTTAATATCGTTGTCTACGTAGGTAGCCACGTTGTACTGCAGCAGATCAAGATGACGATTAATGACATCAGCCGACTCACCCTTATCAATCTTGTCGCGCAGACGCTGATTGTTACGCACAATATCGATCAGCTGGTGCGTCAGATCGTCCTCCATACGCTGATTATCCTCCATGATAACTGATGGGCGTACAGTCAGAGGAGGCACGGCTAAAACCGTGCACACCATCCAGTCTGGACGACTGAACTTGGGATTCAGACCAATAAGTTCCACGTGCCGATCCGTGATGCGCTGGAATGTGCGCAGAACCATTTCAGGCTGGAGAATGAGCGGCTCTGCGTCATCATCGTACGTCTTGGCGTGCAGAGTTAGTACCGTACCCTCGATCTTATCTACGCGCTTAATAGCCGTAGTACCACAGTGCGGGCATGCAGACGACTCTTTCAGTTCCTTTACCTTGTACGAAGCCGTGCGTTCACGAACCGCGTTGAAACGATCAATACCCTTCGACATTGCCTCGATCTTTTCCAGTTCCTCGTCGAACAGGTACGGGTTCGAGCAGTTCATGCAGATAATTGAAAGGATTTTCTGAATTGGGTCGATGAACTGGTAGAGATATACGGGGCGCGCAAGCTGAATGTGTCCGAAATGTCCGGGACACAGAATATTAGTTTGCTTACAGGTAGGACAGATCTTACCATTCTCAATAACTCCAAAATGAGGGTCGAATACTCCGCCTGGAACGGGTAGACCTGCCTGGTTAGTCTTGTCGGTGATGACTTCGACTACACTACGGGCAATGATTTCCTGTGGGTTGGCAATGCCAAATTGGACACCGATAATTGTATCTCCCATTCTTGTAATTACTATGTATTGTCTTTATATACTTCCGTTTTCTATCAAAGATTCCGAGCAACTTTTAAGGTAAGTAACCAAAAATCATCGTCATTCAAGACATTTGTGACTATGAACGAAGGATAATCTTCTTCTAATTTTAAAGCCCAGTTCTCGAACTCAGGACCCATACGCTGCTTGAATTTACCCTTATCCTTAATCTTCATACGCTTCAAATCCTGAAAAATGCGATCAGCAAACTCCGATGTCTTATTTGGAGCAACGCTCTCATCTTTTAGAATGCGTACAGCCTTGTTCCACTCTTCCATTTGGAATTTCACATGGAAATATAATGAAGTTGAAAACGATCCGTCGGTCGCACAAGAAGGAAAAGAAATGGGATGCGGTTTTCGATAAGGATGGTAAGGAGAAAATAGTGCCGTTTGGTCAGAAAGGCTATTCCGACTACACGATACATAAAAACAAGACACGCAAGCAGCGTTACCTAAAACGCCATTCGGGAATGGGAGAACATTGGCAGCGTCCAGATACGCCAGGTGCACTTTCAAAGTGGGTGCTGTGGAATAAACCTACATTTAAGGCCAGTGTTTCAGACTTTAAGAAACGGTTCAATCTATAACTTTCGGCGAACAATGATTTGTCCGAACGAGTTTTGACCGTCAAACACCACATCTAAACTGGCCTGGTAATCTGCTATAAACTTATCTATTCCCGCCATAGTCTGTTTCCAGCCCAAGAGATAGTCGTCAAACACTATATATCCACCTACCTTTACTTTTTGTAGTGCCATAACTCCATCGCGGTACACGAATTCGGTCTCGTGGTTCCCATCAACGAAAATAATGTCGAAAAAGTCGTTATCAAATGTTGGAACTATGTTATCGGAAAATCCTCTTTTGATAATAAACTTACTGGAATCGGCAAGTGAATTGATGTTCCGTAAGAACGTATTGTATCCCAGTTCTTGTTGTCCCTTGTATTCCGGATACTCATCGTAGTCCATCCACGGATCCACACAATATATCCGAGAATCTGGATTTTTTGCATACGACTTTGAAATAATAATTGCATTACCTCCATCCGCAACTCCAATTTCAAGATAGTTTATTGGACCGTTTGACATTGGAATATAGGGAGACCAGTGCTTGTCGGCGTGTTTATTGTAAAAACGCCCTGTATATCCATTTAAGTGACCTTTGTCACGTTTGAGATTCTTATTTAGCCAAGGTAGTTGCATACGATTATATTATGATACATATTTTCTATGTCTAAACAATGCAGACCCTGAAATCCAAAGAAGATCGTCTGAAAGAGGGGCTTCATATACTTCTGCAAATCAGGGATGCAGGAGTAACTGATAAGTGCCAGCCATTTGTGGACTTGAAAACTCAAATTTCCGATTGGGTTAATACAGGTAAGGCTTGGGACGGAACTATCGAATTTGCCGAGTATGGGCGCTATGCAATAATTTCACTCCCAAAATCTGCAAATGTGTATGCCTCGTTAGCATTTAAGCGAAGCCGTCGTATATAAAATGGATTTATTAGGTACATATCAGATGTATGATATAACATATGGGATTTATATACAGAATTGTAAATCTCAAAACCAACAAGATGTATGTTGGTAAGACAAATGAAAAGTGTCCATATAAAAGATGGAAGCAGCATCAACAAACGATATCAAAAGGACAAGGATGTCCTGCTTTGAGAGATGCTGTTAACAAATACGGTATTGAAAATTTTAGACCGATGAGCATTATAAATGGGCACTTTTAGACCGCTGAACATTTCAAACCGGCACTAAAAGTAAGAGTAGATGGGAAAACATCATACCGAAGATTATAAACTCTCCGCTGTGAAGTTTGCTTTACGAACTGGAAATCAAGTAGAAACTTGTGAAGTTTTTGATTGTAAGCGTTCTTCTTTACAAGATTGGATTGACCTCTATAAGAAAACTGGCAGAGTTTTGAATAAAACACGAAGAAATAGAACTGCGTATAAAGTAAGTAAAGAACATATTGATTTTTTGCGTGATGAACTTCGTAAGAAACCTGATATTTATATGGAGGATTTGAACCAATTATTTCAAAGTGAGTTTCCCGATATTTCACTATCAAGAGTTCATATTGGTAGATTGCTTTATGATAATGATAAAACAAGAAAGCGATTAAGAAAAACACACCAACCTGCTATGTATAGAGGTAAAGAGCGAGACCATAAGAATGAAATCAAAATGTATTTAGCAGAGGCAAGAAAATATGATTTGGATAAGATTATTTGTTTAGATGAAACTGCGATATATTCTAATTTACACCCTTCTTATGCTCGTTGTAATATTGGAAAGCGTTGCTATATAAAATCAACTGATAATAAAGTATTCAAGCATTATTCCTTATTAGTTGCTATTTCTAATAATAAAACAATTGGCTGGGAACTATATGAAGAAGGAGCAGTCAATTCAGAACGATTAACGACTTTTATCAATAAGTATATTAAGGGTATCTACGAAGATTCGTTAGTTATTATGGATAATGCTGGATTTCATAAAACGCAAGATGTTAAGAATGCTATAAAGGAATCTAATAATAAACTTATTTATACTGTCCCATATTACCCTCGTTCAAACCCAATAGAACAATATTTTAGTCAGTTGAAACACTATATCAAAAAGAAATCTCCAATTACATTTACGGATATAAAAGATGTAGTTGAAAATAGCATTTCAAAAGTAAAAACGGATAATTATAATAACTATTTCATACACGCATTCAGCCCAGAAACTTTCACCAAAACCAGAACGACCAGAAGGCGAACTGCAAAAAGGTATAAAAATTGATTGCCCGGCTTCACTAAAAAGTGAAATTAGTGATTTCGGTTTAAACATTTTATGCGTATATAATATAACGAAATGGTGAATTATGTTTGCGAGAATTGTAGTCGTGTTTTCAAGCAGAAGGGTCATCTTGAGACACATCAATCACGAAAGAAGCCTTGTGAAAAAAACACAACACTTGAGACTATTATAGAGGAAAAGGTTAAGGAAGCCTTATTGAAAACGAATAGTGTTGAGCCAAAAAATGAACAAGTAAATACACAACCGCTTGTACAAGAAATGGATTTTACCAATAAGAAAACATCTGAACTTATCGCTATATGCAGGGAGCGAAAAATTAAAGGATATAGTGGAAAGAAAAAAGAAGATATTATTAAACTTCTTCAATCTACTAATAAACCTTTACAAAATGAAATTATTACAACAACTTCCCCAATTTCTAAAGTAAATCTTCGCCAAGATATCATTTTAGGTGATACTATAAAAATACTACCAACTCTACAAGATAATTCCGCACAAATTATTATTGCCGATCCACCATATAATATTGGTAAGGATTTTGGGAATGATAGTGATAAACAACCTATAGATGAATATCTCAATTGGTGTGATATATGGATTAAGGAGTGCCTTCGTATTCTAAAACCGAATGGGACTATGTTCATATATGGGTTTAGTGAAATACTTGCTCTGATTTTATCAAGAGTTCCATATAAAATTAATAGGCGTTGGATTATCTGGCATTATACAAATAAGAATGTTGCTTCACTTAATTTCTGGCAAAGATCTCACGAAAGCATTTTAGTTCTTTGGAAAGATGATAAAGTATTTCATAAAGATGAAGTTCGTGAAGCATATACTGATGGATTTCTAAATGGAGCAGCAGGAAGGGAAAGAACTGCTACAGAGGGAAGGTTTCAAAATAAAAGTGGTAAGAAAACAACATATACCGCGCATCCAAATGGGGCTTTACCAAGAGATGTAATAAAAATCCCTGCCCTCGCTGGTGGGGCTGGAATGAATGAGCGTGTAAATCACCCTACACAAAAGCCATTAACTTTATGTGATAAACTTATTCGTTCCTGTAAGATGCCATCATCTGAAGGATATGTTTTAGTTCCATTTGCTGGTTCAGGTAGTGAATGCCTTGCTGCAAAAAAACTAAATCTTCCTTTTATTGGTATTGAACTAAATGAAGAATATGTTAAACTAATTAATGAGCGACTAAAAGATAAAGTAGATGAATAGTATTAGATACCCATTTCCCTTTCATATAATTTAATATAATTTAATTTTCGTCCCTTATTTACCTTACACGATGAAATAACAAACTTTTTTATTTCCTCTGTAATTACTATATCAATCCATAATTGCGAAGACATACTAAATGTAATTGACATACTTGAACCATTTATAATGTTTGTTTCCCATCCAGTAGTTGAGCCCTTATTTTTCCCTTGCTTTCCAATCTTTGGTATCCATTTATAAGAGGAAGGATTAAATTGCGGATAATCACTTGGGATAAGATACCAATCATATTGAAACTCCTTTTCTTTTTCATCACGAACTATGATTGAGTAGTATTTGAAGTTTTTTCTACTATTTATTTCTGCTATAATGCTTTCAATATTACCAGGTGTTTTATCAGAACAAACAGTAGTAAGTCTGTATGAACTTAATTTAAACGACTTATTATTGGATTCATATTGAGTAGATTTATTTGATAATGCACCAAGTGAGCACAATAAGTCGGCACCAGGTTTATGAGAACCATTACTTTGTGCTTCAATATTACATCCAGATGTGCTTAATACTTGAGCATTTATATCTTCCCAAGGCGTCTCCTTAATTGGGTCATCGTTAATAAGATGGTATCCCTTAACACATTTTATGTAGTTTTCAGAAAGTTTTTTACGAATTTCCTCCGAAATATTTGATGAATTATCGCACAACTTTTCTATATATTTTGTATTATCATTTACATCAGTTTTAGCCTCAATCTTTGATTCTGAAACTGATGTTATAGCATTCTTGGTTGCGAAATCGCCACATAACTTATCCACATCTGGTTCGGAGGTCGCCATCTTTGATGTGCTATATTACTACCTTATTTAATCCGTTTTCCGGATTCAATTTTTTAAAAATATGCCGGTTTGAAATGTTCAGCGGTCTAAAAATCCAGAAAATAGGAAGGATATATCGACAAAGGTTAAAAATTACTATAATAAAGAAGGGGTCAAAGAGTTGATAATACAGAAAATGTTAACTTCTGCTAAATGGAAAAACGCAAAAGAAGAGGGAAGAGTTGGAAGAAATAAACGACCACCAACTGAAGAAACTAAAGAAAAAATAAGACTCAGTCTGCTTAAGTATAACGAAAAACTTCGTAGTTTGCGTTAAACAGTTTAAACAATTAATACCTGTAAAGAGTACGAGATTCGGATATTGGGATTCCAGGACCCTTAAGAGGTCCCGCTTTAAGGCAGAGCCGGTTCGATTCCGGCATCTCGTATCACACGCATAGTTCAACGGTAGAATGCGACACTTCCAATGTTGTGATCCGGGTTCGATTCCCGGTGCGTGTATCCAAACAGATTTTCGACCGTAAATGGCATATTCTTACCACTTTCTAAATACGATCGCATATTGCGATTAAATAACATAACATACGCGTATATTACCGTTCCTATTACCAGTGAGTACCAAAGCTCCATGGTAATAAAAACGAATATATTAGAACAAATTTAACACAGAGTAATGGATCCTCCAAAGACTCGTCGCGAATCAAAGAAAACTGCCAAAGAAAAGAAGGGTGAAAGGTATAGTCAAAAACATGTTAGGGCTGTAGAGGCTCTTACGAAGAAATCTTAGCGTACACTGCGTCTCCCCATCCATGACGCGTCATCTCAGTTATAATACGCTTGAATCCAAGATTGGCAAGGAAGGAATCAATCGTTCCAATTAGGGCACAGTTCTCGTACAGCTCTTTTTCGTTGACTTCCAGGTACAGCGCCGTTACGTGCTTCAAGGACTCCGTTGCGCCCTGTAGAGCCAAAAGCTCGGCTCCCTGAATATCGAAGTTCCAAAAGGTGTACTTGGATGCATCCAGGTTATTGCGCGCGAAGAACGTATCGACCGTAATCGTCTGCATTGGCGTGCTACGAACATAGTGTACGTACGGATGTTCCTGCATGTGCGTCTTCAGGTTAAGAATACTGGACGACTGTTCGTTATTTGACTCGTGGAACATAACCGTCTGGTCATCCTTGTCGGTAATTACAGCCTGGTACATATTTGGAATACCGCGGGCCTTGCCCTGCTCTACCTTTAGAGGGAGCGCATCTACCCAAACAATATTATCCGCACTAATTCCCCACCCATTATAATACTCCAACTCCTGGCAATCGTGTGCGCCTACATGAAACACTCCATTAATTGGAATATTTAATGATGCGAGTGTATTTACTACTGTGCTCCTGTCGATCAGCATTTCATTAATAATTACGTGTGCATCTAAATTGGATGGGTCTATTTCAGTAATGTCGATAGAACTACGCGCCTCGTTTTTTTATGGTCGCGCGTTTTTGTACGTCCACCGCCCTTAATATTACGGCACGTGATACCGCGGTACGATTTCTTGTCACATCCGCTCGTATAGTATTTGACACGAGCAGCGTATCCTGGGAACGTCAGAATCTTGGTCTTAGCTTCGCGAGACAGAGATTTTAGAAGTCCGTACATCCACTTCATGTACTTCCGCCGATTCTGTAAATCTATGGGCCGAGTTTTATCAAGGTACGTTTTGAATACTTTTCGTAAATTATCAAAAGGGTACGTTTCCGCTAAATGATCCACGAATTCACGGTGACGCGCCATATCTTCCGGTTCTGGATGATCTGGGTAATTTGAAGCCACCGACATCAGAAAATCGCGACCAGGTACTTCCGTAGGTTTCATGGACATATACTTATCTTTAACTTCCTCGAATGACGGATCAGGACCTGGATTAATCACGGCGGGATCGGAAGCACACTGTGTGCGCAGCTTGTTATTCACAAGATTATGGATGTCGTAGAGCCATTTACCGGGATCTCCTCGTAGCGGATGTGAATGCATGAACTCTTTCGTGGATGCTCGACAGAACTTGCATGGCAGCATCTCTTTCATCATTAACAAAGTTTCGTCGGGATTACGAGACCGGAACGCAATTAAATGGAATAATTGCCACCCGGATGGACCCCAGTATCTTGTATCAATACCCATAACTACTCTTTACCGCAAAAAGATTTCTTCTTGAAATTGTAAATGAACGCCGATAGCACTGTCATTACGTTTGCCGTTGCCATCTATCTGGGTTTCGCTCTGAGCCAGTTCTTCGGTTCAATTACCCGCGATTTGGTTACGCCATTCGTAGCCGTCCTGTTTCCTGGCGTACAGCAGGCCGTAGGCCATTATGTCATTAACATTGGTCCAATCAAGCTGAGTATTGGCGACGCAATTGGCGCGACTTTCAATCTACTCATTGCCTTTGCGGTTGTATCCGTAACCCTCCCTTACATCCGCGCCTATTCCCCAGTCGGCGGCCGTAAGTAAATATGTGTAATGAATAAAAGATGAACTGGTGGAACGATCTAAAAGCCAAAGTCATGGGTCCTTTTCAGCCCACAGCAGATAAGATGGGTCTTCCTGCGGTAAAGCCCGCTGCGCCCGCCGAAGCTCCTGGTACTACTATCACGGGAGGTAAGCGTGCACGCAAGACGCGCGGTCACAAGAAGCACGCAAAGAAGACCCGCAAACACCGCAAGTGAAAAAGGTTAGATTACGGTCCAGATTAGGTTGTATAACTTGAAATTACGATTCAATCTTGAAATTTGTCCATCCGCCCTTATGGTACTTCCCATATGTTACTTCTACTCGCTTCTCCATATCCGTAGGAGACAGTCGCAAATCATTATCTACCATCCACTGCTTGAATACTCGCTTTAGAGTTGTACGATCAATCGGAATAATCTCGTCTCCTTCCACGATAGGAACCAAACGCTCACTCACAAACCTCGCAATGCCGTCATTCTCATTACGGTATTCCGATGTGTACTCCAACACCTTCTCGGGAGGAGGAAGCTTGCGCAAACCCTTACCTTCCGTCAGAATATGAACCAGATAACTCATGAACGGCGTGGCCCACTCCTTACCCTGAACCGCAAACTGAATACTCTCGTCCATCGGAAACTCGTTGGGCCCGTTCGGCTTCGGCACAAACTTGGAGAGGAAGTTAATAACTACCAGACGGCGCCAAGTACCTCCGTCCGTCGTATTGATTTTTGGCTTGTCGTTACACGCCAGATGAAACTTGGCCTGTACCTCGAACTCTGTGCCGGACTTGAATAGATCGCGAGCATACATCTTCTCGCCCGAAGTAATCTCCTTCATTAGCCCGGTATTCAGTGCGATAGACTCGTCCGGCTCCTGCATAGTCACGAAGCGCCGACCTTTGAGACGAATAACTTCTGGAGCTGCATTGCCCGAACCCTTACGCTTCTGAGTGAACAGAGAGATAGGAACCGTGCACGCGTAATCGCCCAGAGCCGTAGATGTCAAGTTCATGATCATCGACTTACCGTTCGAGCCAGATCCCGTAAGAATATGGAACTTCTGTGCTGTATTTCCGCCTACCAGATTCGTGGCCAGATGTTTCATGAAGTAGTCGCGCACAACTGGATCGGGCAGAACCTGCTTGATGAATGTATCCACTGCCGTCCAAGTATCGTACTCGTAATACTTGCGACTCGCATCGAAATCGATCATAGTGGAGAACGACAGATAATCTTCCGGCTTTCCGTCGCGGAACTCCATAGTAGTCAGATCCATCACGCCATTATTGAATGCGATCAGATCCTTGTTCGAATCCACCATCTTCGTGAACTCTTCGTCGAAGAACAGTTCGCGACACTCCTTCATAACATTATCCTTGAACTTTGTAGTCTTCAACTTCGTATAGATCATATTGAACTTGTCGCGCTGAGCGTCCATCTGACAGTGCTCGCAAGTCCCGCACTCTTTCTTGTTCTCGCCAGAACACGTCAGCAAATTACGCGTCTCCATCTCCTTACCGATCTCATTCGTCTTCTTGAAGAACAGACTCGCAATTTCCTTCGACAGCTTTAGTTGGAGATTAATACCCCGATCCGTCTCCCGCCAAATATGTCCTGCCCAGCGATACCATACATTCTTACCGAAATCGCAGCAGATATACTGATCGCGGAACTTGGCGTGAATTAGGGCTGCTACATCATGCTCTGTGCCCGAACACGCCGCCACAATTAGTCGATCTACATTCGTGGCCTCGATTTCAATGTACCCGTCGCGATTATCCTCGCGAGACCAGTACCGCAGCGTGCCTTCCTGAACCCTATCACCGTCGTTACGGAACTTCAAGGCATTCCACATGTTGATACATCCAGCCTCGTCGAACTTTGCGTCCGCCTGTGCACTGAAATCCAGGAATACATCCAGTAGATCCGGATGGATATTGTACAGACACTGTGCGACCTTCTGCCACTCGCCGTAACTAACCGCTCGCTCAGCGTTCATATTCATCGTGTGATCGCGAATGTAATTACGACGATCTGCGTCCAGCGGAGGGATTACGATACGACCATTCGGAGACGAACCACGTGATCCTGGCTCTCCGCGCTGAGCTGGCCGACCACGAGCGGGCGCCATTGCTCGTCCACCGGAAATACGGACCTCCGAACTCTGATGTTTCAGACCTGCATAAATCTTCTTAGCCTCCTCGGTCATCGGCGTCTCGACTCCATCCTTTTCTTCGCGATACAGCGACAGAGTCTGCATGAGATTCACCGATTCCTTCGGGACCTCGTCGATAATACGAAGGCCCTGTGGAGACCATTCCACGATGTAGGATACAAGGTACGGGAGCGAGTTCACATCGTTCTTGCGAGAGCCGTAAAGAGTCCACGGAACCGTACGGTTCACGACCTGTTCGTCATACACCTTCTCCCACGACTCAGTTAGAGGCAGACCGCCGAAATGCTGGTCCATAGTTTTCAGAAGATTACGACGGGCACGCTGCTCTACGAACTTATGGGTGCACACATCGGGAACCACAATATGAATACCTGACTTCTTTACGTTTTTCTTAGAGTCCAGTGTGGGACGGCGCTTCTCCATCACGTACAGCTGAACACTGTTGGGAATTTCCAGATACTGCTTGATTTCGCCCATGTACGCCCCGATGAATGAACATACTTGGTCGCGAGTATGTAGATGCTTCTCTACTTCGCGAGAATAAATGAAATCAAAGTCGATACGAAGAGGACCGATCTCGGACGACTTCTCTGCCAGGTACTGCTTCTCCTGGTCGGTGATAGTTTCGGTGTAAAGTGAATAGAATCGCGGGCGATCGTCCTCGCTGATGAAGTATGAACCTCCCGCCAGGGATACATGAGTCCAAACTCCGTCAGCCTTGTGATTATCGAGAAAATCGCGTAGCTTATCTTTGCTTGACATTCGTATAAGTTGCCGACATTAAACTTTCAAGGATAATATCCGTTTTAAACGAACTTAACAAATTCAATTAATGAATACGTTGCGTGTATCTTATAACCTATTTAAGGGTATGACCAGATCCGATTTTTTACAGTATAAACTTCCGGAAGATTGGGTTTGGGTACGTACTGGTTCCGAATGTCCCAAAACACACAAACACGATTGCGATTGCGAGTTTGTATTTTTTGATGTGTACAGCGGCTCACCATATATCGAGTACGTGGTTAAAGAGTACTTGTTCGATCTGTTCAACGATATGATGTTCGATGGGATTGTGGTAAATTTCATGATTTCTAAGATGGACCAGACATAATAATGGCTTTCGAGTTCTCTTTGGTAATTACTACCTTTAACCGATTCGATACATTCCTGGATAAACATATAACGAACTATCTCAACAACAAATACATATCTGAAATTATTATTTCCGATGACTGTTCTGGAGATTACGATAAACTTATCAACAAGTATTCATCGAATCCGAAAATAAAGATAGTACAGCAGCCACAAAATATTGGGGCATTGAAGAACAAGATTTCTGCATGCACACATGCTACACGTGAGTGGATTTGTTTGATGGACAGCGACAACTACTGCGACATAGATTACTTCGATGCTCTAATATCTTACTGGTCAACCAATCCCAGCAATAAAACAACCATTTATTCGCCGGTAGATGCACTTCCCAGATTCAATTTTAGCGAGTATTTAGGAAAAACAATCGATATAACGAACTGGAAACCTGTGAACGGATGCCTTACCAATCTCGGAAATAATGTCTTTCATAAATCTATTGTTCCGTATATGACCCCGATATTATCCGAAAATATTGAAGTTTTTGCAATGGACGTAAAGTACATTAATTACAAGTTATTCAGTAAAGGTGTGAACCTGGTTGTTGTGCCCAATATGCGCTATAACCATGCTTTACATGCCGGCAGTTTCTACATAAATACCGAGTCAAGCAGCATAAAGTTCGATGCTGCATTTAATTGGGACATGTAGAGTCATGTTTCGAAAGACATCCAAAGCAAACTTTATGCATAAGTTCATCCGTCTTAAATAGCTTCCAACATATGTCGCACATTTCCATTGTATTCTATTCTAAAACGAATTTATAGAGAAATATAGAGTAAGTAGTAAGATGAAGTTCTGTCCTGCATGCCGCAATATGCTGTACCCAATTGACGAGAGTGTTATTGACGGAACTAAGACTGCGGTTCTGTCGTGCAATAAGTGTGAATACAAGGAGAAGGTTGATGATGCCAATCCTATCGTCTACGAGCATATTCTCCGAGAAGATAAGGCGTCTATCATTTCTTCTAAACCTTACTTGAAGTACGATCCTACTCTCGAACATTTCGATAACATCCTGTGTCCTAACTCTGAATGTCCTTCTAAGTCCGGCACGAAGTCTGATGTGGTAGCAGTAAAGACGAACGAGAAGAAGCTAATTTGGCTCTATCAGTGCGCCAATTGCAATACTTCATGGGAACAATCATCTCGTGCTGTTTAGTAAATGACTCAGGCAGAACGGTTCTGTCGATGCGTAAAGAATGTCGCAAAAACAATTAAACTTCGCCGTAGATTGGCGAAGACCAAAGAAGGAGCTGCAACGGCTATTTGCACTACGGCTATTCTGTGGCCACAGGGCCGCACGATTCGCCGTTTTTCATGTTTAGGCAAGAAACCTAAATTAGTTACTCAGAAGCGGAAGAAGTAAGTGCATTCCACGATACTGGAAATAGTGGACTCAGTAGCTCGTCCAAATCCGACGCGTAATCGCGGATTTCTTTTTGGGCGGTAGGGTCTGTGCGCAGCTTATAAAGGCGCGCATACGCCGCCAAACTTCCAGTCTCAATAAATTCAGTCAGCATAGATTGGGGAAGAACACACCGAGCAATCTCGGGTGCTACTCCACGAGCAAGCAGATCTTCATAAACCATAACATTAACTTCCGTGTGCGTCTTGATTATTTGGTGCACTTCGGCGGAATTATCAACTTCGGTACTCTTACTACCCTGTTTCAGCTTAGGATCGCGCTCGCGAATCTGAACTGGCGACGGAACCCAGCATTCAGGTTTTGAATCTACATAACGACGCGATACTTCATTACGCGCAAACCCAATTTGGTGACGGAACCATTCACGAGCTACAAAAATAGGCATCTTAATTCGCATCCTAATTTGTGGATGAAAGAATGGGGAAATATGGTTATGCTTAGCCAAATAATTAATAAGCTTTCCATCTTGATCCGAGAACGTTTCGGATTCCTTGGCAAACGATACACGGGCCGCATTCACTACTGTCAGATCATTGCCGAAAACTTCAAGGAGCTCCATTACCAAGATTAGGTTCGCTTGATTAAAATAGGAATTATAATCAAATGTCTGGATCTACTGGTCCTACTGGTCCTACTGGTCCTACTGGTTACGTTGGATCCACTGGAAACAATATTACGAACGTGAAACTAAACTCTCTTAATAACTATTCCATATCGGCAGAACAGAGATATGTGAACTCTATTATTTATCAGGTTGAAGACGTATCTCTTCTTGGAGGCACGGGGTTTGCAATAACTCTTCCGCCCGGAACGCTGGATCCTTCCATGCTTTTTACAAATCTAACTAACTCTTTCGTGAACTGTACAGTTACTGCTCCTGTTACGGCAGGAATAACTGGATACTACATTACTTGGACGTAGAAAATGGAAAGAGTATAGAGATAATTTTAGAATAGTAAGTAATGGAACAACTTCGCTTTAATTCTCGCGTCATTCATCCTGAAGTACAGTCTGTCGATCGTCAGGCAGTTTCTGAGTCACTGAATGGAGAGCGTATTACCGAACCCTTCTATACGAAGTACGAGTACACTACTTTGATTGGAACACGGGCCCAGCAGATAGCAGAGGGTAGTAAACCTCTAATAGCTTTGGACGGAATGATTACTTCGGATCCTCAGTTTGTTTGGAATGTGGCGGAGAAGGAGGTAGCACAGAAGAAGCTTCCCTTCATTATTCATCGCCGTCTACCTTCTGGTGTTTCAGAGTATTGGAGCGCACAGGAACTTGATATTCTGTGGTGATTTACTCGCCGTTCATCTGCTCGAGCGTCTCGGCGGATGGAGGGAATACCAGTAGAGTGGGCTTATTAGCATGGAAAAGCATGGATGGAGAATCGTGGGTGGCGGTGCCGTTGGCGAAGGCCAGATCAATACTGGTAAAGGGATCGAACCGGGCCAGATCGCGGCCTACATCCAAATAAAGGCGGCGGGCGTCGGAACGAACGTATCCCGTCCACAGATCTTTCAGTAAATATACGACCAGAATGACTGATGCCAGTGCAGTGTAGGTCATATTTTTTGAGTACAGCCACACGACGGGGGCTAATAGAAGAATAGTTGCGCCAGGGCGAGTTAGTTTTAGAAGCAGCTCTAATAGCCCATAGTTGAACTTCTTTAAAGTAATCGTGGCCAGTAAAACTGCCAACACTCCGAGTGCGTAAGTTGAATCCTTCATTCTTATATTTCAAGACAGAAAACGAATATAGAAGGAAAAAGAGGTTTAATAGTAAAATGATTATTCCAATTGAATGTTTTACTTGCAATAATCCCTGGCTGGCCAGTCGTTGGGAACTTTATCTACAAAAGGTTCAGGAATACCGTAAAGCCGACGGAAAGAAGGATGAGATGGAGTATTTGACTGCGACTACTACCAAGACTGCGGAAGGTAAGGCTCTTGATGATCTTAAACTGTTTCGCCCATGTTGCCGTCGCCATATGCTGTCCCACGTAGATCTCGTATAATAATTTCAGGACAACACACAAATGTCCTATACGGAATACCTACGCCGTAAAGATGCGGCAATGATTAAAGTAAAAGATACACGCGAAAACACCGATGCTTCGATGCACACCGTAAAAATCCGTATGGCCGCAGCGCAGGATTTTGCATCCAGTGGAGGCCGGGTTGGTGTAGTGAATACGCCTGGCGATATGTCTATGTCCCCTCTCCACCAGGTAAATTCTTACCAGAAAGTATCTGGTGGCCGTACGCCCGATGCCAGTTCTTTTACTACGTACCGCGGTGGCCAAGCAATTGGAGCCGCAACACAGGCGGGTCTAAAACCAAATCAGGTCCAGGTTGGTATTGGAAGCTGTTACGTTATTACCCCAACTACTCCCGCTCTCAACTCATCCGATTGGATTCGCGATCGTCTGGGATGCCAGCAGGCGAATGGACAGGCACACGAGCCAGGAACTGTTGGACCAGCTCTTTTTGTCGACAATACGATTCGTAATCAGGGAGATCCAGGTCTGTGCACTGCGCGCGCCGCAAATCATACTGCACCTGCCGATGTCCCCCATAATCTCAACATTGTCCGCCCCATTCTGGCGGATAAGGGTAATCTGGCACCGGGTAAGGAAGTCGGTGCGCTCGGAGGCAATCCCAATTACAAGCCCGGTGCAGCTCTGCGCCGCCCCCAGAATTACCAAATTTCTAAGAAGGATAGCAATACGGGAACTACGAGCTTTAAGCCAGTGCCTACTAACTACCAGATTCCTGCCAACTCTCCTGCTCACTTAAAGATTAACGATGCCATGACTCACACATCGGCCTAAACAGTTTGTAACTATACTAATTAATGTTGACAGTCTGCACCAATATAACACAATTCCATTCATTTGCCGAACTATTCGGGCAAATGCATGAAGGTAAACGTGTTCTTGATTTATCGAAAGTTTCGTGTTCGAATTTAGCTTCCGAGTGTTTAGCTATTGTAAACCACCACACAGATATTGCTATTTTTTTGGGGTACCTTGAACCTGGATGGATGCTGGAAGGTTCTCATCAAGTCCAAATTAGGAAACTATTACGGAAGTTTCCAGTAGCTATGGTCTGCAAGTTTGTTGATAGTATTCCTTTCTCCTGGAAAAACGAAATTGATATGCTTTACACAGAACTTCCTTTAAATCACAATGGAGGCTCCAATTCTATCGACGATGGTAGTTCTTTATTACACGAATCTGAAGTTTGACACGAATGTTATCATGAAGGATCTTCCGCTGGACTCACCTATTATTAAGGTCGAGAAGCGAGGTGTGGATAAGCGGGGGGAGAGTAAGCGCGACAAGATTAAGCGCCGAGTAAAGAAGGACAGTCCTAAGCAGAATACTACTGGTTTCTGTCATAATTCCATCACAGTAGTTGTGGTGAATAATGGCGACGGAGCTCTTCCGGATAAGGAAATTACCATCAAGATCTTTCAGAATGGAGTATTTCATTTGACCGGAGTTCTGGATCCGCGATACGATACATGCTCTATGCGTATTCTGCTCGATATTCTGTGGAATAAGTGTAGCCAATCGATTGTGGATGCGCCCGAAGCTCCCGAGATTTTGCGCAGGCGCGTAGTTCTGATGAATTATACTACTCGTATTTCTTCGAACGAAACGGTGGCTCGCGAAGTTCTTCACAATACGATCCGTACTATGGGTGACACAAATATTACGTCCAGGTACGATCCCGATGTGTATCCCGGTGTCAAGATTCACATTGGTCCGCATAATTGGACTGCTAAGGTATTTCGAACTGGAAAGATTATTCTTACTGGAATCACAGATCACGAAGAGTGTGGTCAATTTATTGAACAGTTGCAGACGCTGTTTGAGAAGGTGCTTCCATCAAAGTCGAAACCACAAACGCGCTCAGTACCAGCTGTCCTATCGAGATAGCTGAAATTACAAGTAGCCATACGTACACCATATACGGTGACGAGAAATACTGCCAAAAATTACTGAAAATAGCCACACTACCTGCGACGACTATGAGCAGACTTACGGTTGCTCCTCCGATGAGTCCTTTTACTACGGCGTCCATGCTTTGTCTTACGACGACCTTTTGTATCCGTCTCAGTGCCGCTTCCCGGATACAATCCTTCTGCGTCGCGCACACGGAATCCGCCTAACTTAATTGGCGTCGCATCTTTCAGTCCATCGTACGTCTTATCTGCCACAATCTGATTTTTTAAGTCTACTGTTCCTTTGAACACATCGTCCTGGTTCACGCCGGGAATGCTATTGGCCGTAGGAAGACCGAGAGGAACCATATTTAAAGACTGAGCGCCTCCACGCTTTGCCTTACGCTTTCGTGAACCCCGTTTTGCCTTACGGGTCTTGCGGCGCCGTGCACCTTTCTGACCAGCACCCATGTTTTTGTACTGGTCCACCATCGCCGCCTGAGAAGCCAGTGTTTTAGCACTCGCGGCTTCAATTAGACCTCCCTGTACATTTTGTGCCTGTGGAATTACGAGTGGGGCTCCCGAAGTTGCCACTATTTGTCCATTACTTGCTGTCGTATAGCTTGCCATATTAATGTATTGAACAGAAATAACACAAATGGCAACTCTTACTTCCATTCAGATCCAGGCACTTGTTCGCGAGATGGATCAGTCGATGCGCCGTCACAAGGGTATTAAGACCAGCAACTTCCCCGAGTTTCGTGCGAAGGTAGCTGCAGAGAACGAGGTTATTTATCATCAGTTTCCCACCATCTTTGAGATGCACGTCGAGGGAAAGCTGGACCAGACCTTTTTCGAGATGTTGAAGATGCGGCGGCGTGTAGAGCTTGGAGAACTTACGGATGACGAGGCTTCTAAGCAGGTCGGTCAGCAGCTATTTGAACGCTACGTTGAACCAGTAGTAAAGAAGCTGCCCGCTCCTGGTGCCGTTGGGTCATATTCTGATTATTATAAGCAGTTTGATACAAATGCAAACTTGCCCCCAAAGGACGGTGCAGAGCATTGATAAAAATAAAATGAAGAATGCAGGTGTACGAAAATGCGTGTGTCATCCTGTAATATGTCCTCCTCCTACCGCTGGGAATATAGTTAATCACTTAAAAACACATACTGTAACATTCACCAACGGTACATCGTTTCAGTGGTGGTACTTAGTTGGGAGTACACCCGTTAAATTCGTGGATGGTAATGGCGTTTCGGGAAGTACGACTTCCGTTCTTACTATAAATCAGCAAATGGAGGGAAATTTGTTCACCATATACTGCATAGTTTCAAACGTGTGTGGATCTGCTACAAGTAATACCACGTTTGTATTGTTTACTCCTCCTTCATAAGCCAATTTACGCAGATTTTACATTCTATATACCAAATGAGGTTATTAACTTCATTACTAACTGTATTTCTTATTATCAATCCTATTGGAGGGCAAAGTACTTTGTCCTCTACTATGACCCGTTCTCGCCCTGCTGTTACAGTAAGCTCCACGGATACTGCAACTCGTTCTCGCCCTGCTATTTCTGTAAGTTCCACGGATACTGCAACTCGTTCTCGCCCTGCTGTTACAGTAAGCTCCACGGATACTGCAACTCGTTCTCGCCCTGCTATTTCTGTAAGTTCCACGGATACTGTAACTCGTTCTCGCCCTGCTGTTACAGTAAGCTCCACGGATACT